CTGTTATGGTTTTACAGGTGATTTAACAATCGGTAATTCTGTTACAACTATTGGTAATGATGCATTTAATATATGTTATGGTTTTACAGGAAGTTTAACAATTCCTGATTCAGTAACAAGTATTGGTATTTATGCATTTGGTAGTTGTACTGGTTTTACAGGAAGTTTAACAATTGGAAGTTCTGTAATAAGTATTGGTGAATCTGCATTTAATGGTTGTTCTAGTTTTACGGGTAATTTAACAATTCCTAATTCGGTTACAAGTATTGGTGAAGCTGCATTTTATCAGTGTACTGGTTTTACAGGAAGTTTAACAATTGGTAGTTCTGTTACAAGTATTGGTGATTATGCATTTTATGGTTGTTCTGGTTTTACAGGAAGTTTAACAATTCCTGATTCAGTAACAAGTATTGGTGATTATGCATTTAGTAGTTGTTCTGGTTTTACAGGAAATTTAACAATTGGAAATTCTGTTACAAGTATTGATGAAGGTGCATTTTCCAATTGTACTGGTTTTACATCATGTTGGTTTAAAGGTAATGCCCCCACGCTTGGTGATGTTTTTGCTTATATGACTATATCGGCATTTTTCACATTATCTGGAACAACTGGATATGAAGGATTTGCTTACCCGATTGCAATAGTTCCATTAGTTGAAAATCCTGCCAGTGAAGTTAAAGAAGGTGTTGCTTATGGGATTAATGCAAGATTGACAGGAACATTAAAATCGGGTGGTGGAATTAATGGTTCAATTATCGGGATGGTTTAAGAAATAATACCTGAACGAGTGTTTGGGTCAGTTAGTAAACAGAGGATATTCTTAAATTAAATAAGAACAAATAAAAAAGTATATATTTTGTGTGTTAGTGGTATAAATAATAGTAAGGAGTAAATATTTATATGAAAAAATTTCTTTTATCGATCTATTTACTATTAACATTGCCAATTTTTAGTACATTTGGTGCTGGTCCAGCGGAAACCGTTAATCATTGGGTTGATTATCGTGTGATGCCTACCTATTTTGGTGTGCCTCTGGTGGATACTAATTTAAACCTCACGACAATTAGTAATGATGTTGCTAATTTAACGGTTAGAGTGAATACACTAGAAGCTCAGACTAATTCTTATGCAAGTTTGTATAGTCTTAATATGCTTTCTAACAGAGTAGTAACCTTAGAAAGTCAAACAAATAGCTATGCGTCAAAAAGTATTACAAATGACGTTAATAGTAAAGTCAGCACGAATACAACCGTAACAATTAATGGTGTAACGCAACAACTTTCTAGCAACCTTAATTTTACTGTAACTGGTGGAGAAGTTAGTTCAAATAGTTTTAATGACGTTTCTAACAGAGTAGTAACCTTAGAAAGTCAAACAAATAGCTATGCGTCAAAAAGTATTACAAATAGTATCAACAGTTTATCTAATCGTATAGAGAGTGTCAATACAAATTTACAAGGTCAAATAACAGCCGAATATCAAAGAGCTACTAATGCTGAATATGATTTAGATTTGAAGATAGGTATTACGTCCAATTACTTCTATAACTATAGTACCAATTTAGGGTATTTGATAGATGTTAATTCGAATTTGACATATCAATACTTTACTAATCTTTCGGATCAGATTTTAATCAATTCTAATCAAACATTCCTATATTACACAAACGTATTACAATTGTTGTATGTGGAGACAAATCGTGCAAATAGTGCTGAAACGAATCTATCAGCCAGAATTGACATAGAAACCAATCGTGCAATTTCTGCTGAGACTAATTTACAAGGTCAAGTATCATCTGCTACAAATAGAATCTTCGCATTAGAAGGTGTTACAATTACCATTAATAACGTAACGTCTAATATAGTTGATAATCCTATTTTCACTATAGCTGGTGGAGGCTCGAATACCTTGATAGAAGGAACCGGATTTCTGATCATATCAGACAGCGGGCCGACGAGTTATGTATATCATGTAACGTCCAGCGGTATAACCAACAAACTAATAGAATCATTTAATCGGTAGGAGGCATCTATGGCTAATGTAGTAAAATTCGATATCGTGGAGGCGTCCAACCTGACGGGGACGAACACTGGAGACCAGGAAGCGGGTACGTACGCCTATAACCCTGATGGAACACTGCATACGACCACAACAGCGTATGGAGTGCGTACCATGGCGTATAATCCAGATGGTACGCTAGCGAGCATCACAGGGACGGGCGTCTACAAGACAAAGACATTTACGTATGTCGGCGGAGTTTTAACAGGAATCAGCGTGGAGTAAATAAATTATGGCAAACCAAACAGTATCGACAGACTTAAACTATGACTCATCTGCAATAAGCGGATTAGCTAATGGTGATAATATCACTATCAATTCAGGTGCGAAACTTACAGTCAACTCTGATATGCGTTGGGGTCAGCAATCTGCTGTCGTTGGAGATATTGATATTACTGAAGGTGAGTTAAAAATTGATGCTACTGAAACTTGGTGGATTCCTTTTGATACTTCTAGCGGTAATGTTCCTGCTCTTGGAACAGTTGGGACTCCTGATGTAACTCGTGGTGGTTCAAATGTCGGAGAGTTTCTTGGTGTATTTACTGCACTTGGAGTTGCTCCTTCAACTGCTGGTAGTTCAATGCCTGCAAGTGGATTTATCAAATTAAGAACAAAGAGTGTAACTCTTGCTGATGATGATGTATTAACTTTCACAGGTGGAGCGACAATTACAATCAACTCTACTACTGGTGGTCAAAGAGGCTGGCTTCATATTGTAGGAGAAGAAGGAACAACTTCTTTAACGGGTCGTGTTCACGCATCATCACTTTTATCTAAAATAACTACCAATGGTGGATGGTTTGAACTTGGTGTATCTAATGGTGTAGCAGGACAAGTCTTTCAGCATTTCGTTGGGGATTATTGCCCTGCATTACAAGTAGAAACTGGTAATGGAACTGGCATATATCAATGGTGGGGTGCTTGTGCTGTAGCAGATTTCTCTGATGTAAATGTACCAACAGATGCTCGTGGTAGATGGTATTCTTGCACATCTGCGGGTGTGATTACTTTTGGTGGTGATACATACGGAGTTCTTCCACCAAGCGGTGCTCGTATTCGTGTTCCTAATATTCATATAAGCACATCAACAAGTGCAGACTGGTCTGCAAATGTTGTTAATGCAGTAACTCCTATTTACAGGTATCGTTTGTTTGGTTCTCCAGGAGCGTTGGATATTAACTATGTTATATCTTGTGGAAACATTATTGGACAGACCACTCAATCTTATTCGGTAAAAACAAGTGCAGGGTTGGATGGTTGTTTTTATGGTAATGCAGGAACTCCTTCTACTTATCATTCTAATGTCGTATTTGAAAATGTTTCAACATCATTCGTTCTAACACCAGGGCGTATTCAACTTGGATTTGCTTTTTCAGAGAACTTATCATTTACAGATGTAAATGTTTTTAGGATGCCTTCGTATGATAGTGCATCTAGCCCTATGTCGTTTTCCGCGTGTAACAATGTTACATTCACAAGACTTGAGTTGTTTGGTAGACAACAAGGAGGTTCTTGTCTTCTTGTAACTTCATCATCAAATGTGGTCTTTGATAATTGTGTTATTGTCACTCCTGCTGTTTATGCAGTTACGCTAACAAGCAGTATAAATGTCATAATGCGAAACTCGCAGTTTTGTGGGCGTATGGTTGGGGCAACTGGAGCACCAAACTATGAGATTTACGCAAATGATATAAACGGGTTGATTATTGACGGATTAACTATGTTTTCTGGTATCAATTTAGGGCCATCAAACCAATTTATATATTCTTCAGGTGGTCGTAATATTAGAGTTAGAAATATTGGAACTCGTGACGTTGCTCCTGTAGTAATAGATTTAGCAAGAGAACTCGTTTCATTAGTAAATGTAAGAAATGCTCGTCTTGAAAGAGTGTTTTACAGACCAAGGGCAGGTTATGATATTAACCTATTAGTGCAAAATGCGACTGATGATGTGATTCAATCAGATTGTGGATGGAGTTATACCGCAGGGGCATTTGCACAAGCCATCACAGATGTTAATAGGTCAAAGAGAATAATTGGTGGTGGACTTAAAACTTATGCCACAGCACCGATAGCAGGAAGAACTTGTTCAGTTTTCAATGCTCGTGGAATGCACTTCGTAGAGCAAGAGGTTTCTGCAACAGAAATTATGCTAACTGTTATGACTGGTTCTCCTAAAACCACGAGTGATTTTTCTTCTCCTGCTTATACTGAAGATGCAGGAACTATTTTACGAGATGGAAATAACGGACTAGCATTAAGAAACATCGGTGACCAAGTAACTTGGACTTGGGGTTGGTATATTCTTGGAGTTAATAGCCTTCAGAATACAGCACCATTACTTGATGGAGTTAATACAGGTAACTTCACATTAACTTATGATATTGATAAAGGTAATGGATTTAGTGGTTCATTCAAAGCATTAACTGCATCAAACTGGTCTGCGGAAACAGGAATTTCTCCGAGCATTGGTTTCAGATGGAAATTACGGGCAGTATGTAATACGGCTAACACAAGTAATTTACTTCGTGCTGTATCTATGTTCTGTGATACAACACAACAGACACTAACTGATAATCCTTATCCATACAATGAACCTAAAGTAGCTCTGTCAAACACTCAGGCTGGTTCACTCGGTGCTGTATTTCAAAATAGTAATGGAAAACTCCTTGATGTAAAATCAGCGACAACTCCAAACTTATATCCAGCTTGGTATTCTGATGCTTCTTGCACAGTAAGAGTTCGTAAAGCAGGTTGGAACGAAGTAGAAACTCCGTTTACACTTACAGAAGATGGAGCAAGTTTTCCGCTTAATCAAACTAATAGTGCAATACCAGATACAGACCCAGGGGCATTAGGAATCACAGTAACCAACCATGGTGCTTCTCCTGTAACTTGGGAAGGCAAAGAATATTCAATCACGATAACGGTATCCGACAGTTCCACGGCTGCGCAGATCGCTCAGTATATCTCGTGGCATACAGCGCAGGACGCATACTCGCTAGTCACTGGTTATCACAACATGGCACTACCTGCGATGGTCGTAGCGGTCGGAGCTGAGGTGGAAACGTCGAGAGGCACCCTGTTCGGATCAGCAGGAGCATCCTTGAAGGGTGTCCGTGTGGTAGACGGCTCCGACAACGCTATCGCGGGATTCGCACGATTCCAGTCCGATGACGGCACGTACTACACCACGCCGCAGATCGCCACGATCTCCCACGCAACCTTGCTGGCTGGATCGCGGGTGCAGCTGTTCAATGTGACAACGGACACGGAGATCGAGAACGTGGTGTTGGCTGGGGTCGGGTACGAATACAGCTACACTGGAGGGGTCGGTATCAGTGAGGGAGACACCATACGCCTGCGGGCAACGAAGGTTGGGTACCTTGGCTTGGAACTTAACAGTGCCGCAGGTGTGCAGGGTTCATCTTTTGTTGATACTCAGGTGGTAGACACGGTTTACGTGTCCAATGGTATAGACGGAAGCGCGATAACGGAGTTTACGGCATCATACAATGATGTTCAGATAGAACTTGACGACCCTGACGGTATCACGACGGTGCAGCGCATGTATGCATGGTATCATTTCAATCTTACGACAGAACTCGGGATACGCCACTATTTCGGGACATGTGTGGCCGAAGACTTGGTTAATTACAGGATAGTAACGACCGTTATGACTTTGAATCTGGATAATGTGACCGCAAACCCCGTACGCCTAGTGGGAGCGAGAATCTACCGCGACGATGGCGGCGCACTCATCGCCCCGTCGAGCGGGAGCATACAGATAGAACCAGACAAGGTATACGCTATTGAAACAGGAGTGAGTGGGTTGACGCCACAGGAAAGTGCGGAGTTGTTCAAACTTACGCCTATCAAGAAGAATGTGGACTTGATACCCGCTTTACTGTAATTAAAACTACTATGAATTGGCTCCGCTCAATACTGCAATCCATCGGCATCGGTCAGTATGATAGTAGCCATTTGTTAGCAGGAGATTAATATGAGCATAGATTTTGTAGCAACCAACCCAGTATTGGAGTGTTTGCCCCTGATCCAGTTCCAGTAGTTGAAGAACCTGTTGTGGAACCTGATCCTATACCTGAAGAACCAGTTGTAGATCCTATTGAAGAACCTGTTGCATAATTTAAATACAGTGATAGAATTATCATAATTTTTACTAAATAATTAAAAGAAACAGGAGAAATAATATATGACAATTCAAGCAGATTTTAGTGTACCATATCCACCATCCCAAGCAGAAGATGGAAAATTCGTTTATCTTAATCCATCTACATTACCAAACTATCCAGAAACCTACACAAATAGTTATACTGGATCAGCAATACCAACAAGAGGTCGTTATGCTCAATTAGTTTACAGTGTAGGTGGAGATTCTTCTGGAACAATTTTATCAGGTGGTTTACCTAATACTACTTTGGAACAATTGGTAACATTTAATACAAATGCTTCATCTATGATAACATTTGATCCTGCTGTTACCCTTATGGAAGTATCTAATCGTTCAACTGGTTCTATTTATATCTCTTATGCAAATCCAGTAACAAGTTTTAGTAGCCTTACAGCCGCTGGTTTAGAAATTGCCAAAGGTTCGTTTTATAGTATTGAAAGAACTGTTACAAATGTCACCATTGGTTCAGTTGCTGGTGGTAATGTTGTAGTGTTCGGTCATTATAAAGCATAAGGAGTACCATGAAAAAACAATTATTCAAACTATTAGCCGTATTAGCTCTTTCTTTAAACAGTTTTGGTGGTTCTACAATGACACCATCTGTGGTAGATTTACCTATTGTAGTAGAACAAGTTAGCAACCTTACAGTAGAAGTATCTAAAAAAGTAGACACTAATGATCTACAATCTACCACACTAGGATCAGAAGGTATTAGACAAGTTGGAGCATTAGGTGGTTACAATTTGGATAGATTTTTAGCAGATTCCGCTGCACGTGGAGTTACAAGAGATTATCCAGTATTTACCTATACACAAGCAGTTCTACCTAGTTTGGAGTTTGCATGGACTGCTGGTGATGTTTATTCTCCTATACATGGATATTATCATATGGTTGCAGGAAGTAACACACTTACCGACAACAGGGTAAATTATGGATATTGGAGAGTAAACAATCCATATGAAATGCAATGGACAGTAAACACTTTATCTGATATCGAAAATACTATTCCAGTTGTAACTGTTTCATGTGCTCAAGGCAGAATTCTTCATGTTGGTGATACTGTTCCCATGGGTGAAATGCCTTTGAGAATGGATAATGCACACCGTAAAATCTTCCCTTCGTTAATTGTAGATGGATTAAATTTCAGTCCACTTAATTATACAAATTACAATTTAAATGCTATCATACAAACCGCTGGTACTGAAATCCATAATATGATAGAGATTAATACCCATCCTTCTAAAAATTTAACTGAATATAATGTGGCTCTTGGAAAATTCTTAATCCCTATATATAGAACAAATACTGATATGTGGGTAACTGGGTTAGCTAGTAATTTACCTGTAGATCAATGGGATAATGGTAGTAATCTTGTTTCTTGTGTTGAGAGTAACTGGTATCGTGGTTTGCTATTTTCTGCTGCTAATTCAAAACAAATGGCATACATGTATCCACAAGCATCATATACAAATTACGCTGATGCTCTTGCTGGTGCTGATCCAGATATGCCTCCGGGGTTTGCTCCATATATTCCTCGTTGTACTGCTTATATTTTCATGGGTGGTGATACTAATTTAAGAACATCTGCGGATTCATGGATTGATAGAAGATTGATAATCCAAAGAGGTAATGTTTCAACTTCTTCTGGTGGTGGGTCTGGTGCAATTCCCTCATTAACACAAATATTAGCACAGAGTCCAAATTCTGGTGGTTATTTTATAGATGGTCTTACTGGCTTACCTTCTAATGACGATCAAGTTGTTAATAAACTTTACGTTGATTCAAAAATCAATAATATGAATTCAGGTAAGGCATACGTTGACCCTAATGGTAATGATGCCACCGCAGAATTGCATAGTTCTACCTTACCTTTCAAGACAATTCAAGCCGCCATTAATGCCGCTGCGAATGATACCAACAGATACATTGTTCTACTTAGCCCCGGTGTTTATGATTTAAACGGTACAAACATCATAATGAAAGAGAATGTATCACTAGAAGGTGCAGACATACAAGGCTGTATTATTATTGGTGCTATATACTATCCTACTAATTATATGGATATTAGTGGTTCAGAAATAGCGAAGTTGTCTGTATTCTCTCATAATGAACCATCTATTGTTATTAATGCTGGTGCTGACGATGCTTATGCAGGAATACGATCATGCTGGTTGAGAGCAAATTATGATAATACAGTTTCAGAAAAATCTGTTGTATTAATTAAAAGAGGACTGGTAGAAGATTATGGAACGACATATCATGAGTTGAATATTTTAACTACTAATGGTTCGGTTGACCACGTTTCTATCTTTGCACACACAACAGATACAAATAACCAAGGATTGAGCACATTTACTGCATTTGCTCCTTCGTCTATTCTAAATTGTACTGATACTAATGATGAGATCAGTTTGATGCATACCTATGATAATACGGACACTGCCTGTATTAATGAATGTATTGCGGGTAATTTCAATATCATTATAAACCACGGTAATGACATGCATAACAACAAAATTAAACTAGTTTCACATGACAACGCAGTTGGCAGTACGTTGTCAATGGGTAATGCTACAAGATTATACATGGACGAAACAAACAATTGTAATTTATTTATGGCGTTTGCAAAAGATGGAACAGGTGAGAATGTTGCTATAATTAGAAATAATCATGTACGAGTTATAAGTGGTTCATCATCTAACATATGGTTTGGTGCGGCTACTACAACTAACGACAATATTCGCATATACGACACTGAGATAATTCAGAAGAATTTCTTCAACTATTATCCAAAACGTTATACGGCTGAAGGTTCTGATGGTAGTTATTATATCAATACAGCGCATCAAAATGGTGATATAATTTTAGGTGGAGCACTTGATATGTTTACACCTAATAGTTTGAACGATATCACTTATAATTTACCTAGTGTTGGTCATATAAAGATTTATCTTGATAATACTACTGGATTGGAGCAACCTTATTACATAGACTCAACTGGCACAAAATTCAGAATTTGTCGTGATTCAGTTTTCCTTGGGTACAACACCGAAACTAATACTTTGATGCCCGGAGAAGTTGTAAGCATTACTCCCGGTTCTACCAACCATTTACAGAACATCAAACGTGCTACCTGTATTTTGGGTGATCAGTCACTAGTGCTTGGTATTATTAATACTCAAAATGGTGTTCCTGCTGGTGCCAAGGCTCATGTTATGGCAATTGGAACAACAGAGGCAACCCCTATTGATACATCTATGTACATTGCAGGTACACCATTATATCTTAGTGCAACTACAGCGGGTGGGTTTACTAACGTACCTCCACTACCTCCATTTGTTACAAAGCAAATTGGATGGTGTGGTTTCAGTTCTACAAATGGCACGATTATTGTTAATCGTTTTCCTGCTGATGTATTAGGTGATCAAATTCCATCGTACTATGCAACTGCTTCTAACTTAGTTGCAGAGACAAATAGAGCGTATGTTGCTGAGACTAATTTAAGTAACAGAATTAATATAGAGACTAATCGTGCGTATGTAGCTGAGACTAATCTTTCAAACAGAATTAACATAGAAACAAACAGAGCTATAATTGCCGAAGCAGGGTTGACAAATGCAATTATTGACAATTATACCAATCTCAATAATTCAATTAATGCTGAGACAAATCGTGCTTATATTGCTGAGACTAATTTAAGTAACAGAATTAATATAGAGACTAATCGTGCGTATGTAGCTGAGACTAATCTTTCAAACAGAATTAACATAGAAACAAATAGAGCTATAGTAGCTGAAACCAATTTACAAGGTCAAGTGACATCTGCAACAAATAGAATTGCAATTATTGAGTCTAATACTCAATCTTGGAATAATGTTGCAATATCAAGAAAATTCTTTGCGAATGTTGGTGGGGCAATACAGACATTTGGTGGTGGTACAACAGATAAGGTTTTATATACGAATAACACCTTGAATGTTGGTGGAACGTATTCTAATTCGGTGGCAAGATGGATACCCGGTGTTTCAAATGTTATGATAAGAATATCTGGTAATCTTAATGTAGATATGGCTAACAATTCTATAGCATATATTTATGTTTACAAAAATGGCGGTTTAAAATGTACCGTGTTTTCTAAAAGAACAACCAACTTGGGTGAAGAACTAGGACATGGGTATTCATTTGTTGACATAACGACTAACGCCGCTGACTATTATGAAATTTTTGCAAATATAGCTGGTGGTGGTGCTCAGTTAAATGGCAATAATGGTAATTGGTGGTCTGGTCAGATTGTTTATTAACGTCAGGTAGAATTAAAAAAACTATTTTTTAGTCCTATTAAATTGGTGCAAAATTATATAAATATTTAAAAGGGATATATTTATGGAACAAGATTATAAAGGCACCGAAAGACGTAAAAATAATGGAGAACATATCTGTGTAAAGGAAGAAGCTATCGATAGCATTTATGATGATATGAATAATGTAAAAAGTGACATTAATACCATTAAAAATGATAAAATCCATACAAACGAACTTTTGTCAGGTATTACTAAACAATTATCCAGTATCGATAAGCGATTATTTATTGATAATGGTACGTTAAGTATACAAACTCAATTACGTGATGGTGGTGCGAGAATGGCACAGATTGAAATAAATCTTAGAGCTATGGACGCACAAGTGACATTAAACAACAAGACTATGGCAGATAAAATAGATGATGTTAAAAAAGAACCAAAAAAATATGCTGTATATACCGTAGGATTAATTTCATTGTTAGGTGGATTATGTGGATTGATTATTTGGATTAATGCTCATAGTTTTACACCCACACCACAATATATTTATCAACCAGTTCCTATTGGTATGCATCAATCCCCACAATCACAAATACCTGCATTAACTAAAACTGAAAAATAACTTGACATTTCGAATGAATTTGATAAATCATTATAAAGGAAGAAAACTATGAAAAATGTATTAGTAAGTTTAATGTTGGGTTTAGGTATGATTTATATGTCTGGTTGTGCAGTTCTTATGCCAATTTCGTCATATAATGCCAGTAGAGTGAAAGATAACGCAATTCAAGAACAGATTATCGCAAGAAATAATCCAGACCAAATAAGAGCATTGAATGCTGGTGTGTCACCTAGAAGTGTAGTTAGAATTATTCCTACACAAGACTTAAAGGGTGCTTTTGTTGCTGTAGATTTATTAAATCCCGATACTTGGAGTGGATTCAGAACATTTAAAGAAGCACCTGTTTCATCTACTTTTGCCTTTTTAGGTGATGCAGGTTTATGGACAACAATTGTATACGGAGCCGTAAAAGTATTCGATAGCAGTAATAGTAAAGAAGAAACTAATGTTACAGTTAATAATGGTGATGGGACTACTGCTGTAAATGTTAATTCAGATGGAAATAATACAACAGTTAATGCAGGTGGTAGTGGTGGTGGAACAACTGTGTTAAATGTAAATTCGGATAATAACAATACTGATGTAGATAATCCCCCTCCACCTGCAACACCTTAAAGGAAATAAATATGAAATATGCACTTTTGACAGCTTCAAATTATGTAAATACAGCAAATCAACTAGCAGGATGTATTACAGATGTAACACTTATGCGTGAACGTCTAGAAAAAATCGGTGTCGAAATTTTTACCGATCTTAGAGATAGTGATTTAACAACTGGAAATTGGAAAGACGCTTTACGTGGTATTGCGAAAAAAGCCAAAAGTGGTGATGTGATTTTCAGTATGTATTCAGGACACGGTACAACTATGCGTTCTAGTGATAAAATGGGATATGATGAATGTTATTGTCCTGACGATTTTGATGGTAGTGATGCACACGTAATTAGAGATGATTATATGGCAGCAATAATGAACGAACTAGAAGATGGTGTAAAATGGATACAGTGGAGTGATTGTTGTCATGCTGGTGGTTCTTTACGTGATTTATGGTATGCAGGTGAACGTCCTCGTTATATCGTAAATACTGAACTGAAAGAAACTAAATTATTTGGATTTAACACTAATCCGGTAGTTAATCCATTAGTAGTATCTGGTGATAGCTATAAAGGTATTCTATTGGCAGCGTGTCGAAGTAATCAGACAAGTGCTGATGCTTTTATCGATGGTCAACATTGTGGTGCATTTAGTCATTATTTTATGAAAGCTATGGATGAACGTCCTATGGGAACTTATGAAGATTTAATGCTTCGTACCACAGAATTGTTAGGTTTAGGTGGATACGATCAGAAACCTGAACTTGATTGTAAAACTGGTGATGAACACGGTAAATTTAAAGACGATATCTTAACGGCTTAATAAATTTACTAAAGCTGGTGTACAATGGATATTAACAATAAACAAACACAATTTAGACAAAAAACTTATCATCAAGAATTAATTATAAATGGGTTTAGTGATAATATTGGTAAATTGACGCTTAATGGTTCCACGGTTACAACATGGCCTACTAGTGCAACAAGTTTTACAAAATGGGGTAATATCGTTGGTGGTAATATTGACTATCAATTAGATTTGAAAGATAAGTTGGATGGTAAAACTAATTTAACGGATTTTAATATACTTACATCCAATGTTAGTACGTTATCCTCTAATGTTATTACTTTATCCACAGAAGTTAATACAATGTCGGGTAATATTATAACGTTATCTGGTGCCAATTATGTACCTGCTGGTGCTATAATGCCGTTTGCAATGGCTACAGCACCCGTAGGCTGGATATCTTGTGATGGTAGCTCTCTGAGTAGGACTACTTATAACACACTCTTTTTAGCCATAGGAACAACTTGGGGTAATGTTGATATAAACACATTCAATGTTCCAAATCTTAATGGTAAAACATTAGTGCAATATGACGCATCCCAAACTGAGTTTAATGCCATTGCTAAAACAGGTGGTGAAAATACACATACATTAGGTGTAACAGAAATACCATCACATAATCATGGTGGTGCCGCAAGTGGTTCTTTTAGTGGAACGACTGATAGTGGTGGTGCAGGTGGTGATAACGTTTCTTCTAATACTAAAAGAGGAACTTCGGCTGGTAGTTCTTTTAATTCAAGTGAAATTGCAACTACTGGTGATTCCCACACCCATTCCTATAGTGGCTCTGTTTCAGTAGGAATTGCATCCCAAGGTGGAAGTGTGGCACATAACAACCTACAACCTTATGCTGTTATCAAATATTGCATAAAAACTTAATTGTTGACAAATCATACTTTTATGCTAACATATTAGTATGAATAAAGAACAATTAAAATTTGATAAACACGAGGATATGGAAAAATATCTATATGATAAATATCCAATTATATTTCAAGACAGAAGTAAGGATATGAGTGAGAGTTGTATGTTTTGGGGCATTAATTGTGGCGTAGGTTGGTTTGACCTCTTAAACAAGCTTTGTGAAGAGGTTCAAGTTATTGCAGATACCACTGGTATTCAACTAGTTGCAGATCAAGTTAAAGAAAAGTTTGCAACACTCCGTTTCTACTGGCACACTAAACAATTAGACGATGTGGGTATTACTTACAACGAAGAAACTGGTAAAATTTGGTATAATATTATTGAAGATATTGTAAGCAGAGCCGAGGAACGAAGTGCATGTACTTGTGAAGATTGTGGAGAATATGGTAAAATTTGTGGAAGTGGTTGGCTTAAAACCCTTTGCAAGACTTGTGCAGATAAAGACCCACGTTATAAATATATGGAAGATGAAGGAATTTAATGAATACGGAAATTTTTAAAACATGTGAAGTTTGTGGTGAAAATATTTTCATCTATAAAGGTATCGCACATGATGTAGTAGGGCGAGATGATATTAAAGTATGGCATTATGATTGCCGTGTAAATAATACTAAGCATCCTGATGATCTTGCTGTACGTGTATTTAATTGTACTGGCCCATTAGGTGGTCGTTTCGTAATCTCCTATATGACAGAAAAGGCAGTTGAAAATATTGATTTAATTTTCCCTAACAGTTATATGGTCGAAGTTACATCAAGTATTATTCGTACCCCTATACTCAAATTGGAGAAAACTGAATATATTAAGAAATTAGTAGAAGACGTAGCAACTGGTTTAACCCTTGATGATATCGTGACACCTGTTGCAAAGAAAATGAAAATGGACTACACATGAAAGAAAAATGGGAAAAATTAGTTGATTTTTATTACGTTATATACCACAAGATATATAATTTACCCTATGCATTAAAAATGCGTTTCATACGTAAACACCACATCATCAAAACATCTTTGAATCCTTGGTGTGGTCATGATACCGATGATATTCTTTTGTACGGTATGATGGATTGTTTCAAAAAATTCTACGATGAAGAAGTCGTTGATGGGGTTGTTAATTATAATGTTGATGATGAACATAAAGTTATTAGACAATCTATGGAAGAAATTTACCTATGGTGGAAAGATTATCCAAACCGTTTAAAACAAATTGAGGACGCTTTAGATAATTGGTTTGAATTGGAAAGAGCAACAGGTGGATTCGCACTCGATAAACGTAAAACAGTTCAAATGAAGCGCACTAAAGAGTGTCAAGAAGCATGGGAGCGTTTACCATTACTTGAAGAGTTATTGTATATTGAAACACAGGCAGTATTAACAAAATTAGTGAAAATAAGAGGATCATTATGGACATGAATAAAATACCTAAAGACTTAGACACCGCATTAATAATTCTTGAGAGTCTTTTACATAAAGATGATTTGAAACGAATTAAAGAACAAATTGATCAATCAGGCTATCATCAAAATTTAGGTAGAAGTATTCGTAATAATTGGAATCTATGGTCTGTCTCAATTTTATCTACATGGTTCAAAGGGGTTGGTATAAACCATCCAGATGATATGAGTGCAATAATCTTAGATTCCTTACACCGTAAGCTTAATAATAAACCAATTGAATTGATGGAACAAATTAAGGTTTGTCAAGAATATTGGGGTAATACCAAGATTAAATACAGCCATGAATAATGGTTTAAAGATTAAGACTTTTCCCTAATTCTTTAATGTATTCTGTAACCTCTTCTGGTTGTACATTAAAGTCCTTTGAAATAATCCACTCACGTACAGCATTTTTAATGACTCCAATATCCGTTCCTTTAATCTTAGGAAGGATATTCATAATCATTCGACCATCTACGTAACCAGACATACGCTTTTCAAAAGCTTGTTTCTCACCAAACTTACTGGCAATGTCTTCAACTTTATTCATCTTGTCAGCATAGGCATTTGCATCAAATCTATCACCTCTAGCCGCATCATCAGCGTAAGTTGTATCTTTAAGTGTTTCCCAATGAGGACTTTGACGAATATCCAAAATTCGTGACTTCTTCATGTCAGTCATGTGATGTGCTAACATGTGATTCTCAATGGCAAATAAAATAGCGTCACGTTGATCGTTAGTAAACTTTAAACGCTTTACAACCTTATCAAAGACTTCACTACCAACCTTATCGTGTCCATGATATTTGACGTTATGCGTATCAATATCAAAGCTTTGAGAAGCAGGTTTACCAATATCATGAAATAAGATAGCCATGTTTGTAATTGGATTCTTACTAGGGCTTTTTCTGATAGCTTGAATAGTATGTGCAAATACTCCACCTTCGGGGTGACTTTCAGGTGTATGCTCGTACTTGTCCATAATATCAATTTCAGGTAAAATTAATGCTAAAAGTCCAACGTCTTTTAAATGTTCAATATAATTAGCCAAAGCTGTACCAGAAGAGGCAGATTTGAACAATTCATCACGAATACGTTCAGGGGAAACCTTCTTAATAAGGTCTTTTAAATCAATAATAGCCTGTCTAGTCTCAGGATCGAGTTTAAAGCCATATCTAGCCATAAAACGCCCAACCCTCATCATGCGTAGGGCATCCTCAATAAATCGATCCTTGGGGCTACCAACAGCCTTTATGATGCCATTCTTGATGTCTTCAAGTCCACCCTGATAATCCACGATTTCACCAGAAGTAGTCAAACCTAACGAATTAATCGTAATATCTCTACGTTCACTGTCAGCTTCAAAGGATTTAGTTAAATTTACTCCAGAAGGATGTCTAGAATCAGTCGTTCCAGTGTAAACATCCTCTCTGTAATGAGCTACTTCAAAGATTTGACCCTTGTATTGGACAGCTACGATACCAAAATCCTTAGATTTGCCAATATCAGCACTATGAAAGTGTGTGGCAATCTTCTCAATATCAACATTTGTAGCAATATCGATATCTTTAGGGGCTTTTTTGAGAATTAAATCACGAACTGAACCACCTACGACCAAAGCTTCTGCATTAGGTTCAAGGGCTTCAATTTCTTTGCATAATTCCATAGCAGTAGCTAAATCCGGATTAGTGTGAAGGATTCCTTCAAAATTATCCAATTTCTGGCGAATTTCTGCTTCTGTCAAAGAGTTGTAAAGTTTGTTAAAAGTGTTCATATCAATATTTAGCAATAATAGTGGATTTTGTTATACAAGTCAATAAATAGTTATAGCAGTAATCAAAGAAGGCTGGAATCTTCTTTGAAACAAGTGGAGTGAATACTCGCTGTCCTGCTACCAAAGTATTTATAAGGAGTGCTATTATGTCAAATAAAACGTATTATCAAGAAAATAAAGAAGAAATTTTAAGAAAAAGTAAAATATATAGAGAACAAAATAAAGAAGCTATAAGTCTTAGAAATAAATTAAAATATTTAAAAAACAAAGATAAAATTATAGAAAAAGTTAAAGGTTATTATCAAAATAATAGAGATAAAGTTTTAGCTTATCATAAAACATACGATAAAGAGAATCGTAAAAAGATTACTGAATATCAAACCAAATATACGAGAGATAGAAGACAAACCGATATTGATTATAAATTAAGAAGCATTTTGAGTTGTAGGATACGTGATGCTTTAAATGGTAAAAATAAATCTAAAGCAACTAAAGAATTAATCGGATGTGATATTCCTACATTAATGATGCATTTAGAAAAACAATTTAGAGATGATATGACTTGGGACAATCATGGTAAATTTGGTTGGCATATTGATCATATTTTACCATGTGCTTCATTCGATTTAACTGATCCTGAACAGCAAAAGAAATGCTTCCATTATACTAATTTACAACCACTATGGGCAGAAGAAAATTTATCTAAAAGTGATACTATTTTAATAAGCTAATTTTATCCACCATATAATAAGGAGTACGTATTTTATGATTTAAAATACTTTTTGTGTAGTAAAATTCTATTTTAATTTTACCTAGTTTCCATAATCTCTTTAATCTTCGTTGGATAGTTCTTTCAGATACTTTTACCATATCAGCATATTCTATAGCAGTATGATAACCCCTTGGTATTATAGTATTATTTATAGGTGTGACATCAAAGAAGGTATCAATCTCTATTGATTTTAACCTAACCTTCTTTGATGGAGAATTTATATATTCTGATCGGTTCATTAATTGAACAAAGTTGCCTTTGCCTTTTGTGTAGTTAAATTAAGAAAGTGTTTACGCATAATCACAGTTTTATTAGCCAAAATATCGAAAGAAACGAAACCGATAGTTGGTATACCACTACACATTTTTGAACCAAACTTTGATCCGAATCCTTGAAGGGCGGGAGTTGTAATTGCTGTCATATCACCATCATCTAAAAGATTGAAGTAATGTATATGGGATCGAATTAAATAACTTACAGGCTTAGGAATCAATTCTTTTTCTTGCCACAACTTTGCCCAAATCATTTCTTTAGCAATAGGAGCTTGTCTACTTTGAGGTACACTACTACTACCCACATTATGTTTAATATCAAAAATTACTCCATTAATATCTAACCATGCGTGATTTTCAAACTTACCATTAATTTGTTGTGCTAAAATTTCTTCAAAATCTTCCACATTACCAGTATGATAGGGGGTTCCCGCTACAATTATATTTGTGTTTGCATTAGCCCTTTTAATTGCACTTTTCGCAATTTGAACTTGCATATTTCTATCAGTAGTTATTAATTCAGTTCCACCAGAACGCCATCCATCACCATCGATTGCATCACCATTAGAAACAAGAATATCAATTTTCTTATCTCTTTGTAAATTTGTTATTTCTGTTGCATAAAAATCCCAAATTGCTTTTTGGATATTATTAAGTTTATTACGTTTACCTACATCATCTGATACAATTTTACCTTGATAATCTGGATGTGTTAGACCCACTGCGTGACCGCAATGCATGTCACTAACAACCACTAATCGATAATCCTTACGTTTTAGTATATTCATATGTTTTCTTTCTTCTAACTATTTAAACAATCACACTCATTTACACCACATTCTTTACAACTATCCCATAATAAACTTAATGGCATTGCTTTACTAAGAGTATCATGATCCCCGTAGAAATCAAGTAATCTTTTGTATTCTTCATCTGTGCAACCCGGTGTTCCCATTTTTTCAAGATATTTACAAGTTGGGATTAACACATCACACAATACCGTATAGTCATAGTACGGGCAGTTTTTTGTGTAGATTTTACTTTCCTTCATATCTACACGACTTATTGTATAGCAGTAATCACCTTTAGGTATGACTGATTTATCTTTATGCATCTCTATCGTCTTTCCAATTTTTACGACCCTTTTTCATATCGGCTTCACGCATACGGTCTTTGGCAGATTTGATCTTCTTTGTTGGTTTAGGCATATCCTTACGGATTTGTCTGAATAATTCTGTGAATTTTGTTGTCATGTTGTACCTCTATACAATATTTATCTTAAAGAAGATTGTATGAGCGTCATTATCTTTATCAGTAATTTGAACGATACAGAATTCAGTACCTTCCATATCTTTACGCATTTGTTTAGAATGGATACTCCAAGCTCCATTTTTATCACCAAAAAGACCGTCTAAAATCTTTGCAATATCTTCATCGATATAGGCTAACATACCACCCTTTTTATTGAGTACGAAAGCTGTTTTTCCATCTATTCCTCTATGTATAATCATTATTTCTCTCCTTCGAAAATGTTTCCAACTACAGTTAGATTACCTGCGGTTTCAAATACAGGCGAATTTAATGCACCTTCATTATCCATAATCATCCAACAACCAGTAGCAAATATTACTTCACCTGTTTTACCGTTACAAATTCTACCTGATATATGCTCTACAAGATCACCTTCATAGATATCTACACCATTTTTATCAACACTTCCAGTATATTGTTGAACATGTAATGTATCCAAATCTTCAATACGAGTTTGGTTTAATAAATCAAACATTACTGTCTCGCCAATGATATGAAAGCCAGTGGCTAAGAATTCATTCTTCTTTGTTGACCACGCTCTAAATTTTAATTCTCTGTATTTAAATTGATTCATATTAGACCATTTCTTTATAAAATAATGTACAAACCCATTTCAAGGTTCTCAACACTCTGCCACCGTCACCTGCCACACCTGCACCCATTGCTTTTATTTCATCTGAATTTCTATTTAGAAACGCAGTAATTTCTTCATCTGTGAATTTTCTATCTGTAATATAAGGAGCAAAGTGTTTAATAGCATTAAATAGGATATCTGGTGTAATATTCCATACACATAAATTAAGTCTTATTTTTTCACCGTCTTTATTATTTATAAAAGCTTCAATAAGTTGATCTTTAATCTTACATGTACCATCTTCGGTTAAAAGCTTCTCATACCAAGGAAGTTTCATATATTTCGCATGTTCGGCATATCGCTTTTTATCAGCTTCCATACGCTTCTTTTTATGAATCAACCATGATTCGGCTGTAGGAAAATCTTCATAGATAACATATTTATGCTTCTGTTTCTCTTCTTCGGTTACAGTTTCAGCATATTCCTGATAATGTATCCAAGCATCATAAGATTCTTGGACTACAAACAAAGGCGTGTTATGGATATCAAAAATCTCCATGTAAACGATGTCAAAATCTTCTAACGATATCTTATTCATAATTTCTCCATTATTATTGTATATTCAAGTATTTTAAGAATCTCTTCTTTTGTTTCGTTCCCAGATATTGATATATTTATCCCTAACTTCTTTCATCGACATTTCACTTAATGGTTTCATATTTTTAACTCCCAAGGAAAATTTATCCACGTACCCTTCTTAACAGTCCTACAAAAGAAATCAGGCGTACCATCAGCCTCTTGTTTATGATATAACGTTGCGGTAGCAATATTATTCTTAACACCATTTTCTTTCAACACTTTAATAATCTCTGTGATCGTCCTACCTGTATCGTAAATATCATCCACAATCAATATTTTAGCATTCTTGTCAATATCACGCTTTATCGATTTAGGTATAAACACCTTAACAGAATCGTGCTTTTTGTCAACACCTAAATAGCCTTTTGTTTGAATTATGTAGAATAAAGCATCTGGATAATATTGTCCGAGCAAACCAGCAGGAATTAAACCACCTTTAGCAACAGGCATAATAACCTGTGGGGTGTATTCCGCTTTCTTCAACATTTCTACCATCTCTAAAATGGTGGTATGAATGTGTTTGTAGGTGAGATGTTTAATAGTACTCATAAAATTTGTAAAGTACATTCTACAGTTTCTTGTAGGGTTTTACAAGGATTTCTTTGTGTATATAACTGATAAATTGTATCAAGATACTTCGTGTGAATAGCACCATCCGGTCTTCCGTATATTACACTATTATTTTTAATATTCATACCAAATTCGACATTAGTTGTCAATCCGGGTAAAGTTTCCATATTTCTAGGAATCCAAAACATAATAACATTACAATAATCTAAGCCATTAAGTTCCCAAGTAATTTGATCGTCATAATTAAATTTAACAGCCCAATCTGCACGTTCTGGTACATACACTATACCATCGAATCCAAAAGATTCTAGTATTTCTAAAGCTTCTGGTCGCCATCCTTTTACGTCATTACTTCGTGGAGTTGGCCCTGCTAGGAAAATAGCCTTCATATAGGGGTCAATTTTACCACGACCTTGTGCAGGTTTATTATCTGGTGTAAATATTTTCATTATAAATCCCAAGAATTAGGTGTTCGTTGATTAGATTCGTGTATTACCTTTGGAACATCTTTCTTTTTCTTCGATTTTTTAAGATGATCTGGTATAATAGTAGTAATGACACCTTCTTTAATAGGTTCGGTTAAAACTTCAAGAGGGTAGGGATCACTTGCAGAAGGTGTAGACTTTTCTTTATCTTCGTGTAAAAGTTGCAATTCTCGTTTATAATCAATTCCTATGCCAAAATTTTCCATTAATAGTGCTTCGCTAAATTTATTAGTGATTAAAACGGTCTGATAGTACGTAGGTGGAAATCCTTGATATATTTCTGCTACCATACCCCCTAATAAAGTTACTTCTTTGCCAATTTCCTGAATAGCTTGATTTACAAGCCTTTGTACCTCATCTACGGATAATCCTGCTAAAATTTTGTATTCTGGTGTGTTCATATGTAATAATTTACCATATTTTCATAAAATTGCAATCAAATTCGATAAATACTTATAAGAAAACAGGAGAATAATTTTATGGCAATACAAATAACAACAATGGAAGTGATTTCTGGACAATCTTTAAACTATGGTGCTAGTGGGACATATGAAGGATTAGTACGATTCGGTTTAACAGACAGTCTTAGCGTATCATCAGTAACGGCAGTACGAATAGACGAAATGACTATGGGGAATGCAGTGTCCTCTAGCCCAACAGCTTATACATTTACTATATCTGGTGCAGCATTGCCACGCACACTAGTTGTAGATGGTTCTACAACGGAGTATATTGGTTATACAGTAACAGTTAATAATGACTATTTACATGCAAATACAGATAATCTTATATTATCTTCTTATATGACAGCTTATGCAGAAATAAGTGCTGGAACTACCCAAGGTGCAGAAACTTCATCTTATAGAGGTAATTTTATGACATCTAATCCGGGTGTTCTTGTTGTTTTAGGTGATTCAGCAGCCCCCGATCCTGTTACAGGATTAACCGCTACAGCAGGTGATAAACAAGTGGCTTTAACTTGGACAAATCCCGCCGCTGATTGGGTTACAGTAACAGTTGAACAAAGCATTGTGGCTCCTGTGACAGCCGTTGGTATGGGTACAGCCGTTTATACAGCAACTTCACTTTCTATGAGTGCAGTTGATCTTACAGTTGCGGCTTATTCTGATGAAACTTATTACTATGGTGTATATGCTACCGATGATGTTGGTAAGACTTCTTTGGTTGTTGAAGCTAGTGCTCAACCTACGTGGGGTATTTGGACATCCCAACTTGAACATGGACGTTTATACATTCAAGGCGAATTCTAAGAAACCTTGATAGATATTAGAAAAGAGTCAGGATTAACGTTCTGACTCTTTTTCTTTCTTTGTTAAGAACGATTTATTGGATGATAATACAGGTAGAATTTTAGCTTTTCATTGGGGTAATTTACAACCTCTATTTATAGACGAAAATTTATTAAAGGGTGATTCGATACCCCAAAACACCAACTTTAAATACTAAATACTTTTATGCGTATATTAAATCCATATACAAAATTAGAATTGATCCAGGAAATGCCTTGGATTGCAGATACAACTTGTCCACATTGTGGCATAACCTTTGATGCTGATGCACGAGTAGAAACTTGGCCTTATAATACACCTGATCTTAAAAAAATCATCAGAATGTATATGAAAACCTTTCTCTATGGCTTAGACTGTCCCGAATGTACCAAACCAATGATTCATGACGCTAAGAAGCATAAAAGCTATAAGTACGACCCATTAACTTTGAAGAAAATCCCACCAGTTGTACAAAAATTCTTAAAGGACACTAAACCACATTTATCCAGTACTGTCAAGGATCAATACGATAAAAATTTTAACATGAAAGAAATTTATAACTTGAAGGAGAAAATGACCTTCAAAGAATTCTGTAAAGTATACGATAGTTTGCATTAACCCTTATAAAGGGCTATTATGAAAGCTAAGTCACGAGAGGATAAAGAGAAACAGGCTAAGACCCTCATTAAGGCTATCACAATGGCTTTAAAACAACCAAAAGATGATATGCCTGACTTCGTATTCAAGAAGCATTTAAAAGGCATTACAGGCTTTTATGACGAGGAAACGATCACACTAGCAGCATTCTATGATGTAATCCCTACACTCTTACACGAGATGGTGCATTATTTACATAAGGATTGGACTGAAACTAAGGTAATTAAGTCAGAAAAGGTTATTAAGCATTACATTACTATGGAAGAAGTTATAACTATTTTGAAACTTTTTGTGAAGCAGTTATAAATAATTGAAAGGTACGGATCATGAATTTGCCATCACCAGAGATTTATTTTATTAGTGAAAAAGAAGCTTATCTTTTAACTGATTACACTATTGATACAATTATAGGTAAAATTACTATAAAGCGTGGTTTTATTTTTGATGGGGCATCTATCCCTTGGTTTGCTTGGTCTATTATAGGCGAAACACCTTTTAATGGTAAGATATTACCTGCCGCAATTGTACATGACATCCTTTATCGCACCCATTATGTAGGTGTAATGAAGGCTAATGATGTTTGGTACGATCTTTGTAAGCGTAATGATATTGCTTGGGGTAAGCGTCAAGTTATGACACAAGTACTCAATGCCTTTGGGTGGGTTGCTTATAACCGTGTTACACCAAAAGACATTGAGTATTACAAACAATTTTTAGTTGTTAATTATTATCTTAATCTTAGGATGGAAACATCAATTCTACTCTAGCCTGTACAATAGCTTCACCTAATAGGTTTCTACCCCATTTCGTATCATTCAAAATATCTGGATTATCTTCACCCATACCAATACCCCAAATTCTATCTGTAGGAGAAGCTTCGACCAAATGGTAAGGATCAGTCAAGAATAACAATTCTTTCCATCCCTTATTTTGACCAAATTTATCAACATTGATATCTTTGACATAATTAAATGCAACCGTTTCCCATGCCATAGGATCAAAATTCTTAACCATACGACCTAAAGCCTTTTGATCTCTAGGATGATCTGTTGCAAGAATGGCATCATAGATTTCCTGATCTTTAAAGAATTTTGCCTTATGAAGCATCATCGCTTGTTCAGCACAATTCACTTCAAGGTTTAATGCTGTACAATGGAACTTACATTCTGCCCATTGTGAGAAGATTCCCCCGTAGAAGAATATTACATCTAATTCAGGATAAACTGTTGCACCTAATAATTCACTTTTGTATTTCATAATTATATCATCCTTGTATCTACACCAATTGATTTATAAATCGGATTCACTTCTTCACTTTTAAAACAACTTTTACCCACGTTTGTAGCACCTGCCACGATATGGAATTCACCTGTACTACTACCAAATCCACCTGTACCACGACTCGTATCGCTTAATTCATCGACAACCATTATAGGCATATGGATAGTCTTTCTCAAGACAATTTGACCAATCCTATCACCCTTTTTGTAAACAGAATTTGTACCATTTACCATTGGAAACTGGTGAAACCTGAATATCAATTCACCACGATATTCATTATCAATTAATCCAATGGAATTTTTCAACATTAAATCCATTTTAGTAATAGATGAACGTGGAAATAATTCACAATGATAACCAATAGGTAATTCTATAGCCAATCCAGTACGATACTCTCTGTATATGAAAATTTCTCTTACGTTGGCGACTGGATTATCAGCTATATATTCCCTTCTAATCTCTATTTTTTCTACACCATCATCGATAGCAAACACATCATAACCTGCGTCTGAATTTGGATGCGCCTGTACTGGACATTTTGCGTCAGGGTGTAAAAGCTTGATTTTCATAACATTTATATCATTATCCATGTCGAACCTTCATCATTTCTTCTACATCGTTAGCAATCACACTAAAAGAATCTTTACAACTTGGAATCTTAAAGAATGGTACATCATTTGCCATTAAAAGATCATATACAGTACGATCAATACCCTTCGCTTGTTCCTCTGTCTGTAATCGCCCAGAAGGATTGTAAGCCTTTTTACGTTCCAAGAAATAGTTGACATTATTCTGTCTATGAAACACCTCTAATACAAACTTCTTAAAAGTTTCAGTTTCATGTTTACCATAAACCAATGATAATAGCAAGGGTGAATCTGTAATAATCACATCAACCTTTCCCAATAGTCGATGAATAGCGTGTAACTGCTTACCAAAGATATAAATCTGGTTCTCAAGGATGCCTAATGAGCCTTCCCAAACCTTTTCCTTGGCAAATTCAGGAGCCATTTCACAGTTAATGCCACGCAATTTCAACTCACTGAACACACCTGCCATAGTGGTTGATTTACCAGTTCCCGGACCTGCAAATAAATTTACTACAATTGTTTTACTCATTCATAATCCTTTTCTTGTTCTTTTAATCTAATTAACGCTTCTTCAAATCTTTTTAATGCGTCTTGTGTGTGCAACAATTCACGTTGTTTGTACTCTATATCAGAAGATATTATGTTGATCGAATTTTTATTATAATTAATTAAGTCTATGGTTTCTTTAACATTCAATTTATACGCTTCTGCATCAGTATGTAGTCGTTTAGTACAATCTCCCCTATAATTCATCACTGCCCATCGGACTTTATAGGTGAATCCACATTCTTTATAATTAGCTTTATATACCAACTCCAAAAATTCTAGATTTTTTGAAACTTCTAATCTATCTTTTAAATCTACAGATGGTAATTTATATTTGTTACCATAATATTTGGTTTCATCTCTATGTGATGTAATATCTTGTTCAGTAAAATGAAAGTTTCTCCACGAATCAGAACTATAATTCATCATAGGCAACCATTTATCAACCAACTCTTGAGATGCTTCCACTACAATATCAGAAACATCCCAAGATGGATCGATATAATTTTTTACATCAACTTTATTCATATGACTTTACTCAAGAACCAGAAGATTGTCACATAATGCAACCACTGGTCAAATCCAATCGTTACAAAGAACCAATGACGCTGTTCTTTCACCCACAAGTATGAAGTTATACGTGAGGTGATACCATCAATGATACTATGAGTAACAAAGAGGTATAAGTAGAATCCTATAGCTAATGGAAAAGGTAATCCCACGAGAAAAGCCATAAGACTGTATACACTGGTATGTGTAAAAAGCCATTTAAACGACTTACTCTTATTAATTGCCATCTTGTCGGTTTGACACATAAAGTCAAATACAAAATGTAGAAATAATACCCAACTGATTAGTACAAAACTCATATTAACCTTTCGTTTTACGTAACTCTGTTAGAATCTCATCTTTAGACATCTTATACTTTTCACGTAAGAATGTCAACTCGTCACTGTCTGGAAGAACCGAAAGATTACAAATAGGACAACTAGCTCTTGTCACACATTTACCATAATTACGGTCTTCCGTAAATTCAAGATCAAATTTCTTGACACAATCCTCGTGGAAAATATGCCATTGACCTTCACACTGTATTGCACCCGCTTCTTCAAGCCCATCATAATATGTTTCAGATTCACCACAGACTGAACAAATAAATGAAGAACTGCTACTATTACTTACAAAACCGTTTCTAATTTTCATATTTATTCCTTAATTATAAGTCTCACCCGAAAAGATTTCTACCTCATGGGAATAATCACGATTTAAAATATTATGAATTCTGGTAAGTTCAATAATAAGTTTTTCACCTTTTAATGAAGAATCTGATAAATCTAATCCAATACAAAGACTGACACCATCCAAGGACGTTGATACTATATCTAACTTATTCTTTTTAATATAGGCGCATTCTGAAAGCATATCTTGGATATCGCAACTTTCTTCATCAAAATCTTCACCCTCTTCTTCTTTCATTGCAGCAATTTCTTTTGCTATAAGTGCTTTGTATTCCTTTTCGGTCAACTCGACACCAAAGATACAAAAACTACTTGAACTACTATTACTCACAAATCCGTTTCTAATTTTCATAATTTCTCCTTAACCGTTATACCAAGACTCTTCGATTGTAGTGGTCTTTTTGGCATCAAGACCAAGTTTCGTTACAGCTTCATCAATACCATCCTTGAATGCTTTACCAGTTTCATCATTTCCGATAGAACACCATGAGCGTCCAACACATCGAGTATACTCCCCATAATGAACCTCTAATTTTAATCCAAGTTCACCAATCTTCGCTTCAATAGCTTCTGCTTCATCACGATCTTCACCAAGGTACGCACCATAGATGCAGAACGAACTGCTAGAACTGTTACTTACAAATCCTTGTCTAATTTTCATAATTTCCTTTCTTAATGCATACTAATACGCTCATGCTCGACATTTCTAAAAATATTTCCATGCTCCATCAAGGCTCCAATTGAACCATCATTATCTGAATAAGATGTAGTGAATACAAACTTACCCTTGTACGCCTTCAAAAATGCTTTGGCATCTACTTTAGCTAACGCATGGCGATATTTATGCTCCAAGTCCCAATCAGACCTATGAATCTTATCTCTCCATTTGATAAAATCTTTGTAAACTTTATCATTTTTCTGATAAAAGTCAAGTTCTTTTTCGTATTTCTTATAGGCTTTAATTTGGGTATCAGTATAAGGTACGTCCTTATAATTCTTTCCGTCTTTATAAGCATATTCAACACGATTCGGTGCATTCTTTTCAACTTCGTTAGCACGTTTCTGAATCATTTTGGAGTTTTTGTCACATTTGATAACGGATTGTTTGTATAATTCTAATAACTTCTTATCAGTACCCCAAAAATTATTGGATGCACAGTAAAAGGTTCCACCGTCTTTATCAACGACCTTATTATCCATCATGAGACTATTAGCGTTGATCCAATAATGATAACGTGCAGAAAATAAGTCAGCAACCTCTTGAACCGTAGCTCTCTTGAATTTAGTATTGACTAAATCCCTATATACGAGTTCTGAAATTTGATGAGTATCCAATTCACCTAAATACTCTTCTTTGATTATCTCTTTCTTACTATTGAATAACATTTCATAAACTTGTTGACAGTATTCAGGCTTTTTAGGTAATACTACCACAAAGCTACTAGAACTACTGTTACTCACAAATCCGTTTCTAATTTTCATAAATCTCCTTACAAGTCACTCAAAAATGTGCTAAAATAATCATCCATACCACTTCTATACGCCTCATCACGGTCATACGGCTCCGAAATGAAATCTGCATCATCCAAATTATCAATACCTAAGATATCAATTTGTGATCCATAATAATTATATCCACCACCAAGAAAACTAGGCACATCCTTCATAATCTCAGCTTTAGAGTTTTCAAGTTCTGTAAGCTTTTTATTATACTCTTTAAGAGTTTTAACTGAAATGAGTGTTAAACCCATACTTTTAGCACGTTCTACATCACATGCCTGTACGATGAATGAACTACTTGAACTATTACTTACAAATCCACTTCGAATTTTCATACTACTCCTTACACATTATACATAGGGCAATTACGACCATTTTTCAAAAGTACGTCCCTAAAAATTTTTGTCTTCTCATTATGCCAGATATCCTTGAGGAAATCATCAGCCTTCAACACGCTTAAACCAGTTTCCCAAGACAAGCAACCTTTGCAATGTCCCTCACAGAAGCTACAAGGATAGAAATCTCCGTTAGCATCAATGTACGAACTGAATAAACTTGACTCACAAGGTTCCGACACCATTTCCATTTCTTTAAAATTAGGATAATCCTTGATTACACGTAGAAACTTGTTGCAACCACATGAATCAAACCCAATAGTAATCTTATTATCAAACGCAAAGTCTACAAGCACCTTGAATTTATCATCAGTAAGGGTGTTATACGCCTCACCACGACCTTTTTGTTTCAAGTTCAAGAGTACGATGGCATTAAGCTTTTCAAGTCGCTTGTCGGTCAATCGGTCTTTAAGAGTTTCCATAACCATATCATAGGTGTTATCAGACACCAAAATGTGAATATTAATCTGTTCCATACCACGATCCGTTAATTTCTTGACAGAATCATAGCAGAGGTTTTTATTATCATAACGAGAGACAGCAACAGCCCCACAATATTTCTTCAAATTGTCAGCAGTTTCGTCAGTAATATTAGCTACAGTGATATTAGGCACGACACCCTTCTCACGGCAGTAACCCATCATTTTCCAGATATCAGGATTTGAAGAACACTCTGAATCAGCACCAAAGGCTACTTGAAGCAACCAAGGCATCTTATCAAGGATGATCTTGAAATTGGAGAAAGGCATATTGACACCATTCGATGTATTTGACTTGTAACAGAATTTACAAGGGATACGGGGAGTAGGTTTACCCTCTTTATCAATATGTGGCACACCATAACAAATGGTAGTCACTTCGATATCAAGGATTTCAGGCATCGGTGCGAACTGAGGATCGTCTTCTTTCGTTTTACCCCAACGAGCGAAGAATCCGTTTGTCTTGTCAAAAACGTAGTTATAATCTTCGCTTTTGCAAATTCGTAGTTTGTCTGTGTTGTATACTTTCATGTGTAATAGATTACCCTTTTCGTTATTAAATGTCAAACTGTTTTGTAAAGTTTTTCAACTCTTTTATGAATTCCCTTGTAACAAGCCTCTGCTAACGCTACATCATTCTCTTCGACACCTTTGGTAAAGAAGATTCCATCTAAGATTAGGTAGATATCTTTCGGGCCAAATTTAATGTCATTGTTTTTAAGTTCTATCTTATCTTTAATTTCGGAGATAGGATCAGTAGTCCACAATTGCGCTTCTTTGACATCTTCTTTGGTAAAGCGTTTATTTTGAACCGCTTCTTTCAAACGTGTTTCCCAAGTTTTCATTCATAATCTTTCTTATTTTTAAGAAATTGATAGATGAGTTCCCAATCTTCATTAGGTTCGAATCCTGCTTTATCGTCTAAAATAATATCCATGTAAAACTTCTTTGAAAAATCACAAAGTTCTGTAGAAGGACATTCTGGATTTTCGTTCACATAATCAACTCGTACATTACGAAAACTTAATTGTTTAACTATGGCTTTAAAAGGTTCATCATATGAAGAACTCCATAGAATAATTTTATTGGTAGGGTCAGAAGAAATCATCTGTAAACCCTCAACACCTACTTCGTAAAAAAATGCACCATCATTATTAAGCTTGTATGTAGGGGTAACGATAACACCATGAACATCTACACACCAGTAAATAAATTGATGTCCACGTTCTCTTTTTTTCTGCCAAGCAGTAGAAATTGCCTTAGTTATGCTCATAAACGTGTTATCCTTGAAACCTGCACCTCTTGAATATCATAGCCACTTTGAATCATAGCCAAGATATCAATAGCAATCTGTTCTGCTTTATAGATTGTTATCATTTGTGGACTATACATCCAAATTAGATTATTAATCGCCTTCTTTAACTCGGTTGTATCTTCATTCATAAATTAATCTTTCTTAATACAAATGATGTTTTGAATAAACATAGGTCTACCGCCCATATATAAGAAACGTCCAAAAATAAGCATAAGATTCCAAAGTTCAGTCTTAAATAAACGTGTAGTGGGATTGTATCCAGTTGGTATTGTTTGATATGTAGAAATTGGTGCGTGTACTATATTATAATTCATCAATTCTTCTGCACCCTCAGATGTTAAATAAACCATAACCATATCATTAATATTATAACGTGTAAACGGAGGTTCTGGTGCTACAACCTGTTCTGTGACATATTTTCTATATCTAAAATTGCAGAGAGGATTGGCTTTGCAAAATTGTCTTGCTTCCTTTCTAGTAAAGAATACACCGTCAGTAACATTCCATTTATTCTTAAAATATTGTTCTGTAACCCATATGTAATTTTTCATAAAATAAATCCTAACTGTTCTGAAATTGATAGAAAACTGAAATCTTTCAAATCCTTGCTCCAACAAAAATCATACTTACATCCAAAACTTTCAATATCTTTAATACGATCCAATATATTACATTCCTCACTTATGGTATGTGTCTTATATATTGCACCTTTCCCATCTACCTTACTAAAGAACTGTGTTAGCGTCAAGTCATTTGTATCGACCACTAACAAAGTATATCCAACAGTCTTTGCAAAAAGATTATTTGAACCGTTGTAAGGTCTGTATCCCATTTGTGCTAAAGGCTTTTCAATTAGCTTACCAAATGGGCTAGATGTCGGTGATGGCATACGTAAATCCATGTTATTTCACAGTTTTCCAGATAGAAAGGTTTAAATCAACTTCGGTTTGATGTTTACGACAAACCATACACGTTCTTTCATTTGTAATATCGTCTAAATTAAATTCATCATTAAATGTACCCCAATATCCCCAATCATGTTTACCAAAGATACATTTAATTCTATCAAAAAATGATATCTTATACGGCTCACGTTTACAAAATTGCATATCTTCGGTTATATTCATAATATTACCCCAATAACGGCAAGTCACCAATTATAGCACGAATCTTGTCACTATCACCCAAAAAGGCCACACCTACTAAGCAATCTTCAACCACAATCTTTTGTGTTTCAGATACTTTTACATAGATAGTATCTCGCCATTCAGTATAAGGAACTTTAAGTGTATTAGCTTGTGTAATAAAATGACGCAAGACTTCCATATTTGGTACACCGTGTACAAAAATATACGGACTATCTAACCATTCTAAAATTGACTTATCTATCGTAACTTTAACACTAAAATCATTATCTAACTGTGATTTAGTAATATCATTTAATAACAATTTTCTAAACATCTCAAAATGAATGTGTGCCACTTGTGCTTCTGATAATCCTTTAGGAAGGTTTAAATCTGTTCTAACTAAAATACTTTGTCGAATATTTGCCATAATTAACCCTTCTTATTCGGTTTATATTCGGTATAGAAGTCAACAGTTTTCTTGTTGACTCCCTTAACCTTTTTATGCTTTCTGATGTAGTTAAGAATATTGTCCTTTTTCATCACCAAGTTCCAACATTCTTACGAACTTCGTCAAAGGTATATTCTTTAAGGATTTCACCATCACGAAACACTTCAACTAATTCGTCAGGACGAGGATCACTTAATCCAACAGTATGAAAATCACCCTTTTCATCTTTAATGAGTTTCAACTTACCTTTCTTGGAAACCTTACTAACTTCCAAAGGATTTTTAAAGATATCGTACCATACACCCTCACGGCATTGTGCAGAAGATTTAAATGCAAAACGCTGAAAATCCCTGTCGATCTTTTGTAGTAAGCCTCCACCTTGACCAAAAACTTGACTATCAGTAGAGTACATATTATTACTCAAACTGAATAAGATGCTACGGATACCCGCATAATCAATACCGTCACCCCATAGAACACCAAGTTTTGGGTGTAATTCCTTATAACCTTTGTCATTTTTAGTTGTTCCAAAGATATCCGCAACCATATTAAACACATCAATTGTTACAGATGTGGGATCGCCCGAATCTGGGCGTAAAACAAGCTTACCATTACGAGCAAGAATCACATCCTTATACTTACGAACAATTACATTTACAAAGTTCTTATAGTCGTAAGAATCGATAACCACACTCAAGATACCTTCTGGATATGTACCAAGTAATTCAGCAAAAACTTGTTCTTCGCCTTCTTTACCCCTAGCTGTCATGACCGAATGTTCAGTAGCCGGGACTGAATATGCCAATCCGTCTAGTGGTGCATTGTAGTATTCCATTGCCACTTCCATAGCCTTTACGGTATCAGTACCAAGAAAATTTAGCAAATGTCCTGCACCAAGCACACCAGCAGATTCTACAGAGCTAACACCCCTGAATCCAAAATCATGTAAACCAAACTTAATTCCATTACGTGTTCCTGTGCGATCACGATAAAATTCAATCAATTTATATGTCTCATAGGAAAGACTTGCGACAGTCGAAGCTCCCCAAATCTGAGACAATAATGTTTCCAAATGATTCGTCAAAGGCGCACACTTAGGATCAGTATTAACAACCGTCATAAGAACGTTTGAAACTGATACAGGAGTACCTTCTGGTACTGCCTTGATGCTGATAGGTAGCTTCCCATCATACTTCTCAAGTATGTATTCCCACATCTCACGATTAAAATTCTTTTCAGTACCAAAGTGAGCCTTACAAAGTTTTGCGGCACTTTCGATACCCTTACGAGTAACTACCGTACCCTGCAAGTATGCTTTAAGGTAATATTGCAAACCGAAAAACACAGTCTTGTTGTACTTGGCTCCATTACGAGACTCAAAGTATGAGTAAATGTATTCCGTACCTTTGGGATACTGTTGAAAATGCGTAAATTTATAACTATCAGTCAATGTAATAATGTTGTTTTCCATAATTTTATCCTTTCAATGCTTTTTTCAATTCTTCTCTTCGTTTCAAATATAACTTACAACCCTCTAAAAAATCCAACGCTACAGCCACTAGAAACCGAAACGCAAAGAACTGTCCTATCTTCAAAAGAGTTATAACGGTATAATACTGCTTCCGCTATAGCCACTTTAAAGTGGAAAATATATTTCCATACATTCTTTTCAGGACTTTCAAAGCATATTGGCTCTTTTTCAAATAAGTCGTTCATTTTAAGATTTCTTCAAATATTTTTGTAACATATCAAATAATGGCTTATGTTCAGGAATCATATCAGTAGCCGTTAGCTTGTCAATATCAAAGAATTTGACTTCACAGATATCATCATTCGCTTCTGGACGACCAAATAAGATTTTTCCAACAAAAAATAGTGTTTTGACTTTATCTATTTCTCGTCTGTAACGAAAATCGTTGATAATAGTACTACCAAGATATTTCAAATCCCCAATTTCGAGTCCAGTTTCCTCTTGAACCTCTCTACGGGCATCAGTCTCGTAACAGTCTGATTTAGGGTCTGCGAAGCCTCCTACAAAGCGGTAGAGTGTTTCTTTAGCCTTCCTAGCTAATAGAATCTTACTATAATCTTCATTGAAGATAGCGATATCAACACAAGGAAAACAGGTAGGAAAACGATTTCCAGAAGCCCAAATCACCCCTGCTCGGAAATCCGCAGAAGATTTAACCTTCTTTGAAATATTCTTACGAATTTCAGAACCAGAAATATAAGTTTCCTGCATCAATTCTTGTGTACGATACTTACCAGAATAATGTGTAATGAAAGAATCTCTACTTCCGTATAGGACAACGGATTGCGTAGGACTTGCTAAATCTCGGATTTTTTCATCTAAATCTTTAGACCAAACTTCATCAGATGGATTATCTTTAATATACATTACAATAACTTTTGGAAAACTCTCTAAAATCATTTGTTTACGGGATTCAAAGTCTAAAGGGTTATTTGATGTAACCATTAAAGGACTTAATCCAAGAAAGATAATAACTTTCTCATGTTCATTGCAAACACTTTGAATTAAATCTAAATGTGCAGAATGGAGTTCATGCACCTGAAAACGCCCTATCACAATTCCGATATCCTCGGTAGGTTTCTCTACTTTCTTCATAATATTTTCCTTTCGATCTTATTATTTCAGTTAAACATTGCTTATAACTATTATCTATCGCAATGTTTCAATTATTTACTATTTTCGTTACAAAGTCAACAACTATTTATACCAATATATTCTTGTTCCAGACGATTGTTTACATTGTTTACATATGCCCAATTTTGCGGGTGGTTGTGAACCTTCTGTGGTATAACTATCCAAAATACTATCTTTTAAGATATAACCATCAGCACTTTTCTTACACCTTATGCAAAATTGTGGGTCTGGAAGGGTGTCTGCCCATTTTTTCTTATTAGTACAGGATTTTTTACCACGTTTCATAAATCAATTGTTTACTATTTTCGTTACAAAGTCAACTAATATTTTAATTTTCTTTTTTAACAGGATATACCGTTAATGCGTTGTATCTAAGAAGTTTACCTGCGTCAACAATATTCTTGTGAAATATATTAGCATCATCTTCTTTGGTAAAAAACTCTTTACAGTTTCTCCTGTATGCATAATAATCGCCAGTATGTGATATCCATTCCACCGACCAACATTCATAAGTGTCAACCTCTTTTTGAATTTCATCTACCGTAATTAACTTTTTATTAAATTTAAACATATTTCCTTTCTATTTTATCAATGAATTTCAGAATTGTGTTATTACACCAAAGAGTCTAAAGCTTGGCCTACCGTTACTTTCGTTGTGCTGTAGATTTAATCCAACCTTCTCATACACCGTCAACCAAGACTTCTTCATATATCTAATAGTCTATTTATGTTGGACATATTAACGCTTTTGGAACGTGTTAAACGGGATCACCCATTTATGAATATGTAACTATTCCTTTTATTCGACTCACTCTTTAAAGGATGGACACTTCTAATCCTACCTCGTTCTGAAAGTAATACTCTATGCTATTCTAATTTCAAAGTCAACTTATTTCGTATAATCCGCAGGATATTTTTCAGTAGCCTTACCTAATAGATACGCTCTATAGGCCAAAAGTTCTGGAAATGTTCTTGCAGTTGGGCATTGTTCCAACGTGCATTCAAACATATAATTAAACCATTTAGGTATACGGGTAAGATTTGCATTAGGAAATACCTTCTTCTTTTTGGCAACTTTTGTAATAGGTTTCTCTACTAACAAATATCTGCAACTATAACCACAAGTACCCTTATTCAAACGACATTTTGCGTAAGTTTGTATACATTTCATAATTTCACCAATCAATATTTATCACATAATCACCAGCATCTAATAGACCACGTTCCTGTAAATCGTTTGCAATCATTTGAATATTAGGATAGAAGTTGCGATCCCACCACATATCAATCTCCCATTGTTCTGTGTCACTACCCTCTTCTTCGTCTTTCAATGGTGATTTGGGGTCACGATTAAGCCATGCCTTAAAACTTACACCCATTTCTTCGTGATTGACCTCTTCTGGAACAGTATCATTTTCATAATCATCTGCAAACTCTGGTACAGTTATAGGAAAAGTTCCTCGATCTTTACACCCATCTTGTTGTTGGAAGCAATATGGTCGCTTATAAGTATCCTTTACGAGCTTATCCCATTCACTTACATTAATCATATTTACTTTGTTAATTTTCATAGCGTAACCATATACCCCTTCTTATTGAATGTCAATTACCAATAGGCCAAATATACGGTAAATTATTGGGAACCTTCCAATTGAATTGTTTATAGTATTCCGGTGCTTTACGCATTAAATTTGATTTATGTGTGTTATGAAAAGCTTCGTCACCTAACCAAGAAGGATATGTAGTATTTTTGAAATAATTTTTAAATTCTGAAATTTTAGGTATTAATGTATCCTTCATACCACGTTTGATACATTCGTTGGCAATAATTAATGAATATTCGATTAATGTTTCCTCATGTGTTCTCCACGCTTTAACAATAGGATGATTACGCCAACCTTTAGCATTATCACCTAGATGCAATGTTTTTAATATTTGATAACATTCAACCTTCTGTTTATTGAGTCTCCGTTTATCGAGTATTTTAGCACATTCGATAAAATCATTAGATGGTAAAAATGTTTGCATATTAATCCTTTACAAAGCCACCAAAATTAGCTTCATACATTTCAAACTTATCACCATCATGTTCAACAATCCAACTATGTATGGGGATTCTTGATTCGATAGCAGTTACTATATAAGATGGAGTGTTACCATAACCTTTCCAAATAACTACATCACCGACTTCAATATCTTCCCAATCTTTAGTCACAACGCCATCACCTTGACAATATGGACAAGTTTTAATATGGTTATTCATAAATGTTTTAAAGAGGCATCAACCGTCTTCTCCAAAGTGTTATAAATTGGACATGACGCACCAACTCGTTGAGCATCTTCCACCCACATGATATCATTATAATTATGTCGAAATGAATCATCAGGTCTACCGTAGACAAGTTTTCTACGATGTCGAGCCATCCAATAACCCATTTCAAAATTAGTCGTAAGTCCAATTAATTCTCTTGTTCGTGGTATCCAAAACATTATCACATGTGAATTCGAAAGTCCACAATTTTCCCACACTGGTAAATCATAGCGATACTTATCAGATTCAGTCTTATCAATAAATTCAGGAATGATTAAATTGCCATCAAATCCTTTAGACTTGAATAATTCAATAGCTTCAAAACGCCATGAAGTCAAGTGGGTTTGATTTCCTCTAACAGTCACACCCGCTAGAAAAATACTAGGTACATCAAATTTTAATGTATGTATATTAGTTTCGTATCTAATTTCTTTCATTTTTATACACTTTCTCCTGTAATTTTTTCATCGTATAATGATATGTACAAACCTATTTTACAAGATTAAATTGATATGTTGGATATTCAATCTCATAATCATCATTAAGCAAAGAAACACAATTACTAGTAGTTTCTGATACCCGTTCAATATTTTCGTTAATATGTGGAATAATTAACGGAGTATGTGAACACTCATGTATGTGACCATAACAAAAATGTTTAGGTTTAGCTCTAAGTATGTGTTTTCTCAAAGATTTTGAACCGATATGTTCATCTTCTCTGGAATAACTTTTATACGGGCCTTTTAAGATTACATCATTCCAACCATAAGCAGGGCCATGAGATAAAAGTATATCCAAACCTTCTGGAATCTTAGAATAAATATTATCCAAAGCTTCCTCACAAGTCATAAACGCCCAATTACCAAAGGTCGGTGTCCACGGTGTACCATAGATTTTAACACCTTCAAGTTCAACGCCAGAATCGTTTAGAAAATGTACATTATCAGGTAACGACATATAGAAATCACCTGTAGTATTAGTAGTAACCTTTTTAAAGACGAAATCATGGTTCCCCGCAATAAAGACAACATGCTTAACCACTTTATTCTTAATTAACTGGTCAGTCCAAGGTAGGAAATGGTTTTTAAGCCAATACATCTGATTAGTCGGATTATGTGAGCCATTAACAGGACAGATATCACCACTAATAGTCAAAATATCACCAGAAGGAATCTTGAATTCAAGTTCCCCATGTATATCGCTAGTTGCTACTATTTTTACTTCTTTCATATTAACTTTCTAATGGAGTTTACCCCATATATTCATGTGAAAAACAAACACGTACTGAATCTCTTAAAAGTGATTCCTTTGTAGTGCCAAATCCTTTATGTGTTCTTGCTTGACCATCCTTTTTAATATAAGACGGTCTAGCTTTACCATTAGTACTAGTGCCTCTCCACAATTTAGAAGCATTTCGATAATTGCCTAGTACAGGATGCGCTGTTTTAGAGAAATATCTTAACCCTCGATCTTTATATTCCTGTGCAATAGCATCACTAAGCGTCTTACCAATACCTAAACCTTGAAACTCAGGTAACACGACAATTCGGCTTTCTCTCCAATAGCTTTTAATATCTCTACCAGTACCGTGTATCACCCCAACAAAACCAACAGGCTTTTCTCCGATGTAAGCAGTATAACAATGACAGGATGAAGCTAAGTCACCACTTAGATAATGATGCTTTTTGAATAAAATCCAATCTTTGACTGTGGATGGATAAATGTCAAGTTTGATTTTTGGTCGCCAAAGATACCTTCTTTCTCTGAACTCTTGCCTATCAGCGTCATATATAACGTCAGGACATAGCCATTCCTCAACGTCATGGTGGCAAGTTGCTAAAACTAATAACCCATCTTTATACCAATTTTTAATAGAAGCTGATAAGGATTTCGCAGTATCACGATCTACAACAGATGTAAATTCATCAATAAAATTTATTCCAGAGTCAATACACTTTGCACAGTAGGCTCGATGTGCCTCACCATTTGAAAGAGTGCTAAAAGGGCGAAACCACGTTGGAATGGAACGTAACCCAAACGACTTCAATAGTTTTTCACCATTTTCAAGTGTTTTGAAATTCTCAATAACGCTAACTTTATTATCGAAGGCGATAGGTTCGACATCAGGAAACCACTTCTTAATGATAGTAGACTTACCACTACCACTATTACCCACAATTAAAACTAAACCTTTGGTAGGCTTTTCTGGAATCGGTATTACATATTCTTTAAATTCTGTAACATCATAATTGGCTTTTAATGTTTCTATGCTTGTTAAGTTCATCTGAATCTCCTTTATTTCGTATAATCATATCATACTTTTACAGGATGTACAGTAATAAATTTGTGAACGAGAAACTTACCAGAAATTTCCCCCTTCTTAGTAAATTCTTTGTCACCCATTCCTGTCATGTATAAGTGTCGGTGCAATAAACATCGATTTGTCAATAAATTTAAAAGGTTGAATCCTTTACGTGTAACCTTAATCATTCTGGTTTTAATAATCTTACCATTATAATAAGATACATCGTAGAACTCACCTAATTTCAAATCAACTGACTGTAGGTTTCTCATATATCAAATCGATCAATATTAACCGCTACACCAAAATGTAACTTACCATACTTGGTGAAATTCTGATAACGAACTGTTGCCTTTTTGCCAATGTAATGCTTACGATCCTTCAACAACTGAGTGACGTATGCAGTATCACCACGGATACCCGCTTCTGACGTTGAACCATCTTTCAAACGGACTACGATCTTACTAGCCAACCCTGCATCAGAACCAGTACCTTCAAGAAAATCAACAATCACAAACTCTTCATCAATGAAATGCTTATACTTCAAAAGATACTTACTACGCTTATTGTAATACGGAGCATTGGCATAACGAAGAATTGCACCTTCAAATCCTTCACCCGCATACTTATCATGTTCAGCTTCAAACGCTTCATGACTGTTGATTACTACATTCTCTACAAACACAAAATACTTTTCAAGTGTTTTAGAATCAATAGTAGCCTTCAATTCTCGTTTAAGGTCTGAAAAACGCTTTGCAAAACCTTCCTTTGAATCGTCTACAATACCATCGAAAATCCACAATTTACAAAGCTTCTCACTTTCATCAATTTCAGCTTGTGTTGGTTTCTTCTTACGCACAAGACTCATGATCTTCTCAAAGAATTGACCGTGTGAATAAATTTCACCATCAACCACACCTTTAGGATGCTTGGCAAAGAAGGGTTTAAGTGCCTTCTGAATATGTGGACAGCTTAGATAATCTTCACCCTTACGAGTGGTAATAGCTGTAGCTGTATTCACCATTCTTGCACCATCGATCTTACGACTTGCCAAGATGGGGAATACAACACTATCCTTAAATTCAATATACTTTTCAGCAAGTTGTGGCTCAAAATACTTTAGACAGGTATCGATATTTGCAATATCTTCACTATAGCCTGTTTTAAGCTTCTTTTCAATTTTAGCTTCTGCCTCTGCAATAGCCTGTTGTTCATCGGAAGTCTCATTAGCCTTGCCAATGTTCTTACCCTTACACACAGTAGGCGCAGATTTGCTCTTAACACCGTCTATTTGACCATCTACGGTATAATAAGTGTTACCCTCGACTATGATCTGCCATGTCTGAATTGCTGACGTTTTAGTTCTTTTGTAAATAATTGGATATGTTTTATTCATGTTTAATAGACTACATTGTTTAATTGTATTAGTCAATAATTATTTTCCATCATCAGTATAACGATTTTTGGCATCCACCAACTCTTGAATCTTCTCGACAATATGCTCATTACCCTTTGGGAATTTTGATGAAGGAAGACCAACGATCTTACCAATTCTTTCAACTAACCTATACCATTCAACAAAATCTGATATCTCTGCATCAAGTTCTGCCATAATTCTATTATTCATTTCATCAATATCATTTCGTAGTGTGTCAAAATCCATATTAATCCTTTAATTTGAGATAGATTAAACTAGGTTTACGAGACTGTTTCAATTGTTTGCCTAAAGCATATCCCGCAACTCTAGCACTCGCTTGTTCTACAAAATTCTTAGCTACAATGTAATTTAAGTCACCTTTGATAAGCTTTAGAACCTTTGGTTTCCAACTCTTCCTAACACCAAGTGTATGTGAAGCATAATTTTTACGATACATAGCAATAGTGTTGTAAGGTCGATTGATTACCTGTTCAATTTCTTGATTAGTCAAATGCCAAGGGACACTCGACCAAAATTTAACTGCATCTTCATGTGATTTCTTAGCTAGTTTTTCAAAGTTATTCATATTAAGCCTTACCCGATACGTAATCTAACTGGTTTCTCAAAATATTCAATTTCATCATCTTTAAGGATAATGCCAATTCTGCATATACCTGTTTGACACGCAAACGTACCATCTTCATTTTTAGTCAAAATATCATCATCAAATAACAACCAAGTGTCGTTTTTATCTCTAGGACATGGTGCAGGATAGCGACCTTCCTTTTTAACTTTGTAATACTTCTCTATTGTAAAATCATATCCCATAATTTATCCTTTATTTACCGTAGCCAGTAGTATACGCAATTATTGGTGCAAAGTCAAGATATTGTTTCGGAACATTATCAGTCAACCATACCCCATTCTCGGATTTGTAAAACTTAAACCCATTCTTATGCATTACACCCGCATGTACCATAAGAATAATAGGTTCTCCATGTCGTGAACCTACTGAATAAGCTGTTTTAAGATTGTCAGATAAATGAACGTGTTGACGCTCCATTTTCTTCAAACCTTCTTTCATGATACCATTAAGAAAACGTTTAGCTGTTCCATGATATAAAATATCTTCTGGAACACTCTCAGGAAGATTCAAATTAATATTAATCGAATGTCCCTGAGAGGCACGAATCTTTGTACCATCATCACTATAGGCGAAACGCTTCTTATTGTTCTCTTCAACCACCTTATCAAGAAAATTCCTATTAAGGTAAGTGTCAGGCTTATAGTAATTATTGTATCTGCGGATTAATTCATTGACATCAACCCAACCTTCGGAATCCATATTCAATTTCAAAAGTTCTGGTTTATGTCGTAAACTTAAACACAATATTTTACTAACTTTGCGAATGTCCATATTAATCCTTTATTCGATCATTCCATTGTTTAATAGCTTTTGGATCACCATCTAAGGTAAAATGTGACAACACACAACGCTTTGCTTCATTATAGTTTGTCTTATATGTAAAGACAGTATAAGGATTGCGATCACTATGTTCGTACCACACCCCACCCATTTCATCAATTTGAAATGTAAGAATCTCGCCACAAAAGGGACATGGTAATGGTTTAATATCTTCGTTCATTTTAATTTATCCTATGGGTTGGAAATAATTCGGTACTACCCGCTTCTGGTATGTATTTTCTATTATTGTATGTCGAACATCCAGTAATAAATGTAATACAAACTAGACATAGTAGTACCTTCATTATTTATTCCTCTTCCGCTTTCACATTGTAAATAGGCTTGATCTGCTTCAACACCGTAACCGTATCCTGAATGTTCTCCAAGATTTCAGCAATAGGCTTGTAAGCATCAGGTGCTTCGTCCAACGTAGACGCACCCACCGTAGATGAATAAATATCCTTCATCGTATCCTTGAACCCTTCCAAAGACAATTCACGCTTCGCCTGTTTACGAGACATTAAACGACCTGCACCATGAGGCGCAGAATAGTTATAATCTTCGTTACCCTTACCAACACAGATTAACGAACCATCACGCATATTGATAGGAATTAAGCACACTTCACCCGCTTTCGCAGAGATAGCACCTTTACGCAAAATCATAGCATGAACATCAATGTAGTTATGAATCGTTTCAAATTGTTCAGTAGGCTTAATATGCATTGTACGGCACAAGATATCTGCAATAGCCTTACGGTTCTCACTTGCCATCTTCTGAGCAATATGCATATCGTTTAAGTAACAATCAAACAAGTCACCTTCCAAATAGGTCAAAGCTTCGTTAGCCACGGCATTACGTTTCTTCAATTCAGCAGGAATCATGTGTTGTAACCCCTTGGCTTTCAACTCGTTAATGATTTCTTGAGTAGACTTCAAACCCTTCTTGGAATGATAATCAACAGCCTTGTTCTGGTAATGTTCAGCAACACGCTTACCAAAGTTACGAGAACCCGTATGTACGACTAAATAAAAATTACCCTCATCGTCCTTATCAATTTCGATAAAGTGGTTTCCACCACCCAACGAACCAATGGACTTACAAACCTGACGAGGATCAAAAGCTTCCTTACAGATAGCCTTATCCAATTCAGGAGTAAAGTCAACCACCATAGACTGACGAGAATTCATACCCATAGGGATGTTACGCTTAACAATTGAGTCAACCTGTTCCAAGGTTAAAGAAAGCGTATCAAATTTAGTCACAAGAACCCCACATCCGATATCAACCCCGGTTAAATTAGGAACAATTTTATCAATAATTGTCATAGTAGTACCAATAACACATCCCTTACCAGAATGACAGTCTGCCATAATGCGTATTTTAGAGTTATATACCCATTCTTCATTACATAACTCTAAAATTTGTGCTTCACAAGAAGGTTCGACTGTTGATGCAAACACCTTCGCAGTATTAAATTGTCCTTTAATCTCTTTCATGTGTAATAATCTACATTATTTCGTAGCTATTGTCAACAATTATATTGGTTTTTCTAATTTATATAGTGTCCAACCTTTAAGATTTCTTCGTCCACCGTCAGGTAATATTAAAGCGTGTTTAAATTGTTGATAGTCTGAACCACATTCTTTAATTTTCTTTTTGATTCCACCTTCTATTATAAAAATTTCACCTATGGGCGATACTAATTTCCATAAATTTGAGTGTGGATTATTTAAACCTAATTTCGTATCTGATAATTTTTTTCTAGTTTCAGGATTCTTTGTATAGTGTTCACCAGTTTTAGGATCAATTCCTATAGGATTTAATTTTACTCTTTCTGATGCTTTTCTTTTCTGTTCATCAGTCCATCGATTACCATAATTACCATTCTTCTTGCCACGATTAGATTCACTAAGTTTTTTGCGCCATTCTTCTTTATTAGGATGATTAGTCCAATTGTCACCCCATGTTCCACCCTCACAAATATTATAACCCACATTGCGGTCATTAGCTTTTAATGTGGCTATCCAGTATCTTTCTCGTTCTAATAGCTGTTCCTGTGTAGAACATTCTTCTAAAATAACTTTTACAAAATTCTCTGCACCATAACATTCAATAGCTTTCTTTAAGATATAACCAGAACCTAAATACTCTGGATTTTCTTGTGGCGCAAACTTTGAAAGTCCGATATAAATTTTACCATTTAATTTGTTAGTTGTCTTGTAAATGTACATAATTGTATTACTCCTACAATTATTTAGTCTACAAGCTGATAAAACAATACCACAACCTAAACAAATTTATTTCAAACATTTAATTGAATCTGCGCCATATGTTCCACTTGGAGCCATCCAACTAAAGCAACCAACACCTTTTTTGGATTTTTTAAGCTTCCAAAAATCATCAATTTGCATTAAATTAGAAACTATTTTAATTTTTGAAGCCCCTTGTGCAATACAAGGAACAATAAAAAGTTCGTTATAATCTTTACTATTTATATCTCGAAAGATTTCGGCGTGTACTAATTTTTTGAAAAATAATATCTTAGTACCCGCTACTTTAGGTTTAACTGTAACACCTACAGGGTAATGTAAAATATACTTTCCTTGCTCTGTGCAACCCATTGTCGTAACTGCCGACCTTCTATCTTTTACTCTAATTACTTTCCAACCCTTTATAGTTTTCATATTACCTTTCCTTCTTTATATCCAATTTCATTTTCAACCCATGCTCTGGTAACAGGCGCAATAATCATTTTCAACCTATTTTTAGTATACCACGCTAGAACCTCATCCTTACTATTGATAGCCATCCCTGCACCTCTCCAATCTGCTACCATCTCCTGACGGTATACCAATGGCATTTCTAAGGGGCGTAGCTTACCATCATCATTCTTCAATAGCCAATATTGGGGATGATGTTTATTACATTTCTGGTGAGACTTCCAAGCATAATCAAAGTTTGTTGCACATTCATCAGTATTGCTTAAATCTCCATAAAAGTATTCACGATAAGGTATAAACTCTGATGGACGCAATTTTGATAAATCGTGTACAAGCCCTCGCCAAACCAATCCATATTTTAGACAGGCTTTAAAAACGTAGTACTTATGTATTAAAATGTATCTTAGATATTTTAGATTAATATTCATTTTTCTTTCCTGCCTGTCTTGCTGACTTCTTATCAACTCTTAATGATCGTCTACGATGTGCAGTATTCTTTGACTTCCTACGACCTGACATACCTTTAGGATTAATTTTATCACTATATGGTTTCATTTAGCCTCAAAATCCTTACATTCGTTAAACCATAACATCATGTTGGTGGTTTTTAAACATTGTCCTCTTGAAGGATAGTCTGGATATAGATTGCAATATTCTTGAAAATGTTTACACGTTCTACAACATTTTACTATAGTATAAGCCTCTACAGAATATTCACCACTTGATGGCATAGGTACTAATCGAGCATTGGGATTACTTTTCTTCCATGCCAATATAGCCTTACTCTTACTAGTGTGGTGAACTATCACCTGTTTAATTGCATCTGAACCCTGTTCAGTATATTTAATCAATACTTCTTTACAAGATTTCTTATACTGCTTCTTCATGTTTATAGTCTCTCATAAAAACGTGATACTGTCAACAAAAAATCCACCACCCTTTCGGGCAGGGGACTTCTAACTTCTGGTTAAAGTTATTTCTTAGGCATTACAGGTGCTACTTCATCCTTTTGGGACAATCCTACCCATGTCTGCGCCCCTGCTCCTGCAACGGTGCTAGGATACGTGCCATTCCACTTGTCGATACGTGCCTTCTCAACCTCAATTTGACGCAACTCAATCAACTGAGGGTTGTTATTAGCCTTGGCAAGTGCGACATTGATAAACTCAATACCATCAGCTTCACCCTTGGCTTTTGAACGTGACGCTTCTGCAAGTGCCGTAGCCTCGCTATTAATACGAGCATTCTTATCCTTCTGTGCATCCAAGAAAGCTGACGCATTAACCTTTTCCTGCTGACTTACAAAGGTCTGATCGATAGCATCCTGAATCTTAGGATTTTCATAGGTCATACCACCGAACATACCAACCATTGTAATAGTGATACCACGAGTCTTGAAGAACTCAATAACATCTTCCTGAACCTTCTTTGCCATTTCATTCTTCTTATTACGCAAATCGTCAAGCTTATACTGAGCAGAGAAGTTAGCAGAAGTCATTTGAACCCTTCCACGAATTTCACTATTCATAACAGCTTTCAAACCAGAACTAGGGTAGAAGTACAAGAAATTAGAAGCATCCTCTTCCTTGATATAAGCGGTACAAGTCCAACCCATGCTGAATCCAACTGAATCCATACTTTCAGTCCAGATAGCATTATCTTTACCCTTTACCTGACCTTCTTTTGCAACCCATTCCTCTGTAACAGGTTGACGATCAACGATAATCAATACAGAAGTCGGAATATACTTACCATCAGCGATCAAGCGACCTTCCTGTACCCAACGATGCATAACCTGAATACGCTTAGATGCAACCTTTTTCGTTTCCAAGAATGATGCAGAGTTGAACTTCACTTGACCGTTTCCGTCAATATCCAAAGGAATGACGAAAGCTGTCTCATTAGGCTTAACATCCCTGTATTCAGGAATATCGTAAGGTCGCATACAACCAGTAGTATTCAAACCAATGATAAGCATACCAATAACAATACTCACGTTCTTACCAGTATTCTTAGGAAGGAACATAAACATTGCCACGATGCCAAGCAAAGCCACTAATACAGTCTTAATCAAGAACTTATTAGCTGTAAACACGTTCAAGGTCTGCCAATCGCCATCAGTTCCATTCACATTGGCAAGAGCCAACTTCGTAGAAATGACAGGTTCAACAGCCTGACCCCACAACGCACAAATACACACTACCACCAACGTCAACAATCCCAACACAATCAACTTTGTTTTCATTTTTATTCTTTCTTTTACTAACATTTATTTAATACATTTACTATCAACACTTTATCCAACATATTCACACACTTTATCTTTATTATCTAGCGCATGTTTATCCTTTCGTTTTAATATAAACAATCCAACCAATCACTCCAAATACTGCCAACACGATCAATACTAGCATACCCACGTTGAAAAGCATAACACTATTTTTACTTTGTTCAACTTTTCTTGCTGTCTCATCAGACACGGTATAAGTTCCATTGACTCTTTCATCGGCTTCAACTGTTCCAAGATACTGTGTATTACATAGATATGCAGGAACGGTCGTTACCACATTTGAACGAGTTGTTACAAGTGTAGGTGCAACTGGATATGCGTTATTTACATAACTTTTTGTAGAGTTGTTATTATGATTGCCAAAAATCATATACAACATCAAATAATCAGTCATTCCAAACCCTGATGAATGATGTGTGGTATAGGAAGGACGGTCATAGGAATATGATCGATGATAATTAGGAACCATTCGACTTGTTGAGTGACTTGGAGTAGACTTATTAAACCAACTACGGGAAGAGGTTTTAATAGGTGCAGGAGTATATTTAGGAGTAATTTTACTTGAAGATGAGTTATATTTTGGCATCGTCAATGGTGCGGGTGTAGACCTTGGAGTAATGCTAGGGGTTCTGACAGACTTACTAGGTGTTGCAGACCTACTAGAAGAGTTATATGATTTACTAGAGGTAGAACTCTTACTACTATAAGAGCGTGATCCAGATGAACGTGAACTAGAACTTGAACCTCTAGCATCAGCATACGAGACACACATCAACACTGCCAACACCATTACAATAATTTTCTTCATTCTTTTATCCCTTTTGTTTGTTATTATTTCCACCACTGCTAAATACGATACCAAACAAAGATAGCATAGTCAACATTAAAGTGTGTAATAAATCAACTTTTTGTAAATCTCGCTAATTGCGTAATTATCAACAGCATATCGAAGCTTAGTAGTATCCTTTAATACTTCCAATTCCTTCATCTTTTCTTCAACAGCGTTCATAATAAAATTATATTCAAACTTACCTGCACGAATGTCACGTAGATACTGCAACTGTTCACCATCAAATCGAACAAGTGGCACACCATTTGTCAAGATGTTCTTTCCACTTAACATTAGTCTCATGCAATGCATCATATTCTTTTGATCGTAGTCAAGCAATCCCTTTTCCTGATCCACCCAACGTGCATCATTACGATTATTCTTCCACTCCCAATAAGACTTCCATTCAGCTACATCACGCTTATAGGCATCTTCATTCCAAATGAGTAAGCCATAAAACTTAGTAACTTCGTCTTCCAATGGGATAGACTCTGGCACAAGATTTTCATCACCACGAAACACACCTTTAGCTTCATCACCGTAGTAATAAAGTCTATAGATATGTGCAGTTTGTTCAAGTCTAGCACAATTAAATTTACTCAAATCAAAAGGAACTACTTCGGTACTGCCACCATAAGTACTAGTAATTTCAGTAAGTTTAATAGGTCTAGCAGGTGGAAGATTGTATATCCTTCCCTCTGGAATTACAAAGCAGTAATCTTCCTTGACAGGACGCTCTACAGGCTTCGGATTATTCACCTTCTTATTCTTACCCTTTGCCTTTTGAATCTGTGCATAAGCGTATCCATTAAAACTATGGTAAGACTTCTGACTTACAAACAATTCATTATTGGTAAGTAATACATCCATTCGGGCATCCTTATAAATGATGCACTCAGCGGGAGTAAACAATAGCTCTAACACATTGGGATTATTTTCAGCGCAAAGTTGCATGAACTTCTGTAGTTCAAAAAACTTGATATCCTGTTTATCATCAGCGACTTCCAATTGGTGATCGTCAAATAAAGTCTTTTCACTTTCAGGAAAAATATAGATACCCCTGATATCGGTATCAGAGGTTTCAATATTGGTTCCATAAGCATGTGAACCACTGATACATTCAAAGATGATGTATCCTGTCTTTCGCAAATCTTCAACAGTCATTTTCTTCATAATTAATCTTCCGCAATCAAAATTTTATCGGCTTTATCGATACAAGAGATATTAGGTCGTTGTAAGATGTTACCCATTCGTTCAATCACTTCTTCTGGAACCTTATCTTCTACTCGCTTACTATTACGAGAATAGCACTTCATAATGGGTATGTCAATAAAAACAATTTTGGTAGTATATTCGTATTCATCAGCCATATTCACCCACTCATTACGAATTTGTGCCACCAAACCAGTTGAATTTATAATCACATCTTTGCCTTGTGATAAAAGCATTCTGGTAATACTTTTCGCCATACCGATGATAAATGGTTCAGCTTCTTTATGATACTGATGTCCAAAGATATGTCTACGAATCCAATCAAGTTCAACTACAACGTGAGACTTCTTGTTATTTTTAATCCAAGTGTTCTTACCACAAGCGGGTAAGCCCATCATTATAATCATTTCAGGCTTCTTTTTCATTTTGGTATCTTTTTAGTTATAGCGGGACATTCACCGCAATGACATTTATAATATCCGTGACTAACATTCTTAGTTAGATATCCACACTTTTTACAACTTCTCTCAAATTTTTCTTTACTAATTGAAGGTTTATAATGAGTTTTTTCTTCAGGTGGTGCAATTGATTTCTTATCAACTGTCCACACTGAAATTAAGCGAGGAACCTTATAAATCCTACGATCTTTTTTCATCGCTTCAAATGTTATAGATTCTTCACTAATAGTTTCTACTATTTGATTCAAAACGTCTTCCTCAGTATTACCATTAGCCACAACACCACTCAATATAGAAGGACGAATAATTTCACAGAGTGTACTAATATTATTCTGTAATCCACCATAATAGCGAGTCAAGTTGCCGTTTCCTGTCGCTCTACCATTAGGACGTTCATGGATGATAATTTCAATATCATTTTCATCACAGAACTCTTCAAGCGAAACCTCTCTTAGAAAGTCACGTACAATTTTCATACTTCCTCAACTCTATAGATAGAATTATCTGTAAATACAAACAACTTACCATAATTTTTACCAGTTTTTTTAACCGTTGAAGAAACAAACATTCCATCAACTTTAACACCATTTCGACAATCACGCTCCAATAGGATAGATTCGCCTACGACAATTGGTTTAACCAATTTCCCTGTAACCCAATACCCATCAAACGGTGACAAGTCATTAAGATGTCCACACTCATACTGTTCAACACTTGCAGTAGGTACAAGCGGATTATCAACAGCACTAATTTTAGTTATTTTAGTTTTCATATTTACCTCAAGTAATTACTATGTGAAAATGATGCCATAACCAGATGATAATGTCAACACATTTCCATATACCTAATGGGACAAATATTACACACGCTATCATCATCGTTGCAATAACTTCACCCATACCGCTGAATGCTGAACCGTCCATATATATACCTCACTTCAAAGCATTGGCAATCAACGCTTTAGCCTTAGTGTTGATAGCATCTTTACACAATTCGTTCATACGAAGCGTCATAATACGGTCTGCATACGCACCAATATCAATACTAGCAATAGACTCTTTCACCTTATCATCAATAATAGTGTAAACCATAGTATCAACATGTGAACGAATAAGACTTTTAAGATGCTTCTCAAACTCCGTATTCAATTTGATTGCATAGCCATAACCAGTACTAGACATGTTACCAAATTCCTTGGCAACGATCTTATCAGCCTCACCATTAATCTTCTTGGTGATTTCCTCAATCTTAGCCTTGATAAGTTCATCCTTCAAAAGAACTCTAAGATGTTTGTCAACGAAATTCGCAATGACTCCATCCTTCAACTTCAATTCGAATTCTTTATCATCGCCAATCAATCGTTCCAATGCAGGTATATCTAATTGTAAATTAATCATATTATTTCCTTTTCTGTCCAACCCATTTAAATTCCACTCGTCCTGAATAGTCTACCACATCCCAATAAGCAAAGCCACCTTTAATTGCTTGAATTTGAAAGTTTTTTACCGCTTCACTAATCTCTGCCTGATGTCTCACTTGTTCTTCAATGGCATGTTGCCTACTATACATTAAAATCAATGCTTCATGGTCAGCGTTATCAAATGGATATCCCGCACACCCACCAGAATAAAGTAACACAATCGATAGTAGGACACTTTGTAATAGTTTCATATAACACGCACATTAGCAACATTTTACACCAAATAGTAAAAGGATTACAATGATAATAATAGCTTTATCCGAATTTTTCATTTTCAAGTCTTTCTGACAACTCGGTTAATTTCTTACTTAACACTACCATACGGGCATCCATTTCGACAAGTGTTAATTTCTTGTCGTTATAATCATCCAACACTTCATTGCATAACGTTCTAATGTTAGCAGTTTGTAATAATAGTTCGGTTCTTACTTTATTTTCCACGATAACCTATAATCTTAAATTGTTCCTGATAATATTCAGGAGGCTGTTGTGCAATTTTATTCCACAAATCTTTGATAATGACTTTACGTTTTTCTAACGTATCTTCATCGTATACTCGTTCCTCTACTTCAATAGCCTTACCAAGGTCTGGATTGATCGGGGGAAGTACTTGTGTAGTATCTGAGGCATCTTCCTCAATGTGTTTACCCTCTCGGCTCACATAATTTGACAAATACTCTTCAATAGTTTTACCGTTCTTTTGGAGTTGTCTACGCAAAAGTGTTACATTAATTTTACTTTGTTTCCCTGTCACACGACATGTAACAAATGTAGGAAATGTATTATCTTTTGGGCGACCTTGCTTACGTTTTTCTGCATTTTCAATATTCATACTTCAAATACCCTTCCTTGCTTAACGACTAATTGTTTAGCACTAAATCCATTCCAGTATCTATAATCCTTAATAGTATCTCTGGCTTGTTGTCTTGTGAACGTATACCATCTATGTTCACCAGATTCCTTCTCTTTGATAATCCATAACGTTTTTATTTTCATATTAACCTTTCAACTTATAGACTACCACAGCGATATCATTTTTGCAAAGGATATCTTCAACCATCTGTACAATTTTGTTCCAATCACCTCTGGCACGATCTGCACCCATTTTATAAGGCATATGTACAGAAAATTCAAATCTTTCTGCATAATTCTTAACATGCGTTAAACAACTATCCAAGGCATCATAGCGGATAGGTGGATTACCATGTTCATCAGCACCAACCATGTGTTGACCTACCATATTAGCTACCACGATATCATATAGTGATGGTGGGGATACAGTCACAAATTGTGTCTTACCTAGTCGGAAAGCTGTATCAACATCAAAAGTATTCGGTTCATTAAACCATCGAATGTATTCACTACGAACTTTAGGCCATTTTTCATACAAAGCTCTAGCAACGCCAGAACCCATCATACCTTGATCGTTCACTATATGCATAATAAGCGTACTAACTAATATTCCATTATCACTAACAAGTGAAATAGGATCAGTAAGATCACCCTCAACATATTTTATTTTAACCATAATATTCCTGCCATTCTTTACCTATAATACGTTCTCTTCGACGTTCCAAAGATGCTTTAGCTTCTTCACTATCACATGGTTGGAATGGTGACAAGTTTAATATACCGTTTTGTCTACGTTCAATCTCACGCAATAAACATAGATTACCATATTCCATAGCATCATTACCTTTATACATATGACAGAAGGCATCCCTTGCCACTTTCGGCACAGGACACCCACCGCACATAGCAAAGGCGATATCTTCACCGTATGCAGTTATCATATTAAATACCAAATAGAACTATGAATCCACAACCAGAAGTGAACAACATTACAAAGATAATTAATAGTATTAAGATTATTGCTGTATGTTTCATATTATTCCCCTTGTCTGATAAAGATAGCCCATCCCATTAAAAAGATTGCGATATCTCGGAATTTTGATCCATCATCTCCACTAGTTCCGAATCCTATTAAACCGAATGCTAGGTAAAAAATCACATAAGATGCTATTGTCATTGATTTGTTCATAATTTATTCCTCATGTTTAATTAAGTAATCAGGACTACGTGCCTTGACTGATACGCTAGGATTCTCATTTAATCGTAAAACAACACCCTCACGCATAGTCTTGTATAACACAGATGTCCCATTACTGTATCCAAGTAAGTAATGTACAATAACATCCTTGGTATTGCAAACTATTTCTTTAGAAGGAACGAAGTTTGCATCAAGTACAGGCACAGTCGTTAAACCATGCTTATCACAAAATGCCTTCAATTCATCTACACCTAAACGTTTACCATCCATATACACGTTGAATACAAATAGATCAACACCAGTAAGTTTATAGATATTACCCTGAATACCCTCACCTACTTGCTCACCCTGAATAGCAACACGGCACTTGTAAGACTTTAAAACCTTCTCAAGATCATATCGCTTTGCGGTCTGCCAGTACTTAGAGTTGTCAGGTTTCTCAAGTTTGATATTACGAGAGCATACACCAAACACCTTACGATTGAAACCCCAATGTTTCTCAAACGTGGTATAGAATGTCGCACTCTGTCCCTCTAACTTCTCAGTCACATAAAAACTCTTCTCAAAGTTCTCAGAAATGACATTGTACATATTCTGGATATTCTCTTCATCAGTCTTAGAGACAACACCGACAGGCCAACCGTTCTCCTTTTGATTTAATTTTAAGTAAACCGTTCTAAAGGCTTTGAAGTTCATAAGGTATCTAAGCACCTTGTTCTGGTGTTTAGGGACGCTAAGAGCTTTCTCTTCCTGTGCCTGTGGATCATACTTAGTGATACCCATAAGTGCTGTAACATCATCACCCTCTTCAATAGTCTTTAATGAAATTAGAGCATGACGTAAATTAGAAATAGTATCAATAGGAACGATAAGACCTTGTGAAAGCTGTTTACGAAGCTTGATAGTTCTTACACGGAACTTACGCTCACGAAGGAATTCAAATTCAGGACGATCAGGTACTAGTGAATCAATTTCGATATAGACGACTAAATCACCAATCTTGAATCCATCCTTCTTAGCCACAACAACTTGCCAACCCTTGACAAAGGCTAGTTCGATTTTATCAGCACCGTCAATGGCTTTAACATCAATAATTTTCTGAATACTTGCTAATTTTCTCTCACTCATTTTAATTCTCCTTATTTACAAAAATGATATATCAATCCACCGACGATTACAAGCAAAATAATAATACCAAATATAGGCATCATATCTTCAATCTCATCATCAGTAGCGTACATCTTAAATACGATTAGATTCCAAAATCGTTGTGAATCTTTATCATCCCCACCTAGACCGAGCATATTAGATATCCTCTCCTGCCATTTCATTGTAAGCACTATCCAAATCTTTTTCCAATTCTGCCACACGCTTACGTAACTCTTTATTCTCTTCCTCAATCTTACGCATAGGATGCTTTTCACATACCTTGATGTGCTCTGTCAAGACTTCTGAACCGTGTGTAGGTGTGTTAGGTGGATACATTTGCCCACAATACACACAAGTCAACGTCTGTGTAGTACGTTGAAGCTTTTGAACCCATTCCCTAGCTTCATTACGCTCTTTGGTAAGAGTTTCAATTTGAGTATTCAACCCATTAAAAGCACCTTCAACCATTTCAACTATCTTCACAATTCTCTCCTTTAATCGTTGTTACTTTAATATTATTCTCTTCTAAAAGTTTCGCACATACTGGACAACATTCAATTGGTCTAAGTATGCCACTCTTCCCTGTTCTTAGCAAGACAATACTGAATAATCTTTGTCCATACTTACGTAAGGCTTGAATTTCGGCATGAAAACCTCCACCCTTACGATTAAACCGTTGGCTATTAACCACCACACCAAGCAATTTACCACGCTTATCAAAGCATATCACAGCTACCTTAGTGTGACAATGACTTTTTAAAGCTTTACGTATTCCTTGTTGCACCAATTCGGGTGAAGCTGTCATTACTTAATCTCTTCTGTGTCAACTAGTCCAATACCAGTATCTTCACCAGACTCTTCAATACGTTTAATACGATCTTTCAAAGCTTTAAGTAAAACTTCTCGTGGAATGGACTCATAACCAATATTAGTATCCACGGTAAAACAAAAATCTAACACATGTTTATATTGTTTCATAAGTCCTTTCAAATGGTACACCCGACAGGATTCGAACCTGTAGTTGCAGTTCCAATTACGGTTACATAGGGTAGAAACCTAGTCCGACTACGGGTGCAATATTAAAATCCCTTCCCCTGTCTGATGATATTGTAAACCACCAGACAGGGGTTGGATACTACTTACGCACCGATGCCGACAGACTCGGCAACAGGCGCAGTAGGGGCTTCAACAGGTGTGGAAACCTGTGCGACAACTTTCTTAGCCTTACGAAGTTCCTTGGCAAAGAGCTTACCTTCGGGAGTAACCTTAATCCACTCCTTCAACATAATCTCGCTACCATCAGTAAACTTCACCAACTTAGCAGGACGACCCTTCTTACCACTCTTCACATCAACAATACTATAGTTCATTTCTTTCTCCTTCTCTCACATTTAAACACACGTTTACCAACACATCTCTCACTTACAGATAATAGGTTACACTATTAATCCGCTTCTGTCAATAATTTCTTCAAAGATTTTTTACCACTCATAAAATATTTCCAATGTGCAACCATATCACATACACGAACTATAGCCCACATAAGCATAGCAACAGCAAAAGCAACTATACTGAAAATTCTAAAGGGTGGTGCATAGATCATTAAACCAATAATCACAAATATAAAAAAACTTCCCAATGTACCCGTAACCAATAATGCAACTAAATTCTTAAATAATATCTTTTTACTCATAAATCCTTTCAAGCAAACATCTTAGAGAAATCCATCGCAATCTTCTCAGCCTTAACAACCGCATCCTTACGGACATCAGCACTAACTTTCAAAGTTTCCTTGTCCAAGTTGCCGAAACTCTCTTTCAAAGCGTCAAACATCTTTGAAACTTCTGGATCATTATTAATATTATACTGTGGCAAAACCTCAGTAATATGCTTGATCTTATCCACAAGTGTCTTCCAAACAACCTTGGAATCATCTTCACCACGGTTACAACGATCTTGGATATCCTTAATCAAAGCTTTGACAGGATTCAAGATAGTTTCCATGATAGCCTTTTGTTGATCACGTACACTAGCTTCCGCACTAGCCTTAACATCTTCCACAAGCTTATCCTTAATATCGTTACCTAACACTTTCAAAGCTGTCTGTGTACGCTCAGACTCAAAATTCACATTAACATTGATATCAACTCCGTAGCCTGTACGAATCTCTTCAACGCTAGGCAACTTGATATTTTCCTTGTCAGTAATTTTACTCAATTGTTTCTTAGCGACTTCATAAAGTTCACCCGTTTCAGCCACTTTAAGCAAAGCTTCGACTTTGATATAATGTTCTGAAAGTAACATATCCAAGTCATGTTTAAACTTAGGGTAAGTTGTGATAGGAACTGCATACATGTTACCAATTTGGATAGCATGTAGGTTAAAATGATTACGAATCTTCCCTTCGATTGTACGGATAGGTTTAGCCCAAATCTTAGGGATAATGGATACCATAGCTGATACAGTTCCATTATCAGAAGTATTAAACTCTTCTGTCTCTTTGGAAATGGTTTTAGCTTTCTTTGCGCTAGAGCATGAATGAATACTAAAATCATACCATACTACAGGAATCTCATTTTTTGATACGTTCATATTAATCCTCTACTGTCAATGTAAGTTTTTTAGGTGTCAAATCGAAAAACCCATGACCTAAATTTCTAGCACCTTCTCTGGTATGACACAAAACTAATCCGCGATGTGTTATATCACCAACCTCAAAACTATCATCGACACAGTTAAGATACATTCTATTTTTAATATCGCTATATTCTGGTTTCTTAGTAGCTAAAACCCATTTTGTAACTTTTATCATATTATACCTCAATCGAAATCTTTTTCTTAGCTTTCTTCACAACCTTGGGAACATCTGCAACCACAGGTTCCACAGTATCTTCAACCTCTTCCACCTTCTGCTTCTTGACCTTTGCTCCCTTGGCCTTTTTAACACGCTTCACATCCTCTACAACGGCTTCATCCTGTGAAGTTGAGGGTTTACCTGCCTTGGCAACTTTCCACTCTTTCTTCGCCACATAAGCCCAACCCTGTTTAACAAGGTAGGTAGCTGAATCATTCTTCACACGCTTTACAACATTCTCTTTCTTAATACATTTCATAATTTTATTCCTTTCACTAACGTTTTCAACACTAAATTGCACCAAAGTCGTGTTCAGCAATACAGTAAGCGTTGTACACCTACTTACCAATCCCCGTTCACTTTATGAGGTATTAGCGACCTCTTATTCGTTACTATGTTCGCCTCATAGGGAGACTTTGGAACTCCCCCTGTCGCATTAATCTGTGTGGATTTATTTACCGAATCTACTTCGTTGTATCCGAACCACACAAACCCATCTGCATTCTTTACATTACATCTTTAATATCTTTTATTCGAAACTCGTTATGACATCTTGCACAACTGATTTGATCGTTAGTCCAAACAACTTCCCAATTCTGTTTAACCTCATCCCAACTAAGATCAGCTTTGATATAAACATCATACCCACATTTAGGACAAACTTTCTGCTTAATCATCTTTATCTCCTGTGTTGTTACTTCTCGCACTCAATGTAAATACTCTAACACACCTTTATTAATCCGTCAACAATTATTTTACCAAAGTCGATAAAAATAATTGAACAGAATACTGACCAATAATCAACAACGCTGACACAATGATAGCATCAACAAGAATACCCTTATAAAAGTAAACTTTATTCAAAAATTCGTGCTTTGGTGTAAATTGATAATTCTTAAAAACACTTAAAATCCCTGCCAAAGGAATTACGATACCAATCAAACATACCATTAATATTACAATTTTCATATTATTCCTCTAATTTCAATTTAAGTTGTTCACCGACATATCCATTCAAATAATCATATACCATTTCATTGCTACCGTCAATATCAGAAACAATCATTTTAGGATTATTCTTCTTACACCAGTTAATCACCTTATGTGGTGCAATAGATACATTCTGTGTTACCAATCGTTCAATGGTATTATTAGTAGTAAATTCCTTCACAGGTGAAATAATACCAATATCAATACGCATTTTCACATTAGGGTAGTCAATTAAATATGCTATTAAAATCATTTTTTCACCTTTACAAAAGCTCCTGCAATTAAGATCAAGATCATCAATACGCCTTCGATCACATGCCAACCCATCATATACTGAAAGAATATTGGATGTACAGGAATTATCCAAGAACCCAACTGACTCAATATAATAACACGAGACACCCAACAAAGTAAAGCGCAAAAGTATTCATTCTTCAAATAACTTAATAGAAACTTATAGGCTTCATTATTGACATTCCAACCCGCTATGAAGATAGCCACTGCAAATACTGTACTCCAAGTTATCATTTTTTCACCGTTAAATAATAGTGGCAACGCTTCGGATTAAGTACACCCATCATCTGCATAAATTCTTTCCAATGCTTCTTATGTCCAATTGATCGGTATATAGACCATTCATAAAGATGTGCGACTTCGTGCGGTACAGTGTCACGTAGAAAATCATTAAGATTGTGTTCAATAAAATACATATTGAACTTTATCACATTATCTTCTACATAAGTCTTCCCTGCGGTTTTACCCTTTAAGTTAAATTTAATGTAAGGTAATGATGGTTGTAAGTACGAACCACCTAAGAATAGTTTATTCATAAGCACATAAAACATTTCATGTGTCTTATTAATCACACGCTCTTGAAGCTGTTCTGTAATTATATCATCCATGTATCACCCTTAAAAGCCTAGTTAAAATGTTCTTATCAGTACATAGATTACCAACAATTCGTCTACTGTCAATCTCTTCTTTCACCATTTTAAGACGAGGGATTAAAGGGTTATCATTCATGACATCACCTTTATTTAAAATTTCATACAAACGTGTTTGTTCGGTAAGTAATGTCGATACGTCCATATTGTCAATATCATCATTCAAAATTGTATTTCCCCTGACTTGGCTTTCATTTCATCTTTGACAATATCCATTGTAAGTTTAAATATTGCCAAGACTTCATCGTTCTCATTATAAGCTGTAGCAAATGCCTTTGCGTACCCATCAGATACCCACCGCATACCAGTAGCTTCCCAACCTATATCTTTACCTATTTCGGAACTCCAAGTCCATTTAGCGATTTCAATACATTTTAATTGAACTACTACACGTTCACTAGGATGTTGCTTCATGAAGAACATCTTTAAGAAACAATACGGATGTGTACACTCTGATGTACAACTCTTCAACAATTTCTCGTATTGTAAATCGTTCATAACTAAGCACTTCTGCCAGTATATTGAGCGTGTTTATCAAGGAATTCAATGCGTCCGTCTTTACGTGTAGCCATGATGAAATCCCCATTCACCTGTACACTGACATAACCACTCCCAACTGATGCACGACCATTACCCTGACCACGCTCATTCAAAATTATCACACGACCATTCTCAAGCTTTGCAAATATACTCATTATTATTTTCCTTCCTTTAATTTATTTTTAGAACCTTTTGGACGACCTCTACGTTTAATTTCGCCTTGAATTTGTTGATTAATCTGTTCAACACTATCTGGTGTAATCTTCTCATCAACCTTCAATGACATAATTTTCTTCTCACTTTCTTTCTCAATTGTACCAACACTGAAATTATCTTCTGGAGTAATTTTATTCTCAATCTTTGGAATGTTTGTATATTCTTTCTCAAACTGTTCCCAAGCACCGATTGATTTTAAAAAATTCTCTCCATCTTTGATATCACGCACATTAACTAATCTTGATACCAATTGGGTTTTATCTACGACTTCCCATGCATGTAAACCTCTGGTCAAAGCCTTTATGAATAAAAATTTATAATGACTTGATGTGACCTCAAACTCTTTATATCCTGAGTACATATATACCTCAAACGAAACGGCAGGGAGTGGGTGAGGGTAACACCACACTCCCCGCAGGGAACTATTAGCGACTAACGAAACGACCCTTACTATCACGCACGTTGTGATAAGTAGTCACAACACTATCGGACTTGGAACGATCAAACTCAATCTCACCTTGTGTATCCTCGCCACCATCATCTTCTTCATCTTCTTCCTCGTCATAAGCAGAACAATCGTTTTCTGCGTCTTGATAACCTTCAAACCACGTATCATAATCATCCGTACCAAATTCGTAAGGATTCATATCATCATCCACACCACGATCAAAGGCATCACTACCAAGTTCATACGGATCAGCACCTTCCACAGGACTATTAACTTTCGTTACAGCTTGAGCGACTTCACCCTTTGCAGTGTACAAGGGAGCAGTGAAGTATTCCTTGCTATTAGGTTCCTCAATAGTCTTAGGAATTTCTGCCACAACCGTATACTCACAGCAACGCATCTTGGTGTTCTTATAATCCACAGGAACAGCAACCACATCCTTCGGATTAATTTTAACAATAATCATTCGACCCTGACCACCCTGATAGTAGGGAAGATAATCTTTTGAACACACATGCAAACCCGTAGAACACGTAACGTGCATATCATCGTTACACTGGTTACGAGGCATCTTGACAACTGCACCAACGCTGTTATCAAATTTACCACTAAAAAAGTCTTTGAACTCTTCCGTCACACGCTTGTAAGCGAAGAAACAACCATCTTCACAGATAGGGAGTGCATTAAACTCCAAGAACGTGTAAATTTGATCGCAAGTATTCTTGCTCGGATTAAGCATAAGATTCTCAAAGAACTTAACCATAGGTGCAAAAGGCATCTTCTGGTTCATCAAAGAGATGATACGATTAGTCAAAGCCGAATGTACGGGCATAGAATCATAATAAATGATCCCATCGATAACCTGCACTTTACCTTCACCAAACTTATTAATCTGCTTACCCACTTCCAAAAGGTTTTCCAATTCAGAATAATCTTTAGTACGAAGCGCACCAAGGATGTCCTGATATGATACATGATCGGTTTCAACGGTATAAACCTTTGAACCAATGATGATCGTAATCTTACCACTGCCACTAATCATAGAACCAACTGTTTGCATTTTCATTCTCCTTTGTTATTATTGTCTCACTCGTTACTAATACTTTATCACGCTACCGCAGGATTGTCAATAAGCATTCCTGAATTTTTAATCATTATTTCAATATAGTCTTTCACAATCTGTAAACCATTGGCATTGAAGTTATCCGCAAAACGAATCATTGGGAAATCCATCTCGATACTTTCAAACATACTTTTGAACGTTTCACGATACTTACCAATCTTATCAATGTCAAGCGTTACATACGGTGTCAAGAAAGGAATAATTTCTTTATTCGTAAAAAGTTCAAGAATCGTTTCGATATTATCTTTATACTTTACAAGATTTTTAAGTGAATCAATGTAAGTTTCGAAGTATGTTCGGTTTTGAGCAGTTTGATTGTGATAACCATTCAAATCAGTCGTACACTTCACGGAATCACTATTATACGCCTTACTGATATTCACAATCTCTTCAAGTTCATTGTCTTTGATATAATCCTTAACCAAAGTTTCCGTATAGGTCTTCAACGGAACCCAATTGGTCAAAGGTGCAAAAGTAGCTGAATACTCATTCGACTTGATACCATAGATCGTGACAGGTTCATCACTAATCTTTTCGAATAAATTTACATATTCGTCAAGGTAGCTTTGTGCCTTCTCACCGTCAATGCGATATCGGTTAATGATAACATAGACACCACCATCATCTAACTCTGGTTCAGCCACTTCCCAATTGTCACCATCGCTATAACCACCACCAACATACTTGAAAATCTTCTTGGTATTCTTATAGTTATACACACCACCACCGCTAGACTGACTAGAGCAACGCACAACCTTATCAAAAGGTAACTCACTGACAGGCGTAATCACAACATCATCTGCCATACCAATTTTAACTTTGAACGCTTTAACAGCTTCGTTAAGTAAATCAGGGTGAGCAGAGTGAATAAGATTTACGATAACCTTTTCCACACCCAAAGCTTTCTGTTCCTGTATGTACTTGGTAATACGTGCTTTAACATTCTTTGTGGTATCACCTGCAAAGAATTTCTGTGACTTTGTAGCAACAAGATAATGAAGCGTATTGAAGCCATAACGATCACGATTAGAACGTCTAGTTTTCGTGAAAAGATGTGAAGTAACATTGAATGAATGATAATCTGTCTCACCGAAACAAATTTCCTCTTTACCGACAGGTTCACCATTGAATGTGACGGAAATATTTTCCACAATATTACGGAAAACTTTCATGGAACCACTGGTCAATTCATGCAACAAAATCTTAGCATCCCAAAGACTTTTGCAGTTGGCAATCTCATTATTAAGTTCTTCTGCCAACTCTTTAACAATAAGAGTTAGTTTATCCTTAATGTTTTTCTTGGTTTGTGTGTTGTATGAAAGTTTTTCACGACTAGCGGCAACATCCAATTCACCGATATTGAAAAAGATATCGATATTCAACTTCAAGATAGCCTTTTCTTCTGTCGTAAGCGTATCAAAGTCGGCTCCACCCATGCTATAAGCAACATTACCCATAACTGCATTGGCATTACCCCAACTATCAGCATCACGCAAACCCCACTTACCATCACGTTTCTGAATGTAGGTCACTTCGGGAATGTCGCAGGTACGTCCAATGAAATTGGGTTTCGTCTTGAAGTAGGTATAGGTACTTCGTGCTTTGGAATAAAATGTATAGATATCCTGCTGTTTCACAGAGAAACTTATTTCAAGTCCATTGTGTTCAGTGGTTTCCTCAGTCAACAAAGTTGCGTAAGCAGGGATATCATTCTCATTCAAGAACATGTTATACACCGTCTTGACACCATTGAAATACGAGATAACAGTGAAGTTATCAGTGTACGAGAAAGGAGACTTAGAACCCAATCCAAGGCATCCAACTTGGTCATTGGAATTAGTCTTGGTGGATTTGAACAAGATCGTGTAGATAGTCACAATGTCTTCATGTGCCAACCCGATACCATAGTCACGGAGCATGAAAAATGGTTCAAGTGTACTAGGAAGATGTACATCAAACTTAAAGTCTGCCTTACCTGCCGTGACATGTGCATCATAGGCATTACAACCCAATTCACGCATGATTGCAGTGGGCTTGTCAGAGTACAAACCATCAAACAGAATACGAAAAGCTTTTGCTGATGCCTCAATTTGGAAAGTCTTTTCTGGAAAACTATCTGAACGCTCGATCACATTTCTAATCTCATTTTGAATCATAACTAATCTCACCTTGTTTTACGTTTGATGCCTTATGCACTCAACTTCAATAAGTATGAACTATCCCCTGTGACTTGTCAACTACTGCGTGAAATTTTAATGTTTTCTTATCGCCCTACGAAAGGAAGCAATGTTTCAGCGGGTGGATTACCTTCTGCCATGTGGTTTTCAATGATATCAGGACTCCACTTTGTACGCTCAATCTGGTCAGCACGTTTATACAATTCACTATCTTGATTGTAATAACGCTTGATAAACTTTAAGGTAACTTCCTTCATGATACGCATTTCGCCTTCATAACGAAGAATCTTACCCCACATGTAATACTGTGATACAGTTAGTACACCTATAACTAGAATTAATAGGAACATATTGTACTCTTAAACTTTCTCATATGAAAGAGATACGATATCTTTACCAAGTTTCTCATTATCATCACCACAATCCATGTCCTTGATTACCAACGAGATACATTTATCTTTCCTTACAATATTAGGAACTCCACCACGAACTTCAATCACAACAGTAGGAATACGGAAAGAAGGGTCATTCTTAGTTTTAAACGTTTTGCTCATCTTTTTCTCCTTTATTTACTATTTCTTTTACTTCTTCAACCATCGGTACAACACTAACAGAAGGCACTTCACTTGTCAAGACCTCAATTGTACCAGTTACAGGGTTCACATTAAATTTAATCTGATCGTCAAGGGGCTGTGATGCACCAATGATAAGGTCTGCATCACCTGTGATGTTCTTCGCCTTGCTGAAACGAATCTGCTGACGAAAGACTTCAATTGGCATACCGTTAATGTGCATACTCATTTGCTTACAACTCCTGTCAAAGTTACTGGCACAACTCGATACCCATCTTCATACAAATCATTCCAACAAATATAATCAAGATATGGATCATCTTCATTAAGTTTAGTGAAGATATTAAACTTATACATAAATCTGCCGATACATTCAGTAGGATCATTATCAAACGTTGAATCGAGTGTATCACCGTCTGGTGTCTCAATCACATAACCAGTTACTTTAATTTTTTTCATAATTCACTCTTCAAGTTCTTATTAAATTTATTCCAATATCCTCTAGCCCTCACCTTATTCTTATATAAAGGTGTGCATAAGAAGCACTTAGGACATTCATACCTGAACTGGTTAGACGCTCGTTTCAATTCAGGCACTACTTCACAAAACTTACAAACTTTTGGTATTGGTTTGGCTTTCATTTACTTGTTACATCACAATTTATCCTTAAAACAATTCAATCTCTTGATGGGTTACATCGATAACACCATCATATTTATTACATACTTCAAATAACACCTTATCTGCCGACAATGGCATAGTGTTTAGCACAGTTGACAAACAACCATTCACCAACACCGATTCACCGATACGCACCTCTTTAGCATCTTGTATAGTCATAATTAATACTTTACACCTTTCTGATTAAATTGTCAATATTGTTTTAAAATGCTCAAGTTTTCTTTTCAAGTTGGCAGGAACGGGAAGAGTCGAACTTCCACATATTGGGTATATCTACCCCTTTTCACCTATCTACCATTATAGAATTAATATGTCCAGTACTAAACATATCTATCATATAGGTCGTTCCCATAAATTGGTGGCTACGAAGGGAGTCGAACCCTTATGCCGAAGCGAGGGATTTTAAGTCCCTTGTGTATGCCAATTCCACCACGTAGCCAAATTAAAATCCTTTAAAACTGAGTGTTTGCTTTATAATTTCTGCATCATCAGGAAGTGAATCGAGTCCTAGACTGACCGATTTTCCCCAAACCTTCACAATAACATCATCTTCAAAACACCTATCTTCTCCGCTATGGTCTATGCTACAGAACCCTGCACTCGTGATACGCATACCACAACGAACCTTGTCATGTGAAATAGCTTCATTAAAAATTACTGCAAAAAGATCATCACCGATAACATATTTCATATTAAATTTAATCCTTATGTAGTTCATCCCATACTCGATATGCGAGAGATTTAGCGAGAAATGTAGCATTCTCAATTGCTCGTTTAGTATCTACATAACTTTGAGTCCCAATATTGGTGTTAGCGAACTTAATAGCGGTATAGTTTAGCACAAACTGTTTAATAAATTCTTCTCGATTCATAACATTCCTTAAAGTGTGAGTAACCCTGTCTCATTCACAACAACACTAATGAGCCTATGAATGTGTTGCTTCGTTTATCCCTACCACGTTACTCTTGGGGATTCTTGGATTGTTTTGGTACTCCTATTCAGACTTGAACTGAATTAACCAGATTAAAAGTCTGGTACTTCACCATAAAAGTTTTAGGAGCATTACATTAAATTTTATTTATTCTCCACAAAGGGTACAACCCTCACAAGGATTAACATCATTAGGATCATCTTCACATCCCGTATAATCAGGTTCAATAACATCCTCTGGAATACTGGCATTGAGTGCCTGAATCTCTTCCATCGTGAGAGTACCATCATCATCAGGATACATGTCAATGAAATCCGCACAAATAACCATTTCACGCTTCTCAGCCTTCTTGTGACAGGGGATGAGTTTCTTGCATTCCAAACATGTTTTAACTTCGCACATAATCTTCACACTTTCGTTTTGATTTGTTACTAATGACGTTCAACTGTTAATAAGTATGCACTACAGCCGTTCCATTGTCAACTACTCTATGAAATACTCAAGTTTTTTATAAGGAGGTTGCGAGGCTTAATACCCGCTTTCCAGTTTCAGGGGAGATTTACTGGCGATTGATTTGTTAATTTGTCAATCCATTCGTCTAGCTGTTACTAATATTTATTCTCAATCTTTGTAATGCAATACCGTATATCGAATTGAATCCCAATTGAATCCAACATTTGCATCATGATCGCCCAACATTAGATCAAGTATCTCATTGGCTTCATCATCGGTCATTACGATGCCTTCACCTTTTGCCACGGACTGAACATCTTCCACCGTCCAGATCACTGCAATCTGATTCTTGAAGAATAATTCAATACCATCTTTGACCAAGGTTTGCATCAATTCATCTTGATCTTTTGAAGATGTGTGAGTGATTTGTGATTCGTGTTCACGCAACACACCCATAATCGTATTCGTCAAATTAACAATTTCATGGTCTAACATAATATTCTCCTATTTACATTTACAAGCATATTTCTTTTCAGTTGATTCTCCACCCAAAGCCCAAATCCAACTAATCACACACAAAATCGGATTAGTGTGAAAGTACATGAATGTAGCAATAACGGCTACAGTCAATCGAGGTGCTAACACCCACCCAAACCAATATAACAATCCTGCATACGGCATGAATGCAATACCCGTAACTAACATTGTCAATCGTGGAAAGAGTGCCATGAAGAATACGAACCAAAATCCATGCAAATTCCAAAAGTTTATCCTAATTTTATTTAACTTCCTCAACGCTCCAATCGTCTGAACCCTCACCCAACTCTGTGTTAAGCTTGGTCATGACTTCCTTCTCCGTCATACCCCAAATCTTGTAGGTATCAATGATATCCTCTGGATTCTTGTCACCATCAATGTTATAAATATACACCCGAAAACTCTTCATCTTTATTACTATCCTGTTAATGTGTTGCTGTTTACTTCCAACTATTAATAAGTATCTCACAGAGTAATCGATTTGTCAACTACTCTGTGAAATACTCAGGTTTTCTTATCCACGATTCACAATCAACCACGCAACTGACACAAGGAACCAATAGAGTACAAAGTTATACGGTACATCCTTTGACCTAATGAAACGCAAGATAATCCAAAATCCATGAATCACTGCGATCATCCACGCCATAATCAACGACCAATTGTAAAAAATCTCAAGCATCTTAATATCCTTCTTCTTACTTCAAAAGCTGTTCACACTTGAAGTAACGCTGACAACGACCTTGGAAGTACTGGTAGTAATCCAAAAGTGAATCAGGAACTTCGGCAATCTTCTGTTCATAAGGCTTAGACTCTTGCGCTCGATTAAGAGCGATATTAAATCCTTCATACTTATCGAACACATCACCTGCGTTCACATTAACTTTACTCCAACCGATATCGAACCCTGAATCACAGACACCAATACCAACGAACACACCAACACGGTTATCATCAACATCCTTGATATACTCGTGGATACTGCAAACCATAGGCTTTGCCACAGGCTGTTCAACAGGCTTCACAAGACCTTGGTAATCCGCTTCGGTACAATCCTTCCAATCACCACTCTCAGGAAGATAAGGAATATCCTTGATGATAAGACCGTTGACCACTTCACCAAGATTCACACCATCTTCCTTAATCTCTGCAAACTTACCATCAACAATCTTGGCAAAACGCTTCGCATCATACTTAGATTGTAGATAACGCACATTGGATGCATTAGCACCTTTGTACATTGACTTAATGAGACTAACGTTATACTCAAACTTGGCAAGATAAATCGTGCTAAGTTTTCCGTAACGATCGTTAGCTTCCTTGATACCCTGCTCATCAGGCGTATAGCCATAGAGTGCCACAACGCTATTATCCTTTGTAACTACCACACTAATCGTACTCGACTCTTTCATAATTTTATTCCTTTCTTAATTAACCTTTAACATTAAACTTCTTGAAAACAACTTTCTTTGCCTGTTCATCAGCTTCGTAACCACTATCAAACAACTCCGACTTCAAACGCATATAGGTCATTAATTGTCTATGTCCATAACAATCACCAATGATAAGATTATAATACATCTTTGCCAACTGAATCTTTTCTTGTGTCTTAGTTTTCATGTTAATTTTCCATCACCAATTTACCTTCAAAACGTTCAAATACCCCTTCAATCCAATCAGTACGCCATTCACCCAATTTCTTACTTCTACTATAAGTCTTATTATGATCTTCACCCACATACATAACTACCCCGCATTTCGGCGCAACAAACAACACTACTACCATTGTCGATGGTAAAAAATCTGGACGCATCATATGTTTTCCCAAATAAGGGTAAACAGTTTTTAGACTCTCTGACATTGCTACTTCTAGTTCCGATTTCATAAACTCCTTTGTTACTTACTTGTTAATACTCTACACGATTAAGTGAACTGTGTCAAATGGTTTCTCAATCTTTTTACGAAAAAATGGCATGTTATAATCTGAATGAAATTTTGTACCAACGTGCCAACGATCCGCATCATGCAAACGATGGTCAGTATTGGCGATATAAACATCATTGTATTCTATAATCATACCTTCTTTCAAGACTTCAAGATCATCAGGAATATCAATCGTTACGTGTTCAAGATACTTCTTCTCATAGCTGAATGTAAATTTCATTTATTTGTATTGCTGTTCTCTGTACCATTCCAAATCGTACTCACAACACTCTTCCACATAATAATAAATGCTAACATATTAACCTTTCTGAATCAAAGCTTTCTTAACACTTAATTTAATGCCAAACGTCTTAGCCTTCTTAGATACCATACGTGCCTCTTTACGTGTGTAGTATATAACGGGAATAGCTTTACCATCCTTAACAACTACCCAAAGATTAATCGGTTTGATACGTTTAACCTGTACAGGTTCCTGTACATCAACTTCTGGTGCTTCATAATCAGTACCATCATATCCACCAGAGTAATCAAAATCTTTGACACCTTCATCATGACCCCAAACATCAAAACTTAGACTATATTTATCAGCAAATTTCTGGAAAATCACTTCTTGCGGTGGACACCAAGCTGAATTAAAATACATGCATCCATTTCTAAAAGATGCATCATAGGTTCCCCACTTCGTACCCCAATTCTTATTAGCCCAATCATACCAGTTATCAACACCTTCTCGCACAAAGATAAAACGTTCTTCTGCTGTAAACTCACGCACACCAATTTTAATACCACACTTAGGATATTGTGGATCATCTTCACAATACATTCCATTGGAAGGTGATTGAGTGTGATTAAAAATGTCAGGCATTGGCATCACATCACGACAGATTTCATAATCCTTATTCTTGTACAAAGCTTTAACAATAGCCAATTGTGCAGGGTGTGTAAACTCTAACTTTGTTGCATAATGATTTGGCATAATTTTATTCCTTTCAATTTTCAATATAAATAGCTGACGCAAGACACGCAATTCCTAACCCAATAAAACTTCCTGCAATTACATGGTCAGTTAGATAACCTATTGAACCACAGATAAAAACGAATCCTAATCCAACCAACACAATAACCTTAACCGCATTAAATTTTCCACCAAAATTCATAATTTCGTCTTCCATTTTATTCCTTCGTTTACACAACTCAAAATTAAAAAATAAGGGATTTCACAAATTGTTCCAAGGGCAGGAATCGAACCTGCTATTCACCTTGATAAAAGGTGCGTGTTTCCCATTACACTACCAAACGTCTATCCTTAATTCTGCGCTAGTTGTACAGAGATTTCACTATTGTTCCATCCGACAGGCCGACCAATTCCTGCTTTCGACTCCTGTAATGGAGTTGCACATAGTCTAATCGTGCTACGAATGTCTTTCTGCATCCAACTTAAATCAGTGTCTCATAAATTCTTTAAAACGTCAACAACAATTTTCAGATTTTCTTTTCACCAATCAACTTTTTAATATCCCACGGATGAATACCAACTTCATCATCGATATACACACTAAAACTCTTCTTTGTACCTAAATTCTTTACAAAGATGCTTTTAGCAAACCTGCCAGTTACACAATACTCATAACTAGCTTTGTCAATGGTCAACGTTCTACGAATCTTCTTAGGTATCATATTAAGCTCCAATCAACGGAATGCGACCACAATTAATACAAATAGGTGTATAATTGTACTGTTCTTTACACACTGGACAAGCATCTTTAAGATCAATAAACACACCTTCATTAAAACGGGTTTTAAGAGTCTTAATCAATGATTCTTGTGTCATGAACTGTGAAGACTTCTTATCAAACCATTCATCAACTACTTTATCAATTATTTCATCAGTTGTCATAAATCCTTTTCAAAGCTTTATAAAGCTCTCTTAATCTTAATACTCTGCTTATCCTCTTTACTGTTCTTAATAGTCTTTAAAACTTCTTCATAACGTCTTAAAAATTATTCACTTCGTTCAGAAGAAAATAATTATAACAAGCTTCTTTCAGATGTCAAATCGTACTGTTTCTTTTTCACTCGTTCCAACAATACTTTTGACTCTTCAAGATGTTGATTATAATCTATTTGCGACAAATACGGATTGTCTAAAGAAAATTTCAACAATCTTGCCAATTCAGTGATTATTTTATCATCTATGCAGTATTTCATATCCCTTCTCCACATCCACAACCTGAACTACCACAAGATATTGAAGAATAATTAATTATAATCATTACTATATTGACGTTCCAGTTCAGGAACTTTTAATGCTTTTAGTTTTGATTCTCTTTGTTTATCAATACCACGCAACGTATTATTTTTATTCCATCTTAATATTTCTTTTACTCTTTCATCCCGAACCTGTGCGTATTCATACATTTGATCTTTTATTTCTTTATTTAATTCTACAATTTTAATATTATATTCCATTGTCATTCTAGTTCTAGTTTTAACCATAATGGGGTCGTTACTAGTCATTAATTCCTTTGCATTATTATAATATCCTTCCTTCAAGCCATGTCGTTCCTGTAAAAAGGAAATTCGTTTATAGTATTTATTTTTAAGTTTAATTATTTCTTGATCATATTTATTACTAACAGATAAGCATTGTAAAAGTACATCTGGAGGTGATTTATAATTCACATCAGCGTTAGATAATATTGAGTTATATTTGACATTAATGTTAATATATTCCGCATCATAGTCATTCTTTTTAGTTTGATATTCCGCTTGTTTTTGTAATTTTATTCTTTCTTTTTCTTCCCGTTCTGCTTTCCATTTTCTATCATTTTTTAAAAATTCTTCATAATATTGACCAGATTTAGCATCTATTTGTCTCTGAATTTCAGCACTTCTTTTTTGATCAGCTTTGACATCAGAATCATAATAAACATTACCATTATCATCAATATGATGTATTTTATCCTGATGTACGGGAATTGAAATAAACCAGAACCCCTTCCCATATGAAATATTCGCCAAGATTATAATAGAAATTATTAAAATTAGTTTATTCATCTTTGATATCCTTTTTAATCTCTCTTTTACTCGCAAGACGCTCACGCTTTGCTGTATTACGCTTACCGAATGGACGCAAATGTTTCCACCATTCTTTCGCCACTACCAATGTACCTTTACGTTTTGTTGCCATATTTAACCTTTGTGTTTCAACTGTTAAAAGTATGCCACAAGGTAGAATGGTTGTCTATAAATACTCAGGTTTTCTTTTGAATAAGCTTCTGATATCGCTTAACGATACTGGTATACTGCTTTTTAATAAGCTTATATTCAGCTTTGTAGGGGGATTTGTGAGCAAAAGTTAGTGCTTCCTCACTCAGATTTAACATCTCACGAAATAGCTTATGTTCGATGGTGTTCATGACTTCTTCTCAAATTTCTTATAAACGAACCATACACCCTTTTCGGAATCCGTTGTGCATTCTATAGGCATCTTACCACATAAGGGTAATCCATCAGCTACGCACCCCGCACACACATCAACATCGTCACCCACTGGTTCAGTAATAGCTTCTGTGATGAAGGTTCCCTCACCCTCTACATTAAATTTCTGTCCAATCTTCATCATGCTTCCTCATAAACTTTATGTTGAATATATTTATCAGAGTAATCGCCATAGTGTTTAGGAATCTCTAGTACACGACTGTCAGGCATCTCTTCCATAAATTTATTACAATTTGGACAATAGTTACCAGAAGATTTCTTATGAATGTAATTGTTATCACAAGAGCAATCCCAATATTCACTATCCGTGAAGAATCCGTTAAGCGTTGTTCCATGAAGTTCGTACATAAATTTAACATCCACAAGGCGCATGAATACTTGCACCAAAATTAATCAAAACCTTCTCACACGCTTTGACAGGTGAATCGAATCCCAAGGTTTCCCAATTATCAATGGCACAGGTCAAAGCTTCCAAAAGCCCTTTCGTATCAGGCTTGAAGAATGGTTCAAAGTAAGCCACAGCACTACTATAATCAATGTACATCTGACCTTGAGGATTACGCTTTGCACAATTCTGATCGATTGCATCCTTTGCTTCCTTCAACATCGCACCAGTGATAGAACGATACGTCTTGATAGCTTCGATGTAATTCCCTTGATTCAAAATGAACTTCACACGCTCAAATGTCAATTCCGTTCCGTTATAAGCTTTGTAACTCTTTTGCATTTTATTATCCTTTGTTAGTAGTTTTCGTTCAACTTCAATAAGTCTCTCATATCCCTATCAACTTGTCAATAGGATTATGAAATTTTAATGTTTTCTTAAACGGCTGATTCAGAGTCCACAAAGTGAAAACATTCGCCATGTGAGTACATGATACGCCCATCACCAGTAGGTTCCAAGTGAATCAATTCACCAGTAGTGATAGGTTGACCACAGATAGGACACGCAGGGTTACTCAATTGCTCAAATAATCGATGTGTGTGAAACAACAGAAAACATTGATTGCATACTTCTGACTTTTCCATAATTTTATCCTTTAAGTTTGAAAATTTCGTAATCAGTAAACACAAAAGCTTTATACAAAGGTCTATTATCAGATTCATCAAATCCATCACGTTCAACTTCTATCATCCTATTGCCTGAACTAACACAGGCAATTTCAAGCGTTGGATAAATTTGAAGTTCCTTAATAGAGCGTTCAATCCACTGCATAACATCCGTTTCGGATACCGCTACTGCTTTTGGTGCTTTCCAAAAATCATCACTTCTTTTCAAGATTTCCATAATATTAATCCTTTATTTAACAAACCTTATGAACATTGACAAGTACCATAATCCTGACAACAATGTGATAAATAGGTTTGACAACACGAACACCAAGTTGCACGACCTCCGCACATATGACAAGTCTCGTGATCCGAACAGAAATAGCCATCATAATTCCAAGCTAATTCTTTTTGAGACATACAAGACCAACAAAGACTTACTTCATCACCTTCACACTCAATTTTACCAGTATGTTCCGCTTCACGATCTTTACAACAACTACAGATTACTTTATCCATGACACGCTCCTTTGTGTTTCAACTTCAATAAGTATGCACCATGTGTACTAAGATGTCAATAGGCTTGTGAAATACTTAACTTTTCTTATCAAGACGTTCCCACACATCACGCAATCTGGAACGTTCTGACCATTCAATAGTTCTAATTAAATCTTGAACAGCCTCATCATAACTCTTAAACATATCATAAGAGTAATCGGCTGAACTACGTCCTGTTTTAGTGTTCTCCCACTTATATTCACCGATACCATTCTTCAAAATGACGTAACCCTTTGGAACGGTGAGAACTACTTCCACCTTCTTTTTCTTAAATATATTAAATAAATTCATTTTAATCCTCTCGCTAGAACCTCTGCTTCTGTAATCTTCTTAACATACCCACGATCAAAAGACCAGATATACCATTCGCCAGTATGCTTATGCTTCCAAGGATAAGGCGCACCTTTTACAAACTCCATTGAAAGACCTCGTGCCTCAATCTCCTTATAAATCTCATGCTGAATAGTTATCGGATATCCCTTGTAATGTTGAACATGCAACAAAACATTAGCCAAATGTGTATCACCCATAGCCTTAAAGTTACGGATAGAACCATCAACGCTTCCCCATAGTGTAGACATATTTATTCCTTACTTATTCGTAACAGTGTTAAAACTGAATGTAACCTCACCACTTGTGGCAGTGTTCCAGTGTGCAACACCCGCTTGTACAGCCTTTACTTTCTGACGATGTTCCGCACCATCAGCAACATTTATTGCAACAACTACCATTGCACATATACCTAACCCAAGGCCAATAATAAACCCCAAAAAAGCCATATTCTCATCATCATTGTTATTCTTCATATTAACTCACTTTCTTGAAATATACAGTAGTTCCATCAAGACGATCTTCACAAGAAGGCATACCATATTCATCAGCAAGACAATCAAACACAGGGTCATACTGACTGAACGCACACTTCTTACACCGATTACTACCATCCAACGTGGCAACCTCTTCAAAAGTTTTACCACGCTGATCGATCACCTCAGATTTGAAATATTCATCCATAATTTTACCTCATTGTACGGACACTGAAAATAATGTTAAAGAGGATTTCACTTTCTATTGAGTTCGTAATTCAAACACGTTGTTTCTTGTTCCAGTAACTTCCCTTGTACTTCGTTCCATGACCGTCTATCTCTTCAACAAATTCAAAATTAATATTAGGGGATTTCACGTAATGTTCCGCTTCATGATCTTTACAACAACTACAGATTACTTTATCCATGACACGCTCCTTTGTGTTTCAACTTCAATAAATTAAATGTGGCTTCATCGTCGAATCGCTACCTGATCTAAGCAGGGGTCATGTTCATCTCTGGAACACCACACTGAAAATAAAGTGGTTATCAAATCGTTTTCAATTCTTACGAGTCGTTCACAATCCTTTAACCACAAATTGAATGAGGATTTCACGTAACGTTCCTTCGGTTGTTAATCGGTAGGGAATCGAACCCACAGTCTCTCCAAATACATTGAAGTGTCCTAGCCAATTTAGACGATCCGGTTAACAACCATTTGTCTATCTCGTTCAACTGTTAATAAGCTTATACCAACCCTTAACCTTTGTCAAACATCTCTTCAAAATACTTAACTTTTCTTTTCGAATAATTTTACCAGAAGCTTCAAGATCAATCATAAACTCAGCCAATGTCCTATCATCCTTTAACAAGTTACAGGCAGGACAACACACCTTGAAGTTATTCGTATCATACTTACTTCCACCCTTACTAAGAGGGCGCACATGGTCAACCGTGGCTAATAGATGTTGATTACATTTACCATTAACTTTAATCTGTAAATTACGCTTACCACAATATTCACATACCAACTTACCATGTTTATCAACCTTTGTCGATAGATAATTTCTGCGCCAATCTTTATTGTAGTTCCAACAATCAACATCCAACAGCCGATAATCACGTTGTAACTTAATCAGTGAAGCTTGTGAATATGGATGTGGATCATGTACAAAAATTTGTGTAATAGTTTTATGTTTTGGATTACACATATCAACCCTCACGATAAGTATCAATGATTCGCTTGTAAGCTTCTAGTTTCTGTGCTAAGTGTGCATAATTAGTTACTAGACGATTATAGTCACATTCCATAATTTCATAGGTATCTACAATGTTTTCATATGATTTACACATGTTGTGTAAAAATCGGATAACTAGAAAACATATTAGAAGTGTTATAAATAAGACCAGTGTTATACCACCTAAGATTGCTATCATGGTAATTCCTCAATAAATTTTATTTTAGCTTCTGATAACTGTTGCATACGCTCGATATGACGTTCTGCAACCTCAAAAGCTTCTTTCTCAAGCTCTGCACGATTTAGATTTCTGTGATAATTCTTCTGAACCACTCTATTATAATTAGTTTCACTTGTGGCAAAACTTAACCAGTAAGCGATACGAACTTTACATAATTCTATTTCAGTATCGTAATGTGCTATTTGACTTTGTGGTTTCATAAATCCTATCTGTAATATCTTGTGTATCCAACATAACCAAGATGTTTCATCTGACGACCTAACACCCGAATCAAATTTCGGTCTGAGGAAGTTCCTGCAACGGTTAGAATATCCTTACCGTTGGGCGCATAGCACATCAAATGCTTTGTTGCATGGTTGACACGCCACCCATCAGCTACCATAACTTTAAACAGTTCTTTTAAATCTTTTTTCATATCTTTTAGTACTCAACATAAATTGATTCGTTACCACGAACAAAGATACCTTCATCCCCAAAATCCATACCTTCGACATAAACAAACGTGCCACGATCCCCATCAAAATTGACACCTAATTCAATACGAACAATACGCCGACCAATAGCTTTCCAACGTTCACCTGTACGTGTACCAAATTCTAAGTCCCAAATCACTTTACCGACAAAATGACTCTTTAATATATCTTCAACACTATCAGTTAAAATTACTTTATCAGACATATTATGAACCTTTCTCCATTTCAAGAATCATTTCAAGTGAAGCCAACAACCCTGCACGACAAGACGAATTCTTGATAGCCGTGGTGATACCTTCTTTCAACGTGTTAAACTTCATCAACTCAAACTTCTTGGCATGAAGCTCGATAACTGTTTGATGTGTTTCAGGAAAGTACGACGAATGATTATAATGACACTCACCACCATACTCCTTGGCAGTTTCTTTATTGATGCGTGTGGCGTATTGTGCATCATTACCCCACTTGCATACCAGAAGTTTAGGCGTGATACTCGTCACCGTATAAGTATGTTCACTAGGAAGACAACCAAACCCATACTTAATCGCCACAACCTTATCACCGACTTTGACATTTTCCAGATCGTTCATACCGTTCTCCCGTTTGTGTTTGTTACCTGATGCACTCAACTTCAATAAGATTACATCATCCCTATGAGTATGTCAACTACTGCATGAAATTTTAATGTTTTCTTATCTCTTCATGGAATCGTTTAGGAACCTTGATACCATTCTGAAAGGTTTCAGGTAGCTTTCCATCCTGTACATAAGCCCATGATCGATCAACAATCCCTTCAACATCATCACCACGATTGTAAACTAATACTAATTCATAGTGTGTTAGTGCGTTGTCTGGTTCAGGCTGACTCTTGAGCTTATCACTAAAATTATGATCAAGTATGTCACCGTGTGTATCAACCTCTTCCCAATCCCATTCATACGATGTATCCATGATACACTCCTGTTAGTGTTTTCTTGTGTAGACAGCAAACCATTCAGAATAAGACTTACGCAAACTGCATTGTGCCGTGTAAGCATTCGTAGCCTTTGCAAACACTAAACGACTTCCACGCCCCTTCAAATCAAAGCGTTTCTTGTTGTTGAACTTCCTCATGAGGCGTATGAACTCTCTACCCTCTTCGTTGTTAGGCACATTGAACAACTGATGTCCCTTAGACTTAATCTTAATTTTAGGTACAATCTTGACAATGTTCACAATGTCATGATCAGTATCAAGCCGTGTAGCAACATTCCTGTATGTGAATCCTTCATGTGTCCGTGTACCTTTCGACCCATCAGGATATTGCACATAATGGTCATTGTAATTTCCCGCAGGTGTTACCCCAACATATTCCAGAACCATTCCATGCTTTGAAATCAACTTATCACCCTTAACACAAGTCCTTAGATCAACACTCATTTTAGTTTCCTTTACGCTTGATATACTCTTCTATGCTTTCGTTGTCCATGTGAATAAGTCTCCCATATACCCGTTCATATGTCAATAGCTGTGTGAAATTTTAATGTTTTCTTATCGAATCGAGCGTATATCCGTAACAATCCTTAATCTGAATAATCTGCCAAAAACAAGTATTGAACCATGTTGAAGGTTTATACCAAACAAACTTGTTCTTCATTTCAATATAAATTTCTTCTGCAACAGCAAAACGATCTATTTTACCATTTATCACCGATCCACCGCATTCACTACAGAAAAAATTATTAATGTCAAGCTCTTTTCTACAACCGTTACAATAAATTACTTCTCTGAAACGTTTATTCATGGCGCACAACCTTCATCATACCCATACTCATATTCATCATTCTCTTCATCATACTTACCACGTATACCCTTAACCCAATCCAAATACTTCTTGGATGGTTCACCAGTATTCACACGCCAATTAACAGTACCATTATCCCATGTAGCTTTCTTAATGACTACTGGCGTACCCTTCAACACCCTTGCAACCTGATCTAGTACCCAAGTCTTGTGATGATCTCCGTCAATGCCACCATACATTAGAATATAATACATTGCCCAATCTACTTTAGTATACCTCTTAAATGGCGTATCCTGTTTCGGTACATCAACTTCACCTAAATATCCGTTCATAGTTTCTCCTTTAAATTTAATTCAATCCTACTACCACACAAGCCTGACAAGGGATTTCACATACAGGTAGCTAACCTATTCCAACCTATCACATACCATACTCTGGCGAAGGGAGTTGCACCTATGTTACACAGTCGTCTATCCTCGTCAAATCCTTAAAACGTTTGAACCCTCTCCCTCACCAATACTACGGTATTGTGTAGGCGCACTATTAGCATGGGAGAAGGTTCAATAAAATTGTTAATATCAAACCCCTTCCAAAAACTTCTTACCCGCTATGAAAATTGAACGTGTGTTACTCTTCTTCAAATAACCCTCTGTAACCAATTCAGCTACAATAGCATCCTGTACCTTCGTGAACTGGTTGTAATCAATCCCAATGTACTCTCTCGCAAGATCAATCAGAACATCGTCATTCTCATTCATACCGTTCTCCTTTGTGTTGTTCAACTGTCAATAAGTATGCACTATACCCTGTGACTTGTCAACCTTCTCCCAAAATACTCAACATTTCTTTTGAACTAACTTCCTGTACAACTGTATCAAACCTTGGAATGTTGGCATCATTGTAAAAACAATCTGCCTCTGTCTGATTAATTTTATTGTAAAGATTCTGGTTAATCCCGAACAAGGCATTCATCAAAGCCTGACCTTTGCGCTGACCCTTGAACTGCTTCGCATTAATATAAACCTGATCAAATAGCGTTATCATGTTAAAACCCTTTCGACATTTCAAACATCTTACTAATAAACCCTTTGAAGGAGTCCAATCCTGTCAATTTTAGCTTTAAATTCTTGCCATTGCATAAAACTCATTTCCATCGTGGAAATTATTTTATCGTGCTTTGCCTCAATCCGTAGATGATTCTTAGAAGGTTCACCAACCGATACCTTCACACCACATACATAATCAGAAATTTGCATAACGTTTCTCCTAGTTTTAAAGATTAAATAACATGCGTTTAACTAATTGGAATTGAACCAAATCCTCTGAGTCCTTTTGAGTTGACTCGTATGCTACCGTTACATCAAGTTAAACTATACGAAAGGATTTCAATAAAAACAGCGTCCTGTTTACCCTTTTCCACCGTAGGGATTCGAACCCATCTTGTTTTCACACGTTCCGCAACCAGTGTCTTTCTCTCGTACTTCAAATAGTCTCTCATATCACCATTAACTTGTCAATACGCCTGATGAAATACTTAACTTTTCTTTTGACGCTTATTTATAAGCTTATGTTTTTGAATGTTGTGCCGTATCTCGCCACACGTACCTATGACCAACCAACCAACAAAATACGTACCACCAAAAAGCATCACAACACAGAATGCAACCGCAATTATTGCAAGATATTCATAAAGATATACACATAACTTTAACCCTAAAATAATAGTAATTATACCAATAGCACCGACAATCATTGTCCCTAACACATTCACAAGCTTCTTAATAAATTTAATCATACCTTAATACCTTTCTTAATCGGTAATCTGTTCCTGTACCATACTTGTCCTACAGGATTTGCCTTACGCACCCTTGACTCCCTCTTAGCATCCCTCGCAAACTCTGCCCGATTACTGATATATCCTAATTTTGAATGCCATCGTAACATCTCACGACATATCCAACCAATATCCAAAGAATTACTACAAGCCATTTCATCAATAACTTTACCAGATAAAATTAATCTGGAATGCCATCGCTTTCCAATCCTTGTAACCTTAATCTCAGGTTCAATTGTCTCACCTTTAAAATAGTTCATAATTCACCTCATTTTATTAAAAATCATCGTTATCATTCGGCTTAACAATTACAGCCGTTCCAACCTTGTCCATATCACACTTGCAAATAGGACACTTAAATAAAACCTCACCACCACTATTCAAATCATACCGACCACACTCACCACATTCTGCTACAATTAATGTGAAGGTCTTTATCCCATGCTTTAAATCCATTCCATTCAATACATCCACCCTGTTTAATACCTCACTCACTCGCCTTACACCACCTGTTACACTCGTTCCCATGTGTCCAGTATTTTCATCACCTTGCACTCTATCCCACATGATACAAGTGTAACCCTCTTTAGAATGATAAACAGTTCCACAACGCCCATATAGACAACTGTTGCTAGTCTCTATAACTCGTTCCCCTACCTTCAACCCTAAAATGTACTCACGAATTGTCATAATTTTAATCCTAGTTAAACATCATTCTCCAAGAAAGTTTACATGCAATAACAAGTAACCCCGCTGATAATACCGTAGCCATTGTTAGTAAAAGTAACAATATACTTAATAACAACTTTTCAATTAGGTCTAATATCATAATTTTATTCCTGCTTCAACCACTCACTTACAATATTCTCTACAATCTCTACCATCTTACTATCATGACCAATTACATCAAAGGTTCTGGCATTAGGCCAATGATCGACAATACGCACAATAATGAAACCATTCGTATCAATGTTGTTTGAAGTTACATTGACAATCTCTGACCGCATTTGGCGACGCCATTCCGTATATCGATAAGCTTTACCAAGACGTTGCTTACGATAAAATCCGTCAAAAGCATCTTCCAGTACTACATTAATGTTTTCTTTCATAATTTTAATCCGCTTTTACACAAACTCGCCCATTCGCATGAAAATGTGAAAACTTCTTGCCATCTTCACCAATAAACTGCGCCCCTAATGCAACACACCCATAACCATGATGTTTCCACTTACTTTGACCAATATAAGTAAACTCCTTTATCTCATTCTTAACCGCTATATATACCTTCTCACCCTTAGTCAACGGTACATCATTCTTATCAAGATTGTATTCAGGTACAAGATGTGCTTTAGGTATAAAGACAGGACTCTTCAAAGTACTCTGCCAATCAATAAACATGTACCCACCTTCAACCACTTCAACACACATTCCAACCGTCTGCAAATGATGGGAACTAATACCTAAAGATGAATAAAAACGCTCAACCCTCTGATATGGAAATTCTCCTTCAATCTTAGGAAATGTTGATAAACATATCACCCGAACATTACTACCCTTTTCAATCCACATAAATATCTCCTTTGTGTTTCAACTTCAATAAGTCTCTCACATCCCATATGACTTGTCAATAGGCTGTATCAAATACTTAAAGTTTCTTTTGTGCTAAATTTGATAATCTATTTCTGACGCATTGAATAATATACAATTAGGTTTCCTACAGACATAACCTACCCTTTGACTTATACCACATTCATAACGATGAAATCTACCATCAGACCATCTATCTTCAACCCTACCTATACATTTTACCTTAAATTTAGCAAACTCTTGTAATGTTTTAGATGTAGCTTTCATGCTCTAACTCTCCAAACCTCTTTAACATCTCTACGCTCACCCAAAAATCCAACCTTACAACTATCCTCCCCATCCATCGTAATTGTGTTGCCAAATTCTATAGTATTACCTTCAACCAAAACCCTATCACCTTTCTTACATATCGTTTCAATAGGTGGAAAATATCTACGATTCAAAAAACTAATATACAATTCGTAATTTCCTTGCACCGTCCTAAAAGCTTCCGTATACATCTTATTCCCCTTTTCTCCCTAAGTGATTAATATCTTCCCACATCCCTATCAACATGTCAATAGGTTTGTTCGACCATTATTCATTATTTTTTGATAGTGTTTCTCAACTATGCGAAAAGACCCACACTTTTGCGCCAAATTGTCACATTATTATGCCAAGTTGTCACCCTCTTACTCACTTACATCTTCACTCATATCTTCATAATCTATTCATATATCTTCCTAAGTGTTTCAAAGATAAGGACTTATAATTAAAATATCTATTCATACCTTACTGTGACAATCTGACGCAGTGTTATAAAGATGTAAAGAAATGATGAATATACCAAAAAGTTAAGAGATTGTACAGAATAATATTTAATGTACCAAAGCTATTATTACAGGAGTCCCATCTTTACAATTTTTGAAACATCTTGTCAAGTCTTTTAAATGCTTTCCACGATTTTTAAAACTTGACAAGTGCCAATGTACGACGACTGAAAAAATGTTTTAAAGTAATATTTGTCTAAAAGTTGAGGAATTTGCAAAATAAATTAAGGCAATGTACGACGACTGAAAAAAGCTTTGAACATAAAGTTTATTGAAAAGTTCTCAAATCTTAGAAACATTTTATTCAATAAAAAAACCAAGTATTTTCAAAGTTTTCGATAGGTGTTTTAAAGCTTTTTTGTTATAGGGAGAAGGTTTAAGAAAACATTAAAATTTTCAAAGTTTTCGATAGGTGTTTTAAAAGGTTTATGTTATAGAGAAGGGTTTTGCAGGTGAATAAAAAAACCAAGTATTTGTAGACGACTTAAAAAGATGTGTTATAGGTGGTGGAAGGGTGGAAGGGTGGAAAGCGGTGTAACATGTTAAGTAGGATGCGGGTGTGCGCGATATAACACACATTTAAAAATCTGTCAACAGCTTTGAAACAAATTTTAATGTTTTTTAAAGGTGTGACAAAATGACGCAGTAGGGATTTGAGTCTATAGCAGATGTTGATACGGATAAGCAAGAAATACTTAAAGTACTGAGTGAAATAAAGTTTAAGATAAATGTTGATCTTAAATGGGGAATAGTGCAAAGTAATTGACATCGGAGGCAATCAAGTCTCTGTGTAACTGAAAGAAGCAAAGTCATGAATAACGAAGTCAAAGTTGGTATTGGGATGCAGGTTGTTTTTGGTAACGTCAAGATTTCTGGTCTGTCCATGAAGAAACAGGATAAGGAACTGGGGAATGAGGTTTCTGATTCTCATGATGCTGAATCTGGAACGGTTACGGCATTGGTCAAAAAGTTTCCTGACAGTTTTTCGAAGCCTATTTCGTCAGCAGGTACTAAGGTGTATGACGTTTATAAAAAGCATGGCATTCGTTTGGCAGGTATGTATGCCATTCCGATCAAGAAGTTTGTGAAGTTTCAGGCCGATTTGAAAGAAGCGGTTTCAACCTTCAACCTTCAAGTTTCACATCTTCGTGATGCGGTTCAAACGGGTGAATTGGCACGTATTGCAGAAGCACAACAGGGAACGCTTTACAAATCTGAAAACGATCTTAATGTCAAAGATGTTGATCGTACTTTTTCAGTCACCACAATCTTGCAAAAAAATACCAATTGCATGAATATTGATGAAGCGTTGGCAATCCTTGGAACGGATACGGTACAAATGATTGAGGATGAACATGTTAAGGCTATTGAAATGGCAAAAAAGGATGCTCAAAATGCACCTGTCAAAGTAATGGCTGAAAAGGTTCAAGAATGGTCTGTAGACCTCATTAAAAAGTGTACTGCCACCGATACCAAGGGGACGCAATGGAAGACCGTTGTGAAGCATATCAGTGACCTTATTGCGGAACTCCCGACCTACAACGTCACTAACAACCCTGCTGTTGATGCTGTAATTGCTGAAATGAAAGAAAAACTTGGAAGCATTCAGGAATACGAATTCAAACATGATGAAATCAAGCGTAAAAACGCTGTGACAGTTGCAAGTGATGTTGCGACGAAGTTTGCAGGGATGTTTGCAGATTGATAAGTTGTTGCAAAGCAGTGGGTTGTGAAAGTAGCCCACTGTCTTTTGAAAATAGTTGAAATAAATCTTGTACAAAGCTTAGTTTCTGGTAGTCTTGATGAATCGGAGGCAATAACGCCAACGAGAAAACGGAGTCAGCAAAATGAAATCGAATGTTATATACCTCTCACTGCCGAAAGCGAAAAAAGCCATTGTCTTGTGCGTCATGGCTCAGTCCTATATGCCTGAGTACAAAGGTGGACAAAAGGAACGGTTTGGGGCGATTCTTTGGGGTCAATCTGGTATCGGTAAGAATGGCATTACCAACAACTTAGGCGTTGATTTGACAAAGGCAACTGGTGATATGTGGTGTCAAATGGATGTCAATCTTTCAGGGATGTCACCGGAAGATATTCATGGTGTTCCTGCCATTCGTTTAGATGTCAAAACGTCTGAGGAAGTTTTGAAGTATTTTTCTTCAATTCAGCTTCCTTCTGATGCAAAAGGCATTTTCCGGTTGGATGAAATTGATCGCCCTGCTTATTACCAGACTTTGATTGAAATGATGAAGTATGCCATTGATCGTACAGACCATAGGCATAACCTTCCTCATGGGATGTTTGTTTTGGGTATGGGTAATGGTCGAAGTGATACCAATACGCAGGAACTTTCAGAACATGCAAAAGGTCGTTTCTGTCACTTGTATGTGTCTGAAAATGTCGCCTCTGCTCATGATGATCATGTCGAATATATGCGTTCAACAGGTGTTGAAGAATCCATCATTCGAATGTTTCAGGCTGACCCGATTAAAACTCGTGATGAATTTGTGGAATCGGCTGTATGTAACAAGCGTACAGCAGTGTTTGCCAATGCCATTTTGAAGGCTTACAAAGCTTTGAAAATAGCTGGTTCAGATTTTGGTGATGTTCTATTAGCTTGTCTAGCAGGTGTCATCGGTAAAGATCGTGCCATTGAAGTCATCCGTTTGGAAGAGATGAAAGACTTGCCAACCCTTCAAGAAGTGGCTTCAAATCCCCTACAAGCCATTATCCCAGATGACTTGTCACTACGTCATAGATTCTTAACTGTACTGGTTAATGATGCACGTACAAAGACTGAACTTGCACCTTCACTTGTTACCTATATCTCACGCTTTCCAAACGAGATCGCACGTTATGCAATGGATAAGCTTGTGATGGACTTTCCCGAAATCGTTCGAAGCTCTGAGTATATCAAGTGGATCAGTAGACATAAAGCCTGATGTACCTCTACTGAACTAGTAGACAATCCCCTTCCGAAAGGTTGGGGATTTTTTGCGTCTGTATCACATCTGTCTCACATATCACCTGAGACATCTTTGAGACACTTCAAAAAGACCCTCTAGGATGCCCTACAAAGCTTTAACATAATTTTAAGAATACTTGAATACCCCTTATAAAACGCTGTTTTTACGTTTACCCCTACCCTGATGAAGGTTCGACTAAAAGACCCACCACAAGGCATTCTAGACACCTTCCTGACGATTCTAAAAGTTGAGAAAAGCAAAAGAAACTTATACAATTTGTGTGGTATATTGTTGACAGATGTATGGGTGAAGTGTTATAGAAAGCTTTAAAACGCTTGAATAAAAAACATTAAAATTTCAAAAGATTTCTGTAGGTGTTTCAAAGCTTTTTTGTTATAGAGAAGCGTTCCAAAGACTTCAATAAAAAACATTAAAATTTCGAAATGAATGTTAGGAGAATTTTCAAAGATGTGTTATAGACGACAATCCTGCCACATATTCAAAAAGTTGCATACGATCTTCTATAGCGTAGTGAAGCGTTGAAATCAAATTATATATTTCATTAGAAAAAGTGAAGTCTGTTGACTATTTAATAGGGATGAGCTATAGACGACCACATCTTGCCACACAAAAGAAAACTTTAAAATAAATGTTGCATAAAGTTTAAGGATATGAGATAGTATTCACATCGAAAGCGATACGAGTAAAAACAAAGTAAGAAGGAGTTATAAAGATGAAGACGATTAGCAAGGTTGAGTTGGTTGGAATGTTCGAAGCGGTTGTTGGCAATACATTCGTGGGTTTGGATTACACCGCACCTGTCGAGATGAAGAAGACAGGCAACCCCTATCTCATGGCGGGGGATGAGGTCACAAAGACCACCAGCTTGACAGGGCAGTTTGGTTTCGACTATGAGGCAGGTGTCAATCGCCAATTGGTTCGTGAGGGCAAGGAAGGGTCGTTTGAGGCACAGGGTCGCACATGGGGTGAGAACCTTGGCAAGGGCATCATCCTCAACCCCAAGAATGGTGAGGTGTCCATTCAACTCTCCATCCCCAATGCGCCTAGTGAGATAGTGTATCGTGTCAATGGTGTAGTGGTTGACAAGGCAGTACTCGCCCCCTACCTACCTGCTAAGAGTGTCAACAAGTCACAGGGGACTGACAAGGAAGTGGTAGTGCGTACCTACAAGGTTGACCGTATCAAAGCGGTACGCATGAACGGGGAAGAGTTCTTAGTGGTCTGACCCACAGGAGATAAGACTTGACAGGCGAGGCTAACCCCCTCGCCTTTTTTATTATCTTTAAAAGAAATGTTAAGTATTTCAATAAAAAGCTTGACAAGCAGTGAAAAATAATTAGATATACCCTAGTAACCCACTAGGTGTTCTGGACATTAGCATAGCTTTAAAAAATTTTTTTTATTATTTTTTCTAAATTATATATATAGAAAATTTTGTTTATCAGGAATTTTATCATGTTTAGAAAGATTCTCTTCTTTAAAAAGTGGTTGTAGATTACCCCAATGGTTAGCAATTTTAGCTTCTGTTAGATCATTCAAATCAAAGAATGATAACGGTATAATATGATCTATGTGCCAAACCTTTCCTTGGTTTTCTTTAGTCATACCATCTTTAAAATGTTTTTGTAAATGTTCCCACAATTCTTTATAACTACAACAAATGTAATCATGTGTATGGGTTGATGGGTGTTTACTAAATCTATAACACATAGACCGAACACCTTCTTTAAATTTAAAATAAGAGTCATTCTTTAATCTTACTCTTTTACGTTTATAACCAACTTCTAAAATTTTTTTTGAATTTTCTTTATAGTATTTTTTATGTCTTGTACGAGTTTTTTCGGTATTCTCTTGTCTGTAATTCTTATGACGTTCATGTTGTACTTCTAAATTCTTTTGGTGATAAATTTGACATCTAAGTTTTTCTTTCTCTATATTTTCTTCACGATATTTTTTATGTGATATTTTTTCTTGTTCTGGATTTTTGTTATATCGTTTTTTACGTTTTTCTCTTAAAATTTTATTATTTTCTTTATAGTATTTTTTATTTATTAATTTTCTTTTTTCGGTGTTTTCTTGTCTATAATTTTTATTTTTCTCTTTATTACAAATTTTACAGTATATATCAATTCCATCAATTTTAGATTTATCTTTATAAAACTCTTCTAAAGGTTTCTCGATGTGGCACTTGGAGCAGATTTTAGTCATAATGTTTACCAGAGTAAGATTAGAACGACAGCTAGAGGTAATAGATAGATATCAGCAGTGGATACAGCTATTATTAAGATTACATAACCTAGTAAGTTCATAGGGTTCATATATAACCTTTAAAGAGAGCTAAAGGGTAAGTTATAGGCCATAGGAACATATTGAGTAATAGTGCGGAAATATTTCTACGAGGGTAGAAGCCGTACATTTCGATTTGTTTACCATAGGAGAATATGCCGAAGGTTATACCGAAGTAGAAGTAGAAAAATAGTATTAAGTTAATCATGTAAATATCTTATCACAGTATTTTGAAAAAGCAAGGTTGACTTTTTGGATATTTATGGTAGGATTTATGGATATGGAAAATATTTTAGAACAAGTTAAGGCTAATAAGAATGTACCTGAGAGGTGTTATAATACTGCATTAAGTTCTGATGAAATCTTTAGAAGTATAGCAAAGGTTCGTGGTATGGGTATTGAGAAGACTTCATTTGAGGAAGACATGTATGATCACATTGATTATTATCTTACATATAAGGGTATAAGGTTTCCCATTGACATTAAGAGTTCAAAGCGCACGTTAACATTTTCGGGTGATTCTAAAGATTTAATGGAAGAATGGGTATGGATAGAGCTTAAAAATGTAGCAGGTCGTCTTGGGTGGTTATATGGTAAAGCCGTGTATATTGCTTATATATTTAACAATTCGATGTGGTTAATAAATCGTCAAAAGTTAGTGGATTTTATAGCTAAAAGAGTGACCAAGACTTTTGTAAGTAAGGAAGAGGCTGGTTATAAGCTTTATCAAAGGCGAGACAGAAAAGATGTATTGACTTTAGTAAAGTTGGGTGATATTATGGAAGATATACAACCAGTTATAGTAAAGATATGAATAACCTAATACCGACAGATTACCGTGGCTTCGCCATTCACAAAAAGAACCTACATGCGTATGAAGAAAGTACTGTTCTTGTGTCAGCTTCTTTGGCAAGTATACCATATGTTGTGGTTTCGTCGGAAAAAGACGTTAAAAGTGATATGATACCAGTAGGTGACATTAAGTTTATACAGGGGGTATTAGGATATAAGGTGAAGCCGAATTATTATACTTTTGAAAGTTTATTAAAGCGAAACATATGGTATACGGATGAATGGCCTTTAGGTAGAAAAGTATTCATTAAACCTGCTGATGAGTATAAGAGGTTTACAGGGTTTGTAACGAATGGTGGGTATAGGCGTAAGAAGCGTGGACCATATGTATGTTCAGATGTTATAAAGGTTAAGAATGAGTGGAGGTATTATTTAGGAAGCGAATTGGAGCAGGGGTTTTGGTATGCTGGACAAGATGAGTGCAAGGATTCACCAGCTTTGGAAAGTTTTGGGATAGATTTCAGTGGGTTATATGGATGTTTAGATATGGGGGAGTGTGAAGATGGGAGTATTGTTTTGATAGAGTATCAACATGCTTTTTCATGTGGGTGGTATGGGAAGGGAATTAAGGATGGAGAGAAGTATGCGAAATGGATTGCATATGGGTATGCGGATATGGTAAAGTCTAAAGTAAAGGAATAAAATATGAAGCGATGGGAAAAGATACGGGAAGCTGTGGTAAATCCTGATAGAACGTTAAGGGCTAGGTACATGTTTGAGTTAATGGAAGAGGAACGAATAATAGCTGTGGACAATTTCAAGGAATATGCTATGCTTGGGATAATTAAAACGGCTGTGAGTGCGAGTGAGAAGGCTAACAGGAATAAGGAGAAAGATGAGTAAAAAGAAACTAGTTTGGGGTCAAAAGACACTTCAAAATAATCAATCAACCTTAGAGAGAATTAATATCAAACGGTTAATATTACATTATAAGAGACACATAAAGATATTAGAAGGAATGCTTAAAGATGAGTAAGAACATTAAATTTGTAGGTCATGTGTGTCCAGAACGTGATATTTGTGCAGATGCTTCTAACTGTGGATTTGGGTATATATTTGAGAATATTAAAAGTATGCCTCAAGGCGGATATCTTTCACCATTCTTTCCCATCTTTGTAACATCTTTAAACGAAGAGGGTTATAACATATGTACAGTGAGGGAAAAGGATGAATAAAGTTCCATTATTTTTGATACAAGCTAATCTTTTGAATCAGGATGATACTGCTGATTTAAGATTTGCTATCAATTCTTCTGGACATATGTATGCGTTAGTAGACATTAAACCTTTTGTATACGACAACATACCAGATTATGATACAGAGTCTTATCATGTTATTCCTTATGGTGGAACGAATTTTATCGAGAAGTGTCGTGTTACAAAGGATTGGTGTATATGGTTTAACGAGAATTTCCGATATCACATTTACATGAAGAATTATGGTACACACATGTTTAATTCTGATGGAATTCATATGAAGATGCGTGATTTCAGTCCTAGTTGTTTCAAGGGTATAGAGACTTTATTTATAAGACCTGACAAAGATTTGAAAGAGTTTGCAGGGTTGACGATAGATACAGTTAATTTCATGTCTTGGTACAGTCTTATAAAGGGACAGGACTATGGGGTAAACGATGAAACAGAGATTATAGTAGCTACTGCGTCTAATATTAATACAGAGTGGCGTATTTTTGTAATTAATGGTGAACCTATTAGTGGAAGTCAGTACAGAGTTAGTCACAATTTGAAAATTTCTGCTGATGTACCTGAGAGAGTGTATGAATTTGTACGAGAGATGTGTAAGATTTGGGTTCCGTCAGATGTATTTGTAATGGACGTATGTGAATTAAATGGTACGCTTAGTATTATGGAGTGTGGGGATTTTCATTCAAGTGGGTGGTATATGACGGATAAGCGTAAGGTTATAAAGGGTATTGGGGAGTTTTTGGAAGATCATCCTGCGCCCCCGAAGTATGTTAAGGATATTTCTAAGGTGTTTTTAAATGTTAAGAAGTTAGGAGAAACATGAATGTATTTCTATGGTGGATTATTTTATGATGGTCATGGCAATATAGTTGACATTATCGAAGAACGTGATATAGTTATTAAGCATTCGGATGGTGTTTGGGAGTTATTAAAGCGCAGTGATTACCTAAAGAAGTATGAAGTATTACAAGAAGAATGGGATGGAAGTGGAGCATAATATGGCAAATTTTGATATGAAGTTTAATTATGGATATATAGTTGTTGAGAAAGAAAAGACTTCCGAAGGTCTTCAAAACATTGTACATTTCTGTGGATATGAGAAAAAGCCTACCTTTAGTGATTATGAACATCTATTAGAAGAATTACAAAGTGATGAAGAATTTGGTAAATTAGATATGAGTAAGTATGAGATTAAAATGGCTGATGAAGATATTTGCAAAGAGTATACAGAGATGTTGAAAGAGTTGAAAGCACAACAGGAGAATAAATGAAAAGAAAAAAGAAGATTAAAATTCCTAGACAATATTCATTAGTGAAACTTAATGATGAATCCTTAAAGGAAAACACAAGTTTATGGGGCAGTATTATATTTCTTGGAGAGATTCCAAATATGCGAGGACACTGTGTAATAGCAGATTCATGTGGCAATATAAAGGTTGGTTATCATATTGAAAATTTTGTTGAATTAGATGAGGATACAGAGGTCTAATATGAAAAAGCAAATTAATTGGTTAGCATGTAGGTATCATAAAAGCGGAAGGCTTGAGATATTGGGATTATATGATACTGAGAAGAAGGCTAAGAATCGTTGTAAGACATGGAGAGATTTTATTGGACCTTTGGTACTTAATAAAACTTTAGATGAAAAGCCTATTGAATGGGTTGGTGCATATTATCCCATTCTAAGAAAAGCAAAGATAAAGAGGGGTATATGGGGATAATGGAATTACCACCAAGTTGCAACATACAAACCCCAAGTTATATTAAAGTGCGTATGTGTGAATGTTTTACAGGTGATGAATCTACCGCACATAATGTCTATAGGATTAACCCTGTTGAAAAGGTAACGAATACATTATTCGAAGGTAGACCTGTATATTACACTAAGAAGTGTAATTATTGTGAAAAGGATGCAAAAATGTTGGATGTTTGGGTTCCGGTTTTAAATAAATATACTGCGTGTGAAGATCATGCGAAAGAGTTGTTTAACGTAATAATAGAGGAATAAATGAATATACAATTACCACCAAGTTGTCGAGGAAAAGAACCATTATTTTATACAGTAAAGTTACACGAATGTATAGCTGGTGAAAGTGGTATGGATGCTGATGCACATAAGAGTACTTATACAGATGCAAAAGAAAAACGGTTAATTATTCTAAAGTGTAGACACTGTTGCACTAAAGATGCTAAGATGGTTGATTCACGATTTCCACTACTAAATTATCATACTGCTTGTGAGGAATGTGCTAAGAAATTGTTTAACGTAATAATAGAGGAATAAATATGAGAAGATGTAATAGAAGTTATAGAAAAAGAGCAATAGTTATTGAAGCTGTAAAATGGGCTGGTGATAATGTTCAGGAGATTGTAGACAACAGATAGCGAGAGTGATATAATGTTTGACTACATAGACACACATAAAACAACTGAGTATTATAATTTACCAGATACGATAAATGTAAATAGAGCACCTACATCTGATTCAGTAAGATTATTGAAAGAGATGGAAGAAGCTGCATTAAAAAAGATTGTATCAGAGATTAGGGTTCAGGATAATAGTTTTAATTTTGTTGCCGAAGTGTATAAAGATCATTTGTGTTTTCAGGATAAGTTATTAGTCAAATATTCGATTAATAGTATGGAAGATTCTATTACTATTGAGTTGCCAAATCGATATGAAGCTATAAATAATGATGAGTATATTCGCTTGATTTATAAACGTTTGTGTGATAGACTTGCTGAAAATGTACTTAAAGAAGTTTATAAAAGAGGACAATTAAATGACCGATACAGATAAGATAGTTTTTTTAGATATTGATGGAGTTTTGAATACCGATCTTACCAAAGAGCGTACACCTACGTATTATATAAATACAGGTTGGGGAATGCAAAAACGTCGATATACAGGTATTGAACCTTATAAGGTAGATATTCTAATTCGAATTTTAAGAGAAACTGGTGCAAAATTGGTATTAAGTTCCACATGGAGACATCATGAAGAAATGCAGGATTACATGTGGAAACAATTAGGTAAAGAAGTTAAAGAACGTTATATTGGTGATACGCCAGTAGAACCGGGTTGTGCATATCGTGGTAAAGAGATTTATGATTATTTACAATTAAATCCTTATAAAAACTTTGTAATTTTAGATGATGATCTTTCAGTTAAAGATTATTTCCATAAAGAATTTATTGAAACTAATCCATATAAAACTGGACTTACAGATGAGTTAGCTGACAAAGCTATTAAACTTTTGAATGGAGAAAAAATATGAAAAACGGATTTATTTCTAAATTTATTGGTGTGACATTATTTATTCTTATTATGGCTATTACACTATCGATTGCAATAGCTATATTCTTTCCGTTTATTATCTTGTTATTAGTTTTAGCAATTCTTAATGAAGTAGCTAAACCTAATAGACGCTATTAACATGCATCAACCATCCACAGTAGTATTCTATGAAGAAGCGCAAACTACCTTTATATCATTTATACGCTTTGAAAATAGCTAAGAAGTTCAAGGCAGATAAAGTATATGCAAAGAAGTGTGGATGGTCAATAGATTATGGATTTGGTGTAACTGAACCACATTTCCACACTCCTTATGGTGACATCTTACTCAATTCGTATTAAGTTATTTGTAACGTTTAGGAATTTGATTTAATGCTGTAGCCACTTCTGATGGACCGATCTCAGGTTCAGTTTTCATTAAAGGTGCTTCTGTATTATGATCTTCATGATACTTATTGATATCGGCATCCTCAACGTTTTGTACATCAGTTCGCACCAATTTGGATAAGTCACGAATCATTTGTTTTGATCGTTCTTCTGTAATTTTACCAGCTTTGAAAGCATCCATAACAGCTTTACGTGCTATGACATAAGGGATTAAGTCTAAGCGTGGCATCATATAACCTTCTGGATTAGGGTAAAGAGGTATTTTAAAGATATCATCATGTTTGAAACCTAATGCAGTATTCAATAAGCGAATAACGGCTATAGATGCTGGTTGTTTTCCACCGACTTTTGCTTCACCTCTGATAGGATACCAATCTTTAGCGATTTGATGTTTAGCAACTTTATAATCTTCGACCTTGCTGTTAGGATTAGATGCAATAGAATAGAATTTTTCATAAATTCTTATTGCAGCTTTTACAGCTTCAAGAATAAAAGCTGGTTGATCTGGTTCAAAGATATTTACTTTAGGTTTTGGAAGTCTTCTAATGATAGCATCTTTAGGTGCTTTAGGGAATTCTTTTTGCATAGTTGCAAAAGCGTTTTTATGATTATCAATTTCTCTTTGATTTTCTTCTGCTATAACAGTATTCAATAATGATATAACTTCTGAGTTAGAAGGAATTTGTATCATACTCTCATTTAACAACACATCTTTATACATTTGTTCAAATAAATTCATATTAGTCCTTTCAGGTATATGCAGAGTAATCCAACAAGTTATATACAGTACCTACGTTTGCGAATATGCTATATTTAACTGGATCAAAGTATGCATTATTTTTGATATGAGAAGTATCTTCTGTAGTAAGCAAGAATACAATTTTCATACCATCATCAGTAAAACTACGTAAACTAGCGTATTCATTTTCCATAAAGTCACCATCTGTGAATACGATTACCAAAGCTGGTCTTGGTTTCAAGTGTTTAGTAGCGGTAAGAGCAGACGTTACATCAGTTCCACCACCAGTTTTTACAAACTTAAAGTTAGCGAAAGATATAGGCATTTCATCGAAACGCATCATATGTTCTTCATCTCTTGGTAACATAGCTCTCATACCAGATTCCAAAGCTTGAATAGATTCGAAAGATTCACCACTATTGGTAAACATTCTTTCAGATTGGATACGAGTATTGAAGGTAGATAAGCGTACATTACATTTACCTTTTAACTCAGTTCCGATATCTGCAATTTCCCCGAATACTTTTGCAACTACTGCATCAGGCATAGAACCAGATACATCTACAAGGAAATCTAATTCCTTAATAGTTTGACCTGTCATACCACGAGGTATAAGTCCTTGTTTACCATATTCATCTACGAATCTTGGTGGTGGTCTATTATAAGTTGGACGTTCTGGACTTGGGGTATTAATAAATTCACGTAAAATCTCTCTCCAATTAAGTTGAGTAGTCTTCTCCAAAGATTCTTTCCAATCACCTACACCTAATTTACTTCTAGCATCACCATAGCTTACACCATGTTTAGCTGCGGAAGCTTCTTTCATTTCAGCGTCATGACGTTCTTCTTCAACTTGTTTCTCGTGTTCTGCCATAGCATTACGTTGATTTTTCTCTGTAACATTAGGATCAGGTTTGAATGCACCAGTTTTTTGATAATCTATAATATCTTTAGTAGGAATATCTAATTCTTTTTCAATTTGGTCTTGGTGTTTCTCAGCAGGAGCACCTTTAGCTGCTTTACCCTTTTCGATATCTGCTTTATTATTAGCATCAGCTTGTTTTACGAAGTCTTTGAAAGATGGTACATTAATATCCGTTGACTCTACACCCTCTTCATCACCCTCGCCACCACCTGCTCCACCAGAACTACCTTTACCCTTACCTTTTCCTTTACCAGAACCGCTTCCAGAACCGTCAGAAGGTTCACCTTCACCTTCACCCTCACCACTTCCATCACCGTCTTCTTGGCCTTCCTCGCCACCTTCTTGACCTTCTGAATCACCTTCACCATCTTCACCTTCGTCACCACCCTGATCGCCACCATCTTGTTCACCTTCTTGGTCGCCAGAATCTTCTTCATCTTCACCATCTTGAGGTTCTTGTGGGGGTTCCTGATTTTTATCCTCACCAGAATACTTTTTAACTAATAGGTCATAATATTGTCGTGCATCTAAACCACTTGGCAAATCTTTATACGTACCTTGACCAGCTAAGATTAATCCACCACTGATAAAACCGCTACGATTCTTTAAAAGATCATTAATAGACAAGTCACAAGCGATATTGACAATATGCCATAAGTTTTGATTTTTAGGATCGATATCAGCAAAAAGGATATGATGTCCAAAAGCAACGTGCATAATTTCGTGTACTACAATAGTGAATACTGCATCAACTGGTAATTTATTTACAAAGACAGGATTATAGTAAAGAAGTTTACCATCGGTTTGCATAGTTTGGATACCGAATTGAGCCATGATGTTACGATTATCAGGAAGCATTTTGGTTAAAGTGCTGTAATAGAATGGGTCTACTTGGTCAACGAGGTTATAAGCCTGATCCATTTTGCGTTCTGCGTCTTTAATAATAGCTGCTTTAGCGGGATCGATACCAGCGAAACGGTTAACATTCTCATACAATCGCATTAAATTTGTTTTATCTTTTTCTGAAAGGGTCATAATTTACTCCTAATACGCACATTATAGAACTATTTATATCATTTTGTCAAACATTCAATAAAAAGTTGATAAATAATTAAAATCTGATAAGATATTACACAAAGGAGAAATATATGGGTGAAGATATTAGTTTAATTGAACGATATTTGGATATTTGTAGAGAACAGACTCCAATTACAGAAGCTCTCGGAATTGAGAACAATGTGGTGAGATTTATTATTCCAGCAAGAATTGATTTTTCTATAACACAAGAGGATATTCAAGAGGTGTATGGAATGGATGAATTTAAAGCTGATCTTGATGCACACACTCCTTATGCACAGATTAAGCGTAATCTTATTGAAAAGATTGAAGAACTCGCTCGTGAGCGTTTATCAGATTTAAACTTAAAGAGTGAAGGGTTCCATATAACTCCAAAAGAGATACCTAATGTTGAAACTGCTAAGTGGTTTCGTACCACCCCTTCACAAATCTTAAATTACTACAAGAAAGAACTTGAAGAACTTGGTGAATCCGAAGATGATGCTAAAACGGATTTAGTTGATTCTGTAGTAGGAACTAACACCAGCGCAATGAACCTTTAATAGGATTACTATGAAATTATTGAATATATTCAAGAAAAAGGATATTACGAGAAAAGTGTATGCAGTTGAATCAGGATTTTTATTAGGATATTTTTTAACTGTGATTAAATTTGATGAAACCCAAAAGAGATATCAGGTTTTGGGGTGCAGATTAGACCAAGAAAACCCAAAAGCTTTAGAAATACCTGAAAAGGATATGATCGAAGGTATTAATAAAGGCTTATTAACTTATGTAGACACAATTAAGCGACCAATGTATCGTGAATGTGAAAAGGAATATAAGTTGATTAAAAGTACTAAATAATTGAAAGGAAACTCAATATGAAGAAATTTAACCAATTTATGGAAGCTGTTTTAGTAGCAAAGATTATACCTGTACCAAATAGTGATGCAGTATCTCCTGTTGAACAATGTGATGCTTGTGGAGATAAACCAAAAGATATGTTTAATGCGGCCACAGATGATTTTATGAAAGATATGGGCATTGAAGGCGAAGCAGGAGCCGAAGGTTCCGAAGATATTATGCAACCTACTGATGGTGTAGGTGAAGCTGGTGAAATTGAATCAGAAGGTTCAGATGGTGTCGAATTAACATGTATGGGTGAAGAAGGGTTACAAATCAAATTTAATGGTATGACCTTTACACTTCCTGTTAATGTAGTGGACGCTATCAAGGGATTTGAACGTAATGAAGAAGGACAAGAAGAAGGTTCTGCCGACGAGGAAAATGTAGAACACGAAGAATCTGAAAGTCCTGCCGAAGAAGAAGCTGAACACGCAGAAGGTGGATCAGAAGAAAATGAATCAGAGTCGGAAGAGGATGAAGAAGAAGGAAAGAAGAATCCTTTTACCGAAGCTAAAAAAGTGAATCCTTGGGCCGTTTGTAATGCATCTACGGGTGGTAAGAAAAAAGCTGGTAGCAAGTTCGAAAAGTGTGTATTAGATGTCAAAAAGAAAAGTGGCATAAAGAAATAACATGAATAAATTCCGAACAGCATTAAAAGAAGATTTTCAAATGTCAAAGTCTTTCGGACAGTCTGCCTCATCGGGGGCAGCGTCCGTTGGCCCTGCTAAAAGTAATCATAACGATCTTTTTTCATCGGTTGCAGATGCTATTCCAGAAGAAGAAAATCGTAAGTCACATGACACCAAATTTCTTCCTTATCCTTTAGATAGAATTGTTAATCAACTTGGGGATAATTACGAAACCTTAGTTAAAACTCGTTTTACATTAAAACAGACTTTAAAAACATGTGCAACACTTGATAAAGCACAAAAGGAAACACTCAAGAAGGATATTTCATATATTAATCAATGTATCAATGCCATCAAGAAAATTTCAAGTGATATAGAATCAATGATGATTTAACTTGACAATCTAGAAAAGTGTGGTAAATTGTTACTATGAAACAAATTATAAAAGCAATTCTCACAAGTCTCTCTTACGTAACTATACCAGCATTAATTCTATCTTTAGGTATTGGATTAATGACAGGTCATTATCTTGCAACATTTTTAGTATGTTTTGCATTAATTTTTCTAATCGGTATAGTATCTAATAATTGGATACATAGTCATACCATCAAAACCATAGCTTTGTTGGATTTGAAAAAGAAACTTGCCGATACAGAACAAAGTGTCGAAGTGAGTTGTGCATATTGTAAAACGAGAAATATTGTACCTGTAAGATTAAGTTTACGTAATACCTTCCCCTGTAGTTCATGTCAACAACCTAATTTAATCGTATTTAATTTTACTACCGCTATTGTCACAGAACCACTAAAACTTGGTCAAATTGGAGCTAATACCCATGTCTGATAATCCAATTCTTCCATTAGATTTTATTACTGATGTCACTAAACACACCCAAATGATTACGGGTAATAGAAGTAATATCACTACACCAACCCCATTACAAGTAACTAATTTACCAGCAGAAGAATATTGGACTAAATTAGGATCGCATAGTTCTTATAATAAAGGTGTTATGCTTGGGACTGTAGGTACATCACAAACAGATTTAGAAGCTTTCATGAAGTTATTTAAAAAGACAATGGAAGAGATTATCCGTACAGAATTAAACCAAAAAGAAAAAACTTCCGAAGAGTTTAAGGACGATTTCAAAATTCTTGAACACACATACAATAACATCATACAGAAACTTAAAAAGACTGATGTAACCTGTGACAATAATCGAATCTTAGCAACACTACACGGATTTGTAAACGCCTTTACAGGAAAAGTTCAAAATGGCTAAATTAGTTAGATGTCATTTCTGTGGGAAGTCTATTAACATGCGTAATAGACCATATCGTAGTAATCTTAAAAAATACGGTGTGACCACTCGCAAACAATTAGATAATGTCTATCTTTGTACTATCTGTAGAAAGATCAAACGTTTATTTGATACACCAGAGTATTTAAAAGTATCTGGCCCTTATCGTAGATTAAAATTCTTACTCCAACAAGAGGTAAACAATTATATTAAACGTGGTATAAATGATCCTATAGCCAGAGGTAATTTTATTGAAAATGTTAAAATTATCCTTGACAAACGACATATAAAAGAGTATGATTTTATAACAAGTGAGAACGACTTGAAAGGTATTATACTAAGAGGAATACCATTTTTTGAAGAAGTAATAATTGAACTAAAAACGAAAGGTAAATAATATGAATAAAGAAACAGAAGCACGTTGGATATCTCTTTTATCAGCTATAGATACACTAGATAGATTTTGCACAGAAAATAATAAAGACTTTGATAATATTGAAATTAAGATTCCCGCTATTAAGCATTATATGAGTGAAACAATCGATATGATTAAGTTAATGCAAGTAAAAGAGGAAGTGTATGAGAATAACAAGACTATGCAAAATATTCGTAATCGAGTAACACAGAACTTTTTTGATAATGTAGAAGCCAAACACCCACACAGAAAATTTGGAAAAGCATTAATACTTAGATCGGTTTACGCTTAACCCTTCTTCATCCAATAATTACCATCTACATCTTTGTAAACCATTATCTGAGTATTACCTAACCACTTGTAAGGTTCTTGGTCAGTTAATGGTTTAGTAGGTGGAAATCCATTTATAAGCATCTCTACAGCATTTACAGTCTTACCACCAACGAGCTTAACTAACCCTAACTTTACAGGTTTAAAAGAATCTAATGCCAAGTAAGGTTTCAAAAAATTATTCAAATCTGCTCGTGCAGGGTCAACCTTTTTATATTCAGGAACAACCTTACCATCGGCTCTACTACGTATCTTCCATGTAGGAGTTTCTGGCATATCTACTTTCATTTTCTCTTTAGCTTTAACAGGTTTAGCGTCTTCTAAGAACATAAAGTGTTTGAAAGATTCAGGCATAAGTGTACGATCTTCTGAATCACCTTTAACCTCAACTCTATTATGAGTGTCTTCATAACCACTCCCAACATCCATATCTACTTGTTTTCGAACCTTGTATCCCTTTTTCTCTAAAGCTTCTTTGGCGGCAACTAATCCTGCTTTAGGTGACATTCGTTTAAACCACCAATAAATAGTTTGGGTAGAAGGTAAATATCTGAACATTATACAATTCTGATTATAGATCGGAAAATGTAAACTCATATGAGAATGTTGTTTTAATCCTAATTTTAAAATGACTTCGTGTGTATCAGCCATATAAGCACCAAATACAACTAGATTAGCTTGGTAAAATTCATCTGTTTGTTTAGGTGTTTTAAAACTTTCTTCCATGAATTCTTTTTCTGCGTGTGATACTTTACGTACATCCTTTGCAGTGAGTTTGGCATCTTCACCTATGATTGCTTCAAGACGTTGAATAAAATCCCAATAGTAATACTTTTCCAACATTTTGTATACGACATTATCTGGAAGATGATTACGAGTTTGGAATTTCTCAATTTCGTCAGGGTCTAATGGACGGTTAAAGGCTTCATCACGTTTACGCTTAATTGTTTTCTTAAAATCAATCAATGCTTCGATATCAGTATTAATCTTATAGAGTTTGATCTGTAGTAATTCGTGTAAGTCTTTAATTTCATCTTTAGAAAATGTGGTTAGCTCTTTAAAGTCGATAATATCTCTACGAAGTTTTGCTGTCATTAAATCTGCTCTTGAAACAGTGTTCTCAAATTTATTTAAGTAGTTATTGATATTAAATTGTAAGTCTTTAGGTTGTTTGATCCATTTGTCATTGATTACGTCATAGATACCTTCGAAGCGACCTTCTTCAATTTCTTCATCTTCTTTTACAAAGATGTAGTAATTAATAGGATGTGTAGTACCAACGGCTAATTTACCGTTCATTTTTTCTACGAGTTTAAAAGCTTTAGCTTCTAGCATTTCGTCGATATTTCTTTCATCTACTTCGACAGTAACATCGATATCGGCATTTTTCGAATATTTACGTGAGAGGATGCTTCCTACGATATAGAATCTTTTTATATGAAGAATTTCTTCGATAACGTCAACATCTTTGGCTATTTGGTATTTAATACCAGCTTTAAGTACAGGTAATCTATCATCAAAGAAATCGAAGACTGTAGGATCGAGACTATTTTTTGGTAAGTCTATGGCTGATTCGTTGATAAATTCGGAAAATGTTTTCATGTATAAGTATTTATCATTGTGTGGTCAGAATTCCACCAACAAAAAACCCCACATTTATTGTGGGGCTTAAAACATTTGTTTTTAATTTGTTTTTTACTTAATTAAGGATTCGTTACCACCCTTGGCGATTGGTCCAGCACCACCAACAGTTTGACTCATCTTAGGGCCAAACTTGGTTGCAGGAGCCTTTGAAAGTGTTCCTGAACGATCTTTACCAGCGGGAAGACCAGCTTTACCAGCACCAGACTTACCAATACTGTTCTTAGGAGTCTTTGTCATCTTTGGGTTAAATGATGTCTTCTTAGCAACCTTTGGGGTTGTAGGAGCAGGGATTTTACCAATTGATGCGGATTCCTTGAAAGGTGTTTCAGCGGTAGGTTCTGCACCAAAATCCTCTTCGGTTCCTTCTTCTCCACCTTCTGCACCAAACTCATCTTCTTCTCCAAGACCTTCTTCGCCCATAGGAGAACTACCAGCAAGTTTGTCAGCAATACCCTGAATAGCGGCTGCTAATTCACTGAAAGCTGCGACTGCATCAAAACCTTCGGCACCCTCTTCTCCAAGACCTTCTTCATCTTCAAGTTCGCCTTCTGGAAAGTCACCAGTATCTTCATCAAATGAAGAATCTTCGATATCAGTTGATGGAGCAATATCACCCAAACCTTCTTCTTCATTTAAGACAGAAGCGTAAAGTTTATCAAATGTGGTTGGGATTCCCTTATTCTCTTCAACCTTCTTCTCAGCCTTCTTCAATGGCTTACCTTTACCATCAGCAACCGTTGAGTCGCCTTGGGAAGGTCCAGCTACAGGCTTGTCTAGCTTTACATTCTTCGTTGTTTCGTCCTTGGCTTTCTTATCGGCACCATCAAATGTTTGTCCGACTTTAAGATTACCAACTGTAGTACTATCTTTACTTTCTAATACTAATCCATAAGCTGCTGCCAATGCGTCATTATTTTTGTCCATAAATTGTTTTCTCCTATTTCTTCAAATATTTAGTATTTTCTATAATCATTTCAATAAAAAATATTAAAATTCTTCTTTTCTGGTATTTTATTGCCTTTTGAAAAGTTCTCTTGTGCAAATAACGGTTGTAAATTACCATAATGACAAGCAATCTTCTTACTGGTTTCATCCATAAGGTCATTATCTATAAAGAATTGTAGTGGTATTATATGATCTACATGCCATATTGAACCATAATTTTCTCTAGTCATACCATCTCTGAATTGTGTTTCTAAATAAGTCCAAAGTTGTTCTTGTGTACAACAAAGATATTCGTTTGTGGATAGTGTTTTTTCAGATTTTAAAAATTGCCATAACACACTTCTCATATTACTATACAATTTAAAATTTGGATTATTTTTACGAAGTTCCTTTTTATAATTCTTTTGATAATCAGGATTATCTATCTGCCACTTTTTATTATATAATTTAATATGTTCTTTATTATGTAATTTCCACTCTTTTGTTTGTTCGTTATAATATTCAGAATGCTCATCTTGATATTTCTTAAAATATTCTGGATGTTCTTTTTGATATTTTTTATTATATTTTTTGATATGTTCTTTATTTTTTAATCGCCAATTTTGACGACAAATTCTTAATTTTTCTTTATTTTCAAGCGTTTTCATAAAAAAAGTTGCAAACTGTATTTACTTTACCTAAATATTTATGAAAACGAGAGTTAAATCAATGGAAAAAACAGAATCAAATCAATTTTATTTAAATAATCAGAACCTTCCTACAGGTAATTATGAGTGTGAATGGACACCTGAACGTACAAAAATGTTAGACAAAGCTAGAAAAGATATTGTCTACTTTGCCGAAAACTTCTTCACAATCGTAAACTTGGATCGTGGTAAAGAAGTTATTAAATTGTACAAATCCCAAAAAAGAGTACTTAAAAGCTTCGCAAAACATAATCGTGTTGTATTATTAGCTTCTCGTCAGATTGGTAAATCTACCATTATTACTATTTTCGCACTCTGGTACACTTGTTTCCAGAAGGATAAGAGTGTTTTAATTGTCGCTAACAAGGAAAAGACAGCTATCGAAATCTTAGGTCGTGTAAGAACAGCTTATGAATATTTGCCTAACTGGTTAAAACCCGGAGTTAAAGACTATGCTAAGACTAATATGGTGTTTAGTAATGATAGTCGTATCTTTGTAAGTACAACTGCATCATCTGCTGGTCGTGGTTCTGCTATTAATGTATTGTTGATTGATGAAGCTGCCCACGTTGAAGGTCATATGGCAGAACAATTCTTTACATCTGTTTTACCTGTTATTTCATCTTCTATGAATTCCAAGGTAATTATGATTTCTACTGCCAATGGAACAGGTAACTTCTTTTATAAAGCTTATTCAGGAGCAGAACGTAACGAAAATGAATGGCATCATGAGAAGATTAAGTGGGATGAATTCCCTGGTAGAGATGCTGTTTTCAAAAAACAAGCACTTTCTGACTTAAATGGTGATTTACAAAAATGGGATCAAGAATATGATTGTAAGTTCTTGGAAACTGGTGAAAGTGCTATTGATGGAGCCTTTTTGAAGGAGCTTAGATCATATACACGAACTCCTGACATTATTAATTCACCTGAATATAAAGTTTGGGAAACTCCTGATGCTAAGAAGATTTATGTAATGGGTGTTGACGTAGCTGATGGTGTTGGTAGTGCGGCATCTTGTATTCAAGGTTTAGATATTACCGATCTTACGAATATTAAACAAGTCTTCGTGTACAATAATAAATATGTTGATACGACTACTTTTACTAGAGAAATTTTCAGTATTGCTAAACAGTGGGGTATGCCATATCTATTAATTGAACGCAATAATATGGGAGGTGAGATATTAAACGGTTTATCAAATGCTCCTTATAATTATGAACGTATTGTTTCTTATAGTTCTGATAAATCTATTGATTATGAGAAAAGGGGTATTGTTAGTTCTACAAATGTTAAGTATGATGGTGTATCTAATATGCGTTATTGGATGAATTCACTTAAAGCCGTAAGTTTATATGATGTAGCTACTGTTCAAGAGTTGGAAACCTTTACAAAGCGTCCTAATGGTACTTGGAGTAAAATAAGTAGTACTGGTATTTATGATGATAGGGTAATGGCTTTAGTGTGGGCATTATTCGCATTATTTAATGTAATTGCCGAGAGTATATTTGAAGTTGTTCAATATGATGATAATGGTAAACCATTAAAAATTTCAAAAGGTTATTATGATGAAGATGCTAATTTTGCATTAGATCAATATAAACGAAGTTATGGAGATGATGAATTAACACCAGTATTTATTGGTACTAAAAGTGGTATGGGAACTAATATCGAAATGGAAGATATGTTATGCGATGGCTGGAGTATGTTTGACCAGAATCAATTACGTTAATTACCAGTATTGCAATTCGAAGAAGATGTGATTACCAACTACTTCGCCTATTTGATCTTTAGCCCAAGTCGGACAGCTTCTAGAATTGTATAATTTTACAGTAATATAATTAGTTGGATTGATGTGTTTGAATGGATAAGGTTCAAATAATTCTGATACCATTTCATCAGCTATTTGAACACAAATTTCATAGACATCAGGTTCATCAATTGGGATATCTGTGCTACCAGAATTCCAACAAGAAAAAGCTTTAGGTTGTAGACACACATTGGATAAGGGTAGTTTGTGAGTTTTAGAACGATTCATAATAACCGTACCAACTGCTCTTAAACCTTCCTCCCCTTCTCCACGCGCCTCAGCATAGAGCGTTTGTGCTACAATCTCTAATTCTATTTCCTTTTTCATCATTTAGTCTAATCCCTTAAAAAGTTTGTAACCTATTATACATTTAAAAACTTCAATACTTTATCTGCATAAATTCTTGCTTTACTTTTCTTATATCCATTAGGTCCACCATTCCATATTGCTGCAAGTTCTTTATTTGTAGGAAGTCTTTTGTGTTTTTTTACGAATATTCTACCATAATGTTCTAGATATAATTTTAAAACCTTTTCTGCTTTATATGGATCAAACATATCTTTATGTTTATAATTAGTTTTAAATACTTTATTAACATCTTTAATTACTTCCACATGTATTTGATATTTTCCAAATGCTCTACCATTATCACCAACGGCATAATTAGGGTTATTTAAATGCCCTGATTCTTGTTGTGCAATAGCCTGTATAAGGTTATCAATTTTTTGTTTTATTTGATTATCAATGATGCTGAGTTCTTTTCTATTTACTTCTTTAGTATGCGGTGCAGACATTCCACCTAAAGCCGTTGATGCTCCTATTGCGCCCATTGCAAGACCTTTACCTAAAGTTGATTTCCAGTCTTCTTCAATTACTTCTTTATAATTCTTGTAAAATTCGTTTTGTCTCATGTCAGTTTTCATATTAATTATTTATCCCTTTTGGTGTCCAAATCATAGTATCACTTATACGATAATCTTTATTTCTTCCTTTATTAGGTACAAACCCAAAACTTCGATAAAATTTAACTAATCTTCCTACAGATGTTGCACCCAAATCTTTTGAAGGTGTTAAAGTTACTCTCAAGTTATGTTTTTGTGCAAAATCCAATATTTCCTTCATAACCGTAGTTCCAAGTCCTTGTCCACGTTTATCTTTATCTACCTTAATAGTTGATAAATTTAATTCATCTGTTCTTGCATGGATATAGACATCTACGCCCATTTCTTTCCAACGAGTTCTCATATGGAATAGTTCATCAGATAGATTCTGACTCTCTAGCATAAATTGTTTGAATGTTTTCATATTAACTCGCTAATTTATTCAAGGTTTTTTGTCCACCCTCTACAAACATACCAGCTAAATCTGATCTAGCGTGGACAACATTAAGCATCTGATCTACCAATAACAATTTCTCAACATCACCTGTAGCTGACATAAGTGAAAATAAAATTTTCCCTAATTTTGGTAAACCATAATCACTTAATCTCCAAGCACCATTTTGATCTACAATAAAATCACCTAAAGCTTCATCTTCTTCTGGTGTCATGGGGTGTTCATCATCATATTCATCAAATAGATATTTTGGTTCGTTTTGGGTATGTCCTAATAATTCTGTATTTATACTCAATCTTATTGTATTTCTAATCATTCTATCTACGATTACATCTAAACCTCTAGTATCACGAATTACCCCTGTTTTGGCATAATCATTCCAAATTTTAATCAATCTGGCTGCTGGTACAACTGTCCAACCTTGTGTTGTATTTGGTTTTCTGTGTCTAAATTCTCCAATAATATTCGCTAATTCTTCGCTACGAAGTTCTAACCAACGCTCATTTACATCTGCTTCTGATTCTAAAATAAATTGTTTGAATGTTTTCATTGTTATTTCTAATTATTTAGCTAAATACTTCAAAGGAAATGGATCATGTTAGAAAATACACCACAAACAGTACTCAATAAGTCAAAAATTGATAAATTTATTTTAATTATTACAACACCACCAATTTTATTAAATGAATTAACTCGTTGTGAACGTGGTAAAGATTTTTTAAATCAAGATAGTATGCAATATTCTGTAGCTAGTATAAATCTACCTACACACACTATTAGTGAAATTCCCATGAGTTTTATGGGACAAACTATGCATATTACTAGTCAAACACGTTCTAGATATCCTACAACAAAGGTTAAATTTACAATTGATAACCGTTATAATAACTATTTTTACCTCTGGAAGTGGTTATACATTTTAAATAATCCTGATACAAGTGGTATGGACCCTAGATTTGCAGAATTTGATAATGATCCACAAAAAGTTATTGATGCTATGAGAAAAGACTCGAAAAATAATCCAATACGCTATAAAGAAATTAAAATGCAAAAACCATACGATGCATATCAAACAACTATGACATTGTATGCTAAAGATGAATATAATGTGAATATAATTAAATTTGATTATAAACATGCATTTATTACGCAATTAGGTGGATTTGATTACGATTATCAAAGTAGTGAAGATATCCCTTGTTCGTTTGATTTTGCTTATGGTCAGGTGCAGGTGAGTTTAGTTGATCCACCAACATGAAAATAATACATACAAATGAAGAAAAGATATTAGCAAAAACTCTAAGAGAAGAAGGTAAATCTTATGGTGAAATTGGTAATATACTTAATGTAAGTAAAGCGTTAATCAGATATTGGTGTGATAATAATGCTAGATTAAATGATAATAATCATCGTAATGTGTATAATAAACAATATTATTTAAATCATATACAAGAAAAATCTGAGTATGCAAGAACCCGTCGTGAAGAAATGCCTGATCATGTTAATGAATTAAAGAGGAAGTCTAGAGAAAAAATAGAGAAAAACGTCGTGAATTAAATAAATTACGAAGAAATACTGATCCAATTCAGAAATGTATTGGTAGTCAACGTAGTCGTATTAGACAAGTATTAAAACGTAATAAATATATTAAAGATCGTAAAACTTTAGATTATTTAGGTTGCACACCATTAAAATTAAAAGAATATATAGAAAACCAGTTTAAAGATGGTATGACATGGGAAAATCATGGCAAGTTTGGTTGGCATTTTGACCATATTCAACCATTACGTGTATTTGACTTATCTGATCCCGAACAAGTTAAAATTGCCTTTTGGTACACAAATCTTCAACCTTTATGGTGGAAAGATAATTTGAAGAAAAACAAAGGATTCGGTTTTAAAAAAACTAAATAATTGAAAAGAATGAGTTTTAGTAAAACTTTACTGATTTTATAAATAAGGAGAAAACAAAATATGAGAACCATAGACAGCCCGGGAGTTGAAATTAAAGAAATTGATTTAAGTTTGAGAGTTAATACACCAGTTGGAACTAAGGTGTTATTACACGGTTTTGCAAGTCAAGGCCCAACAAACGAATTATTGTTAATCTCTTCTAAGGAAGATTTAGACAACATTTATTTCGGTGGACCTGATGCTGGTCCTACTAATCCTGCTGAACGTTATTTTTATAATGCAGCCGCAGAAATTTTGAATTCACCTGCAACATTGTATACGACCCGTTTACCTTATGGTTCTGGTACTGGTGTTGGATTCGATGGTGAGTATACTGCTCTTTGCTATTCTATGGCTAAGACAGGTTTAACGCCAGTTCTTACCGCTACAGTAACAGATGAACTAGTATTTACTTCAAGTTCTGCAACATCTGCTAATGTGGCTTTTGCTGGATTTTTGCCAACATTTATTGCAGATATTAATAAATTATCTGTAAATGGTGTACCTACACCTTCATTTTATATTGGTAGTGCAGTTGGTAGTTATGCTCCAGAATTTACATCATTAAGCTCATCAGTTATTGGTAGTACAGGTGCTTGGACACTTACTTCAAATGTATCTATTTCTGCAAATAAGATTTTTGCTACGTATAATTACACTTATAGTAATGAAACAATGTTCCAGACAACAACCTCACTTGAGATTGGTGCTCCTACAGTTATTCCTTTAACCGAATCACAATACGAAGATTTACAAGTTAATAATATTACTTGGAACGCTACTGCTGGACAGGCTGTAACAGGTATTGGTAATATTGGTAACGCTGGTATGATTATCGTTAATAAGGGTAAGACCACAATTGACGAGAAACAAGAGGGTTACTATGTTGTTGTAGCTGATAACTCAACCATGAAGGATAACATTCTTAGTGGTTATAACTCAATTCTTGGTGTAAACACCTTTAAGAGTAATACCACGGTTCTTTCACCTCTTGCTTCATCAGTTCTTGGATTTACCTTAACTGGCGATTCTAATTCTAACGGAAGCATTTCTCAAGTTGTTGAAACTGCTTTCCCTTATGATTTTAGTGATCCAACATTCGATGACTCTCTTATTGTTTATGTATTCCGTTTGAGAACATCAGTATATGCTGATGATCCTAACAAGCTTTATTTCACACCAGTTGAACGTTTTGCTGGTGGTTTAATGGCTACTGATCTTCGTACAGATGCAGTTACAAAGACAACTCAGAGTTTCTATATTGCTGATAAAGTTAAGACTGATTCTACATATCTTAATATGTATGTAAACCCTAATATTGCTGAAATTGGTAATGTTAAGGAAGTTATTAATACTGATGCAGATAAGGTTTTGAATCCTCTTGGTAATTACAAACCATGTAAGAAGACCGATAGTGTTGCTACTTATACGGGTGATATTCCTAAGAAACTTGATAGAGCATTATTGCTTGTTGATAGTGTTCTTGATATGGATATCGACCTTGTACTTGATGGTGGTTTAAGCACAATTTGGACATACACATATGATGCTACTCCTCCGGGTGATATGGTATTCGATGATGCTAGAAATACTGTTGATATCATGGGTGATTTAGGCAACTCAACTGATGGTAATCTTGGACCTTTTGCCTCTGCTCATAGAACGGTATATAACATATTCAATACGTTCTGTCAAGATACTCGTAAAGATTGTCTTCATATTTCCGATCCTGTTCGTGGTATTTTCGTACAAGGTCAGAATAGTAAGACATTGGATAGCAAGAGTCGTAACTTCCCTCAACATGTTATGACACCATTGAAGAATCTTTATAATGGTGCAAATTCTAGTTATTCTTGTGCTTATGCAAATTGGGTACAGATTTATGATGCCTCTGCTAAGAAGTATATCTGGATGCCATTCTCAGGATATCAAGCCGCAATTATGGCTAAGTTAGATTCTTTATTGTATCCTTGGGCTGCTCCTATGGGCTTGAACAACGGTATCGTAAGAAGTGTTACAAACATTGCTGTTCGTACAAATCAAAAACAACAGGACGCTATCTATAAGATTGGTATCAATCCTGTAGTGTTCTTCACTGGTGATGGCATTACAGTTTGGGGTCAAAAGACTCTTCAAACTAAGCCTTCTGCCTTTGACAGAATCAATGTACGTAGATTGTTCTTGACTTTGGAACGTGCTACAATGAAGACAATGAGATATTTCGTTGCTGAACCTAATACTGTGTTTACACGTACTAGAGTTATCAACACATTGAAGCCTTTATTCGACTTGGCTAAGAATAATGAAGGTGTTTATGATTACTTGTTAATCTGTTCTGAAAAGAATAACACCCCACAAACAATTGATAACAATGAATTGGCTGTGGATATTTACTTGAAGCCTGTTAGAACTGCTGAGTTCATCATCTGTACTTTCTATGCAACTCGTACTGATGCTAACTTTAAGGAATTGGCTGGTTAATAAAAAGAGAAAGACGAGTGTAAAAGCTCGTCTTTTTCGTAACTTGAAAGGTATAAATAAATTTTATGAAACAAATATGTAAACGATGTAAATTAGAAAAAGATACTACAGAATTTTATTTTAGAAAAGATCAGAATAAGTATAGAACTATCTGTAAAGAATGTCACGATAAAAATAATAAACCAAATATTGAAGCTTATAGATTAAAACACGAAGAACGATTAAAGATTAAAAATCAGAAATATTATCAAGATAATAAAGAACATATGGATATTAATCGTAAGAAATATTATACAGAACACAGTGAGTATTACGAAAAATATAGAGATGAATGGTATCAGCAAAATAAAGCTCATCATAGTAAACTCACTAAAAAATATTATGAAAATCATAAATCTGAGATTTATTTAAAACAAAAACAACGTAGAGTTAATGATATAAATTTTAAATTAATTTGTAATCTTCGTAGACGATTACATCATGTTTTAAAGGGTAAAAATAAGTGTAAGAAAACTTTAGACTTATTAGGTTGTACTATGGAACAATTAAAATTACATTTAGAACAACAGTTCAATAATGGTATGAATTGGGATAATTATGGTTTTGGTATAGATAAATGGAATATGGATCACATTATACCATGTGCATCATTCGATTTAAGTGATCCAGAACAACAAAAGAAATGCTTTCATTATACCAATCTTCAACCTTTATGGCAATTAGAAAATATTTTAAAAAGCGATAGAATTGACGGACAAAATACTAAATAATTATAAGAAACACTTTATAAGGAGAAAAATTATGGCAGAACTTGGCATCCAAAAATTCTATGACATCGCTCAACAGCGTGAATTCGCTAGAGACTTTCAATTTCGTGTGGTAACATTAGGGCCACTTGGAACTGATGATATGGTCTATATTAAGACCGCTACTTTACCCGGAAAAGAAATCACCAATCAGGCTGTGAATTATATGGGTTTACAATTTAACGTACCAGGTTCTGTCAAGTATACAGGATCAGATGGATGGGCTGTTAAATTCCACTCAGATGAAGCGAATAATATTCGTTCAAAATTAAGTGCCTGGATGACCGAGTTGTTTGATGTCAACACCTCAAGTGGTAAGTATGGTGTGCCAGTGGAAACTGCTACCGTACAGTTACTTGATAAGAATCTTGCAGCAATTCGTACATACGAACTCAAGGGTATTTATATTGTCAAGTTGGGTGAAGTATCTTATGACATTCAAGGTGCTGGTGCTCCAAGAGAATTTGATGCTACGATGGCATATCAGTGGTGGAACGAAGTTTAAGTTCATCATTAAGATTATTGAAAACACCGTTAGGTTTATAACTTGACGGTGTTTTTTTGTCTTTTCTTATAAATACTTTAAAGGTGTATTATGTCAACAACAATTAGAAGTCTCATACCAGCGAATTTGAATATTGCTAATCTATTAAAAAAAGAAACACCAGTTCAATATACACCAAATGACTTATTCAAGGATACTGGATTTACTCCTATACTTGATATGGAAGCAGATCGTGGTCTTGATTCTTTTCCGCAATTTCAAGAAACTCCAAATAATGTTCCTGTTAAAGTAAACCCTGATTGGGTAAAATATGAACAACGTGCTCAAAATCAGAATCAAAATATGGATTTAAAATCTGCTATTACACCATTTAATCCAGCATTTTACAATTTATATAACCAATTTTTAACGACGACTTTAAATAAATTTAGTGGTATATCATTAAATGATATATGGCTTATCGATATTGATTTTCAAGACGTTTGTGCAAATGTAAGTAAAGTTTTAAATGCCTATGAAAAGGGTTTATTTATATATGATTTAAAGGAAATGAATAAGTATAGTTTTAATGGTAAACATTTATTATTAGCCCAAGGCGTTAGTGTGGTTGGTGATAGTGGAACTTTAAATAGAGTTGGTACAACGAATACTGGTTATATACAAGGTGTTGTGGGTATGGGTAGAACACCGTTTAATACTTTAGATGTTAAAATATTAGAAAATAATACTTCATTTGTAGATTATGTTTTACGTCCTTGGATGGTTGCTGTATCACACGCAAGTTTAAAAGAGTCTAAATTAAAAGCAAATATCACTATGATTGCATTAACTAGAATTGGTGGTAACGGGGGAACAGGTGGATTTGGAAAAACAGCCACAGGTAATGGATTTGTACCAAGAAAAATTTTCACGTATTCTGATTGTGTTCCTATGGATGTTGATAACATGGAATATAATTATACTCAAGACACATCACCAACATTACGTACAGTTAAATTTGGGTTTAAAACTTATACTATGGATACCATTAAAAATGGTGAAGGTACTTTGTTTGAAAGTATAATGAGAACTGAAAATCAATTAGGCGACATAACTGGTAGATTTTTAACTAGAACTAATAATGAAACTGATATGGTAAGAACTATTAATTATGCTGATGCTATTATGAATGGATTGACTGAGACTACATTATCTCCTGCGGGTGTTATAAAAGGCCCAACAAAAAATAAAGCAGGAATTATGGATAAATTCACAGCTATGTTAGATTCTAAATTAAAGGGTTATGAAACTCAAGCAATCGGTATGGTACAAACCGCTATTAATAACACTTTAGGTGCTGTGGACGGTACTACCTTGAGTTGGATTGTTAAGGGTGAACAAACTGTTACAAAACCTTTAAATACTGCTATTGAAGGATTAAATGTAGCTGTTACAAGTACTCTTGAAAAACTTAATCCAAATGGTAGAAATGACGATGCTACACATCATGTACAAAATGGTGTTGGTAGAGAATTGGGTAATCCTTCTTATACAAACACAAATATTGCAACTCCAAAGAACGATACACCTAATATAAGTACTGTGGGTTCTGATCCTAATCTTCCTTATAAACCTGTATTTACTGATTCAAAGGATGCAATCGGTATAAATGGTATTAAACCTAATGCGTTGTTATCATATATAGTCAGACCAAATCCACCTATAAATGATGTCAGACATGGTGAAATAATTGTAGGTGGTAAATCAATCGATCAAAATGATAGACCTGATGGTTTACATGATTTACAGAATATTTTACCAAATCCTGATTCTAATGATCATTTAACTGGTAAAGAACAAGTTGGAAACGTTAAACCAAATCCTACTAAAGTTACAGAACCAAGTAAAACGATTAAATTTGTATACATTCCAACTCCTGCTAATGATGTACTAAGAAGTAAGTAATCACTTGCAATTTAACCCACCTTGTTAAATAATTATAGGAGTATTCTTATGGAACAAACAAAAACAGGTAATGTAAATGATATTTTAAAGCTTATGAATCGTGCAAACGAGGGCTTTGCGTATGAGATTTTTATCCCTTCTTTGGATAGAAATGTAATGTTCCGTCAGATCAATACTTCTCAACAGAAACGTCTTTTGAAAGCTATTATTGACTCTCCTGCATACAATACTGAGTTTATTTTTGCTTTGAAACAGATTATTGAAGAGAATTGTATTGAAAAACTTAATGTTGGTGATTTTACAATCATGGATAAGTTGATCATCTCTTTGGTAATGCGTTCAAAATCTATTGGAAATGACTTTAAGATTACTTTTAATATTCCTAAACCAGAAGTTAAAAAGGATGAGGAAACTACTGAGGTAAAAGAAGTTCCTGTTACTTTGACCGTAGACCTAGCTAATTTGGCTGTAGAAGCCCTTAAACATGCTAAGATAGCACCTATTACGGTTACAGATGATAAGGGCATCTTCGACGTTCTATGCTCATTACCAACCATTTCTGATGAATTTAATCTTGAGAATCAATTACGTAAGAATAATAACCAGATTGACATCAATAATGAGAGTGAATTACGTGAAACTATTGGTAATGTGTTTATTAATGAATTGGTGAAATATATCAAGGTTATTAATATTCACGATCTTGAAGCTGGTACTACTATTGAGATTGATCTTAAAAACATCGATGTAAAGAGTCGTATACAGATTTTGGGACAATTGCCATCACTAGTTATCAAGAAGGTAATTGATTATATTGGTACAGTTAATAAAGAAATTGAACAAATCTTGTTATTTAAATACAACCTTAACGGAAAAGTAATTGAAGAGAGGTTGAAAATTGATGCAAGTTTTTTTACACTCTCTTAAAAACACTGTTTAATTCGAATTTATCTCAGGTGTTTCAAGACATTTATGTATTAACGCATAAAGTGGGTTTTGATTCACAATACATAGAGAATTTACCCCCTGCTGAACGTGAGGTATTTCTTTCTATGTACGATGATGAACAGAGTCGAGAGAATCCACCAGAAGGTAAACCAGCGCAAACTATAGGTTCACCAATAAGAATCCAGTAGAAAAATACCTTTTATTATAAATAATTACATGAGTACTGGTACAATTAATCTAACTTTTGACACTCCTGACATCACTTTAACTGGTGATGGGCAATTAGACATCTCTAATTACATTTCTGAGATGTTTTATCAAAATCCTGCCTTAGTACAGGAACTTGCATCTAAAATCTCTGATGTATTCAAAGGTGTTTCTTCTTCTGACATATCTACAGACTACGAACAGAAACTTAAAGATGCTTTTCAAGTCAAATCAGAACCTGTAAACATCAAGGAGACTGTTGATAAAGAGATTAAGAAGCTTTTCAAGGATTTGAAGATTGACAATAAGAGTATTGTTACCTCTGCCAGTACGACTAAACTTGAGAATTTATCTAATGACTTAACGAAGAATTTTGAGAAGATTACTAAGAAGTTCAAAGATTGGAATCTTTCTTTCTTAGATTTTAAAGCTTCTAAGAAGCCTATGGCTACATTTGATGAGGGTAAAGGGAATATTAAAGAAGCCAATTTAAATCCAGAGGCTAAATTTACAACGGTAGAAACAAAGGAACGTCCTAAATTATCCTTAAAGAACACACCTGATGAAATGAAGAATAAAGGTGAACCAGTTTGGTTTAAGAAATATCATGAAATGGTGTCCAATAAAGAAATAAAGAAAAAGGATACTGTTTTTGAAGATTTACAAGAAGTTAAGATTGCTGGATTTTCAAGGAAATCGTTGGATGAATTAACTAAGTGGGATGAAAAAACTCATAAGGATAAGGTAAATAAAACTAAAGATGCTGTATTACCTGCTGGTGTGGATGATACTATATTGGGTATGGCGTGGAAACTTGTAAAGGGTATATTGGTTGCTGGTTCTATTGCTACTCTTAGTTTGGTGGCTGGTGGTATAATGGCGTGGATTCATCGTAAGAAAATTGGTGATATCATAAACAGTCCAAATTTCTTTCCTATTAAAAAGCTTTTTGATGATATTATTATAGCTGGATTATTACATCCATCAGTATTCCCTGCTATGGGTAAAGGTATCGTTGGTATTGTAAAATTTGGGATAAATGCAGCAAGTCTTAAACTTAACGTTTTTTTAAAGGGTTATAGTATAATGGCTCAAAAGGAATTTGTAAGTGTTGGTGAACGTGTAATGGTTGCAACAAAAGGTATCTTTGGACATATTGCTGATTTCGGTAAATCTGTTTTAAGTGGTTTTAGTAAATTCACAGGAATAACTAAATTCTTTACAGGATTTACAAATATGTTGAGTACCTTTGTACAAGATATATTATTAAAGATTGTTGAGAAGGGTACGATTTTTGGTAAAGTGCTTTCAACACAAACTGTTCAAAGTGTTTGGAAATTTGCTGTTGGAATTGGTGGAAAGGGTATATGGAGCACCCTTGGTAAGAGTTTGTTAAAGAGAATACCTTTTGTTTCATCAGGAATATCTTTTTATTCCATGTTTAAAAGATTTGCTAATCAAGATTGGGTTGGTGGTTTAATAGATTTAGTCAATGGTATTAATATGATGATACCCGGATGGAATATGACCCCTGCTGCTATGGGTATAAGTATAATGCTTGATATGTTGAATATTGGAGCAGATATTAAGGCTGGTGGTATGCAGAATCGCAAGAATGATTCAATGAATAAATGGTGGAAAGATGTCTTTTTGAAGAAGGCTAAAAATATACCTATACTTGGTAATTTAATTATTCTTAGTGAGGGGTTTGGTGCTTTATTTAGTGGTCAGTGGGAGTTGGGTTTAGCCAAAATAGGATTAGCTTTAGGTGGTGGAATGTTAGGTGGGTTAGGATTTTTAGATGAAATAATAGATTCAGGTGCTCAAAAGGCTTATGCTAAAGGTGAATCACCAATTAAAAAGATGATGGTTGGTTGGTTAAGAAAACAACCAAAGTGGGTTCAATTTGCGTTTGCTATGATGGGATTAGATGCTACCAAAAAGGATGAAGAATTATTCCCTAATGAAGCGACTCAAAGTAAGGGTAAAACGTCTAAATCATTAATGACATCTAAAACGGCTGAATTACAGGGTAAAACTCCTGAACAACAAGAAGCCATTCATGAGAAATATAGAATTGCTGCAATGGATGATGAAGCTCGTGTAAGAAGATATAAGGCTGAATACGCTCGTGCAGAATCACCAGAAGATAAAAAGAAAATTGAAGAGAAATATACAGATGCTATTAGAGTGGTTAAACAACAAAGAGAATCTGAACGTGCTACTGCACCAGTTCCAACTAAGTTTGTAGCACATGATTATATGGCAAAGACGGTTACTTATCAGTCAGCTAAAGATGATAAATTATACAAACGTACTTCTGGTGATACTTATGCTAAGAAAGATGATGCATTAGGTAAAACCTTCGAAAACATTGAAAAGGGATTAAAAGCTTTAAATACTAGTATGACAGAACAGAATGCTATAATAAAGAGTCACACGGAAATTTTCAATAATCTTCTTAATGTGAATGGAGATCAATTGAAAATGTTGCCTAATTTAATTCCTGCACCTGCACCTTCACCTGCACAACCAGATGTAACACATTCAAGAGATGAAATTTTTGATTATCGTAATAAGATTTTACAGAACAGTTTAAGAGGATAATATGTCAACTATACAACTAATAAATTTAGATGGTAAAAATTGGAATAGTGCGAGTGGTGGTAACACTAATTACAATATTGTAGAAGATTATCCTTGGACTATAACACCTTCAAAACAAAGAATCAATGTACCCGTTATTGAATTAATTGAATTTGAACAAGATGTATCAACGTTATATGCAAGTTTGAATTATTGGTATACACAAGCAGCTAAATCTAAAACATTATCAGAGTCCGATAATCCTTATCAGGGATTGTATTCTGCAAAAGAAACTAAAGCACGATTTATATTTCCTTATTTTGAAGAATATGATCATAATGTATCACAGACATGGGATGTATCAAAGGGATTATTGGAAGGTGAAATTGCTGGTACTATAGCAACAACTATACAAAATGTACAAAAGGCGATGCAAAAGGCACCCGGTTCAAATATTAATCAACAGAGAATCTGGCAAGGTTCGGCCCCTGCTACATACACATTTAATTTTCATTTATTTAACACAATTGGTGGTACTGCTAATGACAATAAACAAATTAAAGCTAATATGGTATTAAGAAATAGACTTTTAATGTCTGCATTACATGATCAACAAACTGCAACTATGATTTCACCACCAGCGTTATTTACAGTTAAAATACCCGGTATTAGATATTCACCAGCAGCGGTAATATCTAATATGGTAGTTAGTAATGTTGGTCAGATGAATCAAATAAGTCTTGATGGTGTGGGTAAAATTGTTCCAGATGCTTATAAATTTGCTATAACTATAACTGAATTGATAGTAGAATCTAGACAATTATTAGATGCGGCAGTAAACAATAGACGTATTATGGCAATTGATTCTAGTAACAGAGTAGCGTCAACATTAGCAGAAGTTGGTCATGCGGGTCAAGCTGCTACATTTGAGGTAAAGACTATGTTGGGAATTAAAACAGAATGAAAATAACTGATATAACAACTAAAGCTGATCAGATAACATCTGAAAATTACGAGAATATTTTCAACATTTATACAGATGAAAATAACTTTTATTACTACAATTTATTAAAGAAAGTAGATTTTCCTAATGAATTAGACCCTGATGTATTCGATTATTATCAGACATTGCCAGATGAAACTTATCCAAATATCGCATATAAAGCCTATAAAAATGTTAAATTGTGGTGGATTGTGTGTGCAGCAAATCAAATAGATAATCCTACCAAACAACCCGAAGGTGGAACCATTTTAAAAATCATACGTATTGATACAGTTAAAAGTATATTAGCCAGATTGACTGAGGTATAGAATGTCTACAGATAATAGTAAAATTTATAAACAATATAATAGTAAACATTATATGGTTGATTTGAAAATATTCAATCCCTCTGGTGAAACTTGGTATCTAAATATAGCCGCAATCGATCATCTCGAAATTGAAGATGATTTACACTTTTGGCCTATTCGTGGTTTTTTTATCTATCAAAATCCGCATGAAGTAATTGAACGAGTTATGGAATCAAATACTGCTTTAACAAATTCAGTTCCAGATGCCAAACTTAAACTTAATGCTGAAACTAATAAACCTTATGTTTTTAGAAATGATGGTAGAGATTATCTTGATATAACTATAAATCTTGTAGACCCTGACGGTAAATTACCTAAGAAACAATGGGTAATGACACATCACTGTGTAATCTATGATAAAGAAGATTTAACTTCTGCTGATGTAGGTGGAAAGAAAAAGAAGTTTTATTTTTGGGATGCAGATTATCAAAAAATGCTTGATAATAAAATACAGTGGTCTACAGCTAAATCTACACTAAATCCTACATATCGTAAATTGGGTGATGCATATGATCCAGCACAAGCATCAGATGATGAGCGTAAAATGCCAACAGGTATTGCAATTAAATCAATTTTAACTGATCATGGATTTCCTATTTCATCTAATTTTGATGAAGGTTCTACTGAATTATTTTATTCGACTTATAGTGATAAAAATATATGGCAGAATATTCAATATTTGTTACAACATCATATGAGTAAAAAATCCACTACAATAGCACCATTAAATGAACGTGATATTTGTATTTTTAATAAAGAACGTGATACAGGTGAATTTTCTTTTATACCTATAAATGAATTTTTTAAACGTGCTGGTAATAGTCCGAATATTCCTAAAGAATATCAGCTAGAACATATGTATCTTGAAGAACTTGTTGGTGAACCCTCTACATCAGTATTAAAAGCACCTAAATCACAAGAATATCAGACTGATAAAGATTTCCATTCAGGTCTTATTAAGGCTTACCAATTTGTTGATATGTCTACTGATATCAATACAAGTCTTATGGTTTCTACTCCTGTACATAGTTATGACTTTAAGAATAAAACGTTCTCAATTAATTTAGCTGATAGTAATCCTACCAAAATAGTTGATAAGGTAAAGACAATGTATATCGATAAAAACTTGTTAGTTAAAGGTTTATACCCATTGATTACCATTAATAAGAATAAGACCGATAACAGCACAATCCGACCTGTATATTCCCCACGAAGTGATAAAGATGCTATTATCCGTCATGGTGTTGGTGATATGTTACATTGGGCTTTATTCCTTAACCAGTGTATGCGCTTTCAGGCTGTAGGTCTTCCTATTAGACAAACAGGACGTTTTATTGGTATTGATCGTATGTCTTTCAGTGATAATAAAATGGATTACAAGCTTTTAGGACAATGGTTTACAACAAATGTAAAACACATCTTCCGTGGTGATGGTTCATATGTTAACGAAGTTTATGCAGTTAAGTTACACAGTTATGACGATTTGAAGATCGATAAAACAGTTGCTTAATTTGTTACTACAGGTTTAATACTAGATTCATTAACCGTTTTAATAGGTTCTCTAATAATATTACCTCTAGCATCTAAAGTACATGGATATAATTCGACATTATCTTGATATGGGTTTTTTGAGACTGTAATATTATCTGTGGATGGAGTTAATACTCTATTCAAATAAATTTTTGGTCCCATAGCAGCCAATACACTAGTTAAATATGGTGTTAGAAATAGTGGATTTTGTATATGATTTTCTAAGTAAGATTTATCACCTAGTAAATGAAATCCTGATGCCTTTGTACCACCTTTAACATTTACACCACCAGTTATACGTGATGAACCCTTTTGAAATTCGTTAGGTAAATTACTCAATAACTGTTCGTTTGTTTTATCATAAGCATAGTCAATTTCTACTAAAATTTTTGGTGGTAATTTAAATCTCATACTACGTTTAATAGCTTCTGGTTTTGCTGCCTTTTCTCCTAATAGTGTAGTTATCTGTTTCCATTGTCCTAAAGGTAAAGATGGTTTATCAGGTGTATATGACGTAATGGTAGAAGATGCATATTCTGAATATGGTTGTCCTAATGGATGTAATGCTATAATACTATCGAGATCAGGATGTTTGCCGCTAACAGATTCAATTGTATCTCTCATATCACTAGGAGAGCCACTAAGCGAATCCGTCATTCTACTCAAGATAACCGTAGCTTTTTCACTTTTTAATAATTTACTATCACTATCTTGTTGTTTTTTAATTAAATCAGCAGATGATAATATACCAATATTAGCTGGATTATTGCTAGGTGGAGTGCTTTCTATAGTACCTACAATGCTTGTAGTGACAACATTAACAGGTTTAGTAGGGTCTTGTACAGGATTTATCACATCAGTAGATAAAGGTATTGTACCGTTGATTAAACATGATGCAGCACCACTTGCCATTGGTGGGATGGCTGGTAATTTTTCTAATGCATCTCTTTGTAATTGTTGAGCTAATTCATTTCTACCTTGATATAAAGCTTTGGCTTGATCCCAACTTGCAGCTAATTGATCTATAATTGCGTTGATCGGTGCAGTTACTTGTTCAACAAAAGCTTTGATATAAACTTGAGCATTTTTAATTGCTAAATCTCGTAACATTACTGCACGTTCTTTAAATGTAACAGTTTTACTTTGATTTAATCCTGCTAGAGTTTTTAAACAACCAAGTCTATCAGTCGCATTAACTGGTTTTGCTGGTGTTGTTATTACTTCGGTTGGTTCAACTGGTGTTACTTTTTCTGTACTCATATTTCTCCTTACCACCAATTTCCACTGATGATATCACCTACTACATCATCGAAATGTCGTTTATCACCTTTAATAAAAATTGGTTCGTGTGGATAGGAATCTACTGAACTATTGTAGTCAGTAGTAGAATCTATTATTTCATCCACAGATTCACATGTGCTATATCCAGTAGAACCGGGTAATCCAGTACTTAAACATTCATCAACAGGCCATAAATTTATAAGGGAAGATAAAGGTGGTTGGGTATTTGCATTAGTTGGACTTACCCCACCAATAACTCTAAGTTCTTCGTCCGTTAAAGTCGATATCAATTCTCCTGTAGCTGGATTAATCTTACCACAAAACCAAGATGGTACTGATGGTCGAATTAATGTATTTTCGATATTAGTATTATACTGTTTAACGGCTAGATTGTACAATGAAGAATTAGGTATGATATATGCATATTTATCATTTGCTAATATTTCGTCAATATATTTACCCGCATCAAAAAAACTGTTAGTGTTTTTGTTGTTGTTTCTTTGTATAAAATTATTCTTAATTGTACTCATAATTATGAAAGCTGCCATCCTGTGGTGGTTAATGCTTCTCCTAATTCAGCAGGTAATAAAGTTGCTGTCTTATTTCTAGAATTAATACCTAATTCAATCATACCTTCACGTACAGCTTCATTATGTTGCTTAAATCTTATTGGAATATTTTTGAACCAATGTGAATGTGTAGGTAATATTACTGTAGCAAATTCCCCATTAATCTTACATAAAATAGGTTCGCAATCAGGAAATAAATTCCAAGCACCAATTTCAGTTTTCTGCCATTCAATAGGTGCAGTAACATGTAATAAACCAACTTCCCCTTCACACATAAGTCCACCTTGTATGATAGTATTTCTTGTTACGTGTAATTGCCCTTCAACTACAACAGCATTATGTTCAACTGGTAATAATGTTATTTTTCTAGCTCTTAATGTTAAACGTTCACCACCATCAACAATAATTTCATTTTCAGATGATATATTTAATTGTTCACCAGTGATATTAACAATTGTGCCATAGATATCAATTGGTCCAGTTGTTTGAATATTTACACCTTTAGACCCCACTAGTAATTTATATTTATTCATAGCAGTTAAAATATAATCACCTGGTAAATCAACTACATCAACATATTCAACATGTGGAGAAGGTTTAAAATTATTATATGTACCTTGTGCGGCTACAACACATCCATCAATTTTTAATTTACCGATAGGGTCAATTCTGATGGATTTCAAATCGTTCATTACTGTTCCAATAGTTTCAATTTTATTAGATGTAATTTGTATAATCTCATCTCCACCTCTACCTAAACTATTTTCCAATTCGGTTAATGCTGGTGCAGTAGTTATAATCAATTGATCTAATGCACCATTTGGTAACTTCTTTGGTTCAGGTAAGAATGTAGTACCTTCGGATGATGGTGATAATCCTATACCAAGTGCGTATGCAGCGGATTGATTCTTAACCATTTGACCTTTTGGATTACAACATTTACAAAATTGTCCTGCAAATACCCCATAACAACCATCTAAAATGTGTGTAGGTATGGGTTCACAAGTAAAGGGTGGTCCGTACATATTATATGGACTATCAGAAACACCCGGTATAAAGTATGTGTTACAACCCGGAATAAATTGTGAATTAGCTCCTTCGGGACCAAAAATTGCTGCCATTGCTTCTGCGCTACCAAACATATCTTCTAGTGTCATACCAGAACCTTCAACACCTTCGGTTGATGATCCTAAATGTCCGTCTGCATCGAAAGTAAGTTTTGTAGTACGATCCCAACACGATCCACCATATCTTGCGTTTTCTTTCCAGTTATTTAATCCTAGTGGGTCTGGATTCGTGGTCAATCCAAATGGGGCAAATCTGTATAAAGGATCAGGAAAGATAGCTAAATATGGCAAACCTTTACAAACTGGACATACAACATTATGTATCATTGGAAGTTTTTGTTGATATATTGATAAAAATTTCTGTGGTATCGTTGCAGTATCTAAATTAGTTGGTATTGTTGTATACGAAGTTCTTTGCATGTCAAACAACATCTTTAATTCGTGAATGTTTTTCTGAATAGTTAAAATCTTATTCACTACATCGGGTTTAGGATTACCAACAGTTTTATAATGATCGCCAAAAATAATTTGTTCGTTATCATACTTTACAAACTCGCTCTTATTTTTCTGTGTTGTTAAAAATTGATTACCTAGAACCATTTTTTGATCATTATTAGTCGCTAATTCAATTGTGGAATAATTATTAAATTCTTTAAATGATCCAGAATAATGTGTAAATTTCAATATTTCTCTTAAATCTGTGTCGATCATTTCAATTGTATGTTTATTACTATTGAATACGCTTTTTGATCTGAAAGTTTTAGAGTCGGATGATTCGCTTAGATTTAATTTTCTATTTTCGTAGGATTGAGGATAATCAGTACTTGCATTATTATTAACATCTTGTGCCATAGTAAAAATGCGTTTAACATCTTCTTCACTATATGCTGATGCAAAATAAACAGGGAAATTTCTATCACCATTAATAAAGAAGGTGTATAAATGGGAACCTACGTTAGGAATACTGAATACACCTCTAGCTAAATTTGAATAATTAGATGGTGTGTATTGGTAGGCATAGTCGTTTACTTTACGGTTTTGTTGTCCCATTGTCTGTGTGAATGCATCAGGATACGTATCTGAACCTACAAAATTGTTCGCAGGTCTAGCCCCATCAGCAACCTTGTCACCATCCCAAGCATTTGAATCAGAAGTCGTAGCTTGTCCGTTAGAGGCATTAAAACGACCACTAGCACAGCCACCAAACATTGGTCCAGCATATTCAGCCCAAGGAAGTATTTCTTTTAAATCTGTAAGTGCAGAGGTAATATCTGGATTATTCTTATCAATAAAATTGAAGAATTTATCTACATTTATATTCAAACTTGTAATATTTGGTGATAATTGAGGAATATATATCTTAATACGACCACGCATTTCGGGGTCATTATTTTGCACACAAACACCTACATATATTCCAAAATCCTTTTCCATATTAATATTCCTTGTAATTATTTATACACCAAAGCAAAAAAACTAGGTCAATTACTCGACCTAGTTAATAAAATTGATTAAAATGTAAGTACGATTACTCGTCTTCTTCTTGATTACCATCAGTACCATCCATATTATTCATGAATACTTGACGTAATAATTCATCAATAGCATTGGAATCTTGCATATGGTTCACATGTGACAACACAAATGCCTCATGTTTTGTATTATAACCTAATAATAGATAACAACTTGTGTATTCTTTTATCATGTTATTAAGATGTTTAATTTCACCTTCTTCTGATTTAGGGGTTTTAAGATTAATTTTCTTAACAAATTCCGTAAAAGATTTCATTTCAGTATCAGATAGTTTAGGTTTATCTGTAGCGGTAATAGCAGGAATAGGAGTCTTAACTACATCCTTAGAAATTTTTTTCTTTCTGGTCATATTCATAACTCCTACTCCTTAACTATTTATCATTTACTATCAGGTTTTGGCAAACTTTTCGTAATTACCAACCTTATGATTAATGCCGTACTTAACCAATGTTTCAATCAAGACATCAATTGATGCTGTCTTAACTTTAATATTGGGTAAGAATTGACCACCATCATAAAACTCAAAGTGATTATCACCTAAGTCAGTACGATTTATAAAACACGTACAGAAGATTGTGGCGAAACCGGGATCAATCACTACTGTCCATGATCTAGGATCAGTTGGAGCATAGTCTTCGAATACCTTTTCAACACGGTATCCACTATCTCTCATACGCATCATAAAATATCCGCATGTTGTGGGTTTACTACTCATAATATTATCCTTTCTTTGTTAGGGGTTAATGGTTTAAGTGAAACGACCAAGACGGTCACGTTTCAATTGCTTGGTAAAACGACCAATGCTATTTCTAACATTATGCTTCTTAGCAATCTTGCGTGTCTTTCTAACTGTCTTTTTTACTATAGTCTTCATGTGTATCTTTCTATTTGCGGTTTATGTTTAATGTGATGCATCTGCATCGTTTGTCTTAGGTGTTCTTACAAACACCCAAAATTTTTGTATAATGACATCATCAATGCTGTAATCTTGATTCTTATAAGCTTTATTAAAAAATATAACTCCTGAGTTTTTAATTCTATCAACTTGGGTTTCGATACTACCAAATTCAGGCATAAAATAATAAATTACACCAAAAGGATTTACAATATCACTAAATTTGAAGTTGTTATGAAAATACTCAATTAATTCATCTCTACTACCACATAATATTTCTTCTTTAGTTATCATAGATTCCTTATTTTACTAACGAACTGGTTATATATTGAAGTAAAAAATCTGCTTCTTTAATCTCAAACATGATTACGCCTTTAGTATTGATCTTTACAGTTAATGTAGGCATTTTAAGTGTGCTGATGATCTTGAAAATATCTATCTTCAAAGCAATCATTTCGGACAATCTATCACCCATAACAGCATCACTAAGTAATACTGTCATACTATCAAGATTCTGAATCGTCTTATCTGTCATTTCACCATAAAGATTGTTATCCTTGAGATAGATGTAAACCTTATTGGTTTCTGCACTAAAGTTAGATGCTTGAAGAATTTCATTGATCTTATCATTTGTAAGTGTAAACCAAGTATTATATTGGATTTGAGCAATCTTATCGAGACTAATAGGAGCCTTTTCAATTGTTCCATCTTCTTTCAAATGAAACTTGAAGTTCGTACTAGCTGATATATAACTGATGCTATTACTGTCAATAATAAGCTTTATAATATCTTCTGAAATACAATTAAAAGCATTGATAAGGCGTTTTACGCTACCAATATTAAGAATGATTTCATTTTCTGTAGTATCAGTCTTTACATCTAATTTGGTGTAAAGAATTACAGTTTGTTTTTCGCTTGTAGAATATGACACACAATGAATTGAGTCTTTTGTAAGCGTTAAAGTAGCCTGATCGGTAAATTTACTAATAGGGATTAAAAACTTCGTAAGAATCGTCTTCTTATTGACAATGATTTCCATTTTAAACTTTCTTCTTTGGGGTTGGATTTTGATTGTTAACTTGCATTGCTTTTACATTCTTTGTAGATTTACGTAATATTCTTTCTAAATTTTCAACACGCTCAGTTAAATCTTTGATACTTTCCTTCATCACTTTGATATCCATCATATCATGCTTTACTGATTTATCAAGTGGCTTTAGTGGATTTTTCAATCGACTTCCAGCAATTCGATAAAGTGCTTCTAAATCTGCTTCTGGATTTGTTACATCGGGTGTCATATTAAATCTTTTTCTTCTTACCAAGTAAGATGTTAAGTTTTTCCATCATCTTATCAAGTTTTACATCGAGTAATAAGAATTTTTCATCAAAATATTCCATTTGGGTTTGCTTACGAGGATTATCAAGTTTTTCCAAGAAAGTAAACTGCATTTGATCTTTATCTTCTTTAATTACAGGTTGTATATTACCAGCTATTCTAGCAGCTTGTAAGTGGGCTGGTGTGCCTGTGGTGCCTCTATTAACAAAATCTGCACCAGTGATGCCTCTCTTACGCATATCATCCGTTAAAGCCTCATCTACGGGTATTAATCCCATCATAGGAGATACACGCACTTCTTTAAAGTCAACATCATTAATAATGGCAGGTGCGTTAGTCATTTGCACAGAATTACCATTATGTTGATAATGAGAGGGGGTTGGTTGCCCAAACCCCCCTGTAGCGTCCTGAATTAATCTTCTTGGGTCTAATCTAGGTATGGCTTTGTCATATTCCATTCTCATGCTATTTGAAGCATTGATCTGTTGACTGACAGCACCACCTAAAGCAAGTAAATCAGTTAGGTCGTCTTGGTTCATATTTAACCCAATTCCTTAATCATATCATCTAAGGTAGCTTCATCAACACTAACTGTATCACTCTTTTTCTCTGTGGTTACAGTGGAAGTTGCAGTAGAACTGCCAACATTACCAGTGAATGTCTCAACATCAGCATTTGATGTCTGTTGAACATCATTAATGAAATAATGCTTATTCAAAAGATCAATAAGCTCTTGGGGAGTCTTACAAACCTTGTGAGGTGCAGACAAACAATGAGTAGCTGACATAATCTCATTCATCTTCTCCGGTGTCATGCCAACAATCGGACCCGCAGGTAAGAAGGTTGAATTTGTATACGTGACATAAGAATTTTTACTATTCTTATTATCAGCATTCTTCTCAGCCTTAATCATAAACGTACAACCTTGTTCATCAAGTCTATAGATACGTTTACCATAAAACTCAGCAAGTTCACCCTCAAGCGCACCCTTGATCTTCATATCGATCTGTTTACCATACTTGAGCAACATAACCTTACCATTATTAGCAGGATTCTTCACATCATTAATAACATAAAAGTTAGTAACGAAGTTGTGTTGACGACGAATACCTTCGGAACGTTTCTTCTTACTTTCGTCACCACTTTTCCACATTTCAATACTCTTTTTACAGATAGGGCAGGGATTACCAAGAGTATTTAAACAATTCACATAGATATTAGAATTGTCAATCTTACTTCGCACGAAATGGCAGTAGTAAGAATATTCAGTAGGAATTGCTCCTGTTTCAGGGTCTATATCTTTAATGTTAGGAAGCAATCTTCCTGTGATAACATTACCAATTGTATCTGTTTTCAAGATATGCTTGGTGATACCATCGTTCATCTTCTCTTTAATACTAACAATATTATTCAACATTTCTTCGTAATTAATCATAATTTCCTTTTTCTTTTTCTTTCTTTTATTATACCTTGTTCGATCTATATTAAGATCATATCATTTTTTTAGGACTTTTCAAGTCCAAACTTTATTTATTTTTGTTCTTTTTAGAACGGTAAACATTCTGCACTAATCAATGTGTTTATTCGTGCCACCCCTTCCTTTATCAATTTTTTAGCTATAATTGAATTGTTTATATTCGCTTTATATCTAGGGTACGTTTCATCTATGTTACCTAGATACATCTCTCTATCATCTGGATGTAAATCATACATGATATCTCGTATAGGAACCCCTAAAAGTTCGAAACCAATAAATAGATAGATTGATAGTTTGTATGTCACAATATGGTTTGCCCATGCAGGTGCAATGCCTTCCATTTGTGAGAAATACTTATCTAATACTATACCTTCTTTGATGCAATAATCTTTAATGAAAATAAGAGAATCTTTAATAAATTCCAATTGTTCCTTATCATCGGGTAATTTAAATTGCATACTTTTAATATGAACGGTATAAGCTTTAATAGCTTTTTGTGTGGTGTAAAATGGTAAATCAAAATATTTGGTATCAGCATAAACGAGATAAGGGGCGTTAATGTATACCTTGGTATTTAAATTACTAGTCTTGATAATCTGTTCAATCTTTAGAATAGCTAAGTATTCTTCTGATTTTTCTGTTTCAAAATTCTCAAAATCTTTGCGGATAGTGAACGGTTTATTTTGATGTGAACGACTTGCTGCTAGATGCGTGTTGTAAATAGTTTTTTGTAGGTCTGTTAGCATTTTTTGCTCTCTGTTTATTTCGTTGTTTATTTTTAACAATCTTTATACACTGTTCCTTTACCATCTTTGACTTTATCAAATTCGGGTAAAATGTCAATAACTTTTGTAGTATTTCTGTTAGGGTGTTTGCCCCTGTAATTTCCATGAATATTTTTTGTAGTTTCTCTTCTTTTACTAAATTTATGAAGATAAACGTTGGGTTTATATTTTTATTATTTATTAGGTATAAGAAACTGCCAAATTTCATTAATGATTTTTCGTACTCTCGTTCACTTAAAAGAACGACAGGACAATCTTTCATAAAAGGCTTTATAGCATTATCTTTTTCCATGTAACTATTTATACTTTCTACATCACTTTTCAAGTACTTTTTATCATAAATTTAATATGGTAAACCCAAGGGATCAGTTGGATCAGTTGATACTGATGTAGGGGCTTTCGCTGGTATAGGAGTCTTAGAAGCTGATAATGCTTTTTGAATATCATCAATTGTATCATCAGATGATTTTACAGTAGCGTTAGTCATAGTTGTGAATATTGGACGTTCTTTAATTGTTAAAGTCTCATATACAATATCTAATGTGGTATGACCAAAATTAACACCAAATCGGTTCTTCTGAATACCTAAATGGATTAATCCTGCTTGTTTATCACCCTCTTCACTCCAAATAGAAAATTGTGCATCAGCCGTAAAAGGTAAACCAATAGATTCAGAAGTCTTTTCCATACCCGGTTCTGAAACACCTGCCGCACTTCTACCTAACTGTGAAGCTGTTATACAAGGACATTTAAACTTGTATGTAGTTCCTCTAAGTTGTTCGGCAATATCTTTTACTTCATCATAAAGGCCGACATTTTTCTTATTACTCTTGAAAAGATTTACATAATCTACAACCAATACATCAGGTTTGATACCACGCTTGATTAATTTGCTGATATAACTGTTAAGATGATTAACTGTAACACCTTTGGTAGGAAATTCCTTAATGATTAATTTAGCATTATGATTATCTTTGAACGTCATAATGTGGGTCTTTAATTCGTCCACATGTTCATGAATAATCGAATAAGGTATTTGTGAAATTGAACTACTAATACGTTTTGAATACATCTGTTCAGACATTTCAAGACTTATAAGTAAAACTACCTTATTTTGTTTGACGATATTCATAGCAATATTACCAAGAAAGATTGATTTACCTACATTAGTAAATCCCGTAAAGACATATAATGCCTTACCTTCTGCCTGAATACCACCACCAATACGTTCATCAATAAAACTCCATCCAATAGGAATTACATTATTTGGTTTATTCAAATCATTAAGATGATCATCAACACGTTCAAAGTAATCAAACCCAAGATCATCGACTAAAGAAATCGTACAAGCTTGATTGAAAGTCTCTAAGATTGCACTTGTATCAATAATATTGGAGTTTGATAAATTCTCAGTGGTACGTAACAATGCCATATAAACTGCACGTTCACGAAGAAATTGTTCGGTATTTTCGATCAATTCATCTCCGTTATAATCTTTAGCATCATCAATGGTCTTCAAAATAGCTAAAAGACTTCTAATGTGTTCCTTTTGTGTATCATCAGTCAAAAGGACTTTGATTTCAGTCATGTTGGGTATTTTGTTGTGTTTACCAAAGAAATCAACAATAATCGATAAGATGCATCGAACATCTTCATTATCGAAATAAAGTGGATTGTAATGATCTACGATGGAACTCAAATACTCTGCGTCGAACATGGCATTTTTACAAATCACATATTCGAACAACTTTTTGTCTAGTTTAATCATGTAACCTTTCAAATTTCATATCTTTATACAATACTACAGATTGGAGAGAAAAGCAAGGGTTATCCTTGCTTCTCCACTTCTTCCTGTATCTTTGTAAGATTTTCATTTGAATAAGTAAGTTCTTTTTTGATTAAAACATCCAATTTTTGAAGTGGGCCGTTTTCCCAAAATTCTGCGCTGTCTTGGAAGTTCTTGGCGAATCCAATCTTAACTCCATCCATAACGTATTGATGTCCATCTTTAGTAAATAGCTCTAATTTCTTAGCCATTTCAAGTAATCCGATATACTTACTTAAACCTGTCTTATAATTAAGCATCATAGTAGTTTCCACAAAAGGTGGGGCAAAACGATTCTTAGTAGTCAAAGCTCTCAAGTGTACACCAGAAATATTTTCTGATAATTTGGAAGCTTTATTATCTTCTGCCATATCTTCAACCTTTTCAGTTGTAGTAGATAATTGTAATACAATAGATGGCAAGTAGGTACACTTCAAACCACCGGGTTGTAATTTGACAATATTAGGGAACTTTTCAGCAGGATTCATAATTAAATGATTAGAAAAAATTACAGGAACTTCTGCTTTTGCTGCCTTATGTGTAACTTGTCTAATAAGACTACCTAACATCTTAGCCTTTGAACCCATATCACTAGCACCACTATTTTCAAGAGAATCGTCAACTTCTTTTCTTGTTACAAGATTGCCTAAAGAATCAATAAATACGATAACTTTACGCTTCATATTAGCTTCAATAAGTTTACTTAAAAGTGTAACAATTTGATTCTTACAATCTTCAATGAACTCAATTGGACAGTGTTTAATCTTAGTAATATCACAACCAAGACGTTCTGCTGTAAGATGGTCTAATGCACTCTCTGAATCAAAATAAACAGGCTTGTAACCCTTTCTGATAGCGTTAGCCATAATCTTATTCATGATAAGAGTTTTACCAGTACCAGAAAGACCCACGATACCAGTTACACGACCTACAGGAATACCACCAAATAATGATCCAGATATGATACCATTTAATGAATAACATCCAGTATCAATCCAATCATTAACATTCGATAAAGAATCCTCACTTAGTTCAGTTGCATCAGGATTAAGTTTATCGATTGATCCCATAGCATCAGCTAATATTTTAGCGGATTCTTTATCACTCATTGTTACTTCTTCTTCTACTTGTTTTTTCTTAGCCATATTTTTCCTTTAGTCACAAAACCCGCATTTACCTTCGGGTATATTTCTTTGTTCTTTTATCTGTTTAACAATATCTTTGATGTTCTTTGTATTAACGGTCTTTGGTTTCTCTTTCGGTTTACCTTTACCACAAGTCTTACAAGCCATAATACACCTTACTTCTTATCAAATAAATTGATAATCGGTTGAGTCTTAGGTACTACACTCTGATTTGCAGGTGGAGGGGCGAGTTGAGGAACATTGATCATATCTTTAACAGGAGCAAACATATTCTCATACTGTCCAATAATTCTTGCATCCAAAATAGGAGCATCGGCAATACTGATTGATGATCTTGCATAATTAAACATAGTCGCTTCATCCTTATCGGCAAGGAACTCACGGAAAACAATAGGAATAACTGTAATAGTCAATCCACCCTCTTGTTTATGTGTCGCATGAATAATAGCAGGATTCTTGATCTTCACAATATCAGAACCTTCTTCACCTTCGGTTACGGGTAACTTACCAAGCAATAATCTACCCAACGTGTCTACAAACATTACATGATTTTCTTTTGTCATACTTAATTTATCCTTTACAATATCTTATCATCAGTTTGGTGTTTTTCAAGCCCCAAACAAGTCTAATAAATCAATTTTTTCTTCATTAGTTGGATTTTTAATTTCCCAACCAATTACATCAAAAACAGCCTTAATGGGATTTAATAATGTATTAATATACATCTTCTGTGTATCAATATTAAAGTCTTTCTTGAACTCTTCTGGAAATTTGTAAGGAAATGATATTGCACTTAATCCCCATTTATTAGATCGTACATAAAAGAATTTAAGTTTATCCCCACTTTTAAGAGATTCGTACTTATTTTCTAATTTATAACGTTTCAATAACAAATTATATGCAATTGCAGCTTTATTTTGTGCAGGTGTACCCTTACCCATAACAAGATCACAAGACTTTTCTAAATATTTGTCGTAGTTATTCAATGATTTAGCAGAAGACATCTCTTCAATTGAAAACGTCTGATAAGTTTCCCATGTATCTTTAATGATTTTATTTACAGCCTTCTTATCACCACTTTTAATAATGGATTGAATAGCTTTCTTGATAAGTGGTTTAACTTTCTTTGGGGTAGCAACTTTAACAACAGCTACACCAGTATATTTGAATTTGTCAACGATTTTATACTTATCGTCTTGAATAATATTCAAAATGTACATTTTCTTACCCAAGAAGATACCTGAACTGGAAATGTTTTCACGTTTAAAGTGGTAGGTACAATGGGTTGAATGTAATTCATCTTTAGCCCATGCTCTAACAACAGTATCGATTTCTTTTCCAAGTCCATCAGCAAGTTCAAAGACGTATGGATTAATCTTATCACCAATAAAGAATGGTTCTTTCTTAGCATCTAGGATGGGTTGAATACCAAACACTACGCTATCTGTATCACCCATGATTACACTATCATATTCCAAACCACCTTTGGCTACTAGATAATCATTACCGAATTTTGCTGCAATTTTAATACCTGCTTGACCAGTTAAAGTAACTGAGGAAGCTAGATCAATGTCATATAAAGCTGCATGTTCCTGTGCGAAATAACCATAAATACGATTAAGCAAAATCTTAATAGTATATTGTGCAGTATCCAACTGTTCCATCTGGTAGTTATTCTTAATAACATCATCAGGATGGGTTGCGTTTAGATCGCTAATACGCTTCATTTCGGTTTTGATTTTTACACGTTCTGCATAAATCTCTTCAATAATTTCAGAGAAAATACCTCTAGTCTTCTGTGTAAACATAATATTGGACTTAGAAATACAAATTTCCTCTCGTCTAATATATTCATCAAACTGCATTTTATTGAACGTATGCTTTCTGCCAGATGTAGTCATGAACTCGTATTCATCTTTTTCAACATCCATTCGAAGCACTTTACCCAATTTAGTTTCAGGTGAAATATTTAACGTTACAATCGTATTAGGATACAAAGAATCTGCATCGTAATAAAGAATAGATTTATGTAATCCTTCTTGTGTAGGACGCACGAAACCACCACCAAAATCCTCTTTACCACCATTCTTGAAGGTTGGTAGTATCTTACCATCAAGTAAAGCTTGTTGTGTCGCTAGACCGTCTACAATGGCAATAGTGCTTACACTAGCAGGTAAACCTGCCAATCCTTTATATGAAAGTGATCTACAAGTCTTCAAATACTTCAATTTAGCCTCTAATTCTACTAGAAGTTTTACATCTTGAATATTGTAATCTACGAATTTATGCCAATCTTTTGTAGCAAGTTCACTTAAAGATACAGCATCATACTGTAATTTACCTGAACCTAATTCTTCTTCACCAATAGCATTTAATGAATAAGATTCACGTTTTTCTCTGGTGAATACTTTATAAACGTATTGATAGTCGAGAATACTGATGCCTTCGATTGTCCAAAGTTGATCATAATCCTGCAAACGCTTTTTAACATTATCTTGTTTCCAAGCTCTACCAGTTGGTGATAAACGATTACAAGCATCATCTTCGCCATAAATTCTATTGATACGATTACAGATGTATGGAATATCGAATCCATCAATATACCAACCTGTTACGACATCTGGAAAGTCTTTACGCCAGAATTTGATAAACGCCTTTAACATTTCTTCTTCTGTCTCATAACACTTATAGATAACCTTATCATCAGATGTATGATAATCATTACCTAATGCGAAGGTGTAAATACCATCATCAATTGAATTATGTATACTAATAAGAGTGATTGGATCATTTGCTAATTTAGGATCGGGGAATCCATTGACAGAATATGTTTCAATATCGATTGAATAAATTTTCAATGGATAAAGATCGAAATCGTCTTTTTTATTTTGACCGTTGTACTTATCAATGAGGAATTGTTGGGCAGGTGGAAGCTTACCATAAACTTTTGCAGTTGATAAACAAAACTTATCACGAAGTCTTTTATCAGCAAATTCCATTTTGCGGAGTGTTGCTCCATATAAAGACACACCATCTTTACCATTGGGATCATCTACATAAAGATAAGGTTTAAAGGGGTATTTTTCCATAACCCTATTACCTTCTGAATCCCAAGTCCAAAGTGTGATATCTTTGTTATAATTACTGTATACTATATTTCTGTACATACGAACATCATATCATATTATAGGGTTGTGTCAATGTCTTTTCGTCAAAGCATTAATATGTTCAAGTACACATTTACCAAACATCTTTTCTAGGTCTATTGTAGAATCCATGACTAACATATCCTGAACTGTTCCTATAGATAGTTCCGTACATAATGTAACATTATTTATAGTGACTAATATTTTTATTGCTGTCGTACCATCAAAGGCTGTAACAGGTGTATCATCTTTTGGTGATGGTCTTGTGTCAGATGTTTCTGGTAAATTTTTAATATCGTTTAACAATGCATCAGCAACTTTCCACATATTTGCACTTGTATCATAGAAAATTCTACTCATATTAATTTACTTTCTGTTCTGGATTCATGATGGATCGTTTAATTTACGCAACCCTTCTAATCTACGAATTTCATCTTCTAATTGTAAAATCGTCAATTTATTTATTAAACGTTCCATTTTATTTAGATCAGTATCTTTTTCGTCTTGTGTATATATTGTTGTCATAATTTATTTTCTCTTTCTTCATATAAGATTATCATACTTAACTTGAATTGCAAGGCATTTTACTAAATAATTAAAAGAGCAGTAATCAAGGGACTTGCAATCACCTTGAAACAAGCGGAGTAAACTACTTGCTGTCCTGCTCAAATATTTATAAGGAGTATGTCAAAATGGAAGAGAAGATTCAAGAAGTTACTAAAGTTTGTTCTAAATGTAAAATTTCTAAACCGATTAGTGAATTTAATAAAAATAAATCCAAATGGGATGGTTTAAGTACTGAGTGTAAAAAATGTTGTAAACTTGCTAATATACAATATCGTAAAAATAATCCAGAGAAAATACAAAAGAATTTAAATCGATGGCACGAATTAAATCCTGATTATAAAGATAATTATAATAGAAAATATTATTCAGAAAATGCTGATTTATGTAAAGCTCGTAGTAAAAGCTGGATAATAAATAATCCAATAAATAGAAAACAGAATAATAAAAATTGGGATAAACGTAATCCTAATTATCACAAAGATTATCAAAAAATTAGAAAACAAAATGATGTATCATTCAAACTTTCTGTAACGCTTAGAGATAGAATAAATAAAGGATTAAAAAATAATATCAAATCTGGTCATAGTTTACAACTACTTGGTATTTCTATAAACAACTATAAACATTATTTAGAATTACAATTTAATGATAATATGTCATGGGAAAATTATGGTAAAGTGTGGCATATCGACCACATAATTCCGATAACATTTTTCAATTTACTTGATACTACTGAACAGTTTCAATGTTTTAATTATCAAAATACTAGACCAATGTTAGCAACTACAAATATACAGAAAAGTAATAAGATACTTGATATAAATTTTAATAACCAAACACCATTTATTTAATCAACTGTTCAGGATTAAGTTTAATGATAGCCTTGCGATCTTGGTGTCCAAATGGTAGTGTGTACATTTCTACGTGTTCCTGGAGATGGTCGTCCAACCATAAATTATCACCAAACGCTCTATGACGTTTAACATCAGCCATGTAAGTATCTACATCAATTACCACACTTTTCATCTGATCAATCATTTCGCTACCTGTATTGAATTGATGAAAAGCATCTTTATAAGGTTCAAGTTTTTGTCCGAAAAACGGGATACCTAAATGACAGGATTCCGTTAATTTAATATTACTTTTTGCTCTATTAAAGTGATTGGATTCTAATGCAGCCATAGTCATTTGTGGCGACATTTTACTAATTGTATTTGGGAAATCTAACAACTGCGCCCAAGGTACAAATTGAATGTCTCCATTATCAATGTAAGGACGTAATAACAATGGGTGTCCACCAAGAAAAATCCATTGAAAATCTTTACGTGATTTAATAATACTTTGTAAGACATGAGAATAATCATCCTTTTGTCCAGTTGCATTTACACAATCAAAGTGTGTCCCGGATGCAGTGATTAAAATCTTAGGACGAGCTTTATTAGCCTGATAATCTTTTAAAATCTTTTCTTCATTGTAGAAACGATCAAACCAGAATTTAGGAGCATAATTAGGAATAGTTGTAACATTCTTGATATTTAACTTACTCTTGTAATATTCCTTCATATAGTCGGAAACAACCATCATTTCACCACACATATGAATAATATCTTCAATACTCTGTCTAATTTCAGGATCAACGAAAGCACTTCTGCAACGATTATAAAGAGGAATATCTTCACCAAAGACGATATCATCGACTTCATAAATAACTTTGAAATCGTGATTACTACCCATCATTCTCAAGAATTTAGCAAATTCCTTTTGTACAGGAGTAGCTTGTCTTTGAATCTTGATAGCTTTATAACCAGTGAGATAAAATCTTGGATCGATAACCATAGATGTAAGAGTATTCACAACCATCTTACCACCATAGTTTAATAACATTTCAGGTGCGCCGATACGCCAGTAACCACAACCAGAATAATCTGCAAGATAGTTAATAACTCGTGGTAAATCAGAACCCGGCATTGCTAAAGGTGGTGGAGCTACATTTGTTCTGGTCATTAAAGCTCTAGTAATTGGTTTAGCACCAATAGGTAAATAAGGACAATAAGGATATCCTATATCAATAACTTCGTAATTTAAATTTCCGTATTGCTTCTCAGCCATAATTAATTAATCCTTTGTAACAATTTACCACACTTTACTTAAATATCAAGTCCATTTATTGATAAACCATTTTTGACCTTTATAAAATTCTTCATCTGGTTTAGTTAATCCGTGAGATCGGTGACTACAAAATATAGGATATGTTGTTAACTTTAATCCTGCCTTATTAGCATTTAAACAGAAATCGAGATCATAATAATGGAATCGTGCAGGATTTGATTCGTCAAACTTAACGCCTGTTTCAAGACATTTCTCTACGTTGACAGCTAAAAACACACCATCAAGCATTATAACTCTTGAGGGAGTGGTGCCAAAAGGAGTCATAAAGCGTTCATTATCGTCTGTGCCAGTGAAGTGTGCCACTGCCCCTGAATATTGGCTCCTGTCGCCCATGAGATGCCATAGTGCGGGTTTCTTGATGGTGATTGGGTCTTTGATTCCAGCTAGACCAACAATATCATATGTTTGCATAGCCTGATTTAATTTCTCTTTCAAGAATAAATCTTCGATAATACAATCATCATGACAGAACACGATAATTTTATCACGATTTTCTTCACATATAAATCGGTTATATACCTTTGCTAAAGCGTCAGTGTTGTAGTATTCAATGTATACTGAACATTGTTTCTTATTTTGATATTTCTCCATAAGACAATTACCACCACCTACGGCTTCATGCTTTGTAGCGGATATGACTTCAATTTCTTTCATATTAACCTTTCGGTAACAATATTTTAACTGTTTCGAAAATTTGTTCTGCATTCTGATATGTCGTATCAATACTCACATGAGTAATATTACGTCTATTCAAAAATTCTGGTAACTTAGTACGATACAAATTGATTAATTCTTTCATGGTATCAGTATTTTGAGTCCAAGTACAGACACCATGTGTCGAATTCTTTTCACGTTCTACTCTAACACGTTCAATCAACACATCATCATTACCATCTAATAAGATGCATAAGTCGATCTTTTCATCAGGTGCAATAGTATATTCAAGAAATTCAGTACTGAATCCTTCAAGACAACATTGATAGACGAATGTTGATGTATGCCAACGATCAGCAACGATTAACTCTTTGGAAGGTTTAACTAAATTTATGTATTCATCTAGTCGTGCTGCGGAAAATAATAAGAATTGAACTTGTTTATCAATTTTAGTCCAAGGGTCTGTACCTCTACAAGCAGGACGAAGCATACTTGCCAAGGGAGTTCCATTAGGACTTGATAAGGTTTTGATACCTGCTTTAGCAAGATTCTTGATTAAAGTGGTCTTACCTGCACCATTTGGACCTTCTACTACTACAAAACTCATAATTTAATCCTTTCAACAAAACACGGTGTTGATTCACCTATATACGCACCAATCTGATTATAATCCCAATATTCGATAGCTTCTTCATAAGTCATACCATCATCCATAAGTTTAAGAATTACTTTATCAAAGTCATAAGCAAGAATTGGTGGTTGCCCATATCTATGACAAATTCCTAAAACGCAATCATCAAATCCGTCCATTTTAATCATTTCTTCATTTAATTCTGTAGCCTCTTCTATTGTTGTCATACCTTATCCTTTATTTTTGTTATACCACCACTTTTAACAAGGTATATTATAGCATCAATGTTAGGGTTTTTCAAGTTTTCTGTTTTATGAGTTATGATATATGAACTTTCATTGTACTCTGTATAACGTTCCTTCAAGATTTCAAATACTTTTGCAGAACATTCTACAGAGATAGCAGAGTCCAATAATTCGTCATAAAACCCTAAGTTGAAGCTAACATCACCTTGTAATCTTCGTAGGTCACTAAAGGCAAATAGGATGGCAAGATCAATACGTTTACGCTCACCACCTGAGAATCTTTCGTAATCACATTCAATTCCACGGTCATTAATGATCTTATCTTCAAAATGTTCATCAAACATTAACGTACAATTTGCATCCATTTTAACCAAATAATGATTAATACGTTCATTCAATACACCCAAAAGTTTTTTGATGATGAATGACTTAATACCTTCGTCAGAAACAATATGTTTAATTACATCATAGATTGCAATCTTTTCCTTGAATCCTGCAATAAGAACTGCTAATTCGATCTTCTTTGCTTCTGCGGTTTTAATCAAATCATCAAACGGATTCTTTACAGCTTCTATTTTTATGATAGAATTTTCCCAATGTATAATCTCTTTCTCGTAGTTTTTGATAGTTTCTAATCCGTAGTTATAGGATTGAATTGCCATTTTGATACTAGTTTTCTGTTCTTGAAGTGCTTTGATAGCAGTATTAGTATCAGTCAATGTCGCCTCAAGGTCTTTTAATTCTGTCTGATTATCTTTAATAGCCTTAATCTGTTGTTGATTAATCTGTTCCAACTCTTTCAACTGTTGTTGATATCCAAATAAATTAATAGTTAATTCGTAACCTTTAATAAGTTTCTCAGAATTAGTAATAGTCTTAATACTCTCCTGCATTAAGGTTTTATTTGCTAAGAGTTGATCATTATTCTTTTTAATAGTGATCTGATTCTGCTGAACATCTTGATCAGGATAAGGTCTTTTACACGTAACACATTTATCACCAAGATTTAACAACATTCGATTTTCTTTTTCTAAATCTCTTGTATCGTCTAATAAATTAAGCTTAAAATTTTCAGCAGTTTCTATTTTATCTTCCTCAGTATGTATAGCAGTATGATAATCACTTTCTAAAGAAAATTCCAATTTATTTATATCAAATCCATGTACAGCGACTTGTAATTTAGTAATTTGTGAATCATTAACGATCTTTTTACCGTTTAACATTCCATTATTAGTTAAGAGACTATTATACTTAACTTTAATATTTGCAAGTATAGACGCATTCTCTTGTTCCTTCTGTGTAATCTCAGTTAAGTTACTGGCATCTGTAGGAACCAAAGTCTTTTTAATTGATTCGATAATGTCACGTTTATCTACAATTTTATTGTTGATATCTTTGATAATAATGTCATTACTCTTGTCATGGTCAGCTTTACGGATTTCATAAAGCTTAATATTAGCCTCATTTTCTTGTGCTAATCTTAAATTGAGTTCATATTCCTTGAAAATTGCATCATACTTCTCTTTAGCAACCTTAGTCATAGCTTTAAAGATTTCCAAACGTAAGATTCCCTCAATAAATTCACGTTTTTCATTCTTTTTCTGTGACATGAAAGGTTTGGAATTATTCAAACTGGTAGTAATTGTATTCTTAAATACTGCTTTAGTAGAGTTAATAAGGTTCAATATATAGAGATTGGTTTCAGGAATTGTGGAACGAGTTTTATCATCATCTAGGATATCATCGACATAGATTCGACAGAATGAAGGAGCTAATCCACGTTCAATACGATACTTGGTAGTTGTACCATTCTTATCAATTTCAAAATAAAGATTTACTTCACAATTCTTCTTGGCAATTTCATTGACGATGCGTTCTTTTGTTATATTTCGAAGTGTTTCTCCAAATAATGCGAAGTAAAATGCGTCACAAATGGTGCTTTTGCCTACACCATTGCCATCATCTTTATCAAGATTTTTACCTGTGATAACCGTAATACCCTCAGTAAGAGGGATTATTACAGGTTTACCGATAGACAAGAAATTTTGAATGACTAATTCTTTAAATGTTACTCTTTTCACGTTTCTCTTTCAAAATGTACTTTAAATTGCTTATCTCTAGTTAGATCATTAAAATCATCGAAGAACTCTTCAGATACTTCGATATGTGCCAATTTGATAAGTTTCTCAAAAATCTTGCCATCTACATCTGTATACGAATCTATTGTTATTACTGCTGTTGCTTTCATATTAATGACCCATGTTCTCTAGCATAATCCATGTACTTCTTCACTTTGATTTTCTTTGCAGAAATCTTAGCTTGATCTGGATTACGTAATAATACACCTTCATCCTTCAAAAGAACCATAACACCAATTAAATCATCAATTTCATCTGAAATATCCTGTACATTAGATGAGGTGGCATTAGGGAACTGCGGATTGGGAAATCTATCGTTCTCTCCAAAACGCAATATCTTTGTTGCACATTTCTGAATTTCTGAGCATTCTTCAATCAAACACGTTAATAAATGTTCTCGCACGTTCATAGTTATCCTTTAATAAATTTGTTATATTGATCTTCAAATACTTTAGGTGCATTACTATACAAGATTTCTAAAATTTTGCAACACATTTCTCTGATTTCCCATTGTGCATGACGATCACAACGAAGTTCAAAAATACTTCTCCATTCTCTAAAATTAGTAGTCATACCAATTTGAGTAGTACATGCGTTAGGTAAAACAAATCTAGCATCTTCGTTTTTAATACCTTTAGATTTCCAGTATTCATACATACCCTGAATTATTGACATTTGTTTTTTAAAATCGTAAATAGAGTCATCTCCTAAGTTTTTAATTTGTGGTGGAATAACATACTCAAATTGCGACTCTTTAACATATCGTTGACTTTTTTGTGAATAACTTGCAAGTCTATGACGCACAAGTTGATGTGAACAAGCTCTCGACATACCATCAATAGTGAAACTAGCACACGCATGTTCTAATTGACTAGTGTGACCCATTCTAATTAACTTTGAAATTAAGTCTCCGTCCTCGTCATTTTCACCTTTAACACTCTGCCAACAAATTCTGCCCTTTTTCTCAATACCTGCTTCTGAGTTAGGTGTAATCCAATCTAATGTAATTTCCATATTAATCCTGCTTCCATATCGTATTTAAAATCTCGTAAATTTTCTTTGTCTGACCTTCGGTAAACTTCCAGCGAATATTAACATTCTTTTCAGCCCAAGTCAAGGGATTTGTTCCCTTCTCTTCTGCCATTGCCATCCAATCAGCACACATCTCTGCCAAACTTACATCAGGCATTTTTGATGCATCTACCATTTCCTCTGGTGGAGCATCCCTATTATCAGGATTAATTGTGTTGACCTGATCTGTCCAATATTCAGGATGATGTTTATTAGATTTAACATGATGTTCTGTAGCCTTAGTCATATCATCTTTGATACTAGAAGGTGGATCATATGTTTGACCTTCGGCTTGTAATTTATATTTCCAAGCAATATGCAAGTAAGGAGAATATTCGGGTTCCTCAAACTTACTAGCATCATGGACTAAACTCTGTTCATGTAATCCTGCTAACGATTTCGGATATTTTGATTCAATCTTTTCAGTATATTTACGTACTAAATTAATATGTCGTTTAGTACGATTAACAAAATGATCTTCCATTTTATCCCACTGTTTAAATGTTGGTGTCATTACTTGTATACCTTTCTCTGTACGAGTTTACCACGTACACGAACAAGTTTAAAATCTTTATCTGCCTCTGGATTCTTACTAATTTCACCAAAATTAGCATCGAATGTTGCTTTCTTAACTGCTCTTGGTCTTGATCCTTTTCCTGCCATAATATTACGCATTCCCTTTCGGTTTCAACATATCTAACTTATCGTGTTCCAAACAAAAACACATTACACTTGCTTCAATTTCACCATTTTTCTGTGTAATTCCAACCTTGAATACAACCATAACTTCAGTTTTACTCATAGGTGGCCCTACAATAAACATAATAGAACCCGCACTACGTTTATCATCACCTGTAGGTAAGAATACTAATGGTTTGTCTGTGGTGGACATCATATCTGGAAACATTTCAAGAAATTCCACCATGAGTGGATATACACTTTCCTTAATTACTTCTGGCAATGTATCAATCTTGTTCTTAGTATCTTTATAATTGTCGTAGTAATGTTGAATGGATTCTGGATTTAATATGTATTCCATTATCGTGTACTCCATTCTACACCATTAAACGCACTCAAATCTCTTCCACCTGCATAACTGATACCTGATCGGATGCCATCTTCGACATCTTCAAGATAATATTCCATCTTACCCTTATAATCAACCAAAATACATTTACCTTCGACATTTCCTCTGTGAAGTTTATTATTATATGAGGCTGAACCAAAGTACTGTTTGTACTTCTTTTTCTCGATTTCGATGATTTCACCTGCGGATTCGTCAAAACCAGCAAATAAACTACCTGCCATAACCATTATAGCACCCCCTACAAAGGCTTTATTGAAGTCACCTATCTCCTTACAGCCACCGTCAGATATAATTGGCACCTTGGCTACGCTAACACAATCTAAGACGGTGCTAAACTGTGGTCTACCAAATCCTGTGGCATTATAAGTGGTACAAACGTTACCATTACTTATTCCCGCCTTGATTGCATCAGCACCCCAACTCTGTAATTCTATAACAGCTTCGGCAGTACAACAGTTTCCTACGATTAAAAATGCATCAAAGTAATCTTTAATGTATTTAACCATAGCTTCACCTTTGGTGCTATATCCATTGGCAATATCTAGTGTGATATAATCTGGACATAAACATTCCTTTTCAATTTTTCTAAGGGTTTCATAACTATCATCATTAACACCGACACTGATTGATTTAATTAACCCCTTATTCTCCATACGTTCCAAGAATGGTAGGGTATCTACACCGAAACGATGATTTACATAGAACCAACCCTTTTGTGCTAAGTATTCGCAAGTATCATCACTTACGACACTTTTCATATTAGCAGGAATAATAGGAGTAGTAAATGTATGATTACCGAATTTAATCGATGGATCGCACTCTTTGCGTGAAGATACAATAGTCTTTTTAGGTTTTAGAAATATTTCTGAAAATTGATATTCTTTATTCATACATATCAGTATATCAGAAAGAATAGAAAGATCAAGAATTATTTCATTAAATCAATTACAATTGATTCTATATCATCTATATTATTCATTGTTATTTTATGATGATTTAGTGTATTTTTCATTATAGAGGGTTCTTCGGTCAAAATTTTAAAATTATTTACTAGACCAATAACTTTTAATGATTCATATTCCCAAATTGTTTTGTGTTCGTGATTAAATATAATGGATTTTATTGCGTCTTTAATAGTAGCATTACCCCAATGATTATCTCTAATAAAATTTAAATAGTTTTGATCATAATTATTGTATATTTTACTGACAGATGGAACAGAAATTCGTAATATTCCATCAATACGTAATATTCTATAACAATCTTCAATAAAATTCCAAGCATCATGTATTGTCACATGTTCTAAAGTATGTTCAATTAATATAGCATCAACACTATTATCACTAAATGGTAATGGTTTTGTTATATCAACATCCATGTCGTAATTTTCCCACCCTTGTAATCTGTTACCACCACAACCAAATTGTATTTTCTTATTCATAATTAATTAAATTCTCCGATTTTAATGCTTGTAATTCTATATCTGTTATTTGTTGTATATACCAACAGTGATCCTTAATATTAAATGGTCTATCTCTATCGTAACCAAACGAAAATTTTGTACCCTTTGAAGCCCCCGCAAATTTCGTTTCTGGTAAAACATCGGCATCATTTGCAGTTGATAATTCAGCGATCATACTTGGTATGTAATCTCGTTTTACTAAAAATAGAGATTGTGCCACGCCCATAACCTTATTGTTTCCATATATAATACCATTATCTTTTATTTCGTTATACATAGTTTCAATACAATCACCAAACCACAAACAATCCTGTTCTTTATAAATAAAATCAACTCCGTTTACATAAGCATGTATCATCCCATATACAACACCAGAAGTCCATCCACACAACCTACCTGTGCGTTTAGCAGTTATATAATCTCCAACATGACCTAAATTATCATAAACCGCAAGACTATGTACATTCAATTTATCATTTAAATCTGGAGAATGTGGTCCAACAAGATAAATATTTTCTTTGGTATATTTCATTGTATTTTGATACCAAATATCAAAAAAACTAATTGCGGAAATATTTCCGTGTTTTGGTGAAATAATATTATCTACATATCCTGTATAAATGTTATATTTCATGTGTAGTTCTCTTTTACTCCATTATTTATAAATATAGCATACCCGTTTCGTAAATTTTGATTACTCTTAATTAATGACCATGAATCGTTTCGAATGAGTTCGTGAAATATCTGATTACATTTATATGCACTAAATACATCATCCAACATAAAACAAGTAGTTTTATCTTTCAATAACATAAATTCACTATATCCCGTAAACTCACTACCGTCAATCAATACTGCATCATATTTTGGTAACACATATTCAGATGTTAAAAATCCTATATCTGGTAAATGTTGTACATCATGATCAAACCAAGATTTTACTAATGCTCTTGAATAGGTTAGTGATATTTTGTTGTATGGGGATAACCAAACATCATCAAACGATTTTGGTAGAAATGTATACTTATCAACACTACTCATAAGATGTCGGTCTACATATTCTTCTTTTACTGTATCTACTAAAATTTTAAATCTATCGTGATTAATTTCTACACATTGTAATACTTTAGGTTTATCTAATTTATTCATTCCTGCTATAAAACATTGTGTCGAGCCACTACCATCCCAAGAACCTATTTCTAGATTAGTGCAATATTTATGCTCTATTATAGTGTCTCTGATAGCTTGTCCAAATTCGTCATTTAAGGTTATTTCGGCCATATACATTCTCTCTTTATGTGGACTATACCACGATCATCATCTAATTTAGTATTGTTAGTGTCAACAATTTTATACATAGGAAAGTTCTTAATAAAATCATAAACTGCTTTATTAACCTCTTTAATGCCAACAAAATCATCAACAAATATATTAGTGACACCCAATTTATCACAATTAATTAAGTCGCTATAAGCCGTATTGTAATCGTGTCCACCATCTACCCAAGCAAAAGTAATAGCCTTATCTGTTTTGGTTTGTGGTAAAATTACTTTACTATCACCGTGTAAATAGGTGATGTAGTTTCCATATAATTTATTCAAAAAATCAGTAGCTTGTTTGGATTTATTTTGTATACCCAGTGTAACAATAGTACAATCAGGTAAAATTAATTTACAGAAGCAACAAAAATGTCCAAGTTCTGTACCGACTTCTAGGATATATTCAGGTTTTATTTCCAACAACTTACGTTTCAAATAATTTAATTGTTCTTCTCGTCCTGCGAGTTTGTTAGGATTAAACCCTAACGCACCTTCACCTAATCCAAATTGATTTAATTGTAATACGACTAACTCAAAATCTTTAAACATATTATTCTCCTTCAATAATTTATCCTGATTTAACGAAATTACAAGAGATTCGTCGTGTACCCATGAAAAATAATCACGTAATTTTACAGGAAATTGTGTAACTCCCTGTAATCGTTTCCAGTGTTCTACTGCATTGGTGTATCCGTAATACTTTTCTTTTAACTTCAATTGTTCTTCTAATGCATACGCATAATGATTAAATATCCATTTATTTTGTGAAGTAAAATTCTTGGTTAAATATTTTTCTGAACCAGCAACTACGGGTGGTTCGTGTGTAACGAATCTTGTACTATTTTTAATGATCCAAAGTCTAACCCACTCATACGAGTTATCACCATAACAATTCTCGCCTTGTGTTATAAGATGTTTTCCGACAAAGAAATTACATTTGAAAAACATAGCATTAAAATCGTTTGGATTATTCTCACAAAAGGTGAATAGTGATGTTAGAGTTGGTATATCCCAAAATTCATCCATATCAATCTGCATTAAAATAGCATTCTCAACTTCATGCATAAAGGTGTTACACATTTCAGTTTTACCATTCCAAAAACCGCTTTGACTACGGATAACTACGATTTTATCGGATTTGATAGAATCTAGGTATTCAGTCGTACCATCAATCGATAAACCGTTTTTATGAAATTCGTCTGGTAACTTCTTGCACCATCCCGTATCGCCAACAGGATTAGCCACACCCTCTATAATGTACCACTTATCGAACATTTTGGGTATGATATTCACCTGCTCTTTAATAAACGGCATACCATTTAAAATCAACGTAAATGCTACCTTCTTCATATTATCTCCCAATTTCCACGCAATCTAGGCATACCTTTGTGTGTGCCATCTTGTAATTTTGCGTCATAATATCCTGTTTTTGTTATGAGTACTTTATCTGTTTTTATTTGTAATTGATCGACTAAATTACTGAAACAACTTTCAATTAATACAAGTTTCTTCGCTCGTTCTAAAATCGTTAGCCAATCAAATATATCATCCGTATATTCATTTAATTCGATGATATCATATGGTTTTCCGTTTAAATTTAACACCACATCTGATTGACAATCTGATGATTTTTTCTGGTAAACTACGTAATCAGGGTTTTTAATTAATTTATTGTATAAATCTAATTCTCTATCATAATCTCTCTTGATATCTAATTTCCATTTTAAATCGAATGGTACATTGGATAATTTATACTTAAATTCATCAAAACTCCATAAATCCTGTTGTGTGTATTGTTGGGTTAATTGTTGTGTCTGTGGATAATGAAATATCAATTCTAATTTTTGATGTTCTTTAACAGCTACTCTAGAATCATGCACACACATATGCCAACTTGGTTCAATAGGTAAAAAATCAACATAATCAACATGTCGTTTAAACATATTAATATAAGGCTTTAGAATAGGCCAGATTATATCGTAACCTTGCTCTTTATAATATTTTGCGATAGGTAAACATATGATAATGTCACCTATACGCATTGGCTGTATTATACCTAATGTACTCATGTTTTGAAAAAATCTTTCTCTAGAAGTTTCTCATGATCCTCTGGAATCAATACGAATCCGTTTTGACGACTGTTCTTTAAATATTGTGCAAAATAATCATCCCATACTTTACTTAGATGTTTGTATTTTGAATTTTCATACTGTTTCGCATTGAATTTAGATTCCACATCATCAAAAGACCAATTCTTATTGTGCATCTCATGTAATATTGACGGTGGAAATGTGTTCTGTAAAGGATCGTTAGTCAACTTTTTCATGATTCCTGCATAATGATGATCAAACCATACAGAACCCATTAAGAAGTCTTCAAAATGATGTTTATTAGCTTTATACCAGTTATTATTGAATACAAACGTATCAAATCCACCGATCTCCCATCTGTAAGGTATTATCTCACTTGTTAACGATTTCAAGGGATAAATATCTAATCTATTACATGGTGTAGCTTTAATTTGTTCTGATAATATTTTAGTGATTAGTGGTTCAGTTATCAAAATATCGCTATTAGTGAATACAAAATAATCAGCATCAGTTTCGCTAAGTACGTTGAAAATATCATTAACGAATGGTAGCTTTTTCTTACCATCTGTCACATCTCTACTTGATCTGGTTAATACAGGTAAAGTTTTGAAATCATCAATAAGACCAGAAAAATCATCCATGAATTGTACATCATAAAGAGATATTTCAGAATGTCTACGTTTTAATTCCCGTAAACATTCTTGTGCTCGTGTCTGACGATCATATGTATTAAAATAATTGGTTCCTATAGTTATTTTCATGTCAATTCTCTGGAATAATTAGTCTTGATATGTCTTAATGTTTCCTGAACTTCTTCTGGTGAAGCGTCTTTTATCTGTGCAGGATAATGTCCATGTAAATGTTGGTACAACTCGGCACCGTTATGGATATTACGTTTCCATTTAGCATCATCCTTAGTAATACTAGAATTTTCGATAGCTCCTTCAATTTCTTGAAGATATTCCGTACTGTCATAGATATCAGCAAAATTCCAGAATGGGGGATGTAATCCAGCTTTGATAATCCTGTAAGTATGTTCAACGTGTTCCCATGCGTTTTGGAATCGTTCATCAAAATAACCACAGTTTGTGATAACTCCCTTTAAGAAATATGAGAACATAGCTACTGTATGCTTGTATAAAGCAATTTGAACTCCATCACCATAATCGATAATACATCTTGGATTAATTGGGGAATGTTTATCCCACTTATCTCTACCAGCTAGATCGAGTTTAAGAATTTCAGGGTCTTGGACACGATTTAAAGGACTTCCCGGACCATAGTTCATATGCCAAATACCTGATTTACTTGCAGCTTTGATATATGTTTCAAAGACATCAGGACGCTTGATAAGCATATCATCTTCGATTAGGAATAGATGTTCGCAACCGTCTTGTTTTAAGTAGCGTAGGGCTTCGTTTTTTGAAACACCTACGCATTTATTTGTTGTATGTTGAATAACTTCTTTGATTTTTGATGGATATGCATCACTTGAATATGGTGTACCGTCATTAATAACGACTAGTGTACCAACTCCATCAGGGATAGTATTAATACATTGTTTGAAAAAATCCACTCTATTGTAGGTCACTACACCAATTCCGATTTTATTATTCATTAGTTGCTCTCAATCTTTACTTTAGTTAAAGCTGTGTTATAAATCTCATCCATTTCAGCAATTATCTTATCACGTAAATCTGGTTTATCAAGTAAATCTACATATTCTGGTATAAGAACAGGTATATCCATATCAACTGCTTCATAAACTTCTGGTGTCTCAATAGTGCTTCGTTCACTAAAATCACTACCTAAATCCATTGGTTTCAACGCATTAAGACTAGTTTGTAATTTTTCAAACATCTCATAATCTAATTTCTTATCGACAATAATTTTAATGAAATTACCCGGTATTCTGCACTTGATTTCTGGACGTTTTTCTTTATCCATTAAATCTGATAACTTAATCTTGTAATATTTTGGACTAACATTGTTCGGAAAGAAGTCAATATCATCAGTCTTGATGTCCATGATATAATAGCCTTTAGTATCGTCTACATCACTCCATCGTTGTGCATATGGACAACCTAAATATAGAATCTTACCGTTGGGGTATTTTCTTGCTTGTGGAGTGTGATAATGACCACTATAAACATTTGGTGCCTTTGATAGTAATAGATCAGAATCAACACCATGTTCACAAATCTTATTGTTATTGACTTTAAATGTATTAATTTCGAAGTGTCCAAATATTCCAGATAAATCGTTAGGTAGTGTGTTAATATCAACACCCCACGGTACAAAAGCGTATTTCTTACCTGACCATTCAGCTATCTCCAATTTGTCTACAACTGTGATATTTTTCCAACCTTTTAAGATACTAATACTATTCACATCTGCTTTATCATGAAAGAAACTGTCGTGATTACCAGTTATTAATACTACATTAAAATTGTACAATCCATCAGTAAAAGTCTTAAAGAAAGATTCGGCTACATGAAGGGTTTGCACACCTATATCTGAACGATCATTAAAAATATCACCTAATACAAAGATATCTTTAATACCTTTGGTAATAAGTTCATCACGTAACCATACAGCATAATCCAACATAATCTTATGCCATACCTCACTGTTAGTATGAATTCCAAGATGGATGTCAGAAATTAAAGCAATTTTTGGGTTGTAGATATTTATCATGTCCCTATAATATCAAAAGATTCGATAAAGTCAATCTTAGTCGCAAGTATCTACATGATCGTTAACTGTGATTCTTCTTCCACTAGTTAAAATATCATATTCACGCTCTTGATGTTCCTTTAAAAGTGTGTGTTCTTTTTGTTCACTTTTAATTCGACCAATAAATGCATTCCATACGATTGTAGTAAAATAATTGAATGCTTTACCACGTTTAACATCAAACTTCTTAGATTTAATAGTCTGAATTTCTTTAAGTAATCCATCCCCAATCATTTCATCTTTATAACTATAATTGATGAAATTTGGCATAAATGCTACACGATTCGCAATATTATACAGAATCATAGCCAATTCATCAGAGAATTTATCAGTATCATAGAAGTCCTGAATTAGTGTTTCAAATGTATCATTATCCACATAATACTTTTTCTTTTCTTCTTTAATTTTAATCTTTTTAATTTTTGAAATAACAGCAGCAGGAATTTCTTCAATTTCATCTGAATGGACTATTTCAGATTCTTCTAAATGTTCTGGATCATAAAGATGATAGTCTACATCTACAGAATTATCTACACAGACTTCTTTATCAAAATCCATAACTTTATTATGTCTCTTGGTTCCTGCTGATAATTTAAGCGTCTTTACTTTAAGTACTTTCTTTAATTTTGGTGATTTGGTAACTGATTTGGTCATTGTCATATACTTTAGTCCTTTGATCTAAATGTCTCATAGAGTAGAAAAGGTTATCGCATAAATCGAAAATAACTACCTTAATCTTACCCTCTAACTTACGGACTCCACGCCCGATACTCTGAATGTTTTTTACTTTGGCTTTTCCTGCCGAAGTGAACACAATATAATGCAAGTTTTTGATGTTTACACCTGTGCTGAATATTCTCGACATAGCAATACAAACAACGTTGTCTTGCTTCTCCATTAAAGCGGTTATCTTTGAACGTTCCTCATCTTCAACTTCTCCTTTAATATAATAAACCTCTTTATTAGGTAAATTTGATTTCAAAAATTCATATAGATAATCACCATGTTCAAGACGATCTATCAAAATTAATGTGTTCTTTGCAGTTTTATCGGCAATCTTTTTAATTACATTGTTTCTGAATACGTTATGATGAATATACTCCAATTCACGTTCATAATATTCCGTTGAAGTTTCATCTTCCTCACGCTCACTTATATGTGGTGGCTTGAAGTTTGGTGGACTCTTATGCTCTAATAATATAATACGTACATCTGTATCAGAAATGTGTTTATCAGCTACAAGTTGTTCACGTTTAGATTCATGGACAATAGGGCCAAAATGTCCAATAATACTCCATTGATCGATCTTCATTTCTGGTAACGTGCCAGTAAACCCGAAGCGATTACGTGTGTTTATGTACTTCAAAACGTTGGTGATTTCTCCGTCCTTTTTCCATGAATGGATTTCATCTGCAATAAGTAAATCAATCTCACCAAGGAAATTATGGATAACTTTATTCTCTGTAAGTTTCACTTCAAGTGACTCAAGTTTATCCTTCGCTTCACGCATTTGTAGTTGTAACTTCGATTTAGCGGCAGGTGATAGACTTTGATCTGTATCATAGGTTTTTTTCATAGTAAGAAAAATAATCTTCACCTTTTTCATCTCAAGTTCTACATTATCTATTTTACTGTAAAGAATATTTGGTCCACATATTACAATACTTTTACTACGATCTAATTCGTGTCCACCAGACCATCTTGAAATATTAATTGGATCAATACCGTATGATACCAATTCGTTGTAAATTTGGTCAATTAAATGTGTGAGTGTGATTAATAATACTCTGCTTTCTGGTTTGTGAGCCATTACAGTAGCAATAATAGTTCCTTGCATTAAAGTCTTACCTGCACCAGTAGGTTCAATAAGTAATCCATTTCCATTCTTCAATGCTTTAACTACACCTATACGCTGGAAATCATATAATTCCAAACTCAATTTTGTTAATGGTTCTTCTGCAAAGGGATATGCTGATAGATAACGAGCTTTAAATTGTTCAGAAAATATAATTCTGAATGGGGCATTTAAACTCTTTATGTAATTGATTATATCAACCAATAAACCTAATTCAAAACGTCCTGCTTCTGTAATAGCATACTTTCGTGATGGTATAAAACGTGCCTTTGATTTGTAAAGATTCTTCATCAAACTGGCCTTTGGGTCAGCCTCAGAAAAGAATTCACGTATCATATCGAGTGAATCACTCTTTATAATGCCTTTATCCCTTACTGAATCTAAATCTATTACTATGTGCATTTCTATATATTAACATACAAAAATAAGAAGTCAAGAATTATTTACTACATTGTCTCTTGTTTATTTAATTCAGTGAGATTTTTAATATCAAAAGTAATCTGTGACATGAGTTTTTCTACCTTTTCAAGATATTCGATAATATTACGCTGATCACGCATTTCTTTATCGACTTTAGTGATTAATTCATGTCTTTCAGCTTCTTTACTGGCAAGTAAATCGTTGATGGTTACTGGTGATTCGGATTTAATTTTCTTAATAAGATGTGAAATTGCTGTCTCTCGTGCTTCAATTAATTCTAATACATCTGCTTTATGATTCATTAAACGTGCAACCCATTTATGTTTAATTCCGGGTACCTTTAAAACCATATCCGACACATTTACTCTATCTAAATGTATGTCTTCATTTATCTCTGCTGTGTATTTTGCTAACGTTTCTTTAAGTGTACTCATATGTCATTCCTTACTACTTCAATTCTATCGACTTTACGAAAGTCTTCCACAAAATCTGCACCTACAATCAAAAGGATTTTACCATCATCAAGTTTATCCATGTGAAATAATACTTTGTTAAGTGGTTTGAGAATCTGTGTATATTTACCAATCTCGATCTCTTTTGGATCAGTACCATCATTAAAAACGATTTTTAAAGCCCTCATGGGAGTCTTTTTAGTGTTCATGTCTATAATTCCCATTCGATAAACGTTCTAATACAGAAAACATAGGTAAATAAATTTCATCATCTACACCAGCTTCTAACGTTATTCCGTACTCTTTAAGTGCTTCTTCAATGACTTCCATAGCTTTTAAAGAAATCGTAGTAACGTCTTCCATCCAAAAATCAGCATTTGTTTTACTCATTTGTTTATTCTCCTACTAAATAGTTTCATAGTATCACGAAAAGAGGATAAGTCAATGAAATTTTTAGACATTTTTAAAGCACATTTAAATGAAGTAGTAGACCTATTAGGCACTAAAACCTCAGATTTCGATCCTAAAATGATTAAAAAAGGTTCTAAAATAGAAAAAGAGCACACCGATGATCAGAAAAAAGCCGAAAAAATTGCAAAACAGCATACAGCCGAATTTCCGAAGAAGAAAGACTCTAAAATCGGTTCCGATTATTACAAAGAATTGGACAAAATGGAAGGCAAACTTAAAAGGGGTGTTAAGCAGAGTTTTAAAGATATGGTTGCTGAAATGGATGCAAAAGATTTAAAAGAAAACACAATGGCAGGTGGTGCTGGTAGTATGTTTGGCCCTAATGTTGTAACTACAGCTACACCATTTAGTGGTGATAATTACGCACCCGGTGATGCTCGTATGCCTAAGATTTTAGGATTTGGTTCGAAGGGTAAGGGTAAAAAGAAGAAACAGAAAACTCCTATGATTCGCAGAACGCTTGTGCGTGAGTCAAAAGAGTATAACAAATTTTTAACATCAACTCCTGAAAGTTATGGTAGTCAATATTTTACGCTTGATATTCCTGTTGGGGTAAATCCACCAAAAGTTGGTGAACGATTAATTTTAGATAATAAAAATGTTGTTGTATTTGCAGTAAGTTCACCAGATGATATTGCCAAAGGTAGAGGTGGTCCTGTTGCAAGAAGTATGGAAAAATATGGTATTGGTTATAAAGTAAAATGTCTACCAGAAGGTCATGAATATTTAAAACGTTTAAATGAAGCTCTCGTATCCAAAACTCCATTTTTAATCAGAAAAGATGGTATATCACTCAGAGATGGTTCATCTGATAGAGACTATCGTGGTTATGCTGTTTCTTGGGCATTTAATCCTTTACAAGCTATTGCAATTTATCGTAAGAAAATGTTAGCACAAGGTAAATCAAATTGGGGTAACTTTGATGCAGTAGAATTAACACCAGAAATTAAAGATAAAATTGATTCAAGATTTTCACACAGAACTAATCCTGCTCCATCGGTTGGTGGCCCTAAACCCGTTATTGATGGCACACCCGCAGGTACTGGTGGACAATTGACTTTAGGTATTTAATTCTAAATAATTGTCATGAAGATATGTGGTATATACAAAATAACAAATACAATCAATAATAAGTGTTATATTGGTCAGAGTATCGATTGTAGAAAACGTATTAATGCTCATAAACATTCGTTATATTATAATAAACATACTAATTCTTTTTTACAAAATGCATATAATTTAAATAAAGGTAAAATTAGATCATTAGAGGTATGCCATAAAAGATCAGAATTGCAACTAGGAAAGAAACGTGGACCATATGCCAAAAAAAATAAATAAAAAAATATCAATTTCAAAACTAAAAAAACACGCATGGAAATTATGGTCGTTAATAGGAAGACATAAAGGTTATTGCGAACTTTGTGGAATAAAATATAAAGAAATTAATATAAGGGGTAAACCTACCATATTAAATTCTCACCATGTTATAGGACGAGAAAATTATGCATTATCTTGGGATATTTTAAATTCTGTAAGTTTATGTTGTTATTGTCATAAATTTAGTGCCACTGGCGCACATAAGGGTGGTATTATTTTCTCAGATTGGTTCATGAAGAAATATCCTGAACGTTATGCTTACTTATTGCAAGTTTATAACACACCTGTCGAACTTACGATAGAATCTATGCAAATTTTGATCGAAAATCTAACAAAAACTCTAAATACTTTAAACGAAGCGAAGGAAATAATCGATGAAAAGTAACGAAAAATGTCTTTTATGTGGCAAAAGTGATGCAAGTAATCCAACACTCAATCTCAATGAGGCGTTTTTAACTGCATATGTTATGAAAAAATTGGCTGAACCATTTAAAAATACTGATGCATTCAAACTTGGCGTTATTGATGCAAATGGTAATTTAATTCACAAACCCGTAACACTTGAAGAAAAATTATCCTACACTTCAATCGATTCTTATATCACCAAAGTTAAGAAAATGCTTGGTTCTAAAACAGAACTTTTAAACCATAATATTTACCTTGAAAAGGCTACAGATGTTTCAAAACTTCCTATCGAATTATACGAAAAGGAATTAGCCTTCAAACATGAATTATCCATTATTGCTAAACATTTTAAACAGTGTTTACAAGAAGCTAATTCCCAACATCTTCCAACAGAACTCATCGAGAAAATAGTACTTGAATCTTTCATGTAAACTGCTATACTGTTAGCATGTTAAGTCAGAGTATTAAATTAATAGATTTTGATCATTTTTATCGTGAAAAAATCCATAACACAATTATGGATTCTATTTACGCATATAATCTATTCGAAAATGGTAAAATTAATTTACGCAATCGTGAAGCAAAACAACTTTTTACGAATTTTGTGATTTATTATTTAATTCAACATAAACCTGCTGATCCAACCATCAAAGAAGTATTTGTCGCATTTCCCGACATTTTGCGTGAGGATAACATATTCAATAATCCGAATATGTGCATATATGAATATGTGGATATCTCATGCCTTAGAAAATGTTTGAGGGGTGTACTCAAGTCCTTGTCTAGGTCGCACCCCGATCTAATATTCTTGGGCAAACGAGACACCTTCATGACGAATCCTGATCTTGTCGCACAAGTCTTTCATTCGATCCACCAGTTCAGACTATGAAATAAAGCCCTTAAAGCTTTATAAATACATAATAGCTTTAAGAATTAAAGCACAAAGCTTTATAAAGCTGTATAAATTTTTGTAAAGCTGTATAAAGCTTTATAAAGCTGTTATAAAGCTTTCCCAAAGAAGTAAGAAAGAAAGAGAATAAGAAAGTATAAAGAAAAAGAGAAAGAAAGAATGAAGAAAAGGTTTTCAATTTTCAAAGCTGAATAAACGCTGCGCTTTGCTCAGAGAATACCAAAGATATACTTTTGGAGTTGTAATTTAGCAGAACATTTGATAAATACTTTAAACACAGGAGAAATTTATGAGAAAATTTGACAGAGCTATTGAACAAAAAATGAAGATTTATGAAGCTGTAGGACAAGTATCAGCACCTAACGCACCTAAAACAGCAACGCAAATTGATCCCAAGACAGGTCAACCTGTAGTGGCACAATCAACACCGAATACCACCACTAGTGCTACAACTGGTGCTGGACAAGCTGCGGTATCACCAATTGCAGGATCACCAGCAACCACAGAAACTCAACCAAATTCCCCTACGACACCACAAATTGATCCAAAAACAGGTAGAGCAATAACACCAACTGTGCCAGTAACAGCACCTACAGCAGCATCTTCACCGGGTACATCTGGTGTTCCAAAACAAAATGTTGTTCCAACTGATGCAAAAACTGGTCAACCCGTTGTTGCAGATGGTATAACAGCCGAAAATCTTCCAAGTGTTATGGATAAAATTATGGGTGATACGACTATGCAGAAGACTTTTTCTGATTATCTTACAAAATTAAAAGCAAAAGCACCTGCCACACCTGCACCAACTGGCACAGTCGCACCAGCACCCACAACAGGAGTCTAAATGAGTAAATTTGACACATTAATCGAACAATTTAAGATGTTATTGGAAGCTGATTTACCTACAGTGAATCCAGCACCCGATATGGGAACTGCACCAGCAGCAACAGAAGCTCCTGCCGAAAATCCTGCACCAGAAGCTCCTGCACCTGAACCAGTTGAAAAAGAACCAACATCTCAAGCACGAGCAGCTTTAATTCAAACAGCCGTTTCTGCTTACATCGAACCTGAACCAAATTTGAGTAAAATGTTGATCACTAATGCAGATCAAATAAACATTCATAATGCAGATAAAGTTTTACAAGATATTCAGAAGCGTTTACCACCTACTGCCAACAGACATTTTAATAAAAACTTTGGTAAAGGTGGAAAAGGTGGTGTTGAAGTTGGTGAAAAGCTTGAATTGATTAAATTAGCTTGGAAAGCTATGTTTGATAAATCATCTGTCGAAGTAAATCCTGAAATTGCTTCAAAATATAAAGAAGTAACTGTTGACAATGCAGAAGATGCTTATAAAGATTTATCACTAGCATTAAGTTTAACATCTGAGGATTATACTTGATTAATCCACAAAGTATGATAAATTCTTGTAAAGGAAACAAATTATGAGAATAGGATTTTGTGGAGTAAAACAATCAGATCAGGCAGAATTTATTGATGCATTCAAGAAAGTTTGGCCTAGTTATAAAATCGATTTCGGTAGTTCTGTATTAACTTTCGGTGATCCTGACGATGTAGTAAAAGATCAACTAAAAGTTTTAAATGCCAGAATTGATAAAGCAATGGAGTATAATAAAACAAAGAATGTAGTGCATTTAAATACATCTTTGGATAGTTTGGTGGATATTTTCTGGAAAGCTTCGAAAGATGAAGCAGGATTTGATGATATTACGATCCAAAGAGCTATTATGTTGACAAAGCAGTGTATGTCATTTTATGATGTATTATTATATTTTCCACTCATGGCAAAAGGTGAGAATGATGCTAAAGTTGAACAAAAGGATGTAGAATGTGATAATTTCTACAGTGTTATCTTAGAATCGTATACAAAGGGACGAAGTTGGATATTTCCGTTCAATGAAGTCGGTGGTTCTTGTCCTATGATTGAGATTTTTGGTAGTATTCCAGAGAAGATAGAGCAAATTAAATTATATTTAACTCCTGATGGTGAAGCTTATTCTGAGAAAGATTCGCTTATTAGTGAAGCAATTCAATAAATAATTAAAATGGAGAATAACACATGAAATTTGATCAATTGTATAAAATTATGGTAAATGAGGCTTTAACAGCAGAACCAACCCCTGTTGAAGGTGGAGATATTGCAGATGAAGCAGAAGGTGCAGATGTAGATGTTGCTACAATCTTGTCAAGAAAGTACAGACCTAAAGACATGTTTGACGCACACGAAGTACTTGCATTGCAATCAGTGGATTTATCACATGATGAACGCAAGAATTATTCTAAGCTTTTGATTGGTATGGGACTTGTTGGACAGGTTAAGAACGGTCAAATTTCACCATCAGCAGCTTTTGATGAAGTTGAGAAGTTTTATGATCAGCATCAGTACGAGAAGAATCTTGCAAAAGAAGAGACTCCATCTGGAATGAAGGGTCATAGAGATGAAGAGGGTGGTGCTGGTGAAGGTAGACAACTTGGAAGTATGTCATCAGAAGAAGCCAAAGCCCTTGGTGTAAATCCTGAAATTGAAGAAGACCCATTTGCTGATCCTGAAAACTATGATTATGGTGATTAATGGATAAGTTCAACCAAAGCATCGAAAAGACCAAGAAATGCATAGAGCCATCAGTTTTATTAGAAGCTGATGGTACTCCTGCTGTATCTAATCCTCTTGATCTTTTGGGTAGTCTTGAAGCTTATTGGAGTAAAAAGGGTAGAGGTAATGATTGGATAGGATTTAAAAAGGCGGAAAAGTATAACGCTAGTAGTGTATTTTATTTGGTAGGTGGAAGTGAAAGTTTAGATGCATTAGGTAAGGGATATAAACTTAAAAATCGTGAAAATGCATTTAATAATGAGACAGGTTATTTACAGAAAAAGATTGAGTATGTACAAGATCACCTAGAACGTGCTATCATTAATCTAAATACAGCAAATTCTAAACGTCATAGAGCTAACATAGCGACTTATACTAAACGTAAGACTATACTCACACGTTTATTAGAATTATTAGAAAGTCAATTAGCAGCAATAAGTGAACCATTTGACGAAGATGGCACAATAAAAGGTAATCCAGCTATAACTGATACAACAACCTTTAATGCAGGATATACAACGTTACCATTATTAATATATAAAACTTTTGCTGGTGTTATACATCAACAAAATCAAAATTATGCAAAAATAAGTGACTTTGTTGATATGGAAATTAGATCAAGAGCAAAATATAGTATTAAAACTAAGTTAGGTGAACCTATTATTAATATGAGAACTGCCCAATTATCAATGATGGATTATATTAAACGACAAGAACAAGCAAATTCGAAATTACCTAAAATCATTTATATTACTAGAGCAAAAGCTTTAGAATATGATAAACAAGAAGAAAAAGGTGATACGCTTAGTAGAATGTGGAATAAAACTAAACAAGCTATTGGTGGTGATATTAAGACCTATACAAAAGGTCCGAATATGACATTGTAAGGTGTAAAATGAATACAGAAGATAAAATACAAAATAAATCAAATCCTGTTGAAATTCCACCAATTGGACCAGCAGATTTTGCTAAGGATGGAAAAGAGTTTGTAGATATATTTAATGAGATAGAAGGTGAATCAACTCATGATAAAGGAGTTGGATCGGACGAAGAGACACCTGATTTAAATGTACCTGCACCTGCACCAGTTGTTTCTACACCTGCATCGAAACCTGCACCAGCAGTAGAACAAACACCTAAAGTTGTAGCTCCACCTGTTGGAAAATCTTCATTAAGATTAGCTCAGACGCAACCACCACCAAAACCTGATAGAAGTGCGGAAATAGAACAAATTACTAGTTCACCAAGAGTTCAAAAAATAAGACGATCTAAATTGCAACCAAGAAAAAGTGGACAATTTATTAAGAAGAGTGATAGTCCAATAAATGCATCATTATATTTACCTTTCGATGATTATTACCGATATCTTAACGGTTAATAGATTCATTCAATCGTAATGTCGCATTTAAATCTGTATACGAATTATCAATAAAGAATTCAGGTTTAATTGAGTTGAGATTTACCTTGCAACATAATTCATTAATATCTTTGAAGGCTTTATAAGTTTTCGGCCAGATAAAAACACGTTCTTTTTGTTTAATAAGATTCTGGTACTTTTCAACTACATCTTCATTATCAAGTTGATTATCCAATATCCAAATCCTCTGAAAAGTTATATACTTACTTAATAAAGACTTCTGATGATCGGTAATAGTTAATCCTGCCATAGATACACCATTCTTACCAATAAACATACTATCAATCGGACCTTCTGTGATTAATAAGTACTCAAATTCTGGATCGATTTTATTCAACCCGAAAATAGTCTTGTCTGCATTAGCTTTGGAAAGATATTTTGCACGATTTGCGTCATTTTGAAAGATTGCTCGTGTTTGATAAAATCGTATTTTATTATCACTATCTTTAAAGGGTATACATATACGATTTTTATGAACATAATCCTTCAAACTGATGTACAATTCAGCAGTATTTGCACAAGTATCTAGTTTACGTTCATGAATGATTTTTAATGCTTCTTGAACTACATAACTATCACTGTAATACTTAACTTGAACTGGATCAGATAAATTAATTGAGTCTAGTGGTAATGTAGACATTTTTTTAGCGGGTGTGAACACTTCTTCGGCATCCTCTGAATAAAAGTGATCAAAGCCATTTGCTTCTTCAAGGATTTCTTTGTAATTCAATCCTGAGACTTGTTTAATCCAGTTTAGAGGATTCCATGACATGTTACAATTGAAGCAGTAAATTAAATCCTTATCAGGTAAGAACCAAAGTCTTTGTTTTTTACCCCAAGATTTACCTTCTCTGCAATGCCAACAACCACCATTTAAATCACCCTTTGCGAGTTTCTTAGGTTGTCCTGCGTAAATATTAAAATATTTCTCTACTAAATTGAAAGGCAATTGTTTCATCCCTAGTAGGATAACATATTTTATATTGAAGTCAATCGTTATACTTTAGTAGGAGCAGTTTTTGTAGCTTCTTTAGCTCTATCAGATTCTTGTTTAATAATAGCGTCATTTGCGCCACCACCAATAACCTGTGCTAATTTGCTCAAGTCTGCACGAATACCTGTAAGGATATTTGAACCTACTTTGATACCAAGTTGAGCTAATGAACCAGTAGTAATATCATTATGGATGGCAACAACACGTTCCAAGATGGAATTCAATTCTTGTGCATAACCATCAGCAATACCACGGAGTTCTTCAACGTTTGAGTTGACATTATCAGCACCAACAGCCACATTAGACACTTCTTGTCCTAATTTTGCTCTATCAGCAGGGTTTTCAATGGAAGCATCAAGCGCAGCCGCATCATTCATAGGTGCGGGAACAGCTTCGTTAATCAATGTTTTGCTAAAGTATTTTTCAAATTTTGTTGCCATAAGTGTACTCCTGTGTAAATCTTTATAAGTATTTATCATTTAGACTTGCAATTCAAGCAAAATATGTTAAATTATTAAACATGAAGAGAAATGATTACATTAGTTGGGACGAATTGTTTATGGGCATAGCGGAGTTGGCATCAAAACGTTCCAAAGACCCCTCTACAAGGCATGGTAGCTGTATTGTAAGGGATAATAAAGTACTTTCCATCGGATACAATGGATTACCAAAAGGATTTGATGATGATGGATTTCATGTTATTTATAATACAGATAAAATGCTTCCAAGTTTAATGCCTAAAGAAGGATTAGTATTCGATTATTGGTCTAAAGAAAATAAATACCCATATGCCGTACATAGTGAAGAAAATGCTATTGTAAATGCCAAACAAGATTTAACAGGTTCAACTTTATACCTATTTTCAGAAAAGGGTTATTACCCATGCTCCACATGCGCTAGAATGATTGCACAAAGTGATATCTTTGAAGTAGTGATGAAAACCGCTATTAAAGAGTCAACAAAAGAATACAATTGGGATCATACCTTACACATTTTTGATCGAGCAGGGGTAATTATACGTATTTTGGAGCAAACATGATTATACCAAATAGTCCTAAGTTGTTAGATAACGACTTTTTCAATAAGAAGTTCGCTAATAAATATCACTCTGATAGACATACTTTACGAATTGGTAATATAGTATCATTTATTTCACCTGTTAAAATGATTATAAATGAAAAGGTTTGTGAAAGTACCCAATCATTAAACTTCTGTTTAGAGATACCCGAATCAACTAATTACGCTGGTGTGGCAATTCAACAACTATTTATCACCAATGTAGGTAACATACTTTCCAAGAAGGTGTATACAGATTCACCAATGGAAATTATGAACACGGATATCATTGTGAAAAAGGAACATTCACATGGTGGCATCAATCAATTAGATGGTGTCGTATCAATGAATTATATCAAGAATCTTAACGGAACCATCCTAATTTATCTTGGATTATATAATGATGCAGGAGAATCTGCAATTCCAAGAGCTTTTTCCTTGCATTTAGAACAGGAATTATGCTATAAGTTTATGGATGAGGTAAATGGGATGTTTTACAACCTAGTGAATAACCTCTTTATAAATACAACAAAGATGTAATATGACTATTTTCAACATACTTGATGATATCTTCCGAAATAAAACCGGAGAACTTATAAATAATAATGAGTTCAATGACGCTTTACAAAGTCCTTATATGTTACAACGTTGGGTTAGCATGAATTCAACTCAAAATGCTTTACTTGTATCCGAAACCACTAATAAACTTTGTAAAGGACTTTCGGATGATAAGGAAATGTGGTACAAACTCTACTTAACATTGGTTGATAAGAGTAAATCATATAAGAAGATTCGTTATTTGAAACGAGATAAGAAAGTTGTTAATGAGGATAGAGATAAGATGATTGCAGAGTTAGCAAGACGATACGAAATATCTAAGAAAGAAGCTGAAAATAGAATGAAACAAATTGAGTCGATGAATCAGGGAGAAACATAACATGCCTAGTTGGGATAAATGGGTTAATAGCGACGATAAGAAGTCGTTTAAGAAAAAGATCAATAAAAATGTCTTTTGTAAGAAAAACCGACAATCAAATGGGCAGTATGGTAAACATATCTACGAACAAGGCTCCAAAACATGTAAATTATGTAATCATTATCGAAAGAGTGTTGACAATGCATTTAATAATGATAGTATAGACACAAAGGAATAACAATATGAGCAATAAAATAGATAAGAATACCATAAAGAATGGAAGATTGATTAAAGTTTGGAATACAGAGAAACCAAAATTCACAAACGCCAACGAAACATATATAGCAATTTGGGTTGAAGATGCAAACGGTAAAAATGAACGATGTTTATTATTTACCGAATCCGCTATCAAAATTGCAGAAGCCAGAGCTTCTAAAAATCAAGAGGATTTAACCAAGAAAAATTTGATAGTTAACTTTTTAGATTAAGGAATAACAATATGAGCGAAAAAGAATACAGAGAAGCAGTTGAAGATAGAGTCGGTGGTTATGCACCACTTGATTTAGAAGCGTGTAAGGGTTATGGTGGTACTCCAATGGATTATGAAATCGATGGTGTACTTGGTGACATCATCTGTCTTGAAAATGTAGATGAAGTCGGTGATGGTTTAGTTACTCGTGGTGGTATTATTATTTCCGAAGCCGCTGGAACAAAAGCATGGCGTGTCGGTAAGGTGTTAAACGTTGGTCCACAAGTTTCAAAGAGTATCCAAGTTGGTACATTAATTCTCTACCCCAATGATAAAGGTATTGGAATGGTAGCATTTGGTAAGAAGAAAGTTATCTTCTTAAATGAATCAAGAATCTTTGCAATCTTGAAAGAAAAGGCATGAACTACTTACAAGATAGAGTTGTGTACTTAGCAGGACCAATCAAAGATGTATCTGATGATGGTACATCTTGGAGAGATTTAATTACACCTAGATTGAAACAATATGGTCTAGGTGTATTAGACCCTTGTAAGAAGGCTAATGGAGATGAAGAGATTGGCGATGCTAAGAAGAAATTCAAAGACATTATCATGCGTGAAGATTGGAAAACACTTAAAGAAGAGTTTTGGCCTGTAGTTCGTTGGGATTTACGTTCAGTAGATGTAGCAGATTTTATAATTGTTGATTATAATCCAGAAGTATCAACTGTCGGAACAATTCATGAGATGGTAGTTGCCTCTTTTGAAAAGAAGCCTATTCTTTTGAAATATAATAAATCACAGTTGGATAAATTCAATCCTTGGATAGGTGTATTCGTGAAAGAACATCATTTTTTCCCAACATGGGATAATATGTTTAAGTATTTGGATGAAGTTGATGCAGGTAGATTAGATACGTCATTGTGGGTGTAATCTCTAAATAGTTATATGGCACGAAGATTATCAAGAGATGGATTAAAAGCTTTACTACAGACTCATGTAGTAGAGCTATCCTTTGTACGTAGAAACGAGAAATTAGGTGTACGTGGACAGAATCCTCATGTCCGTAGAATGTTATGTACACTAGATGGAAATTTATTACAGAGTTTACCCGGACGATTTACCCTTAATTATCAGATACCAATTAATCCACCAGCTTATAATCCAGTCGAGAAAAATGTGGTATTCTGTTGGGATATATTATGGCAAGATTGGCGTGCCATACCAGTTGAATATGTTATCGTAATTACAGCCATACCTGTACATACACAAAAAGATCAAGAGAAATTCTGGACGCTATTCGAAGGATTTTTTGCTAAGATGAGTGCTGCTGATAAATTGAAATTTATGGCTAAGTAGTTGCAATTACAATTAGATGTATAAATTCTTATATGAATGAATACACTATTTATCTCGATGAACTACTAAAAACCGCTATTTTGTCACATGTCATAATCAAACTAGATGGTAATAATTATAAAGAAGGCACTTTAATCTCCTTTGGATACAACTTCTTTAATTTAAACGTTAATATCAAAAATAAGAAGAAGATTAAGAACGAGCTCTTAAAGATTCCTTTACCCTTTGAAGCGTCCCAAAAATATAATATTATTACATTTGATTATCGTATTAAGACTTTTACAAAGAATAATAAAGATATGGAAACGCTTATTAATAGCATGAAAAAGACTTGTATATCGAAATTCTATGATAAAGTATTAACATTTGAGGTAACAACATGAACCAATTATACGCAATAAGCATTGTAACAGGTGATACATTTAAAATACAACAAGATGATGTACCCACACTTTTCAAGTATCAGATACCATTAAAAAAACTACCAAAATCGAGTTGTAATAAATGTTTTGGTAGAGGTTGGGAATCAATTGATCCACAAAATGGACTTCATCACCTATGCAAATGTACCACAAAATCTTTCATGGACGGATTTAAAATTAGTGAAATGGTAATAGAAATGCCACGTTTACATAAATAATTACATGCGTGAATATACATATCATAAGGAAATACGAACATTATTAACACAAGTCTTAGCTGCTTTAGATGGACTTGTGATTAGACGTTTGGATGAACTTGACGAAGAAACTAATACTGACAGCATACAAGTGTCATTGGCTTATGCACCAAAACAACGTGTTATTCATGATTTAGTCAATAAAGCACAACACATTAAAGTTCCAGTAATGGCACTTACTATGAGTTCAATTAATTATGACGCTAAACGAGCTTTTAATAAAATTGAAGGTTTTACAGTAGCCCAAAATTACACACCAAATGGTGGGGATTTTCCTCAACCAGTTCCAGTAGAAATCGCTTTAAATTTAAGCATCCTTACAAGATATCAACGTGATCTCGATCAGATTTTGACTTGTATCTTTGCTTATTTTTACCCATATATCATTATCTCATACAAGCATCCTGATTTAGGACACGAAGTTCGTTGTAAATTAGAGTGGAATAAGGCTATTAATTTAACCTACCCTCTCGATATTGCTGGAACACAACCCTATAGAATTGTCGCAGATTCTACATTCACTTTACAGGGGTGGTTGTACAGAAATGCCTACAATAATTCAGGTATCATTCATAATATTCCAATGAGTTTCAATGCAGTTTCAGCATTATTCGATAATTACGATTATATGCACAGTTTGGAATCTGACATTACGAGTGATTATTTGGAAATATCAGGTAGACCATTCATACATTCTGTTGCACCATACCAAGTCATGCCTTTTGACAGTGGCAAAACAATCACAATTCATGGTAACATGTTTGATTATCTTTCTGGAATTACTTTAAGTGGTACATCCGGTGTATTCGAAGCATCAAGTTATCAGACATTTGATCCTTATGTTTCTTCACATAGATTATCAGCTATTTATCCAGCATTTACAGCGGTATCCACTGAATATACTGTCATAGATAACAATAATATTACATTTGTTTTACCACAAATTAATACATCAGGATTTTTTGATATTATGGGGTATGGTATGGCAGGTGTAGGTAAATTGACAGAAGATGCCATAGCACATAATAGTACTGTACAATGGCCTTATATTAGTGGCATTCAGATTTTATAAATATTTGAAATTAGTTTGTGTTGGTATATTATCACCCTTTGAAATATTTTCGTGTACTAACAACGGTTGTAAATTACCCCAATGATTAGCAATCTTTTGTTCGGTTGAATTATTTAAATCAAAGAAATCTAATGGAATTATATGATCAATATGCCATAATGATCCATAATTTATCCAATTCATACCATCTCTGAATTGTTGCTCTAAATGATTTCTAACTTCTTGTGGTGTGCAACAAAATAAATCAATAGACGAACATGTTTTATTTTTAATTGTTTCATTTACTCGATTTCTATTAATTACAATTAAACGATAATTAAAATCAGTTTTATATTTTAATCGTTTTTTCTGATTTATTTGTGTTTTATTTTGCTGAAAATATAATTTTGAATAATCCCTTTTATGTAATTTATTTTTAATATCAGATTTTTTACGCTGATTTTTAACTTTAATACTATTATTTATTTTGAATTCTTTGCGTTTTATTGAAATTTCAATTTTATTATCCATATAATATTTTTGTTTATAAAGTTTAAAACAGTCTTTACACCACACTTTATAACCATCAATAGTTTTATTATCCATATAAAATTCTGTGATAGACTTATCTTGTTTACATTTTGAACAAACTTTTGTAGTAATCTCTTCCATTTGCATAACCCTTTCTAAATACTTTAGGAACAGGACAGCAGATTGATAACCCGTCTGTTTCAAGGTAGTTAGTTGCTCCTTGATTACTGTTTCTTCAATTATTTAGTAGATTTATATACTTTTACTATAAATATTTGAAAGATTATAGGAGAATTTAAATTATGGATGCTACAGGATCAAACCGGGTTGGTGGAACACAGACAACAAGTGCAGGTAGAAGCTTTCTTTCTACGGTAATGAGTCGTTTACCATTCGGTGTACAGATTTTAGATAATATCAGTCAACTTAATCCAAAATACGAAACATTTCAAGATTTAGTAATTGACCGTAATCAGAGAGTTAATGACCTTTCAATAACTCGTCAACAACAGGACGAGACAGAAGGTTTAATGGGTTCATTACTAGCTGATAAAAATTATCAACGCTTCATGTATGCTAATCTCGACCTTGATAAAATTAAACGTTTACAAGATTATCGAAGAATGGCAGGATATTCAGTTCTTAATGACTGTCTTGAGGAAATTTGTGATGAATTATTTACCGAAGATGAAAAGAATCGTTTTGTACTTTTAAAACTTCAAGGTGATTTTAGTAAAGCTGTTGAAGAAACCATCCAAAAAGAGTGGGATAAGTATATCCAATTATTTAAGTTGAAAGATCGTGGTTGGCAGTGTGGTTATAATTTCATGGTTGATGGTGAATTATTTTGGGAAAACGTCATCAGTGATACCCATCCAGAATTCGGTATTTTAGGTGTAGTTTCAGTTCCCACAGAATTGATTAATCCATTCTATAAAAATCAACAGAATGATATCATCGAAGGATATGCAGTAAGAAAACCTCTTATTAATCCTAAATCAAATCAACAAGAAAAGGAACAGTTGATTATTCTTGAACCAAGACAGGTTACTTATATTCATACTGGTAGATGGGGTGAAGGTAACAACTTCAAAGTTCCTTATATTGAAAATGCAAGAAAATCATATAAACAATTGTCTTTAATTGAAGATAGTATTGTTATTCATAGACTTGTACGTGCGCCACAACGCTTAGTATTCAAGGTTGATGTTGGTAATCTTACACCACCTAAAGCAGAAGCTTATATGAAGCGTCTTATGCAGAATTATTGGTCTAAAAAGACTTATGATACTTCAACTGGTCGTATTACCAATACGTATGATCCGCAAAGTATGTTAGATTCTTATTGGTTCCCTAAGAAAACTGGCTCAGAAGGTACAACAGTAGAAGCTCTTGAAGGTGGAATGAACTTAGGAAGTTTGGATGACTTGATGTACTTCCTTAGAGCACTTTATAAATCTATGAAAGTTCCTATTGGTCGCCTTGATCCTGAGAATGTTGTAAAAGATGGTGATGCAATGACCAGAGAAGAATTGCGTTTTGCCAGATTCTTACAACGTATTCAGAAACAATTCGCAGCAGGATTAAAAGATAGTTTTATTACCCATTTAAAGCTTAGAAAGATGTGGGAGAATTTCAAACTTAAAGAACATAGTTTTGAACTTGAGTTTAATTTACCTACAATGTACATGATGTTGAAGCAGAATCAGATTTTCGAATTGAAATACAACAACTTTAATAACATGAGCAGTAATGATGGTGTATCTAACAGTTTTGCACAGAAGAAATATCTTGGTTTAACTGATGATGAAATGGCACAGAACCGTGAATGGAAACGTAAAGATGCTATTTTAGCTTACGAATTAGCTAAGATTGGCGAAGCTGGTCCAAACTGGAAGGACGCAGAAGCCGCTGGTGGTGGAGCACCCGCAGAAGGTGGTGGAGCACCAGCAGGTGGTGGGGGTGGTGGATCAGCATTACCACCAGAATTTGGAGCCGCACCAGAGGCAGCGACTCCCGCACCCGCAGAAGGTGTCGCACCCGCAGGTGGTGAGGGCGCACAGGCACCCGCAGGTGGCGCAGAAGCCCCCGCATCAACAGCAGTACCACCAGTAGCATAACGTGATATATGGCTAAAGACATATATTATTCACAAGGCATCTATCCCTTAAAGAATACATCGAAGTATAAGGGGTCGATGCCTTTGTGTTATCGCTCACATCCTGAGTTTTTATTATGCAGATGGTTAGATTTAAATCCAAATATCATTGAATGGGGGTCTGAAAGTGTAGTTATACCTTATTTGAAACCGACTGACGGAAAAGTTCATAGATATTTTATAGATTTTAATTGTATTTTAAGAACACCTACAGGTACTTTAGAAAAATACATCATTGAATACAAACCAGCAAAGAAATTGAAACAACCTTTACCAAGTAAAAGAAAAGCCCCAAAGACATTAATGTATGAAATGGAAGAATATGCTATCAATAGTAGTAAATGGGATGCAGCTAAACAGTATGCAGCGAAGCATAATATGAAGTTTACCATAATTACCGAAAAAGAATTAGGTATTAAATGTTAATATACTAAATAATTAAAAGAAGAGATACAGTAATCTATAAACAGTGGTTTGTTTATAGAAACTACAGGTGAGTATAGCTGTCCTGTACATCAATATTTATAAAGGTGAGTTTAAATGACAAGTCAAAATGATACCAAAAAATGTTTTAAATGTAATGAGATTAAATCTATAGACGATTTCTCAAAATACACTAAAGCGTTAGACGGACACCAGAACAACTGTAAACTTTGTAATAAACAGTATAGATTACTACATAGAACTGAAAATATTGATTATCTTCGTCAGTATAGAGTTTTAAATAAAACAGTAATAAAAGAAAAACGAAAAGATAAATATGATAATAATGAAATACATAGATTACATATTAAAAATTACGTAAAGAAATATAACAAAGAAAATAGAACCATAAAACAGACTCGTGATAATTCATATGTTAAAACAAGATTAAAAACTGATTCTAATTATAAGTTATTACATAATTTAAGACGAAGACGTAATAAAGCATTAAAAAATAATTCTAAATACACATCAACAATAGAATCCTTTTGTTGTACGATAGAAGAAGTATGGAATCATTTAGAAAAACAATTTCGTGATGGAATGACAAGAGAAAATTATGGTAAAGTATGGCATGTAGATCATATAATACCATTACAGTTCTTTGCGGATAATGATTTAATAGACCAAACCAATCAGAAGATAGCTAATCATTGGGGAAATCTTCAACCATTATTAGTACGTGAAAATCTATCTAAAGGCGATAAAGTACCAGAAAAGACCAATTTTATTTATTGATTGTTTTACCTTCCTCAGTATTTCTTTTTGCAAAATAATAGGTAATAGCCATTGTAGCAATACCCATAAATGAATCCGCAGTGATTAAAGCACAGAAGAAACCAGCAATAATAGCTAATGAGAACAATCCTGCTAATATCGCACGAACTTGTACTTCACTTTTACCGTCAATGTTTTTAGTTATAAATGGCATAATATTACCTCTGTATAATTATTTATTGAAATTGTAAATGAATATGGTAAATTATAAATAGTTATATGAGAAAAAAATCAGATTTAACCCGTAAAAGTTTACAAAAAATTAAACGCTCCAAAACCAAACCTTGTGATCTTTGTGAAGAAAAGAAAATTTTAGAAGAACATCATATACATGGTCGAAAAATACCTGATGCTAATGCTAAATGGAATCTTTGTTATATTTGTGCAGATTGTCATACAGAAGTACATCAAGATTTAATTGTAATTGAGGATTGGCAACAAACATCAATTGGACCTGAGTTACTATGGTATCGTAACGATGTTAAGATTTAATATTTACCGTATACAGAATCGAGATTGCCGTGTTGCGTATAATCCCATGAGAGTTTCGCAGCAAGTTCATCATTTTGCGTATAAGGTTTAGGTGGTTCCGCAGTAGGCGTACCACCACTTAATTTACCATACATAGACGAATCCGAAACCTGACTTGAACCAGCTTCCATAGGAGCATTTGGTTCGTAAGAATAATCAAATCTCTTGCAAGTAATATACCAAACGATATGAGCCATTAAAGGATTAATCTGCCCGGGTATATTTTCATCTCTTCTTTCGGTAATTTCGTAAACATTTGGTCCACGTAACCAGCTATCGATAGGATTATAACCACCACCGCTAACATAACCACTATTTAATGTTTTATTACCATCAGGATCGCTCATAGTACAGAAATCGATTGAACTTAATCCTGTTAATTGTGTATCAGGATAAGAATTTGGATAACCCCCACCATTTGGACGATCCCAACCAACCTCATCAAGACGAATTAAATCACCACTTTTTGGTTCTGCTCGTGGATTCTTCATATCTGTAGAGAATTGAGAGATGGGAATTACAATTGTCAATTCACCCTGTGCTTGAATACCAAACTTACTCAATAAAAGAGAATCGTTATTCATTTGAGCTAATACAATCATTTCGGTAGGTGAAGAAAATCCCTTAGTAGGATTCTCACCGTATAAGAAATCATGTGAAGTTAAACTGTAAAGATTGGTAAAATAGGATACAGAGGTTCCATATAATTGCGTAGCTTCTTCCCACCATTGGGCTATAAGCTTACGTTCATTGGCATTTGTGTTTTTATTTACAAATCTTGGTTTAGTTCCATTACATTTCATTTTTTACCCCATGAAGAATCTAATAGGTGTTACATCAACAAATCCACTACCAGTTAATAATTGTTTTTCAAGTTCTTCTTTTTCTTTAAGACCTTGACCTAATAAATCTGTACCATTAACTGTACCACCACCGAATAATACCTGACCTTGGAACTTAGTTCTAAGATTACCGATAGCAATTTTTGAAAGAGCTTGTACATAGAATACAACCCAAGGTTCTGAAATTAAATCACGAACAGGTTTTTCTACATTAGCACCAATACAACCAAAATAGTTCTGGTTAGGCATTGGTTCTGGAAGAATGGTCATATATTGTGAACGAGCATTAAATCTGATATACGGTTTTTGCGCCAATACTTTCTCTCTAGTTTCAAGCCATTCTTTAGTAATATGCCACGTAACCAAATCAAATCCCATACTACCTAAAAGATTTCCGTAATAAACTTGTTGTACCATCGCTTGTTCCATCGTGAATAAAGTATTAATACCAGTTGATTCACCTTGTTCGAAAGACCAGACATCAAGTACTTTACGATAATCTTTCATATCATAATCAAAACCGATTTTAGCATTATTACTAGTCTTCTCATTTAATTCAGGAGTGAATGAGAAAATATCATCAAGTTTAATACCAATACCTCGTTTGTAAATATTGGTATTGAAAATCATAAACTCTTCTGAGTAACCAGCATATTTTGTATATAATTCAATGGCGTTATCAATAAATGCAGCAATATTTTCATCACATAAATCAATATTGATAGAAGGCCAACCAAGAAGACGTTTGATACGTTCCAATAAGTCACTATAAGCTTCAATTTTAGGATTAAGATATGTAGAACCACTCTCAGTAGTGATATCAAAGGTAGGTTTACCCACATCAACAATAGTATTAGTAGTTATTCCAGTAGTAATATCACTGAAAGTATTATTTTGTTGATTTAATAGTTGACCATAATTATACAAAGAAAGTCCATAATTAACATTATCAATACCCATTACCATAAATGATCCAGTTGAAGTTAATCCACCAACCAATGTAGGAGTTTTAAAGTCTAATAAAGGATATATTTCACTATTCTGTTCAATTTGATATAAAGGTACAGCAACAGCACTACCATTAACAGTAAATGCTACAGCTACACCATAGGAAGTAGCATTAGGAACTAAAGTAGAAGATTGATAGATATGTGCATCATTTATTACAAAACCGGGTGATGGTGGTATAATATCCAAAGCGGGGTCATCAAAACTGTAAACTTGTAATCCAACCTGACGAGTATTTATTTTAGTTGGTAGCCAAAATCCATCGGCTGTTGTAGTTTGTACGATGGTTGCATTATTAATATTTGTAAATTTAGCCATAAATGAAATCCTTTTTAAGTATTTATCAAAAGAGTTGAATAATCTTGAGAAAATGCTATACTGTAAGGGTAATAAGAATAAATTATATAATAAACATATAAACTGAACAAACATAAGAGGTTACGACTACATACCAAAGTACCTATAGTAAAACACACTTATTGGTATAAATACTTGAACACTTTAGGAGAAATTAATGAAGAAATATACACAAGAAGAATCTATGATTGAATGCTTAAAATATTTTAATGGTGACGAACTCGCCTCTAGCGTCTGGATTGAAAAATACGCACTACGTGATAAAGATGATAATCTAATCGAAAAGACACCAGAAGATATGCATTGGCGCATGGCAAAAGAATTTGCACGAATTGAGAAAAAGAAATTTAAGAAACCCCTCACAGAAAAAGAAATCTTTGATGCATTTGATAAATTTAAATACATCGTCCCACAAGGTTCACCAATGTCTGGAATTGGTAATAAACATCAGAAACAAACCCTTGGTAATTGTTATGTAATTGATAATGTTGTAGATTCAATTGGTGGTGTATGTTATACGGATCAAGTTATGGCTCAACTTATGAAACGTAGAGCAGGTGTAGGTGTAGATATCAGCAATATTCGTCCATCTGGTATGCATGTTGAAAATGCTGCACGTACTACAGACGGATTCAGTGTATTCGCAGATAAATTTAGTGAAACTGTTAGAGGAATTGCACAAGGTGGTCGTCGTGGTGCATTGTTATTATCTATGTCAGTACATCATCCTGAAATTGAGAAATTTATCTTGATGAAAGCTGATAAGAAACGTGTAACTGGTGCAAATATTTCAGTAAGATTTACAGATGATTTCTTGAAGGCTGTTGAAGCTAATACTGATTATGAACAATTCTGGCCTATGACAGGAAAGAAAGAAATTTCTAAGAAAGTGAACGCTCGTTCAATCTGGAAATTAATGATGGAAGCAAATTTCAACAATGGAGAACCCGGTTGTATGTTTTGGGATACAATGATTAATAATAGCTTATCAAATCGCTATGGAGCCATTGATAATAATTTCTATGATCGAACAACGAATCCTTGTGGTGAAATTGTAATGGGAGTTGATTCTTGTCGTTTGATTGTTGTAAATCTCATCAGTTTTGTTGAACATCCGTTTACCGATACAGCATTTTTCAACTATGGTAAGTTTGGTAAGATGGTTGAAATGGGTCAACGTTTAATGGATGATCTTATTGATTTAGAACTTGAATGCTTGGATGAAATTATCAATAAAATTAAATCTGATAAAGAGACAGATAAAATTAAACAGATTGAATTGGATACATGGTTGAATATAAAAGATTCTTGTATCAAAGGTCGCAGAACTGGTCTTGGTGTAACGGCTTTAGCTGATGTATTTGCTTCTATGGGATGTAAGTATGGTTCAAAAGAATCATTGGCTATCACTGATACTGTATTCAAGGGTTTAGCGGTTTCGAGTATGAAATCATCTTGTGAGATGGCGAAGGAATTGGGTGCATTTCCTCTTTATAATCATGATCTTGAATATAATAATCCTTCTCCATTACTCACTCGTATTTTTGAAGCTTCACCAGAGGTAGCAGATTTACACTCAAAGTACGGTAGAAGAAATATTTCTCCTACAACTTGCTCACCAACAGGAAGTGTTTCAATCTTGACACAGACTTCTTCTGGTATTGAACCTGTGTTTGAATTGTCTTACAAACGTAGAAAGAAAATCAATGCTACGAATAGCACAGTTAAGGTCGATTTCGTTGACGATATGGGTGATAGATGGCAGGAATTTATCATGTATCACACAGGATTAAATAAGTGGATTAAAAGTAATCCTACAAAGGATATTACCAAGTCACCTTATCATGGTTCTACTGTTAAAGACATCGATTTGGAATCCTCAATTGATCTTCAATCTAGTGTACAGAAATGGATTTCACATTCAGTTTCAAAGACAGCAAATGCCCCTAAATCTGTGAGTATGGACATGGTGGAAAAACTTTACATGAAAGCTTGGAAGGGTGGATGTAAGGGTATGACGTTCTACCGTGATGGAAGTCGTTCAGGTGTGTTGGTAAACGAAAATGACACTGGTAATAAAGAAGTTAAAAAGAACGAAGCAAAGAAACGCCCCAAAATTGTTCCATGTGAAATCCACCACATTAAGGTTACAAAGAAATTAGATAAGGTGCGTACATTCGAATATATGGTTATGATTGGTTTTGATGAAGGAGTACCATATGAATGTTTTGCTATCGAAAATGGTAAATATGACAAAAAATTAACCACAGGCAAGATTATACGTGAAACCCAAGGGCGATATCATTTGATATTTGAAGATGGTAGCGAAATTAAAGATATTACCAAGAATACAACAGAAGAGGAAGATATGCTTACTCGTTTTACATCACTATCTCTTCGCCATCATGTTCCTCTTCAATATACTGTAGACCAATTATTGAAGACGGAAGGTGATATGTTCAGCTTTGGTAAGTCTATTGCACGAGCATTAAAAAAGTATATTAAAGATGGCACAATTGGTGGTAATTGTGAGAAATGTGGTTCTAAATTGGTTTTTGAAGATGGTTGCAAGATTTGTAAGAATTGTGGAAACTCAAAGTGTTCATAAGAATTACTAAATAGTTGTATACGAAGACAATTTCAGATACCCGACAAGGTAGCCCGATTCCGCAAGGAGTCGGGTTTTTTTTTCGTTTATATACTAAATAATCATATGCGAGATAATTTTTTCTACAATCTATATATAATTTTAAAAGAGGAACGTACTTTTGGTGGTTATAATGCATGGATAATATCTTATCCTAGTAAAATCCTTGAGGTTCCAGATTTCTCACATATAAGTTATCTAAAAGACCACCCAAAAATATTTGGTATATCACGATCAGATTTAACAACGCTCACACAAGAAGAATTATATATGAAAGCATTTAATAATGGTGCTCTCCGCATTACTATTAACCAAGAACCAAAAGCCACTTATGGGATTAGTAGTATTCGTAAAAATATGACAATTGATGGTACAAAAGAAGTGATAAAAAATAATCTAGAAGTATTACATAAATTAGCAAAAGACGCTGGTTGTTCAGTGATATACACTGCAATTCAGACCCCATTATCTGATAAAGAATATGATTATAACACGACCACTATTGAAGGGTTGTATAAATTAGTTGAACATGTAAAATAAAAAAGCGTGTAAGATTTCTCTCACACGCTTCTTCGATATATCAACCCCGACAAGGTAGCCCTCTTTCCGAAAGGTTAGAGGGTTTTTTGTTTTAAATACTAAATAATTAAAACGGAGAATAATTATGAATAGAGATTTAAAACTAGAAGCAATTTACGAGAGCATGTCTGAAACCAAAAAGAAGACTGAAAAATGTGATCAATGTCAAGAAACTATGATTAATGGTGTTCGTTGCCACGAAAAGGGATGTCCAAATCAGAAACACGAATGTAAGGGATGCAACACAAAAATACCAATGAATCAAAAATATTGCGAAGATTGTAAATAAAACAAAAAAGCGTGTAAGATTTCTCTCACACGCTTCTTCGATATATCAACCCCGACAAGGTAGCCCTCTTTCCGAAAGGTTAGAGGGTTTTTTGTTTTATAATTTCGTATTTCATATACCGTTTTACTAAATAATTATAGGAGTATGAAATATGAAAGTTATTAAATGTTCAAAATGTAGTAAAGATAAATCCGAAGACGAGTATTATATCTCAAGAAACAAGAGATGTACAATATGTAAGAAATGCCATTATGAAAAGAATCGAAATAGATTGTTAGAGATAAGACAAGGTATTGGTGTTCCAGTTATACATAAAAGTGTTATTAATAAAAAAGATAATTTAACTGGTAAAAAATTTGATAATTTAACTGCTATTAGTCTAGAGGGATGTGATAAAAGTGGACATAGAATATGGTTATGTAAATGTGATTGTGGAAACGAGTGTAAAGTATTGGCATCAAATTTAAAACGAGGAAAACAACTTTCTTGTGGATGTATTAAATTATCTGGTAACAATAACGCCAATTGGAAAGGTTACGAGAGTATAAGCGGAAGATATCTATCGAGTATTAAAGCCAATGCAAAAAAACGAAAAATACCGTTCAATATTACATTGAAATATATGTGGGAATTATATATCAAACAAAACAAATTATGTGCATTAAGTGGAATCACTTTAATTTTTAGTACAGACTCAGCACAAACTGCATCACTTGATAGAATAAACTCTAAGTTTGGTTATATTAAAGACAATGTACAGTGGGTTCATAAAACTATTAATGCTATGAAATCCGATCTTGATGAATCAGACTTCATAGCATTATGTAAGCAGATAGTGAAATATAAATCTTAGTTTGGAACTACTACATTATATTTACTAATTGCACTATTCATGATGGCAATAGGGCTAAAGTCTGTTCCACCCAATACTGCCTTCAATACTGATGGGCTGAAACCACTTACCAAGGCAACATTCTTGTCTGCACAAGTAGCAGGTTGTCCAGCATTACCAGCAAGATTCCAATAGATTACCTTTGGAATATCATAACCAGCAGACTTCCACTTAGCCAAAGATTCGTTTACAGGTGTACCACAATCTTCAACACCCTGATCGAACTGCATATCAGAAAGAATTAACAAGACGTTAGGAATCTGATCATTCGTAACATTGAATAAAGTAGCTGCTTCAAGAATCTTGTTCAAAGCCTTCTGAATATTCGTACCACCACAATACCCGTTAGGAATATCTCTTACAGCTTGTGCAAAAGACTTATTCTTCCAAGACTCGATCTTAGAATCGGTAGAGAATGGAATCACCTTACGGTAGAAAGGATTCTCTGAACCAACCTTTTCAGAACAATACAACCCTAATGCCAAAGACACCTCATATGCCTGAATTGATCCAGACATTTGAACATGCATTGAACCAGAGAAGTCACAAATAGGCATAATTCTGTAATTAGTACCTTCCATGAAATTAGGCATAGCCTTCAACTGAGCATCAGCTAATGCACCAGTAGTAGCATCATTGATGTCAGTCTGTACCATTCTTACAATATCATGAGGCATCAATGTTTCAGCATTGACCTTGGTTTCAGTACCTTCTTTTGTCAAAGACTTAACCCATTCCTCATACTGTGCATCATGGCGTTTGAAAGCGTTCTTATAACGAGCAGAAGCTACAGAAGGAACTGTAGAATAGTTGATATTAGCCCATTCGTTATTACACATAATGGTTTCAACTACCTTAGTCTTCTGTACAACAAGCTTTCTGAAAGCCTTTGGAGAAAGCTTCATATGCTTACGAAGCTTTACATCCTGTCTATCAGCCCACTTTGAAGCAAGACCACAAACAGAATCATCACCCAAGATACCAGTTTCCCAACAAGCTAATGCTGAGTTCTCACAAGGAGTGTTATACAAAGCGGTTAAATCATCCCAACGACCATACTTAGGGATAAGGTTGATATTGGCATTTACCCATTCTGAGTGAGTATTGCCCAACCAAGTTAAGATTTCTCTTGTACCACTTCTGTTACCTGCACCACCACGGCAATCACGCAACCAGAAAAGCAACTTCATAGCCTTTTCAGCATCTGCTCTCCAAGCAGTTTTGAACAATTCCAAAGCAGAAGACTCATTACCGTAGTAACTCTCCTTCTTTGTGTATAATGATCCAGCCTTGGAAAAGAATTCCAAAAGATGGTTTTCTGAGTGTTCGAATGCGTTTGCGCCGTTACATGTTCTGCTGTTTGTTTTCATTTTTTTACCTTTCAGACTGTTATTATTTTTATTGCTGTATTCAATCTATTCTTTATTAATATATCACATTCGTATTAAATGTCAATAGATTAATAAAAAAAGATGAAATTAACATTTATTTACATAAATACTTGAAAGAGAAGCGATTCTACACAGGAGAATAACATATGCAAGTATTAAAATATTTGAGAGAAACCGAATTTAGCCAAGATTTAGAGGTTATTGTTGAAGAAAAGAACAATAACGAGCCAAGAAGTGTTTATATTCAAGGGCCATACATGTTGGCTTCGCAACCAAATCAGAACAACCGTATCTACGATTTAACTGAAATGGTTAATGAAGTTACCCGATATGACAAAGAATTCATTAAACAAAGTCGTGCTTTAGGTGAATTAAACCATCCTCAAGAATCTACTGACGTATCTCTTGACAAAGCTTGCCATATGATTACCAAGTTAGAACAGAAGGATAATGTGTTCTACGGTAGATCAAAAATTCTTTCTACTCCTGCTGGTGTAATCGTTAAGCAGTTGCTTATTGATGGTGTGAAACTTGGTTGTTCTAGTCGTGCTCTTGGCTCATTGATTCAAGAAGGCAAGTACAACAAGGTTAAAAATTTCCATTTAATTGCAGTTGACCTTGTTCATCAACCTTCATACCAATCTGCTATTCTCGAAAGTATTACTGAAAATCGTCAGTATATCATTGCAGAGGGTGGAAGAATCGTTGAATTAGCTTGTGATTCGTTACAATGCAGACTTAACGCTATTCCTAAGAAAGACGTAGATACTTATATGGTTGAGAGTTTTGCACAGTTCATGAAAGCATTAAGAGGATAATATGGATAATGATTCAACAAAAATAATGGAAGTATATAAATCACAGTTGGTGAATGACAAGCCTTATGACACTCGATTTGATAAACCAAAACTACCTAAAGTTAAATCCGATATTGGAAACTTTAAGACAGCAGTGAGTTTATTCATGGTAGATGCAAGACGCTTTGTAGAATATAAGAACCAAGGTTTAACGACTACTTCAACCGTAAATGATTTAAAACAGAGTTTGAGTATGATCTCAAATTTACTCGATAAGATGTCAGCACCTGCACCAACTACCCCTGCAATGGAGTCTGTTAAAACTGATGATGCAGTATTAACCGAAGGCACACATAAATGTGATAAATGCAACAAACCAATGGGTAAGCACCACAACGAAGAAAAGGCTAAGAAGGGTTACAAATACTGTCAAAACTGTGACAGAACCTACTCACCAGAAGCTACCACGAAGGTTGATGGAAAAGGTATTTCTGCTCCAAGCATTAAGAAGGACTAATGAAAGCAGATTTCACATTATTTGTTGAAGCTTTACGTGAATATTCATTAAATCGTAAGAATATTACTACAGATGATTCAACAGATGAGAGTGACATTTCGAACTTTCTGTTCGCACACACACAAGCTGGTAAAGACATTTTATCGATAACTGCTGTAAGAGAATTAGATAGTAAGACTGATCCTAGCAAAAAAGCTGGTGATCTTATGACTCTCACAGGACGTTTAGGGGCTTGTAAAGGCTCACATAATATTAGTCAAACTCGTAATCCCAATCTTGATACCAAAGTTCAATATGCCCGAAATGGTGTATTAAGATTATGTGTTACGAGAAATGGTCAAAAAGTAACAAGATCATTTAAAGTGGGTAGTATTAAAAAGATTGTAATGGGTGGAGACACATGGATACCCAAAAATTAAACAAATCTTTATGGAATTGTATTTAATTCTACTAAATAATTGAAAAGGAAATGTAATTATGACCAAATCACAGGAACAAATTGGAGTTTTTATTAAGAATATATTCGAAGATAACTATTCTGATGCCAAAGCAAGTTTGCAAAATGCTGTTACAGAACGTATTAAAGAGAAAATGCGTGACCAGATCAACAGTGATGAATCAATTTCTAAAGGAGAATAACAATGGAAACAAAAAAGATAGAAGATGTATTAAAGTCAATCAGTTCTGAAATATTAACTGAGGAAACAAAAACCACTTTAGCTACTATGTTCAACGAAGCTGTTGAAGAGAAAAGCAAAGCCCAAGTCCAATTAGTAGTTGAGTCAGAACTTGCTAAGATGGATGAAGATCATACCAGTAAACTTGATTCTTTGATTGAAGCAATTGATGCAGATCATACAGCTAAGTTTCATAAGGTCGTTGAACAATTAGATGCCGCACATACTGCTAAGTTACAGAAGGTAATTGAGAAGTATGACGCTGATTATAAAACAGGAGCAGAAGCTCTCCGTGTTGAGTTAATCGAAAAGGTTTCTAAGTTTGTTGATCTTTATATGGATTCCGCTATGCCTACACAGCAACTCAAAGAAGCTTGTGACAATATTCGTGCTCGTACAATGTTGGACGAAATTCGTAAAATTGTTGCAGTTGATCCTGAGTTTATTAGTGAGAATTTCAAGTCTGCACTTAAAGATGGACATGACACAATTGAAAAACTTCGTATGCAACTTAATTCTACAATTAAGGAATCTACCGAAATTAAACAGAAACTTCAAGCTACTGAGGCAACTTTGATTCTTGAGAAGAAGACCAAAGATTTGTCACCAGAACAAAAGAAGTATGTGTTGAAAATGTTAGAAGGCAAGAAGCCAAGTGAAATCGAATCAAACTATAAGTATGTCACTGAAATGTTTGAACACGATGAAACCAAGAAGATTGAAGAAGCAACTTCAAAAGCAACTACCAAGGTTGATCAGAAAACATTTGATACACCTAAAGTAATTCTTGAGAAGAAGGAAGAAGCTGGAGAAATTCCTGAGTACTCTTATGTACAAGAAATTGCTAATTATATGAAGGGTGATGTAAACGAAAGAAAGATTGTTTAATAAAAATTCAGAAAAAACCTCAGAATTGATTTTGAATTTGATAAATAATTATAAGAAAACAATTTAATGTTCAATGGTTTGGACATTTAGAAATAGAAAAAGGAAATAAAAAATGATAACACAAGCAAGTGGATATGTAGATCGCAGTAGAGCAACACAATTGCTCGAAAAGTGGAAACCCGTTTTGGACTATAGCTCCGATAAGGTTCCTGCTTTGGAAGATTCTCACAAGCGTTTAAGTACAGCCGTACTTTTGGAAAACCAAGAAAAGTATTTGACCGAAAATAGCTTCGCTGGACAAGGTGGAGTATTTGGTAGCGGTGGAAATATGGGTACTCCTTATTCTGGTGACAATTATGCTCCAGGTGACGCACGTTTACCTAAAGTATTAATTCCCATGATTCGTCGTACTTTCCCTGAATTGATTACTAATGAAATCGTCGGTGTTCAGCCTATGAGTGGACCCGTTGGTTTGGCTTTCGCACTTCGTTACCGCTATGATGATAACAGTCTTGGTGGATATACGGGTAATAGTGATGGTCGTGATCCTTCTGGTTGGACAGCTAATGGCGTTGGTGGTAATACTTGGACAGGTACTAGTAATACAGTACTTTCAGGTCAGACCGAAGTTGGTTGGAATAATCTTAATACTATGCATACTGGCGTAAGCTCAAACAGCTTAGTTGGTTTAGCTGGAGTATTTGATCCTGCATACAATGGAGTTGACTCTGGTGTAGCAGCCCTTCTTGCTCAATTCGAAATGTCTGGTAAGATTCCTCAGATGACTATCAGTATGGAGAAGACAAGCGTTGAAGCTGGTACAAGACGTTTAGCTGCAAAGTGGAGCGTTGAGTTGGAACAAGACTTGAAGAACATGAACGGTATTGACATTGACTCAGAAATGACCAATGCAATGAGTTATGAAATTCAGGCTGAAATTGACCGTGAAATGATTATGCGTATGGTTCAAATCTGCTTAACCGCTGGTGGACCTACAAACAAGGGTAAGGGTTATTCATTCTGGTACGCTGGTTCTGCTGATGCCCGTTGGATCGGTGAACGTAATCGTGACTTGTATGCCCGTATCATTATTGAAGCAAACCGTATTGCTATCAACAATCGTCGTGGTCCTGCTAACTTCATTATTGCAACACCAAGAGTGTGTTCAATCTTGGAAAACCTTCCTGAGTTCAAGTTCATGCAAGTGAATGGAACTGTCAATACACAGCCTACGGGTATTGCCAAGGTTGGTTCAGTCGGTGGTCGTTTTAATATCTACAGAGATACACGTACAGAAGCCCAGTACCAACAGGGTCAACGTACCGCTATCGTAGAATACGCATTGCTTGGATACAAGGGTGCTGATTATTATGACACTGGTTTGGTATACTGTCCTTACATCCCGGTTATGATTCAACGCACAATTGGACCTAATGACTTTGCACCAAGAGTTGGTTTGCTTACACGTTATGGTGTTGTAGATCATATCTTCGGAAGCTCTATGTTCTATCACTTGTTGATAGTCAAGGGTCTTGGTGAAGCCTTTGTGCCCGGGGCCGCACACGTCTACATGTAAATCATTGTAGATCAAGGGGTTATGAAAGTAACCCTTTTCTTTACGAAGAGGTTAGAAATAACCTCTTCTTTTTTTATACTTTTTTACTTTACTTTAGAACATTACATTATAAATAGTTATATGAAAACAAAAATTACAGGTATTTATAAAATAATAAACATTCTTAATAATAAGATTTATATAGGTTCATCTAATAATATTTTACGTAGATGGAAAGAACATAAAAAATATCCTAAAAAATATCCTACATATATACAAAGTTCTATAACGAAACATGGGGTAGAAAATTTTAAATTTGATATTATAGAAGAATGTAAATTTGAGCAATTAAAAGAACGAGAAACCTTTTGGTGTAATTATTATAATAGTTTTGATCGTAATTTGGGATATAATGTAGATATGCCAATAGCACCTAGATTACATAATGAGACTACAAAAGAAAAATTAAGAAATATAAATTTAAATAAAAAACATACTGACGAAACAAAAATGAAGTGTTATTTAGCAACAAAACGTAGAGATAAAAACGGAAAAATGTCAGAAGAACATAAAAATAAAATATCACAAGCTTTAAAAGGTATACCAAAAACTAAAGAAGCTACATTAAAAAGAATAGCAACAAAGATTAAAAATGGCACGTTGGCACCAACCTTTACTAACGAGTATCTAATATTTTTATCAGAGAAGAATAGCGGGTGTGGTAATTTTAATTTTGGTAAACCATCAGTTAACAGAAGAAAAATAGATAAAATCTGTCCAATAACACTAAATGTTATTAAAATATATGACACCATTAAAGATACAGCAACGGAAAATAATTCATATACATCCAATATAGTTAAATGTTGTCAGAAAAATAAAGAAATCTTAAAATATAAAGTAGGATTATATTATTATAGATACCATGTAGAATAATGTTGCTTTGTGTACCATATATGATATAGTCATATACATGGAATTAAATTATATCAACTTTATAAAAGACGGAGAATTTAATATATCTAATGAATATTGGAATGCTCTCAATACGACATACACAAAAGATCAAATTAAATTAGAAATGTTAAAAGCTATTCGTATTTATAATATACCATTACCATTTAGTAAACCCACAGTTGACCAAGTTATTAAGGATTTCAATAATTTAATTGTAGAGGATAGTGTAAAGATAGAAAATTATGAATATTGGCATACACGATATGACTATAAATGGCCTTTGGAGTATGAAGACATTAATAATTTTATATATCTAAACGGTAGCAATGCAGGACTTCAAGCTTCTAACTATTATCACATGGATAACAGGTTAGCGTGTGACTCCATTAATTCACCATCACCAATTAGAGTATGGAATAATGATAAATTTATGCTTACATTAATGAATTACTTTTGGAGTGGATTGATTACGGGTAGTATTACTATGAGCACATTTAAACAAGCTATAGGTATGCGTAAATATATTGCATCACAATTTAAACCATCTGTAGCTAAATATATTTATAATAGATATGCACCAAATGGCGTTGTATTGGATTTTTCATCAGGATGGGGTGATAGATTAACAGGATTTTATGCATCATCTGCTAAAGAATATATAGGAATCGATCCAAATAAAAATCTAATTGCTGGATATAATGACCAGATTACGATGTATAATTCTATATGTAAAGATAAGAGTGCTAAAATGTTGCCTTGGTGTGCGGAAGATGTAACATTAGGTGAAAAAGTAGACTTAATATTTACGTCGTGTCCCTATTTCAATATAGAGAGATATACACAAGATGCGGATCAATCTTTTAAGAAATTTAAGAAGCTTGATGATTGGTTAGCAGGATTTTTATTTGAATCTATACGATGTTTTTGGGTTAATTTAAAAGAAGGTGGACATATGATAATCAATATATCAGATGTGTACTCAAATCATACGATTAATCATATTTGTGATCCAATGAACGATTATATTAACACACTTAAAGGTTCAGAATATCAAGGTGCATTAGGTTTAAGAATGGCTAAACGACCAAATACCAATGCTGACAAGGAAGGTATCTTTGCCGAACCTATGTGGGTATGGAAAAAGGGTTCTATTTAAATTATTTTATTAGATTTACGTAAATTATCAATATGCCATAAAGGTCTAGTATTTTCATATCTAAAACACATATATTGTTCTACCGGATCACTTAGATTGAAGAAATTACATGGTATTATGTGATCTACTGACCACTGATTTTCTTTATTACCATAATTTTCCCAAGACATACCATTAACAAATTGCACTTCAAGATGCCTTTTCCATTCATTAACAGTACACATTAATAAATCAATCGAATGTTCATTTTTAGAATTTTTATGTATTGCATAATTTATACGACTACGTAAAATCTGTAAAAGTTTAAATTTAATATCAGAGTTATATCTAAAATTAGCTTGTGTTGTTCTTTTATTTTTATTTATCTCACGCCATAATTTACCGTATTGTTTTTGATATTGTTTATATGAGATTGAGTGCGAATTTTGATACTTTTTATCATGTTTTTGTCTTTGATTACGATTTTCTATAGAATATTGTTTACGACAACATTTACAGTAATTATTATATCCGTCATGATGTGACTTATTTTTACTAAACTCTGATAAAGGTTTAATGTTTTGACATTTTGAACATTTCTTTGTAGATTCTACTTGATTCATGATATTACTCCTTAAATACTTCTGTAGCAGGACAGTAGGTAGATTACTCCACCTGTTTCAAAGAAGTTCATACCTTCTTTGATTACTGCTATAACTATTTAGTGTTTTGAACGCTATAATCATCGGAGGTCAAATCAATTATTTCCCCTTTTATAGGTGTATTTGATGTTTCCTCTAACATTTTAAGTATGACCTCTCTATTTGCGATGAGATTAACGACATTTTTAGTATTATTTGCAGGTCCAATAGCTTTTTTAGCAGCAATATCCATCTCTTTTAATTCTTTAGCTGCTTTTTGTTTACTACGCTCAATATTTATGGCATTTAAAGTGGCTAGAGCCGTGTTAGTGGCGGCAATAACGTTTGCAAAGGCGGCGATAACCTTTCCGTCCATAGTTAATCCTACGGTCTGCTGAAGGTCTTTAACAGTATCTAATCCATTAATTACCAATTCTTCTGTTTTAGATAACACGAAATCACTTAATCCATCCATATTTAATGGTTGTTTTGGTGGTAAGATAGGTATAGAACTAGTTGTTGGTGTGGTTGATGTTATAATTGGTGTTATAGTTGAAATAGAATTATTAAACTTACTATTTAGATCGATAGTAGTACGTTTCATATCTTTTAATCCACCACTTAAATCAGAATTAAGATTTTTCAACTCTTCAATCAACGAATTTGTTTCTATAACACTCATATATACAAGTATTTATAACCATTTCTCGTTTTTGCAAGATTTATACTTGATTTAACTTAAAAGTTTGTTATATTCTTAATAGAAAGATGAGGAACGGTATGAATTTGACTAATGAACGAATTGTGGATATGGTAGAATATGATATGGACTTGACAGATGAAGAGACAAAGACATTATGTGCGTATGCATTGGAGAAAATTGCTACAGATGAAAAGGCTTTAACCAATTATGCGATAGTACATATGTTAGGAGAGATTTGTAATAATCTTCAAGACCCTAAAGAAGCTAAAAAGTTTATTAAGGCTGCTAAAAAACTTGACAAATCAGTAAAGGGTGATAAACTATTATCTAATGAAGTTGAGGAAGCTCCTAAAAAGCGTGGAAGAAAACCAAAGGTAAAATAATATGCAAGAACAAGATGTAATTAAAGTGCGTGAGAATCAAGAACAACAAGATTCTAGAGGATTTTGTTTGATTCAGCCTGATGAAATCGTTGAAGTAAACGGATTGAAGCTCAAGGTTATTAAGTTTGATAAGAAAGACTTAACATTAGAGTTCCTTTCTGAGAATGTAGATGAAGTTCAGAAGGGTAAGGAAGTAAAAATTAAAGCTGGAACCTTTATTGTGAATTCTTTTGGCAAGAAGTTTGCAATGTTGCGAACAAAAGCTGCTACGACTATTTATGATCAAAGAGTTTTGGACGAAATTAATAAACAGAAGATACTAAAAATGCGAAAGGAAACATAATATGTGGTGTGAAAGTTGTGGTTATGGATCAGAAGTGTGTAAGTTGAAGGATAAGTGTCCTCAGTGTGGTGGTAGAACTTTCGAGAATAGTTCACCTGTGCCTCGTAAGCCTTTACGCTCAAGTCGTGACATGAAGAAACGTGTACGTGTTGAGAAGGATGTTAAAACTAAGAAACCTATTTCAGATGAAGTTAGTCAAGTAATTAAAGAAGCAGGGAGTTTGAAATAATATGCAAATAACAATTATGGCAGGTGGAAGAACGTGGATCGTTGAAGAAGGCAATTTGGTGGGCTGGTTACAGTCTAATGCAGTACAGAAGGAACGTCAAATCAAGGAAGTAATCCAAGACGAACCTTATATGCAAAGTGTCCAAGTCCTTTTAAATGAGAAACGCTAATGGCATCACTCATCAATAGATCAGCTTGTAAGAAATTCGTTCTAAGTGTTGCAGAAGACACTAGAACGAAGAAATTCACAAGAGTCTCAGCAGATGTGTTTGACCATCTTGAATATGTAATGCAAAAAGCTATTCGTGATTTGGTTCGAACACATCCGACTATTGGTAAAACGATTATGATGTCTTCAAAGACTAGGGAGAAAGAGTTAAATGAACTTATTTGAAGAGAATCTTTTTAATAAGACACAAGATTTATTAGATATTGTAGAGTTTGAAAAACTTCTTACAGAGAAATCTCTTGAAATTAGTGAAGAGGATGCTAAGAGTATCAAGATTGCTAACTTATATGGACAAGTTGCGAGATTAAGTGAAATGAATATGAATGTAGGTAATAAATTAATAGCACTTCAAGATCATCATAAGGCATTTGTGGCATTTGTTCATGAAGGATTGATGAAGATTGAGGCCAAGCAGAAGAAAAATGAAACTAATAACAGCAATAATTGAATTGATCGTTCGAATTGTTAATTTCATCTTACAGAAGAAAGAGACAACTGCCGAAGACTTAGCCGAAGCTAAGAAACGGCAAGATGAATTGGATAGAATCAAAGAAGACAATGATTTGAAGATTGCTATTCAGACAGGCGACTTTGAAACGATTCAACGAATCCGTGAGAAGCGTAAGAAATATAGTCATTTGAAAGGTTAATTATGAACGAAATTATTATCAGCGAACAATTAAAAGATAAGCCAATCGCAGATTTTATTGAAGTAGAAATATTAAAATGCGAAGAATCTCTTAAAGATTTAGTATTAAATGAAACTAGTGATTGGGCAAAAATAGGTAAAGATTGGGAGAAAATAGGTAATGATTATTTAGAAGATATGGGAAATCTTAGAAAAGAACATCCTGAATTATTTGAAGATGATCCAATTGATCCATATACAGGAAATAAATTATGAAACAAACCTATGTAAATTTAGAAATGTCGGAAGTTGATTATATAGCACGACTTCAAAAAATATTTAAAACTGATGGTATCATTGGTTTTGGGTTTACACGAAATTTGTCAAGTTCACCAAACGCACAACAAACTGCCAAAGAAATAATTGAAATGCATGAGTCATATAAACGTGGTGAGTATATCGATATTACAAATGAAGTATTATGAACGATTATAAACAAGATTATTGTGAATGGTGTGGTAAAGATTGTACAGAACTCAGTATACTTCGTACATGTTCAAACCAGTGTGATTTTGAAAGAGCATCACAACTTGTTGAAAAATGGAGACATGTTTTAGATTATACTAAGACACCAGAATCAGAAGAAGAAAATATCAACAGATTAAAAACAGCAGTTATACTTGAATCCGAAGAGAAATACTATTTTGGAAATTTTAGAGAAGAACGTATTGCGGAAATCAAAAAACGTTATGCAGAATTTCACAAAACATATCTAATGAAAAAATGGGGATTTATTGGTGATATAAATAAAGATTCAGATAAATGTGAAAAAGTATTATTAATCGAGCCACAAGAAGAATTTAGTAAAATAAGAAAGAAGGAATAAAATGAAAGAACTAACAACAGCATTAATTAAGGAACAATTCAATCCACCTCTTAATAATAGAGAGAATCAATTATTATACCAGATCGAAGATTTATATCAACAAATTAATTCGCTTAAACGAGATAATGAAATATTATCATGGAAGGTAACACATAAAACATATACTAAACTTGTAACAAAAGATATGTTAGTAGAAGCAATGAAGGAAAAATATCCTGATAAAACTATATTTATTGTAGGTGAAGGATTTGGTCCTATTATCAAAATGAATAATGAGACATATAACACAAAAGATTATTCATTCGATAGTATGGATAAATTAGTAACACATTTTGCTGATAGTAGTGTAATTTTCTTTTATGAGTTACCATATCGTGGTGGATTAGGTGAAATTAAACCAGAAGTAAATGTCTTTGGAATAGAACCTCCTAAATGTGAACATTGTGCTAAATATACATATATCATTCGTGTATATGTAAAGGCAAATGTTCAAGAGACTTTCCCACAATGTGATGAAGTATCTTGTATTGCTAAATATGTAGAGAAGGAATTAGGAACAATGGTAGCAAATTCACCAGAACTTGGTAATAATTGGGGTGATCCATTTGATAAAACTTGGAGAGGTTAATATGAAATATATTCAACATGTATTGGCAACAATTTGGGTTGGTATTGGTTTAATCATGATGTTAAATATATCGGGTTGTACGACCCAACCTAAACCCGACTACACCAACATACCACTAACATCGGGAGATAGCCCATATCGCTTACCTGCTGGTGTTTATACCGATACCAGAGGTGTAATACATAATGAACAGAATTACAGATGGTCTATCTCTGAATCTGACCTTTTTAATGTTTCCGAAGAAGATTATCTTGTAAATATCAAGAAACGTGATAAATAATTATAAGAAAGAAGGATAAAATTATGAATTGGTTTAAAACTATGTTTAAGTTGGGGAATATTAAGAATGCTCTTGTGCAAATTTACGATGTGTTGGGTACTAGTGTTATTGTATTGAAAAACACTAGAGAACAATTGGATGCCAGTAAGAACAAATATGCAGAAGATATCGGTAAAACTATCGATGCATGTAACGCTATTATGGGTGTGATTAGAAAGATTTTATATGTTTTAGGCGTTAATGTCGATGCACCTAAATCAAAAACAATTAAGTTGACTTTAATCGATCTTAATAATAAGATTGGTGAATTGAACAAGATTGAGATTTAATGCAACTAAATACTTAAAAGGAATTAGGTGATATTATGAGATTTGATGATAAAGATTACGAAAAAATGGGTTTAATTTGTGAAGAGATTACTGGCACATATAGATATTTCTTGACAACATGGTTAGATGGTAATCAAATGTTAGGTAGTGATGGTACAACAGTTTTAAAGAATATTGATAATATCGAAAATGATGTTAAAAATAAAATTGAAATTTTACAACGACTTTCTCATAATGTTAAACCGTATATTAAACAAGCTAAAAGTGTAGTTTTAAAGTTGGAACAAGCTGGTGTTCCACCAAAAACATTAAAAGAATTTGATGTAACTAAATATTTCTCATAAATTTTATTGAAAAGTTGAATGGATATACTAAATAATTATAACAATATGAAAACGTCATTGCAAAATAGTACAACATGGTCTAATCTCTTACATAAGAGATAAGGTCAGGTATTATATTGTCAACTATAACCCTGATCTTAAAAAAAGATTAGGGTTTTTTGTTTTATGGGTTGACATTTTTTGAAGTTGTGATAAAGTATTAGAAGTTGATTGCGAAAGCACAACACGATTTTTGAAAACTGAATATTTGAAAAGTAGTAATGCGCCAAATACGACGATTAATGTGCCATAATAGCCATTAATGCGCCATATCTGGCAAGTTATAAAGATTTTAGGGACGACAAACCCACACTATAAGCCTCTAGCTTGGCCCAAACGTGGTATGAAGTCCCACAATGGCGATATTAGTGTAATGATTAGCACGAAACACTGTGAATGTTTTAGAGCGAGTTTAAGTCTCGTATATCGCCCCAATTTTAGGTTGATTGCAGCAAACAAACAATAAACTAAATAGTAAATAAATGCCTTCGGGCATAGTGTCTTTATCTAGGCGACACATAAATAAAAACCTGACATCGTGATCTACTGATGTAAAACTTGTGACAGTTTCGATTTTCTGTGTAAAAAGTAGGAAAATCAACCTGTTTATTTTATGGAAGCGTGGCAGAGCGTCTTTATTGCGTCCGTCTTGAAAACGGAAGGGGGTAGCTCAAACTATCCTCCGTGGGTTGGAATCCCACCGCTTCCTCCATTTTCATTAACCTTTAGCTAGTAGCCGAAAGTTGACAATTAACGTTAGTCAATTTTTGCTGGTGCGAGTCCAGCAGGGTTAGCCATTTTAGATTGTGTACAGCAAAAAACAACAATACGTTAGTGATCCACCAGACGATCACATAAATCAAAAAGATGGGAGTTTCGACGTTCTCTAAAAAGTAGAAAACACAATCTGTTTTATTTTAAGTTGGTTACAGCAAACAATAAAACGTGGGCGAGAGTCCATAATCAGTCTTTTTCGATTTTTAGACGCTAAATAAAAAGTAGAAAGCCAACTTGTTTTTCGTTTCCAGAGTGATGTAATTGTAGCCATGTCAGACTGTTAATCTGATGCCTGTAATGGGCGTGTAGGTTCAAGTCCTACCTCTGGAGCCATTTTGAATATTGGGTAAACGTAACCCCTTGTGCAAATCAAGCGTCCTTGACACGATATCAAGAAACAATTTAAGTTTGACTCGTTGGCCTAATGGTAAGGCAATGGTCTGTTAAACCATCCATGACATTCTTAACGGGATGTGTGTGCTCGTTCAAGTCGAGCCGAGTCAGCCAATTTTGGAAGGTAGTCGAATGTCGGTTTGTCGAGACAATTTGCTAAATTGTTCCACCCCTTAAAAGGTGGCGGGAGTTCAATTCTCCCACCTTCCTCCAATTTTATAGGAACAAAGTGTTAAAGTTGCACAATAGTCTCCAAAACTTTTGGTCAGGGTGCGAATCCCTGTGTTCCTGCCAATTTTCGCACCTGTAGCTCAATTGATAGAGCAAGTCTTTTGTAAGGACAAGGTTGCAGGTTTGATGCCTGTCGGGTGCTCCATTTACTTGCCAACGTGTCCAGAACGGCTATGGCCCCGATTTGTAATCGGGTTAAGTCATGTAAAAGTGATGATGTGGGTTCAAATCCCACCGTTGGCTCCATTTTAATTGCCTGTTTAGTACAACGATAGTATCACTGTTTCGTAATCAGTGGGTAAGGGTTTAATTCCCTTAACAGGCTCCAATTTTATCTGTCATATGGTATAATGGCTGTACAGTAGACTCTGAATCTATTTAACCTTGTTCGATTCAAGGTAGGACAACCAATTTTAACATTCCCCTATAGTGTAATGGCTTATGCACAAGATGCTTTGACCATCTTAGATCATGTTCGAATCATGATGGGGGAACCAATTTTATGCAAGTGTACGAGAAAGGCTTATCGGGCAGTTTCAAAAACTGTTGTTTAAGGGTTCGAATCCCTTCACTTGCACCATTTAACGCATCTGTAACAGAACGGCTTATGTACTAGACTTAGAATCTAGGTTTTGTGGGTTCGAATCCCACCAGATGCACCAATTTACGCTAGTGTACGAGAACGGCTTATCGGGCAGACTTAAAATCTGTTGTTTGTGGGTTCAAGTCCCACCACTAGCACCAATTTCTAAAATAGTTAGCGAAGTTATTTAAGCGTGGAAGAAACGTACTACGGGATGTTGAAGAACATTGACGACACGGTTCACAAAAGGTTGCGAATAGTACACCGAAAATAGACTAACTTGGTCTTAGTGGTGGTGCAGACTCCATATTATTTTAGAATTCGTTTTATGCGCTTATGATGGAATGGCATACATATCAGTCTAAGAAGCTGAGTTTTGGGGGTTCAAGTCCCTCTAGGCGCACCAATTTTAGTTAATGAGTGGGGGAACTGGCTTACCCTGCGGTAACTCCCGTTTACACTACGGGTAACTCTGCTGTGTGTGGATTAACACATGCCGCCTGTCATTGGGTGCGGAAACAAAATGTAGGTTCGAATCCTATCTCAGAAAGCAATGATCGAATAACTAAACACTTTTCAAATATTCAGTATTTTACACACCAGCTTCGGCTAATTCTTTATCCCATTGGTCATTGAATTTACCATCTGTTACAGCATCTAATAAATCTTTTGCATAATAGGTATCTTCTGCGCCATCAATGTTTACAGAGAAGTTATCATCTTCTGGAACAAAATCTAACATTGAACCAGATTGATGAGCAGTATTTAAAGCTGCACTAAGCCATGCAACTAGATTACCCAAATCCTTTGGAGAAGCTTTTTTAAGATTATTATAAACATTTTGAACACGTTTACGAGTTTCCACGATACCTTGAGCCTTCCAATGTGCAAACCAAACAGGGAAAACAAGTTTCGCATAAAGTTCAATGAAGAATTTTGATAACTCTCCATGTTGTTCTATAATCCCCATTAAAGATTCCATGTCATATACCATACCTTCAAGTCCATCTTGATCTAAAGTAGATGTTTCAATATGTTGATCAGCTTCTTCTGGTGTAGATATCCCCCAACGTTCCATAGTACCTTCTGGATCATTATCATATTCTTCTTGCATGTAAATTTTATAAACAGAATCAAGAACGGATTTAGTGTATGGAAGATTTTTTAAATTTTTATCGATTATTGGAAAGAATTGGTCAACAGATAACATCGCACGTACACCATATCTATCAACTTTACCACCAGTAGCATATCTACTATATTCACCAACAATACCTTCCATCATTGTATTTGGATCATCGTCACCAGATTCCGTAAATGTATTATAACGTCCTTCTGCCCAAATTTGAGGTTTAGTTAAAGCATGTTGTTGTAACCAAAGCGCAAAAGTATTCAATAAAATTTGTTTAAGTGCCATACCAGCAGAACCAAGTTCTAATTGTACTTGTCTAGTGATATTTTCCAATCTTTTAGGATTAGATATACCTAATTGTGAGCGTTTTAGGGCTTGAAGCTTGTATTCCAACTCATAAACACGATACACATTCCCTAAGAATGGGGAATCTCCGGTATTTACTGCATCAGAGTCCCAAAGTGCTTCAAAAAGTATCTGTTCATATAGAGTACGAAAAATATTCATATAAGTATTTATCAAATACCTTGTAATTTTCATCTATTTATGATACATTAAAAAAGTTCAAGAATTTTAGGTTAATATACCTAAATACATTTAAGGGAAGTAAAAATATTATATATATGCAAAATGAAAAAATCGTCGATGTGGTTGAAGCTGTTGAGTGTTGTTCCGAAGAATCAGATAAGCCTCCGAGTAGTATGCCCATAGGCCCAATAACACATGGGTTTATGGAGCAAAACTATCCAAGTGTACCTTATGTTGAATGGAATGATTGGAGATGGCAATTAAGAAACCGAATTATCGATACTACTGATAATAATTACAAATTTCCTATGGGTATTACTCCTTATTATGCATCCATATTGGGTGATAAGCTAAGAAAAACAGTAATGCCTTCCGATGAGGAACATATCATCTCACAATGTGAACAAGATGATCCACTTCATGAGATCAACCAAAGCCCTGTAGATGGTTTGGTACACAGATATCCAGATAGAGTATTATTTCTCGTTACAGACTATTGTAGCACCATTTGTAGGTATTGTACACGATCACGTATGGTTGGTAAAGATAAAACATATACTAAAGAACAATGGATGAAGTCACTTAAATACATCGAAGAACATAAAGAGATACGAGATGTGTTAATTTCTGGTGGTGATCCTTTAACTTTACCAACAGAAACCTTAGAATGGATACTTTCAAATTTACGTAAAATTCCTCATGTTGAAATGATTCGAATTGGTACAAAAATTCCTGCTGTATTACCTCAACGTATTACAAAAGAATTAACTGACATGTTAAAACAATATCATCCATTGTTTATGAGTCTACATTTCACACATCCTAGTGAATTGACACCAGAAACCCAAGAAGCTTGTAATAGATTGGCTGATGCAGGTATACCTTTAGGAAGTCAGACAGTATTATTGAAAGATGTTAATGATGATAGTGAAACCCTTAAAAAATTATTCACAGGGTTATTAAAAATACGTGTAAAGCCTTATTATACATACATTTGTGATAAGGTAACTGGTTCAGGTCATTTTAGAACAACTATTGAGAAGGGTATTGAGATTTTTAAAAGCATTAGAGGTAATATTAGTGGATATGCTATACCTCAATTAGTTGTAGACTTACCCGCTGGTGGTGGAAAGATACCTATTATTTACAACTACATTAAAAGTGTAGAAGGTGTGAATGTTGTTATTGAGAATTATAAGGGTGAGTTAACTGATTATTATAATGGTTGACAATCCTAATAAATCTGGTATGATATTTACATGAATAAAATTTTTCCTTGTCCGTTTTGTGGTGGTGAAGCACAAGTCTTCACTGGTGGTTTTGGTGAGAAGTTTGTAAGTTGTATAGACGAGAAACAATGTGGTGGTTCTTTGGGTGCGGGTGTATGGTTTACTACAGATGAACAAGCTATTGAAGTTTGGAATAAACGTCCACCAGTTTGTATTTGTCCAGATTATGCACATGACGAAGCTTGTCCCGTATGTATACCAGAAGGTGATACACGATTTACTGGAATGGAATCTCCCGGTGTTTCTATTAAGGAGTATGATTGAAAGTAATCGGCATAATCGGTTCTAGACGTAAAAACTCACCAGAAGATTTCAAACGTTGTTTGAATAAATTCTTAGAGATTTATCGCAGGGGAGACTCTTTGTGTAGCGGAGGATGTCCACAAGGTGGAGATAGATTTGCTGAAATTATTGCAAAACATCTTGACATTCCTATCAGAATACATTACGCTGATTGGCGAAAGTATGGAAAGAGTGCTGGTTTCCAACGTAATGGGTTAATAGCTGATGATGCTGATGTGATATTGGCTGTAGTATCAGATGATCGTACAGGGGGAACTGAGGACACTATACGTAAAGGTATTAAAGGTGGTAAGGAGATTATAACAGTATGAAACAAAAAGTAGAAGAATTTATTGAATCTAAATCTTATGTAGTGGTCTATAAAAATGGATCACAGGTACAATACTTAACAAAATGGTTATATGATGAGGCTGTAGATGAGTTTAATAAAGCACCTGATGCAGTAAAAATGTTTTGTCAGGAAATTCTTTGTCGAAAAACGATACATATGGAGAAGTAAGTATGAATAAAGTTGTAGTATTAGGTTCGGGGTATTTAGGACATGAGTTCGAAAAACTTCATTATACGGTTCTTGATAAGGAAAGGTTCAATTTATCACAAATCCAAATAAACGATTCATTAGAATTTCCGTTTTATATGGCAAGAAAATTAGATAAATTTGATGTGGTAATAAATTGTATTGCGAAGAGTAATACTAGATATTGTGAAGAGAATTATAATGAGGCATTTTTTAGTAATGCTGTTATTCCACAGGTTTTAAGTCAATGGTGCAATGGTGGTAATAAGAAATTTGTACAGATTTCAACTGGTTGCTTATACGACAGAAACGATACACCACAAAAGGAGACAGATTTTCTTTCCGCACATTGTAATTACACCTTAACAAAATGGCATGGCGAAAAGGGTTGTGATTTTGACAGAGATTTGATTATACGACCAAGATTATTTTTTGATTTTAGTGCTCGTGAAAACAATTTACTAAACAAAATAAAACGCTTTGATAAGTTGTGTGACGAAAAGGACAGTGTAACCAATGTTACAATATTAACAAAAGCGATTAAGATTTTGATTGATAATGAATGCACAGGAGCCTATAATGTGGCATGTGATGGTTATGTCAGTATGCATGAAATCGGATTATTGATGGGAATGAAGAAAGAGATTATCAGTATTGAAGAAATACGTAGACAACAAGGATTACATTTGGTAAATAGTATTATGGATTTAAGTAAACTCAAAAAATATTATACACCACCAAATATTATAGAATTAATAAGGAGTCAAACATGAAAAGAACACGAGAAAAGGTTTGGTATGTACCCGCAATCTTCATGTATCCTTTAAGTGGCGTTGTATATAAGTATTTTATTGGTAAATTCTGTATATTCTCAATGCTTTATCATAGAGATATTGAAACTGCACCAAAAAGAATTTTTAGACAGATGTTTCCCGTTGATGGTTATAGGAGAATTTGGAGATAATATGAAAATAAGAATTGGATTTGTAAGTAATAGTAGCTCAAGTAGCTTTGTAATCCCTTTAATAAAGATTACAGCTAAACAATTAGTTGATATTGTGAATCATTCAGATCATACTAATGACAATCCTTGGACTATTACTGTTACAACACACACAGTAGAAGGTTATACTTCTATGGATAATTTTGATATGCGTGAATTTTTAGTGAACATTGGAGTCGAAGAAGATATAGTAAATTGGGAGAGATCATGAAATTAAGAAACGGTTTTGTAAGTAACAGTTCAAGTGCAAGTTATATTGTACGTATTCACGATGTGAATATAATGGATTTTTGTGAGTCAATTGCACAAGAATTTCAGTATGATTATTTTGAACCAGAAAGTTTGATTGAACGCTTTACCGATAGACGTAAAGATATTATGGGAAACGAATTAATGGGTAAACATTTTAGACGCGAGACAGAACAACTTACCACATTAATCGCTAGATTGGAAGCATTAAAAGAAGATAGTGGACTTGGTGGATATCAGTATGTCCAACCTGATGCAGAACTTGTGACAGATATTTTGAATCAGTATTATCGTATTCAAACTAAATTTTATAACGGAGATATCATCTTAACTGGCGATTCATCTATGCATAACTCTATCTGTGATGTTCCTGATCTTTTAAAGAGTATCTGTATGTATTACTTATTTGAGATTAAGAAAACCTTGGAATGTAAAGTAGAACACGATTAAAATGAATGACTCTTTAAACAGTCTTTTGAATTTAATTAACTCTGAGGTTTTGTCTGAAAAAGAAGCACAATTTCAGACAAAACCTTGTAAGAAAACATCCAAGAAACTTCTTACAAAACCTAAAGTGGATAAAAACATTATAAATTTGGTTTATGATGAGGTTTTATCGTCTAATTTCATGATTCTTTGTGGGGGGTGTAAGCGAGAAACCACTTGGAAAGAAGCTGCTAGGGTAGGTTGGATTTTTCATGGTAAAAAAATGTCTTATATTTGTCCGAATTGTGTATAAATAGTTACATGATTAAGTTTAATATTTTTACAAAACTAGATGAGACTATACTACTAGAGACAATATCACTCGCAAAGCATGTTTTTAAGGATATTGAAGATCAAATCATAGCCTCTTATAAGAAAGTGCGAGGGGAAGGTATTAAACGGCTTTCAGGTAAATCCTTTCCTAATAAAGATTTTGCTATTGATTTCAGTGGCACTAATTGGGCTTTTTTGAACGAAATAAACCCTCATATCATCTTAATTAATAACAATAAATATGAAGATAGTTTTTTCACTAAAACTAATCCTGAAAATAAAGACCTTGGAAAGAATATCAAAGATGGTGTAGGTTATATTACTATCAGTTTAAACAGTAATTTAACAGAACTTCTATTACATGTAACTGAACATGAATTATTACATTATATTCAGTATTTGATAGTGACTTATAAGATTAAAAAGGGTTTATTACCAGATATGTCAATTAAAGAGTATGAAAAGCATATTGGTGGTACTCCATCAAGAAAGATGTTACCTACTGATGTCACTATGCGTGGTTATAAGATTGATAAATTGAAGAAATGGACAATAACTACACCAGAAATGCAAAAGGATGGACAATCATTTGCATATAATAACAAACTTATCGTAATATCTGCTAAATCAGCCGAAGAAGCTATTTCTAAAGTCCTAATGAAAATACCATCATTAGGAAGAAAACCAAAATTAATCGCACAAGAGACAGAAGGTACACGAAGAGTTGAACATGTTAAGCGACCAATCGAATATTACACAAATTTAGTTAGTTTTATTCGTAGATTACAATATATGTATTACACCTATCATTCAGATATGACAAAGAAAGACTTTTATAGTCAGGTTGTTAATCGTGATAGATTCTTATACCATAATAGCAAACAACGTGGTACATTGGAGTGGATGTATAAGTATCTTGATAATTTCAAGAAGAATGAGCCATTATATCGAAAGATATTGAGTAAAATTTATACAGCGTTTGTCAATGTAGATGCATCAGATGATATCAATAGAATTAAATCTCTTGTAAGAAGCCTTACTGCTGATATTTTAAAACAAAAGACACCGGAGCCAAATGGAAACTAAACACACATTCAAGAATTTCAAAGATTATGCCAAGGTAGCGGGAAAACAAGCTTGGAAACACTTTTCGCCAAACTACAGCAAGATTGCTAAAGGTGTAAACGTATACATTGTAAATGGTGATTTTGTTCGTTCAAATATTAATGTTGATTTTGTCGAAGGGGGACACGGATATGTTTATGACTACGTACCTAAAGACGAGATTTGGGTAGAAGAGATGGAAGATCGTAAGGAAATGTGGTTTAATTTTCAACACGAAGTATATGAAAGATCATTAATGAAGGCTGATCCAAAGATGGATTACAATGATGCACATGATAAAGCTGTAGAACGAGAGACAGCCCAACGTCACAAGCTTGATCCTGCGTATACAGGACAACTAAAGACGAATGTAGGGAGTAATATATGAATACATTAGAAGAAACAACGATGTATACAACAGTTTTACATACTTTGAAATATATTGTAGATTATCTTAAAAAGAATCCACCAAGTAAAAGGAATGCTACAGGAGAACGGGGTTTATTTGATCCAGAACATGTAGATGATTATTATGACATACATTTAGCGTTTTTTGAAAATTGTGTAAAAGTTGTCGAAAGAATACATAATGGTGAGATTAAAAGAGTTCATGAAGATGGTACAGCATTGGATATCATTGAACCATTGTATGCTTGGTGTTCAAAAGGATATCCTATCGACAAATACAGCATCGAAGATTTATTTAAATGGGCAAACGATCCTAAAAGTCCAATACGAAATAGATTAATCATGATACATGGTGTATATTATAAAAAACCCGTACAAGAACCTAAAACACCCAAACGAAAGAAATCTATTTAACAATTTTCAAAATACCTATTGACTTCCAGTGAGTGTCATGATAAGTTATTAACAATGAAGACGAGATACGTACATTGTTCTAGATGTAAGAGAAAATTACTAAGGAACAAGGGCAGAAGAGTGTGCGGAAATTGTATAAGATATGCAGTGAATTCCGTATGTAAAAAGAAAGTTGAAAATATTTCTTGATTTTCTGTAGAAAAGTGATATGATTGTTATAAATAGTTAATGAAGAGAGAAGTTATGAATAGAGTTTGTGAAATTTATAGAGGAACTGTGAAACCGATGCCCAAGGCGATAGAACGCTTTGATGCAGGTTGTAGTGGGTGTTAAATAGGATCATTAGGATCACACACCCACCAGTAAAACGGTGGGTTTTTTCGTTTATAGACTTGATATTATAACGGTTAGGATACAAGAACGGTATCCAAGGTTAACAGCGACGATGGGGCTGTTAATAAATGGTGCGAAAGTGCCTACAACGCTAAAAGATGTTGTGAAGATATTTGAAAACTGAATATAGATTGTTTAAAGGATTCCCTGATGCGTTGGGGAACCTTAGTAAATCTCGTAGAAGAGGGGTTGATTAAGTTCAACCTCATTCGGTGAGAAGTTGAATGTTATTCAATAGATAAGGTCTGTTGAATCACAGTTAGAGTCGAGAATTCAACCGCTGATTGGAAGCGTTCTAATCCCAATGACTTTTTTAATGAAGGAAACTTCTAGGAATTCATAGTAAAACCTTTTATGGCAGTAAGACGACTATTGGTTGTGTCGTAGCAGACTGTAAATCTGTTCCCTTCGGGTAAACACGGTAGGTTCGATTCCTACTATTGCCACCATTTTATCGGCTATTAGTATATAGGTTTGATTACTTCTGTCTGATACACAGAGAAGGGTGGATCGTTACCACCATAGCCGACCATTTTATCGGAGTATAGCTTAATTGGCGAAGCGTATGGCCTGGGCCCATAAGTCATGCAGGTTCGATCCCTGTTACTCCGACCAATTTAATCAATACATCTTCACCTACGAACCCTGATGTGATAGGTGAATTTACTGGTCAACAGGATTAAAGTGAACCAGCATTGATTTGACGGTGGGGATAGACCACAAATAATTTTAATCAGCTAGTGATGCCAATTGGTAGGCGACCTGTTTTGGATACAGGAATATTGTCAGTTCAAGTCTGACCTAGCTGACCATTTTGCGCCGAAAACTAAGCTGGTAGCATTTAGCTCAATCTTATACATTGATCGAGGTGAGTTCAATTCTCACTCGGCGCACCAATTTTTTTACGCTCCTAGAGTTGTAGTGGATTAACACGAGGCTTTTACCCTTGGGAAGTGGGTTCGATACCCAATAGGAGCACCATTTATCGGTCTGTGACTAGAAAGGCATATAGAACTGGCTCTTAACCAGTATAATGTGGATTCGACTTCCACCAGACCGACCATTTTTGCCAACATAGTTCAAGTGGCGGAACATCACATTGGTAATGTGAAGGCTGTGACTTCGATTGTCACTGTTGGCTCCAATTTTAATGCAGGTATAGTGAAACGGACTATCACGATAGGTTTCTACCCTTTAATTCCAAGTTCGAATCTTGGTATCTGCGCCATTTCATGCAGACATGGTGAAAGTGTACATCATGTGAGGTTCCTATCCTCTTGTTCTAGGTTAAAATCCTAGTGTCTGCACCATTTTTATGCATCTGTAGTGTAATGGATTAGCACGTTGGGCTACGAACCCAAAAGGCCGTTAGGCAAATACAAGTTCAACTCTTGTCAGATGCACCACTTTAATACCTCATTGGACTAGTGGCTAGGTCGATAGATTCTCAATCTGTAGGAGAGGGATCGATACCCTCATGAGGTGCCATTTTAACACACCCGATTCGTCTACTGGCTAGGATAGGAGTCCTTCAAACTCTAGAAAGGGGATCGAAACCCCTATCGGGTGCCATTTTTTAACAAAGAAAGAAAGTAATTATGAAAGTTTATCCAAGTACACCTGACAATGTTTTAAGAAGTCCCTATGAAGATAGTGACACTACAACAATCAGAAGACAAATCATGAAGAATGATTACAAACAATGCACACTCTCTAAGAAAAATGCTACACAAGTAGCTTACATACCTGCAAAGTATGCAATCTTAGGAAAGTATTTAAGAATTGGTGATGATAATGGATGGAAGGTTGAAACAGTATCGAGCCATTTTCAAACCAGTGAAGAAAACAATGTAAGAAGCCAAGATTATAGACGCACAAGAGAAGCTTCGGACATTTAACAATTTAGACTAGTTCCAGCAAACAAAAAAATTCTATTATTAAGAAAAAAACATACTAGTCTGTTACGCTGATAGACACCTTACAACCACCTGATCAGTGGAGTGGTAGGTGGAACATTCGTGAAATCCAGCACATATTTTATGGGGCAGTAGCATAAAGGCCATGCACCACACCTGCAATGTGGCATAATGTGGGTTCAACTCCCATCTGCTCCACCAATTTCCAGAAATGGATACGGTAACTAACCCGAAATGACATCCAGCCGTACACTGATCATGTCAATAGTGGCAGTAAGGAGAGACTACACCAATTTCCAAATCAACTATAGCGGAATTTCGAAGATTTTCAGCGATAGTTGATTATGACACTTAAAGTCATGTAAATGTAAGCGTTTTAGGACACGATACCTATAGATTTTTGGGAATGTCGTACAAAGGCAGTACTCTAGAGTGAAACCCTAGCAATGAGATTTCGAAATTCTCTGTTCCCACCATTTAGCAAGTAGTTTGGATGCAACTTCCAACGATAGATCAAACTATTGTAGGTTAATAGTAGACCACTTGCGTTTAATCAACTGAGAAACGATGGTTCGAATCCATCTTGGTGAATGAAAGTTCATCAGTCGTCTAGAGGTTCAGGACACTTGGTATTATTTTACGCCGATATCACTCAATGGCTGAGTGTCTGTTTCATAAGCAGATTTGCGTGGGTTCGATTCCCTCTATCGGCACCAATTTTAGAATTTGCGGGTAGCTAGAAAGGGTTTTCTGGTGAGGCTCATAACCTATACATTCAATGTTCGACTCATTGACCCGCTACTTTCGTTTATTATGTTAGTTATGATATCAAGAAATTTGATACTATTAGATTCCTTTACATACTTTTGTTTAGATGAATCAATAATACAAAGTGCTATACCACGATCATAACAAGCCTGAAATTTACGACCATTATTTGATCCGTTACCAATTTCGAGAGATAGTTTAATTAGCTTTGAACGTATTTTAGTGCAGTTCTCCATAATGATTAAACCCTAGAGAATTGCATGAAAATAGTTAACACAACTGATAGATCATATACATGTCCATACCCCGACTATAGCGGGATATATGGCTCCACGTAGAGAACAACAGTGAAATCCAGTTGGCTAAAGGAACAGCACCAGTTCAGGTGCAGGTAGACTAAGAAGAGAGATAGATGTTGGCTCCATCACCGTGAGTGAAGGGAGAACCAACAGAACAATAGTGAAATCCTCTTAAAGCGGAGTCTTTTCTCGACCATTTAATGCTCGATTCGTACAACGGCCTAGTACTTCTGTTTTACATGCAGAAAATCACAGTTCGATTCTGTGATCGAGTACCATTTTTTGGGGATGTGGTGGAATTGATAGACATATCACCCTGTCACGGTGACGCTGAAAAGCAATGCGGGTTTAAGTCCCGTCATCCCCGCCATTTTATGAGTCAATAGTTTAAACATTAAAACGGAAGCTTATTGCGCTTTTGATATCGGAGCATAGCCGATTTGACTCGCCATATTTATGCAGTAAAAGCTAAAACACACGAAGCGGTGAGTTGCAACCTCACATTTAGTCAGTGGAAGTCTGACTTACTGCTCCAATTCATGCATCAGTAGCCTAAAATTGAGGCACCACACTTCCAATGTGGATAATATAAGCGGGAGAGTTACCCGCCTGATGCTCCATTTCACTAAATAGTTATATGAACATACAAATAACAATAGAAGAATTAAAAAATTATAAGAGTCGTGATCCTATACCACTTAAATGTAAACAATGTAATAACATTTATTATAAACCAAAAAATGAAGTGTTATCTTGTTTGTCTGGTGGGAGAAAATTAGACTGTTGCTCAAATACATGTAGAGCAAAGTTTAAACAAAATCGTATATCCACTAAATGTAAACAATGTGGCTGCGATATAATATTAATTTATAAAGATTTTATTAAATCTAATAATCATTTTTGTAATCATACGTGTTCTGGTAAATTTAATGCAAATAAACTACCAAATAAAATATGTCCACAATGTAAAATATCATTTCATAGTGGAGAAAAGGATGCAATATGTTGTAGTAAATCGTGTGCAAGTAAATATCGAACTAAATATCGAACTAAAGTATACGAAAAACAACTAATTTGTACTTATTGTAATAAAGAATTTACACGTAAATCTTACAAAAAGGAAACAACAAATCAATTTTGTAATATGACATGCAGAAATAAATATAATTTACAACATCATATAAAACATGCGTCAACATCTAAATTAGAGAAATATTTGAAAGATAAAATATTAACAACATTAAAACCCAAATGTCTTTTTAATAGTAGAAAAATAATAAATCCATATGAACTAGATTTATATTTTCCTGATTATAAATTAGGAATTGAATTTAACGGCATCATCCATTATAAACCAATATATGGTGAGAAGCGATTAATTAATAATATAAAAAAAGACAAAATTAAATCTGAATTATGTCTTAAAAACAATATACAATTAATAACCATTGATGTATCTAAAGATGGTAATTTTAATGAACAGTATGGTTTAAAATATTTTGAACAGATAAAGAAACTTTTATGCGGTATTAGTGTAATGGTAACATAAGACATTGCCAATGTTTTGTTGGGAATTCGAATTTCCCATACCGCACCATTTAGAAACAATCTATATTCGTCGTTTTACCCCATTCCGAAAGGTTTGGGGTTTTTTGTTGACTTTTCCAAAAATAGTGATATATTATTCACATGAACTTTGAAACATTATGGATTATTATAGAAAATAAGAACGTGAATCTCAGAAACGATTCTGAAACCATTACAATGACTAAGAAAGGCTTTAAGAAGGCTTTAAAATTAGCCTTTGATAAGGGTTTAGAAGCCAGAAAACCCGAACCAAAGGTTGATAGTAGTATTTTTAATGATATTTTTGGTGGAAATCTGTTTTAAAGACGGTTCTTCAAAATAATACACTTCTTTTCTCCTAGAATCTTACGCATATTCTTTTGAACACGTAGACTGTCTGCTACAACTTCACCTGTTGTAGGGGCTGTTGGAGCCGTTGGTGCAGGTGTAGCAGGAGTAGTAGGCATTGCGGTAGCTGTAGGAGCTTGAACAGGTGCAGGTTGAGGTGTTTCTTCTACTTCTTTATCAGGATTTCCGTCTGGATATAAATCATTTTCAGTTTTGAATCCATTAAATTTAGCAAGACTACCATCTAAAGCCATATTAGCCAAATTAACTGATGAAACTTTTGATATATCGAATTTTTTACCTTCGGTTAATAAATTACCATTTAATTTATAACTACTATTCACTGCAACCGTTGGAACATCCGTGGGACCACTTGTTTCTGGTACATCAGTAATAACTTCACCCCTTTTAATTTTCTGTCGAGTTTTATCAATAAATTGTAATAGAGCTTCGTCACTAGCTTTACCAGTTTGAAGGTCTAAAAATCTTCTAGTTGCTTTAAGAATTTGTGATTTAGGATTTGCCTTTACTTCTTTCTTAAAAGACTCACGCATATCCATAATGAAGGGATATATACTATCAATATCAACTAGTGGTGGTTTAGTTACTTTAGTTTTATTATTATAACGAGGCATTGTATAAAGAAGAAGTTTTTCTACGACACTATTCTCATGAAAATATTGAGTGGAGAAAATAGCCTTTTTTAAAGCGTCTGGAATATTACTAGCATTTAATTTTAAAATCTGATTGGCATTTTGTTTGAATAAATCTCTAAGTTGTTTTGTAACATCTTTTACAGCATTAGTTAATTCCGCACCCATACCATGATTCATAACTAAAATTAACCTGCCATTATCAACACCTTCCTTTTTAGTTTTGCATAATAGACATCCAAAACAATTACCGGGACAATAAACAACATTTTTAATAGGTTTATCAAGCGGTAAACCTAGTGCAGTTTTTAATTCGTCTGAATCATTTAATTTACCATTCTCTAATAAATTAACAACGATACCATAATCAATACCCATGAAACAATTATGAACAAAAAATGGTTTTTCTTTACCAGTTTCACCAAATTTACCTGATCCTTGAATAATAAGTTCTTTAGATTTTGGTTTATATGTTTCGAATAAATCACTTCTATGTGTATAGGTGTAGAATATAACAGGATCACTCCCTAATAATTTATTTGTTTCTTCTACAACCTGTTCAAATTTAGAGACATCATTAGGTGTTGCATCATTAGGTGTTGCGAAATCACCAGACTCATTAAAACGTACATATTTAATCTTATCACCACGTTTTCTTAATTTTAAAATTACATCTGAAATTTGTGTAGCTATAGTGGTAGGATTTCCGAATTTCCATTGTAATTTTTCTCTAAAACGTTTAACAATAGCGAGTTTATGAGTAGATTCGTTATTTTGAGCATAGCAGAATCCCAAAAAGTATAAATCACATTTACCTGCTTTAGCAGAGTCACATACGGTTGCTGGTCCCATGTTTATGATTATGGTATCATCACCAACTTTTGAATTCCCTTGGGTATACTCTAATCCACACGGATCTTTTTCAGGAACATTAATTGCTTTAACCGAATCTAAAATTGGAACTAAAGCATTTAATTTTGTGTGTTGTAAATCTTCGTATCCAGCTTTATATGCTACAAGGGCTGTCTTATACTCACTAATTTTTTCACGTTCTTTATTATTTTTAGGGTTATTTATATCTATTTTTTTAGATAAAGTTGGTTTTGGTGTCTTTTTTTGGAAGCTTTTTAATGCAGTTGAATGAGCCTGTACTACTTCTAACAAATTTTCCAAGGCAGTAGCAGCTTTTTCACCATATTTTACACTAATTTTAGCTATTTCTTCCTTAATTTTCTCTAGTTCGGTTTTACCTTCGGTTAATATTTCATTGTAAAGTGTTTTAAAGTCCATAGTATGCTCCATTTTAACTATTTATGTAAAAAAGTGCAAATACTACTTGTATTTTTTTAATATTTTGATATAGTAGTAAGCATGAAATATATAGTAGCAGTTGATTATGATGGTACATTATTCACAGATAGTTACCCCAATTTAGGTAATCCTGTAATTCCTGTATTTGAAAAAGTAAAAGAATTCAAATCGGAAGGTGCAGAAATTATCTTATGGACTTGTCGTGAGGCAGGAACATTACAAGAAGCTATCGACAGATGTAATGAAAATGGGCTAACATTTGATGCGGTTAATGATAATGCTCCATCACACTCTGAATATGTGGTAAAAATGCTCAAAGAAAATGGACATATCTTTGCAAACCGTAAAATTTATGCTAATATCTATGTTGATGATAAAAGTCCCGGAAGTATTGAATACTTTTTAAAGTTGAATGCGGTTGATGTAATCCAAAATAAAAGGAAGAGGGATTAGTATGCCCTATATTAAACAAGGTGATAGAGTTAAATTTAATGAAGTTTTAAGTGAACTTCCACCATTTACCACTAAAGGTGAATTGGAATATTGTATCTTTTATCTTATGAAAGAATACATGACAACAAGAGATTTTAACTATTCGAATCTACATGATACTGTATATGCAGCAATTCATTGTGGTGATGAATATCGTAGAAGATTTTTGGATAAACGTGAAGATGATGCAAACTTAACGAATGGAGATGTATGAATAAACCAGCAATTAAATTAGAAGAGATTATTTACGAAATTACAGGTAAGTGTAACAATGGCTGTAAATATTGTGGATCAAAAGACCAATGGGATACTGAAATTGATACCAATACTATTGATCGAATTGTTGATGCCATTGCAGAGTTTCCACCTACGGCTATCGATGTTAGTGGTGGTGATCCACTATTAGTACCATTAGCTACACACCAACGTTTGGTAAAAGTATTGAAAGATAAGGGTGTACAGGTTAAAATCCTTTTCAATCCTAAGAGTTTTAAACAACTTTCCCCGATGATTTTTGATGATAAGATTAAAATATTAGAATCTTATGATTGGGTTGGTGTATCACTTAACGAACAAGTGGAAATTGATCAATTCTTTGCAACATTTGGTAATCGATTACCATTAGTTGATAAAATGACCGTCATTACTAATTTCAATATCAATAATGTATTTCTTTTTGATAAAATTAGAACTGTTGTTAGTACGTATAATATGAACTGGCAGGTTCAGTACACCATGTATAATGATATGGAAAGTTCTGATGCCATTTATAACAATGATGAAGCGTTGAAGCATTTATTTGATAAAATTCAAACTGCAATTGATCAGAAGGTAAAAGTTGTTCTTGCAGATGATATGAATAATGGATCGTGTAGTGCAGGTGTAAAGTCTATCGGTATTCTTTCAAATGGAGATGTTGTTCCATGTTTGAGTATGCGTTCATGGGTAAGTAATATTAACGATTTAGTACAGGGTAATATTCCTTATAGTCAATTACAAGCAATTTGGGAAAATAAGTTTTTAGAACAGCGTTTCCGTAGTTGTAAATGTTGCAAAGATCATTGTAAAAATAAGACATATGAACCAAAATATACCGTTAAAGGTGTGTTTGAGGTTCTAGAAAAGACAGAAAAGGCAGAAGATCGACCAATTATGATGCTTTATGGATTTCCTGCTAAAAAACAATATCCAGATAAAGATTTACGTCTTGCGATGCGTTATGGATTTATGCCAAGAGAATCGTTTAAACCTAAACCATCATATTCACCAGTTGTGACAGTGTATGCTGTATTCAGTGGAGATTATAAATTCGATAATACTTATACGACAGTTGTTGACAATACTGAGATTGCATAATATAGTATTTACAACATATGAAGAAACTAACTGAGGAAACAAGAAAAGTGTTACCGATAGGTACATTAGTATCTTTCGGTGATCCGAAGCAAGTGCCTATGCATGGGAAAATAAATGCTATTAACATTTATAAATTCAATGTAACATATGAAATTTTATATTGGTTTGGGCCAGAATTTAAAACAATGGTATTAAGAGAAGAAGATTTAGTAGTTAATAAAAAAATAGATAAAATTGGGATTGGATTTAAAGATGAAAAGTAAACATAATATTTTAGTGTTAAATAAAGCTTATACTCCAACACATGTTGTTGATTGGCCTAAAGGTATTACATTACTTTATAAGGATCATGCACACGCTTTAGATAGAGACTATGTTGGATATGCTTATGAAGATTGGATTAACTTCTCTATATCAAATGCAGAAGATTATGCTAAGATTAAGACTGTTAGATGTCCTATTGCTGTTCCTGAAATCATTGTACTTACAAAGTATGACAGATTACCCGACAGAGAGGTTAAATATAGCAGAGAGAATTTATTCAAGACATATAAGATGAAGTGTTTATATTGTGGTAAAGTTTTTACTGAAAAGGAATTACAGATCGAGCATGTTATGCCACGCTCTAGAGGTGGTAAGAGTACATGGGATAATACTGTTCCAGCTTGTATGGGTTGTAATCAGAAGAAGGCTAACAGAACCCCACAAGAAGCAGGTATGAAGTTGATTATACAACCACGTAAGCCAAGATGGATTAATCCTTTGACTTCCGTTGTATGGCAGAATCATCCTTGTCAGTCGTGGAGACATTTTATTGAAAGGGTTTAATATGAGAAAGAAAATTGCATATATTAATTTAGTAATTTTAGGAGTTTTATTATTATCGGGATTAACACTAGCACTTAGTTTTATGTTTGCGTTAGTATACGCAGTTTTAATAGTTATTAGTTCTTTTCTTATTAGCGGATTAATAACTATTATTTTACATTGGTCTGTAACAGAAATTATAAAGGATTAATTATGAAAAAGGAATATTTTGTTTTAGAGAGTCGTAAGATGAAGAAACTTGGGAAATTGATTCCCAATGATACAGTACATGTTATCGGAATTTTCTCTGCACCTGAACGTGTTGAAAATTGGATTAAGAAATATGGTAAGTCATATTTCAGTACTGATAAGCAACGTAAAGTTGGTGATAAAGATGATAACACCAGATTTTGGGCATGTTTAGTGGGTAATGCTAACAGCGGTGAAATGATTCTTCATCATTTTTACAATATGGATGGTAATACTATCAATGAAGGTTCTCTAGAATACCAAGGAGAATAATATGGATTTCGTTCATGGTTGGGAAGATAAAGATGAACCTACACGTAAATGTGAGTGTGCGTCATGTAATGATAAACTTGAAATAGAAAGATTAAAGAAAATCATTGACTTTCAGAAGTATGTGATATATGATCTTGATCAACGCTTACAACATTTACGTGCAGAAAATTTTATGGAGAAAAATAAATGAACTTTGATATTCTTTGGGAAGTAAAATATAGACCATACAAATTTGAAGATATTATTCTTACACCAGAAGTACGAGAATATTTTTTAAATGTACAGAAAACAAAAAACATTCCTAATATTTTGTTAGTAGGTGAACCCGGTGGTGGGAAATCCCGATTAGGTCATATCATTGTAAATGATTTGTTGGGTTGTCAATATCTTTATATTAATGCATCAGACGAGTCAGGTATTGAAACTGTTCGTGGTAAGATTACTAATTTTATACAAACAAAAAGTATTGATGGTGGTATTAAGGTAGTCTTTTTGGACGAATTTGATGGGTTTTCTACAGCAGGTCAAGATGCTTTACGTAATTCAATTGAGGAATATGCAAAATATGCAAGATTTGTATTAACTGCTAACAATATTAATAAAATTAGTGATGCCATTCGTTCACGTTGTTCGGCAGGAACATTTTATATTCAACCTAGTCGTTCAGAATATAGTAATCGTCTTATTAAAATATTACACGAAGAAAAGATTAGAATTGATAAAGATCAAATAGAGAATTTTAAGAAATTAATCAATGATTGTTATCCAGATTTACGTGCAGGTATCAATAGTCTTCAAAAATTTTCCATAACTGGTAAATTTATTTACGCAGAAGTCGATCTTACCAAGGAAGTTGCTCAATTGGCAAAGACTTGTTATGATTATATCCGTAATAAGAAAGATATCTTTGAAATGCGTGGAGCAGTTATTGCAAAGGAAACAGCATTCAATAGTAATTATCAAGCCTTATTGAGACAGCTTTTTGATTTATTTTATGCTGATGCAGACTTACCTATGACGAAGAAGAAGATAGTTTTATTAGTAATATCTGATTCGATGTGTGCAGATGCAACAGTACTCGATAAAGAGATTAACTTCTTTGCCTGTGTTATCAAGATTGAACAAATATTAGATAAGTAACTTAGAAGTTACCCATTATAATACGAGTTGCGTCACTAAGCCCTTGTCCAGCACCAGCTTTTCTAAGGGCTTTGATAATACCATGAAGATATAATCCCTTAAAGCTTTCATTAGACAAGAACTGCATGTATTTACCGTAATTACCTCTTGTAGTTTTAAGATTGTCACCTTCGAACTGTTTAACAGCATCTTGGGCGATATCTTCAAACACATCAGCAATGGTATCAACAACTTCGCTACGTAAACTGATCAAATTAGGCGCATTTGTCTGTTTTGCTTCTTTGTAAGCACCAGCTAATGTCTTTAATTTGGCTCTTGCAGCTTCAATACGTGCAATTTGATCCCTACCAACACCAGCAGGTTGATCTAAAGGAATAGCAGAAGCTTTTTCTCTTCTTGTATCAGCTTTATCATCTTTTGCCATGTCTCTAAGATAATCTCCCTTGCCACCATCAGCTTGACGAGGATCGATACCCTCTTTAATAGGTTTTGGTGGGTCTTTAGGAGCAGGTTTTGGTGTTTCTTTAGCTTTTTTCAAGATTTGTTCATAAGCATCAGAAATTTTTTCAGATTCTTTATTAGATAATGATGTAAATTGCATTTTATTAGTCCTCTTTAGCCTTTTTAGCTGATTTCTTACCGTCTACGGCTGATTTACCAAGACCTTTTGTATCTTTGGTAGCCAATTTACGTTTTGAACCTTGAGTTTGGTGATCAAGCTCACCTGTAGCATCAGTAACAGGGATGGGTTCAATTTGTGAATCATCTTTACGTTTCCAACTATCAGGCATAGCAGGACTCCAATTGTTATCATTAGGGATAACTACGTCAATAAGCTCTACAGGGAGTGTAACAGGGTCTACAAAGGTCGCAGGAGTCAAACAGGTGATAACATCCACCATAGTACCAGTAGAAGCCTCACCAGCACCAGCAGCAAGATCATTAGAACTCTCTGGACGTACTGATTTAACTACACTAATCTTGAGAGGCTTATCTGAATTCATCATAGATTTAATTTTATCTACGAAATTAGAAGGCTTACCTTTCATAAAGTCTGATTTAAGTGCATCAGGTCGAATAATGCAATAATCACCAAACAATACACCTGATTGTTTATAACGAAGAGTGTTCTCTTCACACAACATACTAAATTTTGATTTGAAATCTGTAAACATATTTATTTCTCCTATTGCTTTTAATTATTTATAGAATTTGCTTACATTTTCAACTAATCCGATAAATATTTGTAAAGGATTATGTTATGGCTTCAATTAAATTAACAGAATTGTCAAAGAAGACATCGTTAAGTACTAGTAAAGGATACACATATACTGATATGCACTTCGATATCATGCAAAGTAATCGAGGTATCAGTATCGAGAACGTATATAAAAGTATTAATGGTAAAGATATTGTGGTTGATTATGATGAATATGCCATAAGAAATGCTTTAAGTAATATTTTGAATACTCGTGCTGGACAACGCTTTTTAATACCGACTTTTGGGTGTAATTTATTAAGATATGTTGGTATGCCAGTAACCACCAGTACAGGAAATATGATTGGTACAGAGATTGATAATGCGATTACCAAGTGGGAACCACGAGTTACTGTAGATCAGATTATAATTGAATCTAAACCTGATGAAAATGAATATGATGTGACTGTTTATATCACGATACCAGCATTAAAGAAGACAGGTATTCAACTCATAGGAACATATACAAGTCAAGGTATTTTAATGATAAGGAACACATAATATGGCAACGATTACAAACAATAATGGCGATTTTCCACTCCCTAAAGATGGTTATTTAACCTTCGATGCATTAGGTATGAAGGCAGCTATGAAGCAACGATTAACAGAGAATGGGATATTTACCGATCAATTATATGAAGGTAGCAACATTTCTCAACTTATTGATATCGTAGCATATCATTACAACACAATGGTTTATTATAATAACAGAACTGGTACAGAAGCTTTGTTTAGCGAATCACAAAAGTACGAAAATATCAATAGAATAACCACTTTAATCGGATATAACCCTATTGGTTATCAAACAAGTGTATTAAGTTTCACTTGCACAGCTACAAACGCTATGCCTGTAGCACTTTATACCATTCCTAGATATTCATACATGACATTGGGTTCGATATCTTATTCATTTAAAGAGGATATCAGTTTTTATCACTCTACTACTGGATCAGAATTTTTGAGTGATATGTCAACATCTAAGATATTTTATCAAGGACGCTTTATTGAGTATCCAATTTATACGGCAACTGGCGACGAGAATGAAATCATTTACCTTTTACCAGGTGATAATGTCATTGTTGATCATTTCAATATAAACATTTATGTTAAGAGTATTATCGATAATAAATGGAGTGAATGGAATCGTTCAAACAATCTTTATAATGAAAATTCAACTGATAAGAAGTATGAAATTCGTCTTAACGAGAAAATGCATTATGAAATTAAATTTGGTAATGATATTAATGGCAAAAAGATGAATGTTGGTGATCAAGTTGCTATATATTATTTAAAATCAGATGGTAAAACTGGTGAAGTTGGTGTGAATGCACTTAAAGCTGGTAAAATGGTTGTTTATAGTAGCGAACAATTTGATGCTATTTTAAATGACATTATTATTGAAGCTATAACCATTATACCACCAAATGAAATAACGAATTTAAGCTTTGATAATAATTCATCATCAACTTATTACGCTGAATCCGAAGGGGTAGAAGATATTAGAAGTCGTTCACCCGCTAATTTCCGTTCACAGTATAGACTTGTGACTGAATCTGATTTTGAAAATTATGTTCGAACCAATTACAGTAATTTGATTCATGATGTTAAAGTTGTCAACAATTGGTCATATTTATCAAGTTATTTGAAGTATTTTTATGATCTTGGTATCACAAATCCTAATAATGTAAGTAGAGTTTTGTTTAACCAAGTACTATTTGCAGATTCTTGTAATTTTAATAATGTATACTTATTCATTGTGCCTAAAGTAATTACTAATACGAAAAATCCATTATCATATTTAAATCCTTCGTTGAAATCGTTAATTATAGGAAGTATGCAGGATGTGAAGGTATTGACTTCTGAGCCAATAACAATCGATCCAGTGTATATGGCATTTGATATTGGTATTGCCAATAGCGGTGTGACACCTGCGTTAACTGATACAGATAATACACAACTATTAGTGATTAAAAAACCCAATAGTCGTAGAGATGCATCGGCAATTAAGACCGATATCTATAATATCTTCTATAATTATTTTACATCGACAAATTCTCGTTTAGGACAAGTTGTAGATATTGATAATTTATCTAATTCGATATTATCTGTTGATGGTGTAGAGACATTTTATACAGCAAGAACAGATTCTAATGCAAGATATGAAGGATTATCAATGTTGACATGGAATCCTATCTATACAAACGATATTAATTTCATTTCACAAAATCAAGTATTAAATTATTTTCAATTCCCATTTTTAAATAATCAAGAAAGCTTTGTAAATAAGATTAACGTATCAACAACTATAGTTAAGTATGACAGTGTAGAATACTAAGATTGGAAAAATATGGACAACACCTTTTATTTAGATACATCAGCTACTATACCGTATGCAATATCATATGCCGTTATACCACCACCAAGTATGATTGGAACACTTCAACAGTATCCATTCAAATTAACTTTATCTGCGTCTGATAATGGAGTTCACACTATTGATTTATATACACAGTATAGTCAAAGTAAACCATATCCAGAACAAGGTAAATGGAGTCATTTGGTTCCTAGTTGGAAGTTTTTAGATATTAATCAGAATGTAATAACTCAAATTACAACCACGGATACACCGATTTATAGCGGAACTAATTTTATAGGTGTTACAGGGTTTGCTGAATATTATTATATCGATGATATTGGTAGTCAGATGGGTGAACCAGCTATTCTATGGGCCACCTTATCAGTATCAGGCTTACCTCTTTACAGTGAATCTAAAGACGGTAACTCACCAGTACCATCTTATGCAAATAGTAAAGTGATTTGTCCGATACCTTATTATATCAATGGTGGAACACCTGCGGAAATTAAGATAACACGTAATGGTATTGATTCCATGAGTGATAGTACATATTGGGTTAATCAAAATATCCCAAATGTTTTTAATTTAGTATACGACCAATATCCTGAATTTGGTTGTACTACTGATGCTATTGGAACATTATTTGATTATCCTTCTAGTAATGCGTTAGGTATTGAAATGGGGGTAATAAGCTCTGGTATTACCACTATTCCAGTATCTTCACAAACTTGGGTAACTATTGATGATTTAGTTGGTCCATATTTTCAAAAGACTGATACTAAAGGATATCAACGTGGTGGATATTCAAGAAATATCGTAACGTCAAATACCGTAACGCTCAATACAACAATTACAGCAGCAGCAAATGTGTTATATAGTTCTTATAAAGAAACGCCTTATATCTGGATATCAAATCCTAATAGTGCATTATTACATAAAATTTATTATCCATATATCAACCAAACAATGGTAAATAATATTACTAGTTGGTTGGACGGATTTAATATCAACGGAACTAATAATCAATATAATACAGAATATTTAGAAACACGACCAAACGTTATGAGTCTTTCTGGTTTTGGTGGTATATATGGTATAGCAGTTGATCCTTGTTTTAATATTTGGTGTTCTGATGCAGAATTGGATAAACTTTATAAATTCAATTCAAGAGGGATACAAGTTTCATCTATTGATTTAAGTGATACAAGTAGTTTATTAAATGGTATAACTGGTGGATGTACACCTGCTGGAATATGTTTAGACTCTACAAATAAACTTTGGGTGACATTATTTGATTCTACCAGCGTTTTAAAGTTTGATGGTATAACAGGTAATCTATTACTTACGATCAATCCTAGTGGCAACCAGACATCACCAATCAACGGATTTGGTATTGATCCTGATTATAAGCCAACAATGGTTCAGACTGATATAAATGATAACATATGGGTAACATATGGAAACACTTTATCTTCTTATCTTTATAAGTATGATACAAATGGAACACCATTGACATCAATTTCTTTACCTATTAGTTCGAATCCTATGGATATAATTGTAGATGCCGATAATTCTGTTTGGATAACTTTAACCTATCATGCTTCACCATCTGGTGGATGTGTTAATAAATACAATTCTATTGGAACACCCTTATGTAGTATTCCAGCATATCATCCAGAATATTTAACACTTGATAATGATAATCATTTATGGTTTACAAGTAATTTTAATAAAGTTAATAGATTAAATTTAACCACAGGAAATCTTACTACATCTACTATAGGTATTTCGGCTAATCCTGATTGGTATAATGGACAGTTGAATTACAATGCTCTAGAAGGTATTGCTGCTGATGCATCCAATCGTATTTGGGTTATTAATTCAATGGAATCAAAAGTTTTTGTATTAAGTGGAAATTTTACAACAGTAAGTCAATATAGTTTATCTACAAACAGAATTGATCAAATTGTAGGAACTGATTTTAGTCAATATGACATCGCTAATCCGTATGAAAAATCATTACAAGCTTTTGGTGACTGGACAGGATTAAACTGGCAACAGAAATATGGTAGAACAAGACAGATGTATATCACTGGTGAAAGCGATCCATTTGATATTGATAGTTTTACTGGATATGATCTTCGTAAATACAATGAATCTTGGGATGTGACAACACAAATCAGAGACTATGCATTGAATGACTCCTTACATGAAGATTACAATCTTTTTGAAAACTATATCGGAACCATGATTGGTGGATTAGAAACATCTGCTAAGAGTATGGGTAGAGCACTTTATGAAAGAATTGCAAACTTTGTACCAAATAATGCAGACGTAGATGTTTGTGGTATTAACCAACTTTATTCCCTTGCACAATCTATTGATGTTCCTATCGATGATTATAATTTTGTGATACCATCAGAGTTAAAACGTTTGATGGATATTGTAAGTATTGATCATAAAATTTTATGGGGCGATCATTGTAAATGTGCCGAGAATTATAGAGGTAGTTGGGGATATTGTAGCAATTGTGGACATAAACATGATTCAAATCGTGGAGATGCATTGGATTCTGATACTTATATACTTTCAGCAGGTATTCCTGTATTAGCAGAGTATAAATACGGTAGAGATTATTACGAAAAGATTGTACCTAACACATCCGGTAATCTTTACAATTATGTATCAACTTATTTATTAAACGATCCAAGTTTTTACTGTTATTATGAATATATCCCAACACCATGTAACATCCAAATCGAAGGCGTAATAGATTGGTCTTCCATATACACTACAATGAGCGAACATAATAGTGGTTTAGATGTGTGGTATGGTGACAACCAATTAATAGAGCGACAAATAAATTATATTTTACATAAAGGATTAGGATTCTAAATAATTATATGAAAACATGCGTAAAATGTAAAACGGAAAAGGAATTAGATAATTTTCCTAAAAATAAGAATACTACTGATGGATTACATCAGCAATGTAAGGCTTGTCATAAACAGTATCACATTGATAATAGAGAAAAAATATTAGAAAAGAAACGAGATTTTTATAAAAATAATAAACATCAATGGACTAATTATTATGATAAAAATAAACAAATTATACAGATATACAATAAACAATATTACATAGAAAATAAAGAACAATGTAATATAAATAATAAAATTTATCACTCTAATAATAAAGAAATAATTAATACGAAGAATTATATACGAAAAAAGGAACGTTTAAAGATTGATGTTGAATTTAAAATAATGGAGCGATATCGCAAAAGAGTTTGGGATGCACTTCACGGTAATAAAAGTAAAAAAACACAAGAGTTATTGGGATGTTGTTCAACCGAATTAAAATTATACCTAGAACAAAAATTCAAAGATGGTATGTCTTGGGAAAATTATGGATTATATGGTTGGCATGTAGACCATATAATACCATGCGCTTCATTTGATCTAACTGATTTAGAACAACAGAAAAAATGTTTTCATTATACTAATTTACAACCATTATGGGCAGAAGAAAACTTAGAAAAGGGTAGTAAAGTTATCTAATGCGCTAAATACTTATATGAATGTTTTAGCCAAATACACAAAAACGAAAGACGTAACTAACGTTGAGAATGTTACCCAACAGCAATATCTCGATTCACTAGCGTCTAATGCTGTTGAAAAGGCTAATCTCCCGAATGATTACTATCAACCTTACACTTATGAACAATGGTATAATCGTAATACAGGAATCATTTCAGGTCAAGAATACAAACAATATGAGTTGTATTTAAAGACTTGGAATTCAACACGTTATACACCAACCAATGTAGCTTCCGATCTTAAAGCAGACTATATAGCATTTTTACAAAATCTTACTTTATTGATTGACAAAGAGGATAAAACCAATTGGTTAACTGATATTGATTGGAATAATACTATCGAAGTAGAACAAGCTATTCCGGTTTATGCTAAAAAACTGAAAGAAATTGCGTTATATCTTATTAATAAGCGTGATGCACTTAAAAAGGCTAAATTAAAATACAACATGACAGGTGCCACACAAGCACTTGAAAGATTATTCTATGAATATCTTTTAAAGTCTTTCACCAAACGTGATTATGTAATGAATGTACCTGATCCAGCCCTATATGCAACTTTTCCAGATTTGAGTGCAGTAAATGACGGATTTCAAATTAAAATTGAAGAACTTTATGATGATACTTCATACTTCGATAAAAATCCAATACAAAGTTCAAATTTTTATTTTGATTTAAGTAGTTTTTCACCTGAAACTACTGGTTATTATAGTTCACAGAATATGCCTACATCAGCATATGATTGGGTATTTAAAACAGGATTTAATTCTGTATCATCTGATAACCCATTATACTTTATTATGGAGAATTTGGTAAATAATCTCCAACCTACTTCTGCATACATTGACTTAGAGAGTTATATTTTGAACGAATATTATAAGGTCAGCTTGACTAAGAAATATCTTGGTGAAAATCAATATTTTGCAGCAAGTGGATACTACATTCCTTGGACACGCCCATTAGATTTAGATTTGATACAGGGTAATAATTGGTTTTATTGGCCTTCTGGTGAATATATCGAAGAAGCTACGTTAACAACCATTGATTCTATTCCATTGGTCAACAGTAATTTGATTGTTAATGGTGCTGTTGGCTCATCTAATTATTTGAATGCGGATAAAATTTTTATTCGTAGTGGTAATACGGTTTCTGGTGCTTGGTTACGTTATGATACAATCAATACACAAGTAAGTACTATGAGTGCAGGATTGTTTACAGGTGATGCAAATATTTTCAAATTCCCATTTGCTGGTTATGGAATAAGTGGTGAAGATATTTCATGGACAGGTGGACAACTTACCAATCTTAATAAAGATTATGAATTTTTAGATGAAAATCTCAAAACATTAATAAGAAATACATATTGGAATGACACCACAACCACCTCAAGTATTTGTGCTATAGATATTCATGATACAAATTTAATTGATAATGGTGCTACAGCAGGAAGTATGTATGACCAAGCAGATAGAATTTCTGTAAGAGTTACTACAAATGCAGATAAAGTACATGATGCTACACCAAATGCAATTTATCAAGAGTCTATCAAACACGCATGGTTGTATAAAATGGACACCACGGACATTCCTATTGTAAGAGGGCAGAACTATATCAATTGGCCCGTAGAACGCTATGACAAGGATGCTACCACCGTCTATAAGGTTCCTACTTCACAATGTTTACCCGTATCGTTATCATCTTTAGCGATTAATAATGATTTTGTAGGTGCAAGAGCAGGATATGGTTTATTTGATAGTGATATTATCTATAAACTTGATAAACGCAATGGAACACCAGTTGAATGTGCATTTTTAAGTGGTCGAGAAATTAGTATGTTGGGTGATACTGTAAGCGGAACGACTTTCACAGCCAATGCTACAGGTATTAAACAAGCTGGATTGACATTAAATTGTCAACCAAATCAAGAAGTTATATTCATTTGGACTGACTCTACAACAACTATTTCAAATGTAAATATTCAACATAAAGAACATCAACCAGATTGTCCTTATAGATACGAAAAGCATCACTCACTATTTAAAGAGAATCCTGCTGATGATAAAGCAGATATCAACTATCATCAATGGCAGAAGTGTGAATGTAAGGCTATCCAGTATTCCCCATTAGGACATGCAGGAAATAATTTTGATGATTATGCTGGAATGGCTGATATTATTTACACCGATTCATCATATCCATTACCTTTCAATAAAACTACATGGGTAGGTTTAACAGATGGTAAAAACTACAAGAATAGTAAAGATTTTGCGTGGTTCCAATTAGATTCTACAAACGAATTTCAGAGTGATGTTGGTTGGGGTCGTGGTAAATGGGTAACTGGTGACGGAAGTGAATTTACGTTCATTAAAGGTCAGCAATACAAATATCTTAGAAACGATCTTGGACACAGTAATACATATTTGACAGATAATACAGTTCCAAATCTTATTATCAAGGTTCCTTATGTTGAGAATTGTGAAGCCGTGTGGATTAAAGCTGTTGCTGATTCCACTGGAAATTGGGGATCAATGGATGAAGTTTCTGATATGGTTTTAAATCCTGCTGAATATTTTGTTTACGATCATATTGACTCAAATTGGTATTGTATTACAGGCAATGGAGATTTAGGGCAAACTATTACTTATAACGCATCAGCTTTAAACACAAGTAATAATCGCTGGTTAAATTATAATTATGCGACTAGTGGCACACAAATAAAGCTAAGTTGGCCTAACGAAGTATATAACAATGGCCCTACAAAATTAGCTTACGAATTAGATACGGTTTATTGGTCTGTTACTACCCCAAATTTAAACGTATTAAGCTATACTAATACACCAGACCAAACCTTAACGATTTACGCCGATATTACAGGACAATGGTATAGTAGTGCTATTGGTAAACCATTAAGCGGAACGAATGAAACACACAATCAAATTGGAAATTTTTATATAGCTCCAAGACTTGCAACATATGGTGTAAGTGGTGCATTATCTATTAACACAATTTATGCCGATACGATTAACATGTCAATCAATGTCCCTTTATCTGGCTGGGATTACACAAACAGTATTTTCAATGGTATTTCAGCAGGTGCTCGTCCGTTTTGGGCTATTGCCTCTGACGAAAATAATAAGACCACAAAACATAAAGGTGTCGATGTTTGGGGTGGTGGTATAAAGGTGGTTGATGATTACGTATTAATCACACAACCCGATCTTTCTGATATGACATTTGAAATGGATTCGTATGTTGAATATAAAGCACAGAACAATCTTATTTGGACACAACCAATAACATTTAATGTAAATATTACATCATCTGAATGGTGTGATTTACTAATTGATACAACAAAATTAGCTACATTGAGTTCATATTTGTACAATATCAATAAAGAAATGATTGTATCAGCGACATATAATCCAAGTCCTTTAGTATTACAACCAAGAATAAATGAATTACCAGTATTTGTAAATTATTATGCAAACTCTGCCTTTACATGGTCAGAAATCTTATCAAATAGTTCATTAGGTTTACCCCCAACTGGTGGTGTATTTGTTGATATTGTTAGTGGCACCTATATCCTTGCAGAATTACCTTATGTAAATTTAACTAATAGACACTTTCCAACTATTGCAACGGTTCCACATGTTGAAAATCTTTATAGTACTGAGGATTCAGGTGGTTATTTCATTCCTAGAATGTTAGGAACTACTACATTTTTAAGTAAGAATAACACCAATGTATTAGACACTTCATTAATGATGACTAGTTTGGATAGAGGAACTTCTGCAATTTACCAAAATATCGATATCTATAATAATGATTATGGTTTAAGCCAAACTTCGTTGGTGGAGCCTGTTTCTAACGTTGATAGTGATGCAATATGGATGAAATCTAGCGTTACTGAATGGAAGAATGCTGGAATGATCATAAATCCTGCTAGTTACCAACAATTCGTTCCATATCAGACGAAATATGAAAACACCAAGACAAACAACATTGGAATTCATCAACAAAAGGATAAGTATGATCCTTGGACAGGCGTAACCGACTCCACTTGGGAGAATACCACAGACTTTCCACCTAATTACACCAAAGAATACAACATTGATGGTTGGTACAGTCAATTTGCAGGTTATAAAGCCGTATGGCAATGGAAGACTGATATTTTTGACAATCAATATGCTTTATTGAAGGATTTAAGTGGTATTAATACCATGTATGACAAGAAACAAGCACTTGGTGAATTATGGGTGCGTAATAATCGAAATATGGTATTACCTGCATCTGCATTACTACAAGATTTTTACACAAATTATCGTGTCACTAGTAATCCAATCTTATCAAGTGAAATTTACACACCAAAAGATATTGATCTATGGTATGATACGCTTATGTTGAAAACACCTACTTATTTGGTGTTTAATAAGATTAATTTCGATTATAATACAAACGTAATCGACTTTGACATCAATAATCTTCATTTGATCAATTTGAGTGCATCAGGCCATGAGGATAAATTTGCTGGAACATGGTTCTTCGATAGAGAAAAACTTGTTACAGTAGCTACATTAGTTTCAAGTGTTTCTGGTATATATCCAGCCCTTAGATCATATGATATTGACTCCAATGTAATGAAATACATCTATAATACACAATCTGTAGACACAAATCAATTAAGTGCTTTACAATTAAATAGTATAGAAGAACCTGTATTTACTTACAATAAAGACACAAAAACCTATGTAATGACGTTTATTGGTAAGAGTAATATCTATACCTCATTTGTATTGATCAATCTTTACATTAAAAATAATGGAGAAGATTATGAAGTTTCTAAAGTTTCCGTAATAACACCAACCATATAGCGTTGAAAATATGATTATTTGTATAAATAATTATAACATATGAACTGGAACTATAGAAAACCAATATTTACGTCAATCACAAGCATGGAACAGGCTAGAACCAATGGCTTTACCATTAATTGGACATATACTGATGATAATACAGCATTATCATACAACATCTATCGCCATATCGAAAACAAAATATCTGGAACGGCAAATGGTGGGGTAAATAACAACCCTACAACTAACCAATTTCAAAGTAATTACAAATTGATTGCCACAGTCGATAAAGGGACATTTACTTATACTGACAATTGGGGCAATATGAGTGTACATGCTGATGAAGGCATTTTGTTTGACGGTACAAAATGGATTGACACTGATGGTAAAGATGTTAAAGAAGAAATTTACACCGCTAAAAGAAGAATCTACTATAAAATCGAAGCAAAGTCTTCTACGGTTGGATTTAACGATTTACCCTTTATATACACTGCACATACTGATGGAGTTGAATGTCGCTCAATTGTTACTCAGGTATATGATAACACTTTATATAATGAAGGCGATGTAGTTTGGTTGAATAACACGTTAGGTTCAATAAATCGAATAGCTGTTGACACCACATACGATATCACAAGAAATCGAATGAAAAATGTTTGGGCATCTGGTAATAATAAAATTTACTGTTTAAATGGTGATACGGGTGCCGTTGTTTACGATAAAGATATAGCAATAGGAAACATTTTAGCATTAAGAGTTGATCCAGATACAGGTAATGCTATCTTCATTGGAAATAGTAGTACAGTTTATAAAATATCTGCATTGACAGGTGTTATCAGTAATTTATTTACAACAACAGTTCCTACAACGGTTAATAATAATGGTTTAGTGATTGCCAAAGAAAATAATAATCATTATGCTTATACAATCAATAATTTTGACAATATTTCTAGAATAGGAATTGATTCAGCGTCAAGAGTAGATTATCCAAGAACAAATTTTGGTTGTAGTAGCACCACAATAACTCCTACCATAGAAAAACCATTACCAAATATTTTAGGTATTACAAATGGTGCCGATGGTGGGGTTTGGGTTAATGGACATACACCAATTCATTACAAATATTCTTATACGACTACTAGTGTAGTAACTGTTCCCGGTCCTTGGATAGGTGTATGTTTTCCCGATGGCAATATTGATAGTGGTTATGCATCACAATGGAATAATAATCATCAAGCAGCTATTAATGCAGGATTATTAGGATATGCAACATGCGTAGCATCTAAACATAAACCCGATGTCACTACAACCACTACCAACACATATTATGAAGATGTAAACTTTTTACAAGATATTGGATATATTTATGGTGTTACTACTAATGTAAATAATAGTGCAACTAACGGACAACTTTTCCCGTATACCGTATCAGGAGCAAATATACATTATTATCCATTTACGAGTTCATCACAACCATATCGTACAGCACTTAGTTGGGTTGGAACCTCACCTAATGGTGGTGACTCTGGTGGTAGACCATTTATGGGTGATAGAAGAACTCCTACACCTAAAGATAATCCAATACCTATTTATAGTCAAAAGGGATTAGCCGCATCATATCCAAGTTTCGGTATTTTAAGTGGTAATTCTTATAATATTTATCAAGTTAATGAAATCGAAAATAAAGTACATAAATTGACTTGGAATGGTTCAAATACATTTAACGAAAGTAATAGAACTGCTGGTTTGTATTATAACTCACTTACACCAACTTTATCTACCGACTATTGGAATGTTACTAATCCAGTACATATTAATGTTGATACACAGAACAATATTTGGGTTACACAAGAATTACCATCATTAAACGCATTAACATTGATTTACAATCTTGAAAGTAGTACCGCATTTTCAAGTGGTGGATTATGTACATATCCAGCATTACCAAGTTCTTTTGCTACATCATCAGGAAGAACAACAGATTATTCTTATGGTAACAACGGAAACAATCCTTATATCGAATTTTATTTAACAAGAAATTTAACCTTTGCATCAGGCGCAACAGCTAGACCAACCCAACAATATCTTTCGTCTTATGGGGTTAAATTATCAGGTACGTTAGGCGACCAAACTTTTGCTGCCACAAATTGGTGCAATACTAATACAAATTACGCTAGTGCTGGTAAACGAGTTTATCCAAATTATATTAGTGTTGGTAGTCAAATTAGTTTTCCAAGAATAGCTGGTAACACCACTGAATACAATTCTGATAATATTGGAACATCAATGTTATTTGCAACACAAAATGTTATAACCGAGCCAGATTTTATACATCCACCTGTTATATATCCAGTTGTACTTTTAAATGTTAACAATCCTACTTATGATAATGTAGCAAAGTGTGATAAAACATTTTGGAAATCTTTGACCTCAATCGATACTACGTTTACCAAGGTATCTGGTTATGACAACTTAAAAACGACCTTATCTGCTACCATGATTACAAGTGGAAGCTTCTCACCTAACGGTTACACATTTAATTACAGAGATAAAACCATTGATATAGGAACCATTGTACCTAATACGATATCAACAACCACTGTTGATAACACGATTGTATATACTTACAACGATCCATCAATAAATGGTAAACCATATCAACCTAGATGGACAGGTGGCCCTGCTGAATCTATTGGCAAGTTTATACCATACTGTACATTAAATTTTGATCAGAGTTGTTATTTACTTTCAGGTGATCCTATTATCACATCAGTATCAAGTAATACTGTAGATGTTAATGTCTTTGAAAGATGGCCTACAGCTAATTTCAATATTACACCATTTGATACAGCATCCATAAGAGTAAATTCACTAACTAGTTGGAACGTTGGAACTGCTTCGGCATATCCTGTCGGTAATAATGGATTAGTAAAAACAGATGCCAACAGAGTAGTTTGGGGTTACGATCCACTTTCGGCACAATTTAATGACACAACCACTACAGGTTCATGGCCTATATCAGCTTGGCATTGGACGTTTGGAGATAAACCTACATATTTAGGATTTACACTTCCACAGTTAACAACGTATCTTAATGTTACATCAGCAACATTAACAGCGAGTTTATCATTATCATCAATTAGTGATGATTGTTTAACGGAACGTAAAAACGTGGTTGAACATTTGTATATGGGTCCCGGTAAATATTATGCCACACTTTGGGTTGCAGCAAGTAATACAGGAACAAGTTCGTGGAATGTATCAGCAGGTGTCACAGACGAAACATACATGTATCAAAACTTTACAGTTGCAGCAACAAGAGAAATTGATGTTTTAGAAGTTTGTCCAGCTTTGACTTTTACCATTTTAAGTGGTGAGACAGTAACGCCATTATTTAATGATGATGGTGGACTTAGCCCAATCGTTAGTGCAAATCATTTTTACAACAACAATATATCTACAAATTATGAGTTTATTTCTGGTTATGCTCCATATTTAAAGATACAATTCAATGGAAGTATAAGTGGACGATCATTACCATTAAGTGCATCAGTTTGGAATTATAGTGATTATTATGTCAATCCATTACCTACCGATACAACATATTTTAATCCACCAACATCAGGTTGGCCTATTTGGACTACTGAATCATATAAGACAACTGGCATCCATACATTTGTTATGCCCGGGTTTTATAATATTTCATTGCAACCAATTGTTAGTGCTGAGAGTGGATATGTCAGCAATTGTAGTGCTGGACTTAGACAGAATATGCAAGTTTACGTTAAAGAAATTATGCCTATTTGTAAGATCGATGTAACAGTACCACCATTATCTAGTACACCATTGACAGTCAGCATAAATCCTTCTGCAACATTTGCTGGATCGTTCCCAATTTGTCGTATGGAATATGATTTTGGTGATGGTACTGAACATATTACAATTTCAAGAATAATATCAGCAAGTTACGCAGACTATTACAATACAAGTGCATATTTAAGTAATTTAGCTGATCCTAGAAACTTTTTAATGACACATAATTATCATAACACAGTTGGTGGTGGTATTTTCACTTTAAATGTATCAGCGTATGCATGTAACACCAATAGTGTTGCTACGACAAGTTTTGATATCGGCCCACTTGTCTTACCTTCAATGCAAAATATTGATGGTGACGTACATCTTATTGAAAATAGAATGTATCAGGGAGATAATGATGTTTTATTGGTTTTTGAAGGTACTAAGAGTACAAATAATTACACCCTATTATTATCATCTACATAAGGAACATATGAGTTTTACATCAACATCAATTAGTGCAGCAAATGTTTATAGTTTATCAGCATCATACCTTTATGATGATAAAATAAACTTGAATCCATTATTGTACAACTACGACAACGGTTATTCGTTTTATCATCATAATATTTTTAACGGAACAAAAGATTTACGATTTACGAATGAATCATTTTTTGCGATTACATCTTCGGTATCAATAGAAAACATTTTAGATGATACGGTTTATATTGATCCAACAAATTTGGTTATTTATACAGCATTACAAGCATCTAATGGGAAGTACATATCAAATGTAAACAATACTTTATATGCAATTTCTGATACTATTGGCGCAAGTGAATTTTTCAGAATTACCAGAACAACGGAAGGAAACTTCACGATTTCACAGAATAATTTATATGCAACTGTTGTAACCGATAACAATATCTTCAATATCACATTACAAGAGAAGTTAACGCCAGATACAGATAATATACAGAAATTTGTATTCTATGCTGATGGAAGTTCTGATACGTTCATCATCAAAACGTTGTTCAAGATGGATAATTGGGCGACTTATGATAGTAATTTAAGTACTATCGATAGATTTTTAAGTTATTATGACGGAGATGCTTCAAATGTGATTAAATCAGTCGGAATGATTGTTGATAGCCATTATGTAGATGAAAACAATTATAAATTTACTGTAACAAATGATTTGAATATGTTTGCAATTGGATTTGATGGTAAGATTAAGTGGGTAAAATATTACAACGAACTATTGAATAAATTCTTTAACAAAACAGTTGATATTAAGGAAGTTATCAGTGATGTTACAAATAATTATTTGGTTGAATATCCATACAAGACTAAAATTGATCTTGGAACCAACAGAACTGGTACGATGAAATTGAATTTATTAGGGTTGAAGAACGTTATGACACCAGAATACGCATATGGTGTTAAGAAGGAATAAACATGTCTATAACAGCAAGTGCAGTAAAATTTAGAGAATATGATAGAATTTATACAGGATCAAATCAAGATACTGGATATGAGAATCCTATTTTAGGTTTTGTTGGTGATACTATTAGTCAAATCTTTCCAACTGATCAGTTTACATTTTTCCATTACCCTATAACGGCTCCAAGTATCAATTTAAATGATTCAGCCTTAGTAAATGATGGAGCAATTTGTGGTGACTATCCATTTGTATCAGATAAAATTTGGAAGAAGATGGCTGATTATTCTAGTTCCAGCATTTGGGGTAATGCTATGCCTGTTGGTAAACAAACTGGTATCTGGCTTTGTTCTTGGTTATCGGGTAATATGGTTGACCCTAATGTTGTCCCTGTATGGAAGGATCGTTGGTATAATCCCGGTTATATTGATCCAAATACCGCAATGTTCGTAAGTACACCTTTAAGTGGCGTAATAATGGATATTGACTCTGAAATGACTTTTGATGCTGGTGTTTATTACAAATATTTTCATGTAGGAAATGTTCAGAATGAAACTATTGTATCCTTATTGACAGCAAATAGTGGTCTTAGATTACATTTGGATAATTGGAGTGCTAGACCAACAGATGAATCAATTTTTGCCAATACTACAACAGTAGTTAACTATGATTCAAATTCAGTAACTTATGATGGGGTTAATAAAGCTGAAAGACCGACTGATACAGCATTAAATTTAGATGGAATTGATCAGTATGCACAAACCTTATATGATCCAAGTTTTGTATTAGATAATAATATTTCAACTTCCTTTTGGGCTTATGCTAAAGATTGGTCTAACATGGCAGGGAGTAATCTTGTAAGTAAGGATCATCGTGGTGGATGGAATGTCAAGTATAATAATGGATTCTTTAACCCAAATATGACATTTTTAGACAACACAGGTAAGATGATCATTATGAATGTTGAAGGTCATGTGATCAATTCTAAGCACCTTCCACAGCCTTCTAATCCAACATGTACAACCATCGATGAAAATCTATTTACTTGGGTGTCTGATAATGCTGCTAAAAAGGTTTACAAGATTGATTATAATGGTGATTTAATAGCTTCTATTGATTTTGACACAACGACTGACCTCAACACAATTACTTTAGGTTCAGAATTATTATGGGTAGCAGATACCAACACTAATACAGCATCCTCATTTGATATCTTCACAAATAAATTAAGCACCATTGAAACAATTATTACGACAGGATTTCAGATTCAGAATATGACAATTGATCTAAATTCTAATATACAATGCACAAGCGGAACACAAATATTGGTAGATAATGATAATTCAGTATGGATGGTACAAGATAGTACCGTATATAAAGGAACATCTGCTGTTATTACCGGAAATAGCATAGGATGTGATAAAGATAATTACATTTGGGTACTTTTCGGAACAAATTCATTCTTAAAGATGGATTCTACGACATTTGCGTACACCTCTGGTACAGTTGGTGACAATTCGACACCTACTGATAGAGCAATTAGCTTTACATCTGAATATATTGATGATATTTGGCAGACATTTACGTATTTTACTTATGCCAACGAACAAAAGATTTATAAAACAGATTCAAACGGCAATTTAATCAAATTTATTGACATTTCTGTTTTTGATACCTATCCAATGTTGAATAATTTTACATCATATGATTGGAATCGTAAATTTAATTACCTAAAGTATAATAAAACACCACAAATACAGACAGAAGTAACGTTTATTGATAGTTTAAATCAAATTACTAGAAAAACTTGCAATATTCCATGTAGTGCCGTAGCTAACAACAATTGGCACTTATTCACCTTCACTGTTGAAGATGGTACAGTTAAATTCTACATGGATGCTTTATTAAGAGATACCAAGAGTCTTTCTACGGATAATACAATTTATTACGAATATGAAAATCCTCTATTAATTGGCACAAATGTCGGTAAGATTACTACATTGGCTTATGAGTTGAATTTGAACCAAATGTACTTTAAAGGTAAAATAGATGACTTGAGAATCTATAATACTGTACTAAATAATTCAGATATACGTTACATTTATTTGAATAAGTTTGATTATCATGAGTTGATCTGGAATATGGCGACAGGTAATCAGAATTATTTGGAAGAAATTAGCCGATTCTTTAAATTTAAGTTACCCGGTTTAAAGTCACAATATTACAATATACGTATCAACGGGTTACAGATAAGTGATAGTAACACAAGAATAATGATTGAGAATATAATAAAGGATAACCTTAAAAAGATCGTTCCTAGTTATGCGGAACTATTTAAGATTATTTGGGAGTAAATATGGCAACATCTGCGTTAAAATTTGATGTAAACGAAAATGATGTAATTTATACTACTACGGTTAAAATCCTTAGTGGTGTTAATTATGTTGTTCCCAATTCTAGTATGAATTTCTTTTGGACGGTATGTAGTATCGATCCAGTAACAGAAGTTATTGCATATGATTCAACCGTTCAAATTCTTACTACTAGTCAACACACCTATCGTGATTATCCTATCGTAACACCTTTAGCACCAAGTCAAACTTTTACTTTGAAATTAACTCCACAAGTAGACTCAATAACTCCGTTTTTAAATGGTAATGAAACCAGTTTTCAGGTTTATATGACAGGCGTTACAGGTGTTGGTGGACCAGGTTTAGCTGGTAATCCAACATTTTATGGTAATAGAAGAGTTCAAATAGATAACTACTCAAATATGACAATAGGATCACCACTTAGCGGTATTTTATCTGGTCTATGGATGGATAATGATCTTACAAGTGGTACTAATGTCTCAGGATTAGTCGATTACACCAACGGTAATTTATGGGTAGATTTCCACAACGTATCAAGTTCGACGTTTGCATCTAACACATCTACGGTTTTCATAAAATATTGTGCCAACTATGCTACTCCATTAAATGTATATGCACCTTATATTACCAATGCTTCATTGAAACTTGAAGTGTTGAAAAACGATACTAAAGCCTTTCTTATATCATGCTGGACTGATGTACCTAATATCACGGCAGAAAGTATTATTTTTTATCCACCATCAATACACTCTATCGATAATCGCTATGATTATACTAACGTACAATTAAGTGCGGTACAATATAAACACAATACTACTTCACAATTTCTAACAGGCATCAGTACTATATGGCCTTTTAATTTTACATTAGGTAGAGCTATTTCTTGGAGAGGTGAATCCAGCACCACAAACGATTTGAAATTATCTGCACGTTTTTTAAAGACAGGTGATCTTTTTGATATATCAAATACCACTGTATCAGGCTGGTCAATTTCTGCCGATTATGTACAATTGACATCTACTAATTTAACACATCAAACATATACTGTAAGTTCCTTTTTTGCCGAAGCAGAAGGTACACCAGATAAAAGAATACCATATGTTTATACATTTAATTATGATCCAATTGTAAGTGAAGATATTAGCTTTACTACAATTACCCAAGACTTAACCTCAGAAATAGTGAATGTACAAAGAGCAGTATTAGGTGAGTCAGGAGTTTTACACTACAACAATTTATTATATCCTATTATTTGGAGTGGTATCGATAGTTATGGAACTTATATTACAGCATGTTCTGGTATTGTTCCTAATGATTTATCAAATTTAAAATATTATGGTTGTACAGTTGGAACGAATTTAACTGGAAACGTTGGATTATTATCTACTGTAAATTTCTACGATGTAGGTGGAAATATTTCAGCTAGTAATAGTTATTATGGACTAGATTATTTAAAATTGAAGTATAAAAATGATCCAGATCAAATCTATACATTACAAGTTGCATATTCTGGTAATCCTTTTGTAGATTCTACGAATATTTCACAATTACACACATTCCAAGTATACTCTGCACCGACAGCAGTTTATCTATCAGCAGTGGCATTGGATAATGCACCATTTGTTAGATCATTAACGGCAAAACTTTTAAATGATAAAAATGGTACGTATGTTCCATTACATCCTGCCAATAAGATAAAATGGAATATGACAAATTCTATTTCAGGTGGTTCAAATATTTATAACCTCGATGGTAGTGCATACAATGGTAATAATTACACCTATGATACCGTGGTAGTTAAATTGACCTCAGAAACATTTGATTACAATGATTACGGCAGAAATTGTACATTTAATTTACAAGCAAGTTCATTTAACAATTATAACGATCCAGAAGCTTATGTGTATTCAGCATCAGCCAACAGAAATGTTATTATCGATACATTCCCAAGTGTCAATTTAAATTTACGAACAAATTATGAAAATAGTTCAGCTATCACAGATATGTACAGAGAGAAAAGTACTTCTTATGTGTTGAGCACATATGATAATTCTTGGTTTAGTAATAATCCAATTGTATCAGGTACTCGATTGATTGAATATGGTGACGGAAGAACAACTACTGCACAATCATCAAGTATTGTTTGTAATAATGCAACGGCTGCACTATCAACAATAAAATTATTCAGAACTGGTGTGTCTGCATCAAACTGGTTATCATCACATGATTTTGAAGCTGATATCAATCTTCATTTCGTAACATCCTTTTTAAGTGCTGATTTTGTTGTTTGGCCTAAGTATGTATTTACATCTAATACAACTCAAGTTATTAATACATCATCAGTTATAACCGCTACAAATGGTGTATCAAGCTATGATGTTGATCATACCGAAATATTCTATTTATCTGCAAGTGATACAACTGCACCAACGTACAATTGGTATGTTGATAATAGTCCATTAATTTTCACAATGACTAATAAACCTGCGATAAATATTACAACATCTACAACGACACCAACATCAGGTTTACCTATCAAGTTACGTTTACATAATGATGAATTACCACCATTGATGCCAGAAACCTTCAATAGTGATATTAATGGTGTTACGATGTCATATCCGAATACAAAAGAAACTGATAACAGCAGCATATATTTTCAGAATATGAAGTTATTAGCATATGATACACCTACACTCCAAATTAATTCATATAGTGATAACATTATTATCACCACTACATATCCTATCACTGCTACTAAATCAGTTAGTTTTCCAGCAAGTACTCCGTTGTATGAAGCTTATGGAGTCTCACAATGGTTCTTATCAACATTGAAATGGACGATTACTGGTACTGATGATGATTTCAGTACAAATTTAGTTGTAGGTTATACAGACGATTTAATGGGAACATTGAAATATGGCACAACAACTCCATTGGTATTAACTATAAAAAGAGATTCTGATACATCAATTCCTAACACATTTGCGCCTAATGATTGGGGTACAAATTCGACTACTGAAATAACAAGTGTTAATATTAATTACATAGTGGCTCCTGTATTATCATTTACACCACGACATAGATACGGCATCATTGGTGAGGATATTTACATCTTCAACAATACGCTATCATCAAATTTATTAACTGGATTTAGTTTCTTTGACGGTAATAGTAGTTATTATCATAGAACAGATTACAGCGATTTTCTTATATCTGCTTATCCAATTGAAGGAACATTCAATTTTGGTATTACGGGTGAATTATCTGGTGGTCAGACCTATACCAACACCATTTATAATGCCATAACAATTTTATCAACATATCCAGAATATGATCCTAATATTACTAGAGTCTTTGGTACAGAAGAATTAACCTTACCATATACTTTGGAACAAGTGAAAATTCCTATCAATGAGTGGGGTGTCGCTGACAATTTCAATAATTCTATTAACCGAATGAATAGCAATATGGAATACATGATTAACATGACCAAATTCTATAGCTTACCACCTATTGATTTTATTGGTTGGTTAGGATCATACAATGACGATAATTATGTTAAATTTGGTTGGAATATTGTTGATTATCCAAATTATCATGACTTGACAACATCATTAAGTGATGCTACATTATCAGCTATTAATGATGTTGTTGCTAAGAATAATATCTTATACGTGGCTGATACAAATAAGGTAGAATTATTTGATATGCGATTGAATCCACCATTACTACATAAAATTACGAATAAAACTATTGATGATGCGATAGCCGAAGCAAAAGCTGTTGATGTAGACTCTACTGGCAGAATCTACATATTAGACGCACCAAAACACCGAGTATTGGTATTTGATGCTTATAAGGAATCTGATGTAGTTATTTCTAAGTTCTTGTATGAATGGGGTGGACTTGGTGGCAAAAACTCTAAGATGAAGTTTAATAATCCTAACGATTTGGTTATTGATTTACAGGATAACGTATGGATTGTTGACACGAATAATATTGCGATTAAAAAGTATACACGAACTGGAAGTTGGTTACAAACTTTATTACCAACTGAAATAACTGGAACTACCCCCGAAACTGATGGTATTATCAGTATTGCTTTTGATACACAGAATGATATCCATGTATTAACTAAGACCAAGGTATATAAATACACTTACGAAGGCGTATTTATTAATAGCTATAGTTATACCAATCCTGATAATAACGTACCACTAAAAATCCAGAATATGTATAACAGCGGATTCTTATATGTTGCTTGTCCTACATGTATTATCAAAATTCAAGAGAATGGAAAATATGCAGGTATCATTGGTCGTGAAATTGCTAACGCCAACTTTAACTCAATATATCACGATGAAAATAATTCCTTGTATGTCGCTAATACACAGAATATATTGCAATATTTTGATGTAAACGTGGTCAATAACAGTTTATTCAGTGAATTTAATAATGTAAAATGGGATATATCTGATTTATTAGTGAATAAAAATGAATACATACAGGATTGGGTATGTAACATATCATTTAAACGTTTTTGGGATAATATCGAATTATTCCGTAGATGTTTATTGGGTAGTGTATCATATGTGACCAATGGAAATGGTATAGCGGAAATTGTCATAACTAATTACACACCAGAAGAATATGCATCAATGTATTTAACCTCAAAGGATAATATGTTTGTAGGCGTAAATGAGTTGGTTACATCTGATGTACTTAATAGATGTATCGCTCAACTTCATAATAATATGTTGAATATTTTACAACACATTTAATTGACTTCCGACAAAATTATGCTAAAGTAATAAGAATGAAAACACTTATAATTTTAGGTAATGGAAAATCCCTAGCAAACATCGATTTAAATACATTATCTAATTACGACACATTTGGATTAAATGGTGCCTTCATTAGATACCAAGAACTTAATTGGTTTCCTAAATATTTTGGATTTCTTACTTATGACTATAAATTTTGGGATAAAACCGAAGTCTTAGGATTCATCAAAAATAATTACCTAAAATGTGATAAATTCTTTTGTATAATCAATCGACAATATTCTACGGATTTATTTCAAAACATGCCAGATAAAGAGACTTACGATAAAATTCAGTTTATTACACCAACTCAACCAACAGATGTTAAATTTGATACAACAAAATTTACATACCCTTTAATGACTGAGCTTATTTACCTTAGAGAAATGTTATCGGAAAAATACACCCAAGAAGAAATTATACGTAAGATGTCCAAAGTGTTAGAAAATCCTTTATGGAAAGAATATAAAAAATTAAACGCTTTAGGATTTTATAAATTAATAGAAGGTATTCCCATCGATAGTGGGGATTACATAGCGTTGCCAAGATTTAATGTGGGTTGGATACCACCTACAAGTTTCGATAATTTTGTGAATGTTGGGGGTAACTCAGGTTATTTTGCATCGTTAATTGGTTATTTGATGGGATATAAGAAGATCATATTATTAGGATTTGATTTTAATTTTGAAGTGAATAATGATATTGTTGATACATCAAAAACATTCTGGTTTGATAACTATTTCCACAACAAGGAATATAACACCAAACATAGAATCTGCCATACCTGTGACAGAAACACTTTAACCGCAATTCAGCTAGAATCATTTGATTTGTTGAAAAATATGATCGAAATTTATCAGTTGGATTTAGATATTGTAAATTGTACAGAAGGTAGTAAACTAGATACGTTTCGAAAATCGACACTTGAAAAGGAATTATGAAACATTGTGCATTACAAACAATAAGTGCTAAGAGTAAAAGTATCCCACATAAGAATTTAGCAGTAACAAGTGATGGCATCCAGTTGTATAAATATAATCTACGTGCCGCATGGTTAAGTGGAATTTATGATCAAGTATATGTAATTACTGACTATGATTATGATGAACTAATTGTGCCACCTAAACAATTTATTAAAGAAGATACTTCTAAATACAAAAAGGATGGTAATCATCACTATGAAGCTATTTTACAAGGATTGGAAGCTATTGAAAAAATTCACGGAAAACTTGATTATTTAACAATATTATTAGGAAATTGTCGTGGTGGGGCAACACCTCAATCTTTAAGTTCAGCAACACACAGTTTAATGGAGCGTCCTACATTCGATTCTTGTGTGTCTGTCTCATGTTTCAATATGTTTAATCCTTTCAGAGCATATAAAGATGTTAATGGATCATTAAAAAATTGGATTGATCCAGATGTTATTAAAGAGAATAAAGTAGACCTAAATGATAAGAATGCATTTGAAGATACGTATTTCTTTAATGGCGGATTTTGGATAGTGAAACGTGATGTGCTTGTAGCTAATAATGGCATACCACCGTTCACATGGCTAGGTAAGAAGATTATGCCTTATGTCCAAGCTTACGGTATAATGGAATTGGATTCACCTTGGCAATTGAAGAATGTATTATGAAAGTAGTATTCACAACTAACAGCGATTACAATAGCTATTCGTCACACAATCTTTTAAAGGTTGCAATAAACTCCTTAAAAGTCAATACAACACTTGAACCTGTTGTAATTTGGGATGGTTATCAAGACCGAACAACAGGATGGTTAGAAGATAACGACATACCAATAATCTATCATGAGTTATCATTTATCAAACAGATAAAACACTTTGATTTTAATAAAATACAATGCAAAAATAAATACATCGAAGATATGTATAAACATTATCCCGAATATTACAATAAAACATTCATTATCACTGAAAGTATGAGAATGGATATACCCGATTTATTTCCAGATGAAGAATATGTGTTATATTGTGATTGTGATGTAATGTTTTTGAAAGACCCTGTTTTTCCTCTTGTTAAAACTCCACTAGGTGTTGCCACGAGAGAAGATGATTTCTTTAACAACGGTGTGATGCTTTTCAATATACATGAATATAAAAAATACCATGAAGACTTCAAGAAGTTTTATATTGAAAGTGATTACACATTTGCCATAGGGGATACAACCACTCAGGGTGCCTATAACACCTTTTTTAAAGGATTGGTAACTGATATCGGATTAGAGAATAATTGGCATAGTTTCTTTGGTGTTAATCGTGATGCAAGTATCATACATTTTTGTGGACCGAAACCTAATCAATTAAAGAAACTAATTGACAATAACACAACTTATGATATATTATTCAAATCTTGTTTAAATGATCACTCTAAACATTATGTAGAACTTTGGTATATGTATCAAGACGAATTATTGAAAGGAACTAAATGAACAGTAATTATATAGTAGCGTGTAACAAATCAACTAAAATTAATATCAACGTATGTATTGATTTAGAAGAAAATGGAATAACAATTAACTCTGTTGCTGAATTGACCAAGTATTTTTATAAGAAATATGGTGATGATATTTATAATGAAGGAAATCTTGAATATCAAACATATGAAAATTGTAAAAAGGCTATTGAAAATGGCAAATTTATAATTATTGGAAAATTTCATACATGTTGTGATAATAATTTTGAAGGATATGTTACTGATACGGACATAAAACCAATGAGAGAAAATGATTTACATCAATCAAAATTTATATGGAAGTTTGAATTTAATAAAGAATTAAATCCCGATAAATTATTAACAGACGAAGAGTTTAGTAAAAGATGTGGTTCAGTTTCAGGAAAACAAAGATGGGATGCTGATTATGATGATGGTCACGAAGATTCACCTAGTAGATATCTTATTGGTCATGCTCCATGTGATCGTGTAGAATATGTTGATAGTTGTTCAGGTGGACTATGAAAGTCTTATTCCTATATCCTAACTTACCTCTAATGATGGTTATCCCTACAGCCATTACCAGTATGTCAGCTCATCTTAAAGAGCGTGGTGTAGAAGTTGATTTATTTGATACAACCTTTTATAAGATCATGGAAAAAAGTGCTGATGAAATGCGTGTAGAAATCTGTCAGAACAAACCATTTAAATTCTCTGACGCTGATGTAGGATATAAGACCACAGACATGCATCAAGATTTTGTGAATAAGTTAGAGGATTTTAAACCAGATGTATTGGCTATTTCTTGTAATGATTTCACACATAAGATTGCTGAAAGTCTTATTGAGAATATTCATGATAGATATCCAGAATTACATATTATAATGGGTGGTATTTATCCAACATTTTTTCCTGAACACGCCATAGCTAACCCTGATGTAGATTCTATATGTATTGGAGAGGGATATGAAGCTCTTTACGAATTGTGCCAGATTATAGAAAAACAACAAGGAAACAAGGTTTATAATATTAAAAATTTATGGGTTAAAGATGCTACATATCCAAATAATATACACAAAAACCCCATGCGTCCACCAATCGACATTAATACCATTCCATTTGATGATTTTGACCTATTTGAACCTAAACGCCACTATAGACCAATGTTTGGAAAGATGTTGAAGATTCTACCCTTCTGGTTCGATATAGGTTGCCCATATAATTGTACATATTGTTCAGCACCACAACTTAAACGAATTTACAAAGAGGGTGGACATAAATATGGCAGAGTTAAGAACATTGATCGTATTAAAGAAGAATTGACATACCAGATCAATAAACATAAACCAGAATTCATTTATTTCTCTTCTGAAACCTTCTTTGCACGATCTGATGAACATGTTAAGGAATTTGCAGAATTTTACAAACAATTCAATATACCGTTTTGGTGTGAGGCACGTAGTGAAAATATTACAGAAGAAAATACAGCAATTTTAAAGGAAATGGGTTGTAGTAGAATTTCAATTGGTCTTGAATCTGGTAATGAAGAATATAGAATGAATATATTAAATAAACGCTTTACCAACGATCAATTTTTACGATCTGCTAATATATTAAAATTAAATGGCATAAAATTTACAACAAATAATATCATAGGTTTACCAGATGAGACTAGAGAAATGGTATTTGACACCATAGAATTAAATAGACAAATAACAAATTGGTCTAATGACGTTAATCAAGTTATTTCTACATACGTTCCTACAGGTGGTACAGACTTACAAAAGTATTGTTTAGAGAAGGGATATTTTAATTTAGATGAGTACTTGAATATGCCCTATGGTGGCTTCCACATCTCCATCTATCTCAACATGCCACAACTACCACCAAAAGACGTTGTGGGGCTATTGAGAACCTTTCCTATGTATGTTAGATTTGATAAGGATCGTTGGGACGAAATCAAATTAGCTGAAACAGATGATATGGTATATAAAAATTTAATGGTAGAGTATTGGAATAATCTACGATAATCAATTAATTATTTTAGCACTCTTTTCTAAGTTTTCATACCACCATAACGGTTGTAAATTAGTATAATGAAAACATTTACGCTGTTGTTCTGGGTCGGATAAGTCAAATGAACTACACGGTATTATATGATCTATATGCCAACCATTCTTACCATAATTATCCCAAGACATGTTTAGTTTAAATAATGGCTGTATATAATTTTTAAGTTCTTCTATTGTACATCCTATAAGATCGAGAGTTGAGCCAGTTTTTTGATTGTTCTTTAAAGCTAATCTTACCCTTGCTCTATAATATTCTGTTATTTTATAATTAATATCGGTTTTAAGTTTATTAGCTTTGTATGCCTTTTTATCTATAGCTATTTTTTCGGCGTTATCTTTTCGATATTGTTTCATATAATTTGGATTATTTTTTCTAAATTGTTTTGAAGTTTCAATGTGCTTATCACGATTTTTTATATAGTATTCATTATCTCGTTCTTTTCTTTTTTCTACGTTTTCTTGATTATATACTATTCGCTTTTCTTGTATTGTTTTTAAATTTGTTATATAATATTGTTTTTTGTAACTTTTAGTACACGATTTACAAATAGGGTGTAATCCGTCTTTAGCTGATTTCTTTTTTGAAAAACTGTCTAATGTTTTAGGTTGAGAACAGGTGGAACAAACTTTTGTTTCTTGATACATGATACACTCCTTATAAATAATTTTGTAGCAGGACAGCGAGTATTCACTCCACTTGTTTCAAAGTATGCTTCAACATCTTTGATTACTGCTATAATTATTTAGTAAAGTATAGTTGTATTTTTAGGATTTTCTGATATAATAATTAACATGATTAAAATAGATAAACATGGTGGTGAAACTCATAAAAATGATCTCACCTTTGCAATTTTAGCTGGAATAGAGAAATATGATGCAGAAGTATTAGCACAATATCCAAATTTGAAGGTTATTTCACGAAGAGGTAGTGGAATTGACAATATTGACGAAGATTACTGTAAAGAACATGGTATTGCGATAGAAAATACACCATATGCACCAGTTCAAGCCGTTGCTGAATATGTTGTATTCCAAATTCTTAATCACATTAGGAAATTTAATGAATCTACTTGGGACAATAAGAAAATTGGTAAAGAATTGAAGTCTTTGACTGTTGGTATTATTGGGAATGGTAATATAGGTTCAAAAGTACACTATTTATTACTACCATTTGGATGTGAGATAAATGTGTATGATATTATACCAGATTTATCTAACAGTACGAAAGAATGGTTATTACACACTTCTGATATTATAACAATTCATATACCGATGTGTAAAGGTAATTATCATTTTATTGGCAAGCGTTTATTATCCCTTATGAAAAAGGATGCATGTTTAATCAACACATCGAGAGGTGATATAATAGACGAAGAAGCTTTATTTGACATTTTGGTTGATAATCCCGCTATGACAGCAATTTTAGACGTTTTTTCACAAGAACCATATGAAGGAAAATTAAAAACACTCAAAAATACTGTTTTAACACCACATATTGCCAGTTATACAGACGTAGCTAGAAAGAATATGGAAATTCAGGCTATTGCCAATTGTATGAAATATATTGCTAAAACTTGAGATAGATTACTAAATATTTAAAACAGCTTTAATATTAGTAGCGGTATGTTGCCGTTCCTACATTAGTAGAGGCTTGAAAGGATGTTTTAAATGAGTTCAAGATTTCATAATAAATTTCATAGATATTCGCACCAAACATATAAAGACCCAACAATACCAGATGCTGGATATGATCCCATTGCTTCTTATGATAATCCTTGGCGTGGTGATATGGTTTTATCAGCAGGTTCAACACTTTCAGCAAGAGATATAGACACTAACACAATTTCACCATTTTCTGGAAATATTGTAACTGTTCCATATCCATACACACTTTTAGTAAGTAATTTATCTGCAATTTCTGCAACAATTAATCAGGTTAATATATTAGTTCAAGAATTATCAGGATTTAAGGTAGAAGGTACTGACGTTGGGATATACATTCATCCTATTATAGTACCAGGTTCTAATGATTTAAGTATTAGCAACGCACCAATTAGTTCAAATAGTTGGGTATCTATTGCAGGTGATTTACAAACTCAGAACGATTTATTTGTAAGCGGTATTGCACATATTGCTAATGAATATGTTACAAATCTTACAGCAGTTAATCTAAGTGCTTTAAATGCAATTACTTATAATTTAACAGGTGTTAATAATTACTTCTCCAATGTAACAGTAAGTAATTGTTTATCAACGAATTGTGTAAGTCCATATACAGCAGGAGCATCGATTTCAGCATATGGTAATATCGACATGCGAGGATACAGCATTTCAGGAATTGGTGATAATTCACTGAGTTTCCAAAGTGGTGCTAAAATAACTAGTCAAAATAATGGTGGATTATTATTAAAACCGAACACTAGTGGACATCCTGATGATTATCCATATATACACATTATACAAAATAATGATGGATTTACTGGCTACGGTGACATTGAAATAAGTTGTGCGTCTGGTGTAGATGCTTATGCAGTATTAACCAATGGTAGTTATGTTTCAGGACACCAATCTGCGTTTGGAGTTTATGGTGATGGTACTGCATCTATATTTGGTAATCCTGTTAATATATTTGGTGATGTTGATATGCAGGGGCATAGCATTTCAGGAATTGGTAATAATTCACTGAGTTTCCAAAGTGGTGCAAAGATTAGTAGCCCAAGCAATGGATTGCAAATATCTACAAATAATTTACCAAGAACGACAATTACTTCAGGTGGTAATGTAGGTATCGGGACAACTTCACCAGATTCACAATTATCACTGGCTGGTTATGGTGCAATATCAATGGTAACAGGTAATACTAAAGGATTTGTAACGCATCAATATGGAGCTGATACTGGTAAAGATTATCTATCATTAGGTAGTAATTTTACAAGAACAAATGGATTAACAGGAAACATTAATGCTGGTGGGATGTATTCATCAGAAATTAGACTTGAAAATCAAACCGCTTTTGCTGGTGGTGAATCACAAGTGGTTATAGCAACAACAAATATTGCTGGTACTATACCAATAGACCGATTTGTTGTTAAAGGTAATGGTAATGTAGGTATAGGAACATCTACACCATATTATTCACTTGATGTAAATGGAACAACAAATCTAAACGGAGATGTTCAATTTCCCAATAATACTTGGATGTATACACCAGATGGTAGCAATCGAATTTATTTAATAACAGGCGGAGCAACTCAAATTCAAGGTGTAGGAACGGGAGCACAACATAACTTGAGAGCTTCTGATGGTTCTAACATTATTACAACTTTATATAATGGTAATGTAGGTATTGGAACAGATACCCCAAATGCTAAACTTGATGTAAATGGAACAGCTAGAATTGGTGGTGATTTAACAGTTTCAAATAATTTTTCGGCAAATAATATATATCCATATACAGCAGGTGCGAGTATATCTGCGTTTGGCAATATCGACATGCGAGGATTTAGCATCTCAGGAATTGGTAATAATTCTTTAAGTTTACAAAGTGGTTTAAAGATTGGATCGGATGTTGATGGAAGATTTATAGCAACATCTTATGCATTTTCTGAAAATGAAGCATGTCTTGCATACGGTCAACACTCCCACACCGAAGGTATACAAACAAGTGCTATGGATTCCGCAGCACACGCAGAAGGACTTCGTACATACGCATTTGGTTTGTACTCACACGCCGAAGGTATACAAACACAAGCGAATGGAGACTACTCACATGCAGCAGGTTATAATTCCATAGCATCACATGACAGAACATATGTTTGGAGTTCTCATAATACACAAGTAGCATCAACAAACACAGATCAATTCACAGTAAGTGCTGGAAATGGTGTAAGATTAGGGCAAAATGTTGATATTAGTGGTGATTTAACAGTAACGGGTAATATATCAGCAACAGGTGGTATAACATATACTGGTGTAATTGACTCAAACGTAACAACATTAACCGCAAGTAACTTATTTGCAACTATTACAATAAACGGTTCAGCCTTTGCAATGCCACTTTATAAATACAACTAAGGAGAAATATGAGAAAAATATTAATAACAATTTTAGCAATTTTTGGGTTGGCGTGTTCAACTTTTGGGCAAGTTATAACTGATCCGCACAATACTATATACACAGGAAGTAATACATTTAATGGAGTGTTAAAAGGAAACGGTACAAATTTATCAAACCTGAATTTGAACCCATCCTTAACCGCTACCGTGGCGTTGGCTGATTGCGCGGTACAATCAAATAGTTATACTCCGAATATTATGTTCGGCATTACACATACAGGTACAAATTCCATTTTAGTATCTGGTGCAGCTTCAGGAAGTTATAATGGAACATACGCGTGGTCAAACTCAGTTAATAGATATTATAAAGTACCACCTTATAGTGGTGGCCCATATTATTTTAGA